GAGAATTCCAGTCCCATTGTCTTTACGGCCAAACAAACGGATGTAGTATTTTTCCATCTCGAAAGCGGTTGCCTCATCGGGCCAATGCTGCATAAAAATGCGAGCATCGTCTTTAGGTCTATGTGCTCTCCGACCATAACCGATGAATGCTCGACGACGAACGCCCTTACCAACATAGTACGGCGTTCCATCCTGTCGCACGTATACATAGGTGTAAAACTCGCCCATTAGTCGATTTCCTTCTCCACAACTAAATCGCCAAGGTCTCCGAGTCCCGAGTCGATGCGGCGTTCTTCATCTTCCTCATCGCCGTAACCTGCACACGCTGTTTTATCATCAGCTTGATGTGCGTTAAGTGCATCGGTGCCGAGTTCCGCGACCACTGCACCACCCATGCCGCTACCTACGCCGCCGGTTGATGCACCGCCCGGACTTGAGCCGCCAGTTTCGGTCGATGTTTCGTTGCCCGAAGTTTCCGAGGTTCCATTTCCACCCGCACCTGCTGGAGCGGCTACTGCCGCTGGAGCCACTGCTGCTGGTGCTGCTGGAGCCGCTGCGGGTGCGGCTGGTGCTGCCGCAGGCGCTTTCGCGTCCGCAGCCGGAGTCTCGGCGGGCTTGTTCTTGCCCTTTGACTCATCAGTCTGCTTCTTCACAGCAGGCTCGTCTTCAGTTTCGGCGGGCTTAGCTGCTGGCTTGTCCTCATCGGCAGGTCCCTCATCGGAGTCCTCAACCTCAGCGGGCTGCTCGTCTGGTTCCTCATCAGCGGGTTCCGCATCGTCCTCAGCGGAATCCTTACGGTATTGTGAAGGGACTTCGTACCCATCCGCCGCTTCTTTATCCCAATACTCTTGCTCAGCGGCGAAATGGTCTGGGTTAACTGTATCCGTCGCCTGTGCCTCGTCCGCAACGTCCGCCTTGTTGTAATCAACTTCCGACTTAGCCTCAGAGATATCCCCCGAGATGTCAGCCGCGTGCTTACCAGCTTCGCCTACCGATTCAGTCGGCTGCTTGATGTCCGTGTCAACTGTGTCTGGGCTTTCAACCTCAGAATTAGCTTCCGAGAAGTCGCCGCTTACATCAGAACTCTCAATTTCTTTGAGAGCTTTGTCGTTGTCGGCATCGCTGGGATAAATCTCATCTTCCTTTGACCATGTAGCCAATGGGTCCTTGTAGGTGCCGTTGTTGGGGTAAATCGCAGCTTCGGTTGGATCGAAATGCCCCACCAGATGCTCGTTATGCCCACCGGGTTCCATGCTCTTCAGAAGAGCTTCCATGTACCGTGCGAGGTTCGCTTGATTTGGCTGACCTGCACCGCGCTGTTGCCCGTAACCAGTCACGTTCCACGCAGCGTCGGTAGAGCCCGGAATACGAATCACGTACTTCGGTGTAGAGGAGCGACCAGCCGTCTTGACCTCGATGGCACCTTCGCCGTCCGCTTCGTTTGCTGGATTGTCAGCGGTATCTGCCTGCTTAATGGATGCTTCGTGCCCAGCGTTTGCGGGCTCCATTTCCCACTCATACACGTCGAAATTCAACTCTGACCCGTAAAGAGCGGTGCCTGCACTTTCATCGAAACCGGGCGATCCTGTCCGATCATTTCCCATCGATGATGAAGGAACATAATGGTCGTACACTGCATCAACTGTAAAAACCCCATCTCGATATTCTTCCCCGTAATTTTCAAGGGCATCTTCAGACAGCCGAAACTCATCACCTTCCGCGTAATTTGCTTGAATTTTCCCCGCTTCTCCGAAGTAAGATGCGAAATCATCTTCGGCATAATCTGCCGTCTTTTCCTCAGACGAGCGACGACGCTTGTGCTGGGGCTCCATGAGTTGGTCAAGTTCAGCTAACGGATTCTCAGACTCTTCGTGTCCGGGCTCCATGAACTGTTCAAGCCCACCATCAAATTGTTCTGCCAAAGCCACATGGTCAGCGTCCGCATTGAAATCGATCTCACCGAGATCGGTTAAGTGGTGCGAGACACCCTCACTGTCCATATCGAGGGATATCGGGCGTCCACATTCGGTACAGAACTGTTCACCGTCCGCCGTCTTGGATTCTCCCGACGCCAGAATCGTGTCGTCGAAATCTGGAGCCATCTGTTCATCCAAAGAGATGAGCTGGGTGTTGTCTCCGAAAGGAACGTCACTCTCTTCGAAATGACCATTCTCATCGCGACAGTCGCCATTCCAGCCGAGTCCGAGCTTCTCAGAAGTCTCTAAAGATGGGTGAACGCCGCCACAGGCACCGCACTCGTAGAATACTGCGGGTGCCGTTGCTTGAGCTTCTTCCATTTGGTCCAGTGCCGTCTCGTTACCATCGGCAAGGATGGTGTCGAGTCCAGCGAAACGTCCCTCGTCTTCATCGAATGAAGGCTCCGCAGAACAACACGGATCGTCCGCGTCAACGTCCATTCCGCATTCAGCGCACCTACGTTGCTTTACCCAGTCCTGTCGAGTGGAATCCCAACGAGAATTCTGGTTGGGGCAACCCCTTTCGTGGGTTGCGGTGCCGTTAATACTCAGCATCTCGCAGCGGTCGCAATGGACACGCTGGCGGGGTCTGGAGTTGGCGGCTGCCATCTTCGAAGCTTCCTTGGACTCTTTCTCTTCCTTTGGTTCGTCTTTCTTTTCTGACTTACCCTTGCTGCGATTCTTCGACCATTCGGACTTCCCACCTTCGGACTTCGGTTCTTTCGAGTCCGCCGATGCCCCATCGTCGCCCGTGCTCGGCTCGTCTTCTTCGGACTTGGTGGTATCGTTCTCAAGAGCCTCTTCAACCTTTACGGTCGGCTCTTCCTGATCGCCCTTGACCTGCTCGGGAACGTCACTTCTTGAGTCTGCGCTCATCTCAGGAGCTTCGATCTCGTGTTCCCCCGTGGTGGACTTTTCATTGTCCATACTTTCGCCCGGGAGTCTAATCTCGGGGGCTGGCCCCATGTCTTCCATCGTCTCGGACCAAATATCGTCGATGTCTTGAGGAACGTCGGCGAACTTCTTGCGCTGAGAGGAATACTTGCGAGCCATCTCGTCTTCACGCTTCTGTGCAGCCGTCTTGGAGTGCTGCGAGCGAGCGTCGTAATCTTCGCCGCCAAATCCACCACCGATCAAGCTGGCAATGTAGGACGCATCGTTTTGCGAAGCGGTCTTCTTGGAAGCCTTCTTGGAACTAGCCATGGGTCCTTGGTGTGATGGGAACTTCTCACTTACGCCTGTTTCGGAACCGTACTGATAGATCATGTCGTCGTCGCCAACGTAGATGTCCACGTTGCCCCATGCCTCGGACGCCTCGGTCAAGCCATCACCCGTTGTCGGGTAATCACCATCCCAGTAGCCCGCACCATGACCGCAGCGGGTGAGCCAGAAATCATGACCCTGACGGAATCCGTCCTGACCATCCTGTTCGGATGCCGCAGCCAAAAGCTCGGCGTTCTCCGCTTGGAACTTAGCGCAATCTTCGGTCATCGCCTGCAAGCAAGACGGAGATAGGTCGCGAATGTCGTAGTTTGCATCCAACGGCTGTCCGCCGCTAGGATCGGACTCATCATTCGAAGACCACAAAGCGGTCTCGATATAGCCATGAGTGAATTCGTCGAATTCAGCGGCGATTTTCTTAGCAGAGCCTACCCACAGAGCGGAGGCTTGCTTCTTGCCCAGCCCGCCCCATTTTTCGGCGTCGAAGGACGCATGGTGATCCTTCAAAGCGTCCTGACCCTGACGAGCCTGACTGACGTTCTTCTTGATGTGGTCGCGGACAGCTTGGGGATCGGTCGCCTTATCCTTTTCCGAGGATGAGATTGACAGTGGAGTCGGCCCGTACTTACCTGCGGCAATCTCCTTCTTGTGATCGGCTACCGCGTGATGAGCCTGATTGTCTTGGCTCAAGCTGGAAGCGTACTCCTTCATCTTGTCGGCGTGTTTTTCGAGACCCTCTTTAGCCTCTTTACCGCCCTTGCGGGCTGCATCCCATGCCGCACTTGCAGATGCGCTCAGATCATCTTCCTGAGTTTGTGCCGCGAGACGTTCGACATCCCCCGTCGAAGTGAGACCCTCGACGCGCTTCGCCTGCTTATCGGAAGCCCGCTTGTCGTATTGAGCCTTGACTTCACCAGCCCACGGGCCGGGGTTCTTTTCCTCGTACTTTTGGATCGCTTCCTTGATGTTGCTCGCCCATGTCGTGCTTGCGACGTACTCACCGTTAACGAATAGGTCGATCTTCGGATAGTCGCGACGGTCGCCATAAGCGGCAGTCTTCCCGACCTTCGGAACCCTCTCGTGGTGATAGCTGATGAGAAGCTCGCTAAGAGCGTTGGGTCCATCTCCCTTGCCGCCCGTGTGCATCCAGCTTCCGTTCGGGTACAGGACAGCGGTAGTTCCGATGGGGCTCTTCCAGTACGAGGTTCCGTCTGGTTTTTCGTTAAACTGGGTGTATTTGTGGTTCTCCACAACCTTGACGTTCTCGGCCTGAGGGTCGGTAGGCGGTTTGTAAAAATTCCGAGCGGCGGACTTTTCCTTACGCTCTTCCTCGGCACGGCGTGGTACGCCAGTCTCGTCGAGAGCGATACCAATCGGTGCGCTATTGATGACAGCCTTTGGCGTGTCCTTCTCATCCTTGTAGCCTTCGGTGCGTTGGTTGGCTTCGTCGTGAGCTTCGGTGCCCGGACCAACGTTTGTAATCGGGGTCTCGAATACCGCAGTGGCGGACGACGTGATTGTTGTGGTGACCTGTTCTCCGTCTTTTTCGGCAAGTTCTATGGCGAGCAACCCTTGCTTAGACTTCGGAACTTTCAACATCTCGATGGCTTTTTGCTTTGCGCCCCAGAGAGTGTCAGCCTGAACTTCTACGCGCTTGTTGCCGTAGAAAGCGATGTAGCCGTGAGCAACCTTGGTGGAACCACTCTTGGGACCATTCTGCTTTCGGATAGCGGCGAAGTCAATACGCTGTCCCGTGCCTTCACATTGCGGGCAGTTGTCACGTTGGACACCCGGGCGGCAAGTGCAGGGTTGACCTGTTTTTGGCTGGTACTCGGCCTCTTTAGATGAGAGACGCGGAACCATTTCACCCTTTGTCGGAGCCTTACCCTCGGAAGCATCCTCAACGCCCTTGGAATCGCTTGGCAGGAGGCTGTTGCGAAGAGCCGTGTCCAGAGATTCGAACACATCCATCTCCTGCGGTTCCAAGACAGCCTTGGTGACTTCATCGGCGGTTTTGATGGTCAGTCCGAGGCGGGGCTTTTTCTGTGAACCTTCCTTGGTGAGCAACGGGTATTCCTTCAGCGGATTCTCAGCCAAGGCTGGGAAATTCAGCTTCGGCGTGATGTCTGTGACATCGAACTTCGAGGTCTCCACGTCAGTCATCATAGCATCGAATGCCGAAGACAGGCGGGGGTCGAAGTACGAACTGAAGACCAAATGGCGTGTCAGGTTCGTAAGCTGGTTGTCGTCTTTCGGAAACTGGAAGCCGACGTACTCACGCTTGTTGACCCAATTGGGAATAAATAGCACAAGGCAAGCAAACTTACCATCCTCCGTGCCGAACAGTTCTTCTTTAATGGAACTGTACGAAGCTTGTGAATATTCGTCCCATTCGCTATCACCAATCTTGTGAGAAATGAGATCGCCCATCTCTTCTCCACCGAAAGTGCGAACAAGGCAGCCGTAAAGAAGCGCCGTGGGGAAATCCTGCCCCTTTTTGTCAGCGACGGCGGGAGGAACAACTACAATTTTACCGATGGCAATATTCTGCCTGAACCCGCGATACATGGCCTCGAAGGATTGAGGGACCCCGGTGGACCGCGCTTCCTTTTCGCCCGCTTTAATCGCTTCGACAGTCTTGCTCAGCAATGCTTCTGAGATAGCTAGACTCTGAAAGCTCTTGCTTGCAATTGAGTTGCCACTAACGCTATTAGCCATGCTCGTTCCCCTTCGTTACTTCTGTTTGTTTGTGCCGACGTTTTCCGCTTCACGACGAATGCGGAGTTCGTTCAATTCGATCTGGCTACGGAACTGCTTAACGTACTGGGTGACCGTGTGCTCATCCCAGCCCATAGCACGGAGGGCTGCAACGCCCATCTGCATCCACTGACCTGCGACGAACTGGAATTTCTCGCCGTCGAAGTTGATGAAATCGCGCTTCGCTTGGTTGTCCATCTCAATGATCTGACGACCGAGTTCGCGAACACCCTTCAGTTGTTCGCTGAGACTCTTGATGGCGAAGTTAGATTCCATGCCCTTGATAGATGAGTTCGGGCTGTCCAGATGCTCGTTCATGCCATCCAGAATCGCCGCCATTTCAAGAGCGATGAGCTTGCTGAGTTCAGCCTGACTGACATTCGGGTCTTCGATCTTTGCCCGAATCTCACTCAGTTTGGAGCTAGTCTCACGCTTGCCCGGAATGCGATCTTCCTTGGTACTGCCGTCCGTGCCGACTTCGTAATTGTATCGAGTTGCCATTTACTCTATGTCTCCCATTTCAAAATGACTCCCCAGATGAGTATCATCGGGTCTGTCCGTGTTCATTTCGATGTCGGCCATCTTCGTGTCGCCCGGACGCCCTGAATTCGACATCAAGTCAAACTCCGCAAGAATGGTACGCCCATCCTCTGGCGCACCTTCCCCAATCTTGTGATTGGACGACGTTTTGTCCATACCGGGGAAGCTCAAGAGCGTACCACCCGTCAGACCGCAGTGCATTCCTTTGCGATACGTACAAGAGCCGCACTTATGTGCCCCAATAATCGGATTGTGATCGGCCAGTTTGTTCTTAAGGAACGAGCAGTCGATCTGACTCAGCGCAACCTTGATTGGCTTACGCTTCAGACTGGCGATGAATTCCTTCACGGCTTTGCTTGCTTGGGCGGTGCCGAACTTGGACGCTGCCTGCTTGTAAATCTTTTCCAGCGGGTGCCCCTTCTTATGATACCGCTCGATGACGCTGGCATCAAGCTCGGGTTTGCTCGCACGGTGTGCGTGACGTACCTGATCGGGGTTACTCTCTTGGAATCCCGTGTGCGGAACCCGAGAGATGTAATCGACATTCGCCGCTGACTTGTGCTTCTGCACCGCCGCCGAATGTGTCGCACAGGATGCACACTTTGCACCCGCCACAAAATTCTGATTATGCATCCCAGCCTTGGCGAGGAATTCCGCATCAACTTTCGCGAGAACGATCTGCCCATTGACGTTTGGTCTCAGGCTGCCAACGAACTCACGTAGCGCCTTGCCTGCTGCAAACGCACCGAACTGTTTATCAGCCGCACGGAAGATAGCCTTTAGCGAATGACCCTTCTCATGCAACGCTGCAACGTGCGAAGAATCGAAGTCCGCCGTTACTGTGCGGCCCACGCGCTTCGCCTGCGCTTCTACGCTGCCAAGACTCGGGTGACGAGAGACAGATGCGCTTGTCTTCGGAGCGATGGGCATGGAACCAACCTTGGTGCCATTGCCATTGGCGATCTGGACCAAAGCCGCCCGCTTCTGCTTGTTCGGCACGCCTGCGGTCAGCTTGTTCACGATGGGTGAAAGCTCAGCCGTGTTGCCCACCACTGGTAAGTGGTAGAGACCACAGGTCTTGGAGCTACCGTTCTTCGAGAAATACTGACATCCGGTACACGCGCTGATCTGCTTTACAGATGCCGCCCGTGGTGTGATGCCCGCATTCTTCCACTGCTCGTGCTGACGAACGCAATCGTTGCTCGAACTTGCTTGTTTGGATGGACCTCCAGTAATTCGAACGCGGTCGAGACCGATAGACTTAGTGATAACGCTATCGTATTTATTTTCTAGCCTCGACTTATAGCTCTCCGCTGCCTTGAGACCTTCGACTGTACTTGTATCAAATTCCTTGTTCTCACCTGCGCTGCCGTGCTTCTCTCGTTCATAAGTCGGGGAGTTTTTGTCCATGTAGGTATTGGGCTCTAGGAACGCCATCCCAACGAGTCCCGCATTTTCTTGTAGGTACTGAGTCGCCATCTGGTGATTGAATAACTCAATCTCAGCCAGCTTCTTGAGCTTCGCGGCGATCTTCGAAGGTGCCATGCCCTGATTGAGCAGGGCGTGGACGTAGTTCTGAACCTGTGCGTCCGACACGTTCTTCTTCTCAACCTTGCCCGATGAGGCTGCTGATTCCAACGTTTCCGTAACTTCCGCGAACAGCGAATCGTCGTCGCCCAGCTTCGTGCTGTAATCTTCGGGGTGCTGAGTAGCCTGTACACGCCAGTTCTGATCCGAACCACCGACGCCGCTAAAGTGCTGATCCTTGGCTGTCATGCGGTCCAAGTGGGTGCCACGGGCACGCTCCAGACGTTCTCGCTGAGCATTCTTCTCGGCAGAGCCCGTGCGAGCGGGCCACAGAGGGGTGTGGTGAGAGGCGGATTCCGCGATCTCGTCCACAAACTCTTTATCGACGTACTGGTGAGAGCGATCCAACTGTTCCTCGCCTGAGTCCTGTGCGTCCTTCAAGCCGAGGTCCTTCCATTCGGGCTCGCGGTCGTCCAAGAATGCGTCAACGATGCTGCTGTACGGTTTCTTCTCGTCTGCCATAGGTTTATGCCGCAGCCGAAGCTGCTTTCCCCTTCTTTGCATTTGAAATCGCCATCTTCCATTCCGTAGATAATGCTCCACGTTTTCCAACACGAAGACGATTCCGATTTGCTATCCGCTGTGCTTGTGCTGCCCTACGTTCGGGAGTCCATGCAGCCCGCATCGCTGCTTTCATTGCGGCTTCCACTTCTTCGGCGGGTTTAACCGCAACTATTTTTTTCGGTCGATGATGCCCAAGAGCTAGGTTTTTCAACTGTTGCGCTGTGACAGGTCTTCCTTTACGCTGCTCACTCCAAAGCTGTCTTGTTCTTTCCGAAATAATCCGGCCCACAGTTCCCTCACCGCCCAGCGTCATGTTGTAGCCGTTCTCAACTTTATGACTTTGATGGAGAACGATGAAAAAGGTCTCCATCTTGGAGAGTTCATCAGCGGTCTTGGCACGATAAATCACTTCGACCTTGAAGGCATCCGAGCCGTACTTGCGAATAGTGCGGCATAGGTAACGATCCCCACCCCGTCTCGCTTCGCGAACGTGCTGTTGAAAACGAGCGTCTGCCTCATCTCCGACATATTTGCCGATGTAGACCCCACCGTTGATTCGATTTGTGAGCTTGTAAATCAGCATGTTAGAACTCGATATCGTCAAAAGCACCCATAAAACCCATAGGGTCGTTTTTAGGGGCGGCGGCGATTGACTCTCCATTGTCTACCTCATCGCCAACTAGCTTTATGATACTGTTTCCTTTTACTTTCCAAAAATCCCGAGTGCTCGGTGATTCATATATATTGCCAGCTATCCGTTCAAGTCCCATGCTGGCGATCTTTTGCTTGAGGGCGGGGGGTACGGGGGTGCTGGAAATGAAGTGATTAACCGTGAAAACGCTGGAATCAGCGGATTTTTGAGCCCCTAATCCGAAAGTTGTCGCCGCACGAAGCTTGCCCATGTTGTTACCCTCTGAAGTAGCATCCGATAGTTGATTTTCGGGAAACAAACGGCTTTCTGATGGGTATTAACCAGAGTTATCGACTTTCGGGTGCTTTAATTAGCAAGGAGTTCTCATGCAGACTATCAACAATACGCTCCTCAATATTATCTGTCCCTCGGGTACGACCCAAATCAACAGCCCGTGGCGGAACGTCTCGAACTTTGTGGCTTCATCGATACAGGTTGCCGCTCGCAACGCTTCGACTGGCGTACCAGCAACTCTTCCATCGGGAGCGTCTATTTGGATTGAAGTTTCAAACGACCCCAATGTCTTAACCGATAACCTCACCGCCGCCACTCAGATTGCCGCTCCTTCGGCCCCAGTTCTCACCGCATTTACCCCCACGAGCGCGGGACACGGGCAGTCTCCCAACGCTGGCGGGGGCGATCAGGCTTTCACCTATCCAGCAGCTACTTACGGGGTGAAGCTGACCTACGTCAATCTTCAGGGCGAAACGGGAGCCAGCGCAGCGACAACGCTTGCTGTCGCCGCAGGTAAAACTATTTCGGTCGCGGCCCCCGGTCCTGACGCGGGTGGATACGCCACAGCCTATAATGTGTACGTCAGCGTCAACAGCGGACCCTATGTCCTTCAGAATCCTCCATTTAACTCAGGTCAGACATTCGGCAACCTTGCCGTCGCCACAGGCCCGATCAGCGTCAATCAGGCATTCATGCTGTACGCATGGCAGAACAACCTGATCGTGCCGCCAGCGGCCAACACGACGGGCACCCCAAGTTGGGGGACAAACATTACTGGCAATCTCAATGTGGCGGCTGTGACTGGTACGGACAATGAGGCTGCGATTTCATACGATACGGTCACGGGACTGTTTGGGGGTGGGGCGTCGTACACTGGTTCTCCCACATCGGTCATGTGGTCGCCATCCTGCCTATACTTCAACTACGTTCGTGTGTGCGTCAAAGGTGGAGACGGCACTACGAATCTTCAAGTTTATTTATTCGGTCAAAATGGCTGAGTCGGGAAACTTTATTGTAATTAAATTAAAGAACCATGAGTGAGGCGAAGTTAACTTACGAGCAAGCGATGGCGCTGTTAGACGAGGCTGGTGAACGCTGCCTGCGTGTCCTGTTCAACGCGAACCCCGGCGATGGCGACTCCATTGACGCGGCATGGGCTAACCGTGACCGTGCATGGGAAGCGATTGTAGCATCCCGTCCAGTGACCGAGCACATAGCCGACTTGCTGTCCGCACAACGGGGCATGTCGTCGTCTCTCAACCTTGGACGCATGAAGTTCCACGAGCTTGAGGATCGCATCGCCAAGCTAGAAAATTCCCAGCTACCAAAATCTTAAGTAATTCCCGCCGTCCATATAACCCGGCTCTTGCTGGGTTTGCGGGCATGGCCGCTCTCTGGAACTGTCATGACAGTTTTGGAACCTTGCATGGGCTGCGGCTGGCGGGCATTAAGTCGCAGCCCTTTATCTCAACTTCCTCTGATTGTCCGCATTCCTGTTACGATACAAAGCCCCTTGACTTGGTTTCAAAGTTGCCGTAAGAGCCTTCGCCGCTGCCGCCTGCACTTGCGGATTCGGTTGAGGAGGGGGAGCGGGCGGGGTTGTGGCTTGTGGCGATATCGGTGTGGGCGCAGGGGTGATAGGCTGTCGAAATTGCCAACCGTGCGCTATACATACACTGCAAGCCGACACATTGTGACGGTTACACCGTGCCGCGATCACATTAGGTGGCGGGGTCGGGGGTGGGGGTTGAGGACTTATACTTGAGTATTCCGTCCTTGACGATTTGTCGATAGCCATCAACTTAGGAACAAGCTCCTGCCCATACGTTTCACCTCGTACTTTTCGCCATTCTTTAAGGTACGAAGTTAATCGCCATTCCACAGAGGGCCAACAAAATTCCACGGAGAGAACCCGCGATGGGGGATTATAAAACAAAAAACGATTGAGATGAGATTCGTCATGCCAGACCGCTGTTATGCCGTTGGCTTTGTCGGTATCCACTCCCCGCTTTAGCTCCTCAGCCATAGCTAAAAATGCCTTAGCAGTACCGCCGTTAAATCCGCCACAATAATACACTTTGAGTTCTCGAACGTAAGCCGCAGATTTTGGTCTAGTCTCAGGCGATCCCCCACCACCGATAAATCCGGGGTGTTCGGTCGCGGTGATACCAGCAGAAAACACCTCACCCGCCGAGACCGTAGAAAGAAACTTCATGTCAGCGTCCACGTAGAATATGTAGTCGTAATTGGAGAGAGCTTCACGCTGCGATACGATAGCGTGGTATCTCATCAGGGTCGATCCAGGATAACCGAGATGGGCGTGGTGAAGTTGAACACTCACACCATCAAAAGGCTCTTGACTATCCGTAAACAGAAACACATCATGGGGAACAAAGAACTGTTTCGCTGAAGCGATAAGCTCTTTTGCATAGTGCTGATACACAACTCCCGTGGCTATGACGATCAATGCCGTAGAATTTAGGGTTGGGGGAGAGCCAGCCGCAACTTGTTCTTTAGGTTGCCACGCATGGAGGGCTTTGAACTCCTCGGCTTTGGTGATTTGTGTGAGTAGAATCAAATCTTCCGAGGCAATCACTTGCTGTATGGGGATATGAGTGTATTCCTTCGTATTTTTATAATCCAGTGGGTGAGCCGCGTTTGCCCAAGGAATGAACATGTAGTAGTTTGGAAGTACGGTCACGAAAATTCCTGCCCGCCCCAACGTCTGACCCACCCATCTGTCTTCGGCCCAATCACTATAAAAAGGCGCGTCTATCAAAATTTTCATGGAACGTTCGGACAACCAGTATCCGCCGCCACTGGCGTATGGGAAGGGACACGTACCATTTGGGAAATCTTTAATGTCCTTGTTCCGCAGCCCACAGTCATTTTTCAAGATGAAAATTCCCGCATAGTCATCAAAAACAGTATGAAAATTTGCAACTCGAATGTAGGCGTCGTCATCAAGCTTTAGTAGACGCTTGTACCCACGGTCAGCAGCCCACTTGCACAGGGCTTTAGTCTTAAGCGGCAGGGACAAGTAGTCGTCGGGGACACCTAGCCTCTCGCCGTCAAAAACCTCAACGTCAAATCCTGCGGCAATTGCTTGCGGAACCCACGTGTCCAACTGCATCTGGACTCGATAGGCGTACTTCTTGCAAGTAATTATCGCTATTAGAGTTTCGGACATACTTGATCCTTAATCCATTCGTATGTTGGCCGTAATCCATCCGCGAGGAGTGTCTTCGGTTCCCATCCGAGAATCTGGCGAAGCAGATTATTGTCGCTGTTTCGTCCGCGCACACCCTGCGGCTTGGTGAGGTCATGGCGCTTGGTCAAGGTCTTTCCAGCAACACCACTGATAATGTCCACCAGACCATCTACCGTGACAAGCTCATCAGTGCCGAGGTTTAATGGCTTCTGATAACCCGAGTTCATAAGGCGTCTCAGTCCCTCCACACAGTCATCAATGTACATGTAGCTACGGGTCGCCAACCCATCGCCCCAAACTTCGATCTCCCCGCCATCCCGTGCCAGTGCAACCTTGCGGCAGATGGCTGCGGGGGACTTCTCTTTACCGCCGTCGTATGTCCCGAGAGGACCATAGACGTTATGGAATCTCACCATGCGAATGTCGAGGTTGTAATCGTGCTGGTAGTATTCGCACATTTGCTCAGCGAACAATTTCTCCCAGCCGTAGCCGCGTTCGGGTAGCGCGGGGTAAGCATCCTCTTCCCTCAGGGGCACTACGTTGGCATCTCGCTGCTTGTCTTGATTGTACACGCAGGCCGAGGACGTGTAGAGGTAGTGCTTGACGCCAAATCTCCGAGCCGCCTCCAACATGTTGACGTTAATCAGAATGTTGTTACGAGCGATGTCGGCGAGATACTTCGTGATGTACCCGATGCCGCCCATGTCAGCCGCAAGCTGATAAACCTCGTCGAACTCGCGAACACAGAATGGCTCACCGTTGAAAGCGTGGATGGCGTTATAGTCCCAACGCAAATCCTTAAGCCAGAACTCGTCCGCCGCCGTCTTTTCAAACTCGGGGTACTTGATGTCGATACCGCGAACGAAGTGTCCCTCTGCCTTCAGCCGCTTGACCAGATGATGCCCGATGAAACCGCCTGCGCCTGTTACCATTATGTTGCTCATACACTCTCCTTCTTAAAGATCAGCATTAGGTCGCCGATGAGACCTTCCGTGTCTATAACTTCCCTAAACTCGGACGGATTCTTGATTCCGTTCTTTATCATCTCCCTATCTTTCAGGTGGATGTCTTCGATGACGTAGATTCCCCTCGGACCCAGTAGGGGCATGAAGGTGTTAGCTGTCAAAATCTGATGCTCAACTTGGTGAGAACCGTCGTCTATAATGAGATCGAAATCAGTTCCGAGCGTGGGCATAATACTTCGCAGGGAATCTTCACTGCTCTGGTCGCACCAAAAAGAGCGGATGCGACCTTGATTGATGAGCGCCTCAGTGACAATATCCAACGCAAAAATCTCCGCATTGGAGAAATATTCTTCCCACATGAACAGGCTAGCCCCGGCGTGGTAATCGTCTATAGTTCCCATCCAACCTTCTCGCCCCGCCACGGTGTGCCCAATCCCGATCTCCAGAACCTTCCGAACATCATCCCTACGGTCCTTCAGAAGACCGTGGTAGACGGATGTCAGATCGCCTTCTTCAGGGAAGTTTTTGGCGTTATGTTTATCCGTCCTGTATTTCGCTCCGAGTGTGCAGAGTTCGTTCATGTTAATCCCCGACTTTCAGCCAGTGAGAATTCTCGGGAGCGACCATCCACTCCACGAGGTACTTGATGTTCTCCCGAAAACTGTGAGCGGGCGTCCAACCCATCTCGGCCATCTTCTTGCCACTAAGCCCATAGCGCACATCAAACCCCGGTCTCACGTCGATTGGGTTAACTTGCTTGAACTTGAGTTCTTTACCCAAAACTTCGGCTACCGCTTGTGCGACTTCAAGATTGGAAATCTCCACTTCGCCTGCTATGTTGTACTTCTGGCGAATTTCAGCGCGAGGCAACAGGAACATCACGGCGTCCGAAACATCTCGGCAATGCAGGTAGTGGCGGCTCCCGGGCTTACCTGTCTTGGGGTCTGTGTGTATCTGAATCTCAGTGCCCGCAAGCACGCTACGAACAACCCTCGGCACGAATTTTTCGGGGTGCTGTCTTTCACCAATCACATTCATAGTGTGGGTGATGACTACGGGCACCCCGTAAGTGTTAGCCCATGCGAGAGAAAGCTCCTCGCCGCCAGCCTTGGTAGCGGAATACGGGTTGCAAGAGTTGTATCTGTCCCACTCTTCAAACTTCTGACCAACGGCTGCCGGGCCGTAGACTTCATCCGAGGAGAAGTAGACGAATTTCTTGAGCCCCGGTATGCGGCGAGCGTATTCCAGCATCTCGAAGGTGCCGAAAATGTTCGCTTCGACGAAATCTCTCGGACATGCTATGGAATTGTCCACGTGGGTGCCTGCCGCCATGTGCAATAGATAGTCGATATGACCGATCTCGTTTTCCAAACAGGAGCCGAAAGGTCGTGCACAATCGTGGACGTGGATTTTAACCCGTGGATTATCATACGCACCGATCTCTTTTAGCCGAGTCAGACCATTCGAGGCGTAGGTGAACTTGTCAAGCACCGTAATGTGCCAGTCCGTGGTACGTAGAACATGGTCAATAAAATGGCTGGCGATAAAGCCAGCACCGCCAGTAACGAGAATTTTGGTCATCTTTCCTCCAGCCTAAACAGGTCGGGGTGATTACGGCGAATAGCCTTCGCCAGTTCAGCGTGCTTTGATGATACTTCTAAACTCATTGATATCGGGCGCACACGATAGTGAAACAAGGGTTCCGCTAGTGAGGCGACTTTCCAACCGCGTTTGAGAATGTCAATCCAAAGATTCCAATCTCCGTAAGCCTGAATGTCTGGGCGGGCGCTATAGCCGCCAGCTTGGTTAAACGCTGTGCGCCGTATTAGGGAGCAGCACGGCATCGTGTTCGCCCATTTTTGAATTTCGAGAGTAGGTCTACCAATAGGCTGCAACCGATTGACCTCGCCAGATATGTCCGCCCGACTGACCTCGCCAAATATGTCCATATCGGTAGACACTACACCAATGCCCTCAGTCATTAAAGGGATAGTCTTTTCAAGGTACGTTGGCTCGATCCAGTCGTCGGCGTCCAACGGCAGTAGGAAAGTCCCCGTTGACACTCTGGCTCCGGCGTTACGCGATGCATTCAATCCAGCGTTCTGCTGATCTATCAATATGATACGATCTCCATAGCGTTTCGCTACATTGAGACTCCCGTCTGTGGACCCATCGTTGACGACGATAACTTCAAAAAATCGGTGAGTCTGATTGAGCGCGGACTCGATGGTTTGCCCCACGAAGTCTTGCAGGTTGTACAGGGGGATGATGACACTGGCGTCTACGGATACGATCCTCATGATGCCGTGGGTTATTTCATGCCGCCAACCGCTGTATTTGGCGACTGTCCGCATCGCCACTTCTGCCCAATTGTGTTCCCAGCAATCCTGTAGGTCGTCAATCAGGATAACGCCTTTGACGCCGCTCTCAAAAATAGCCGTAAGCTCCTTCTCCAAGGGACTGTAGGTTCCAACAGTGTCACCGCCTGACGGGTGTGCGTCCAACCAGAATAGCGTCGGAGTTTTCAGACCACCAAAAAGCTCCTTGATCTTTTCACCACTGTCACCCTGATATAAGTGGATGTTGGGCGAACCAGAAAATCTTTTTCTGCAATTCTCGACAAGCTCCGGGGACAGTTCTATGGAGTGAATCTGGTCGAAATGCTGCTTGACATACTCCACGGTGCCGCCGTGCCATGTTCCAGTTTCGACGAAAGTCATCAGGTTGAAACGCCGCGCATAATCAAGGATCAGTTCGCCCTTGTATTCGTCGGTTACGCCCCAACATGCAGTACCACTGTCTGTCCAGCGTTTGATTTCTGGGTTATTCAAATCCATTATTCTACCCTGTACCGTTCCTTAAGTTCTTTGTTTGCTCACCCCTCGAACTTGCCCCGCAAGCCGTGAATCCATTCAGACACGGCGAAATACTGGTGAACAACGGCATACGGGCTGCCATCGTTCGTGGTCATCGTCATGTCGTCGTCCCATCTCAAGTTCGTCCTACTGGCAAGCTCGACGACTTGTTCGGAGGTCATCAATGTGTGGGGGGCAATACTGCCGTAGAGACAACCTTCGTAAACAAAACCCTCGTGGTTGTGAACTATCTTGGTTACATCGGAATAGGGCGGCTGCCGAAGCAGAATGTTCAGCGCCGTCTGGTCGGCGATCATCTGTTCGTAGCCTATTTTCTCGCCACGTTTCATCCGCATGTCGGTCAACGTGAGATTGTAGATGTCGCGGTGCAGGCGGCTTACCCACGACGGCGTGCCGCAGATGACCCCCGCATTCAGCACATCCTCATCTCGCATTCGTTCGAACGTCTCCTCGCCGAAGGCGAGGATGCAGTTTCTTTTGTTTCCCTCACTCTTAGCATAGGTCGTCTCCTCGGACTGCACCGCGATCTGTTTGTCGCCGAGATGTCGTTCCAACCATTTCGTGGGATCGTATTGGAACACAATGTCCTTCGTGTCCATACTTAGCGCATAGCGCAAGCCGCTCGACTTGTCTATTGCGTCGGCAATCGTGGGGAACCTCGCAAGAATCGGATGTTCGGGGAAGTTTCCGAGGTTGATGGTCTCGATTCCGTGATCCTCCAGCTTGGAGGACAAGTCGGCTTTCACCTCACCACGTTCATAGATAATGGGATGCCCCGCGTCATGTGGTCCGTCGCCAATAATGAGTACCGCACGACCTTCATAGCCGCAGCGCCGTAGGCTGACCACGAAAGGATAAAGCTCATGCCATGTATAGCCGGATGCAATCCCTATAACAAGATCGGTCATCATAGTTTTACCCAACGTGTCGGGATGATGTCACGTGCGTCTAAATGGGGTGTCAAAAACCATTGGGCGGGTCCTACCACTATGCGCTCTTGTGTATCACCTAGCCACGCACCCCACCAGCTAAATGTGCTGTTGGCGATGACGGCGTGTTGACACAAACTCATCAACCACAGGTCTTCAAACTGATTATTCCCAGCTATAACTTCCCCTGCCAAATTCTGTCGGCACCACTCCGGGTCGTCCGAGAATATGAAGGGCTTGATATCAGTTACACGGGCTGAGATGAACCCCAATGCACGAGTGTAGTATTCGGGGGTCATCAGACCATGGTACGTCACGTTTTCCTTTATCAGATAATCACCATGACGAACGTGCAGGAACACGCTGTTACCAGCTTTAATTCGTTCCGCGACACTTTGAACGGCACTACTGGGTTGGACCTTGAGTGTCAATTCCTTACGAAGCTCACCCACATTCGCAAAATATTGCTCACTCTGCCAATGCCCCCTCAAGGTGTGGGGAGCGGGCAAATTCAAGACTTCAGGTCGAAATGGTAAAGCCCCCGGGAAATTGTAGTCGCTGAAGATCGGACCTATGGGGCTACCGAACTTTACTGTAGTATTAAACCCGTCTAGACCATACTGAGCGCGAGTTTTATGGTGGGCGGCACCATCATAATCGACCACACGTGTTCTGTCAAACGTAACATCATGCCCATTGGCCGCGAATCTGCGACCGAGGGCATATTGAAAAAGCTGATTACCCAACCCACCATCTAGCGTGACGTTAATCATTTTGGCTCCAAGGACGACCCCGAGGACATTCCTCGAAATCATAAGTATGAATCATATCTGGACTACACGGATGAACGGCAATGAATTCGGAATTTCGAGGCATCGCATCTACCCCCACAAATTTGCTGCCTATACTGACGTATCGCTTATCGTGTTTTGGAACAATCCCCGACTTACGAAGCACCGACCCCACCCAATGGTCTTCTAAATCAGTATTAGGGATTGCGCCAGCAACCAATCTCACTGCTCTTGCACTCAACCAATACCCCAGCCCCGTTGCATAGAGGCTTTGGGGTCTGGTGTCGTTGACGGAGCCCACGTAATCGCAACCTTCAAACCCACTATTCATGAGGTTGTTCGTCCAAACAAAGGTGTCGTCGTCCGTTTTGAATGTGAAATCGTAATGCCCGTTTGCCCACCCACAGATACCTTTCGTTTTGTATGGTAGATTTTTGTAATCGTCCGCGACATCCAAAAATACCTCATCGGCTAGCGGCTGACGGTTCGCCCCGCGTCCATAAAAGAATCTAACATCGACATTGGGGTACGTCGCCAAACCTTTGACCCAAGTCTCCCGACACGCGGCTATCTGCGCGTCTACGGGAATGAGGCGGTGCTTATCCCTATTCGTCCAATCCCAACCCCGACCATTTATTGCGACGTACCTGTGGCAGGCGAGAATAGCTACTAATACCCTCATGCATTCCTCGGATCGGACGGCTGAACTCCGTTGACGGCAGGACGATTCGGAGCACCGGGTTTGGGGACGCGAAACACCTTGGTGCTGGGTTTCCTGTTCCAAGCATTGTAATCTTCTCCAAGCTCCTTGGCTGGTTGGTGGTCGTACAGATATTTATTGAGCACGCTTTCGTCGTGCCAAATGGGAACAAAATTATTCTTGGTGTCGATGTCCACAATCGTAGCGCACTCGCGGCACAACGCGAGGAAAGCTTTAGATGTTCCACCGTAGGACATTCCCGTGTACATCTTGCGGATGTCTTTCTTGCTCAAGCAGGCGGCGGATCGCGGATTCTCCTCGGGAGTGCAGTACGTCCCTTTACTCAGGATGAACGACGTGTGTACCGTGGCGGTGATGCCATCGGAAAAGATTTCCTCCCCCACAGGGGCCACGATCTCCGAGTCAACGTCCATGTACCAAAGGAAGTCATGCTCGGACAGCCAAACTTCCTCGCCCAAGAACGTATGAAACCTGCGCCACGTGACATTGGGCCAGCCGAGATGAGGCGACTGGACTTGTTTCGCCACGTCGTACTGCCGCTCGCTATCCGTAAACAACAGGATGTCTGTTTGCTGCGGCAGGAAATACTTCTTCGCGCTGGCAACTGCGGGTTCGATGTATTTGTGATAGTTGGCTCCCGTGCAGATGAAGATAAGTGCTACGCTCATGTATCTCCCCTTGCCCAGAACGTGGGTCCGCATTTCGCCCCATCCCTGATCGCTTGCTTGATTTTCTTGGCGAGCCTCTTAGAACCTAATACCGCCTCGGCAGCCGCTTGAGCGGTGGGAAATACTTCCCCAGTGTCCACCCGTTTTACAGGGTAGCTATGGACTCTAACTTTAACCTCTGGTTCTGGGTTTGGTTTCGACATCCACAATTTTTCTAAACTGGGTTTTATGACCTCATCGGGAATCGCCAAAGCCTTCTCAATGGCCGTATTTATCCTAACCTCATCCCAACTAAACCACTCATTTCTAAGGCGCAAATCCTTTAACTGTTCATGAGCCTTGAATTCCCGAAAGCGGACATACGTACATGGATGGGCACTCACCACCTCCAAATCAAGCGGACAGGCGGTCTGCAATCCCTTGAATCTGGAAATTACATCCCGTGACATGCCTATTTTTGCAAACTGCCGACCTTTATCAGCGATCACGTATAAATAGCCCCTCAGCAACGCCATCGATGTCCCCTACTAGGGATTGTTGAAGTCATTAAATGATTGATGGAATAATCGCGAATAAATATTTTCGCTACGGAATCCATCTTATGTAGAGGATATTTCCTCCAAGGACAACTACCATGGGCGTACCAACAATCGGTCCAGTTTTCGTATTGACGCAGGTCGGCAATGCAGTTTACCCGTTTCCCGGGTCGCCAAGTGCCAGCACAACCTACACTGGAACCATCACTGGTGGGGCAGTCACGGCAACACAGCCGAACGGAGCCTACGCAGGTCAGGCTTTTACCGTCAGCGGTTTCGCCAATGCGAGCAACAATGGCACGTTCCTGTGCCTCCAATCTTCCGCAACGACCCTCGTCCTCAACAACCGCAATGGCATGGCGGTAGTTGCCGCTGGTCAGGTCCAACTGGTTGTTGGATGGGGCACACCTTTGCAGTACGCTTCAAAAGTCTCGAACATGTGGGCAAACGACCAAGGCGATAACGTCTATGTCAGCCCATTGGCTGGCGATACACTTGTAGCCATCGCATTCGGCCTCAAGAGTCTCGACCCGTTCGATCAGCTTCACGGCTTGTCCCCCAATTTCGGTTACCTTCAGGGCTTGAACGACTTCATGCCGCCTGCTCCGACAATCTCGGACCACAACTCCACCACCCCGATTCCCGTCGTCAACCAGCACTTACTGTCGGCAGCGAACTACGTACTGTTGGCGGCTGCTGGAATCACGAACTCGGGCTCGTCCGTCATCACGGGTGGTAACGTCGGCTCATTCCCGACCACGACCATCACACCGGGCGCGTGGGTTCTCGTTCCTCCCGCAGTGGTTGACAACGCAGACGCAGCGCAGGCTCAAACTGACGCTCTCGCGGCGTACAACTACTTCTCAGGATTGACCTTTACGTCACTCGGCGGCGTGGTCGATCTGAGTACGTCGGGTATCGCAGGCGGTAACGTCTACCGAGCAGGCAACTACTCCGCTACCTCCAGCATGGCAATGAGCACGGGCATCGTTCTTGACGCTCAAGGCAACTCGGGCGCTCTGTTCATCTTCAAATCAGCGTCAACAGTAAATCTAGCAAGCGGGCAGGCTGTGACCCTCATCAACGGGGCGCAGGCGGCTAACGTAGTCTGGATCGTCGGTAGCTCCTTTACCAGCGTTGCAACAAGCACAATGGTCGGTACGATTCTCGCCAACACCAGCATCACTCTCGGCGGCGGCGTCCTCAACGGTCGCGCACTCGCGGGCATCGTGGTAACGTCTGGTGCAATCAGCATCAGTACCGCCACGGCTGTCACTTCGCCGGGTGGGGGAACGGTTTCCGCAGGAAACAACTGGGTACTCGTGGCAAGCATCAACCTCGCGGACGCGGACTACAGCGGGTATTCGATTCCTCCCGCTGCTAACCTCCCATGGCCAGCAGCGGATTGGAACATCGACGGCTATTACCCAAGTCTCTACGTTTGGGTCTGCGCCTCGGCAATCGGCGGCTCTTACCCAGTCAACCTCAACTCCGTATATCAGAACGGTATTACGGCTCCGCTCGACCTCGCGGCTGGCAAGCCAGTATTCGACGGCGGCATCAACTTCCAAGTGATTGATTGGACGGGCATGACGGGCGTGGCAATCGAAGATGGTGGTTCTCCAGCCAGTTTCTCGCAGACGGCAATCACGGCGGCTAATCCCGCTGTTACCGCCGCGATAGTCACGTCCGGCAGCGGCTCGCCGCCAACTGGCGATCTTGTCATCGTAGTAGGTCTCCAGAAGAACGCCAACGGTCTCGGCCTCGGCACGGACTCTACGCTGATAGCCTACAGTTCCTCTGTCAACGCTGAATTGGGTTCGGCTGCTAACTATGCTCTGTTGGCATACAGCGGGATCACGAACGCTTCGTCCTCGACTTCAATAACGGGCGGCGACATCGGTTCGGCCCCGACCATGACCATCACTGGTTTCAATCCCCCAGCGGCAATCGTGGACAACGCAGATGCGGCGGCAGCGCGACTCGCGGGTAACGCGGCGTTTGGCTACTACAGCGGTCTGACCGCAACCCAGTCGGGTCTTGCCAACCTCAGCACCAACAACGGTGGTGGTGGGGCAGGTGTGTACCACGCTGGCGTCTATAAAGGTGGGGCGTTGGACATTCCGACCTCCATCACTCTCGACGCTCAAGGCAACTCGAACGCGGTCTTTGTGTTCGTCGCGGCATCGACTGTAACGCTTGAGAGCGGTCAGTCCATCATCCTCGCTAACGGCGCACAGGCCCAGAACGTGGTCTGGGTGGTTGGAAGCTCCTTCACTTCAGTTGCCAACAGCAACATGGTCGGCGACATCTTGGCTTACACCTCGATCACTCTCGGCGGCGGCACCCTCAATGGGCGTGCACTTGCCGTGGGTGGTGGTAACGGAGCGGTCACCGTCACGGCTACGACCGTCATCACGGCTCCCGGCGGAAGCGGCAGCATCACCAACGGCGGCTACAGCAGAGCCAGCAATGGTAAGCTGGTCGGCTCTGAAGCTCACTACCTTGTGGAGTGGGGCGTTCAGGGAGCACCCGGCTCTTGGACACCATCATTCGCGAACCCACTCGGCTATGAGACCCTCATCGCTGCGGTAGCGATCAGCCATTCTTAAAAAAACAACTATTGAACCCCTTAGTGAACATCAACTCATTAAGGGGTTTCATGTACATCTACCTTATCGTCAACCATGCTACAGGAAAATATTACGTGGGGCAGCACAAGGGTGACAACTTGAGGAAATATCTTCAGCAGAAATTTGGACACGCCAGAAAGGGAGTATCGAAACGGTCTAGACTGTACGAGGCTTTAAGAGAGTGCCCCATTGAAGCCTTCACCATCCACGCTCTTCTGTCGGACATCCAGACCCGTCCAGAACTTGACGCTTACGAACGAGACTTCATCGCCTTCCTCAAATCCCAAGACCCCGAGTACGGTTACAACATTTGTCGAGGTGGGGAAGGTTTCACTGGACCTCACACTGAAGAGAGTCGGCGTAAAATGAGTGTCGCACAGCATGGGCGTAAAGTATCACCTGAAACCATTATTAAGATTAAATTTGCGCTTAATACTGAAGAATGTAGGAAAAAATTGAGAGACGCTAGGCTTGGACGCAAACGTGGCCCAGAAGCAATCGCCAATATGTGTATCGCCCAGCAATCTAGAAGTCATCCAGAACTTAAACCTAAGCCCGCTAAAGACATGTTCGGTGTAATTATCAACGGTGTCGCAGTAATGGACAGGGTTAGCAACACAAAATCTGGAAAGGCGGCATGGCACTGTCGTTGTCGATGTGGTAATACCTTCAACGCTGAAGGTACAAGTCTGCGAAACGGGCACACAAAAGGTTGTGGCTGCACGAGAGGGAAGCACACGGAAACGCATCTATGAGCTATAATTCCCAACTTGGCAACACAATCACGCCAGTCCTCGGCTTGATCTTATCGCGGTACGACGATCAGGAACACCGCGAGTATAACTTCAACTGGGGAGCACTTGACGCCGTGATAAACGGCGGCGTGGCATTCGATGGTGTTGCCCCCATTCCCGGACAGGTCCTCACGACGATAATCGCAAATTCCCAGTTAGGGTCGGCGGCAAATTACGCCATCCTCGCCGGTAGCGGAATCACGAACACAGGGTCATCGTCCGTCGTCACTAGCGGAACCATCGGCTCCTTTCCCACCGCCACAATCACGGGCTTCAATCCACCCCCAGCAATAGTGGACAGCGCCGATGCATCGGCGGCTCAAACGGCGGCTCAGGCAGCATACACGTACTACAGCGGGCTTACTTTCACACCGCTCGGCACCAATCTGAGCATAGGTGGTATCGGCGGCGGCAATACGTATGCTCCCGGTAATTACTCATCCACAAGCTCGATGACGATGCCAACGGGTATCGTACTCACAGCCCCCGGCACATACATCTTCAAAGCCGTAAGCACGGTAAATTTGGCTTCTGGTCAATCCGTAAGTTTCTCAGGTTTCGCAACATCCTCTAACACGACTGTCATCTGGCTAGTCGGTAGCTCTTTCACATCAGTTGCAACTAGCAACATGGTCGGCACGATTCTAGCCCACACAAGTGTCACGTTAGGCGGGGGCACCTTGAATGGTCAGGCCATCGCTTTGACTGGTGCGGTAACCATTACGGCTGCAACAACCATCATCGTGCCACTAAAAGCAAGCTGGTTGACTCCCGCAGGCGGGGGCGGGGGTGTAAGCTCCTTCAACGGTCGTGTGGGGGCGGTAATACCTCTGACGGGGGATTACTCGGCGTTCTACGACGCATTTGGCGCAGCGGCTACGGCTCAATCTAACGCGGAGACATTTGCTACTTCACAGGGCTTCATCACTGTCGCAGCCTTGTCGGGTTACGCTCTGTTGTCGTCTCCCGCACTCAGTGGTACTCCGACTGCTCCCACGGCGGCCCCGCTCACGAATAACACCCAGATCGCAACTACAGCCTACGTGGACGCCGCGACGGGCGGCAGTAAATTTAAGACTGTACGTTCCACCGCCACATCTTTTACTCAGGGTGGGGTCACAGGCCCCATCGCAATGACGTTTTCCTCGGCATTCGCGGACAACAACTACACGGTACAAGTCACCGTACTTGGAGATGAAGTGGCACCCGGCACACCCACCGTCACGCAGTTCCCGAGCGTCGGGGTCAGTTACGTCGCTTTTCAGACGATTGCTGGCGTAGGCTTGAACGTTTGGGTTTCAAACAATGATTCCATTCCTCACACAGGTCACGTTCACGTCGCCGCTTGGCATGATTAACCCTGCGCGGTAACGGAATCGGCTCCTTCTTTGGTCCGACCGCAGGCATAACGGGCTCTTCGGAGCCCGTTTTTATTTTGGAAAAATCCCTAAAAATGTCACGGGGTTTAGTATTATAACACATGGAAAATACTCCTTATATGGATTCGATTTGCGCCTCGCGAGCAATGCTCCTAACCGATGAAGAAGCCCTCGAAGGGCAGACCCTTCTCAGTGCAGAGTCCGATCCCAAGAAAAAAGAAGACCAAAAAATCCTCACCTACATTCAGGAGAATTTCCCAATGTTCTTGAAGATTTTGCGCCTCTTGAAGAAAGAGGATCAGGAACTCCTGCTGAGCTACTACCTGTTGAGCAAGACCCAGAACACACTGGCGATCATCCACCGCAGTACGCAGACGGTGTGCTCGTTCCGTATCCGCATGGCGGTCAAGGTGCTGTGTGCGTTCATCCTGTATGGGGAGGAGTTTACCGAGGGGAAGATGAAGGATGTGTTAGTGCAGGCAAAGCTTGAGCACAGTATCAAGAGCGTGCCCCTGAGCACGATCATCGACCTGTACATCAAGACTCGTTCATTCCAGCGGGTAGCCGAGATTCACAAACTCCACCGCCCCGACATCCGCCGTGCAATGAGTAGGTCAAGTAAGCAACTGCTGGAATCCAAGGACCCTGAGGAGAAGGCGTTGGGTGCGTTCATCCACAGTCTGATTGACAAGGCCAACCCGAGCGGGACGGGATTTTCAAAGCGGAAGGTTCAGAAGCTCGGGAACATATATCGTTGCGACTCTCCTATACTAGGTGAGTTTAGAATTCGTATCGATCATCCCGATTTCGATCAATATTTCGTTTCTCGCGCTAACAGATAAAGGGGCTTAGAACCCGCGAGCAGCCGCACGGGAGAGCGCCACGCTCGATCCTGTGGTGTCCGACTCCCAACGGTTATTCTGGAAATTCCAAGTGATTCTCTCACGTGGGATACGGTGGATTGTCTGGTTGAACAGCGTGATGGTGACTTCATTCTGGGCGACTGATTTGACGACGGCGATGCCCACGCCCTTGATGCACAGGCGGTCGCCAACTTCTGGGTTTTCGTCCGCACGGTCACCTTTGAATAAGTAAAGCCGCTGAATGTATTTTCCAACGAAGTCAATCCCCTGAGCGGAGTAGCCGAAATCTTTCACCCACAGCGGAACTTTTTCAACATTTGGCTGGGGCTTGCTGCTTGCCAGCACGAAGATATCGACGTTATAGGCAATGAGAGCTTCCATACCTGCTTCAGCAATCTTCATGTCCATGGTGAGCATCATTGGCGGGACGCAGAAGAATTTTGGGTAGGCGTACTGAGCACGGTATCCCAGACGGCACTCTTCAATTATCCCCCACAGGGCGACTTCCCCGTGAATGCCGTAGCCGCCGTAGCCAATGTCAATCAGGTGTTTCCAGTGCTTCGCCGCATAGATGCCGCACGTGCAACCGAGGTCAGGGGCGATATGCGGTCTGTTGTTTCTGCACACGGCGACGTGAGCTTCCCGTGGTGTCCACGAGACACTATTCAGCGATGTTATGCCTGTTGGGATTTCCCAATGCCACGTGCGGTAAGCCGTGAACGGCGAGATGTAGTCGGGGGCTAACATTACCGTTTAACGTAAACAGGCACCAGCACAGGCTGGTCGTCAAACACGGGCTCGTATGACGGCTCGATCTCGGGCTCTTGGCCGGGAAGTGGGGCGGGGGCTTGAAGAGGGTCAACTACGACGGTACGGACGTGCTCACCGATATAGCACATGATGGGCTCCTGAAAGAAGGAAGTAGGGCGGACGGGCTTGGAACACCGTCCGCCCCGGTGCTGGTTATTCCTCGCTACCAGCAAACGATGTCACACCCCATTATACCCGATTCGGAGCCGAAAAGGATAGGAATGGACTAAATTTTCTTTTCTTCGGCTTCGGCCACTTCTTCGCGGCGAATGCTACCGATGAACTTGTTGATTTCCTTGGCGGTAGGCGGCTTCACCTTCTTTGGAAAATCGTTGGGGCTGTAGCCGTAGGTGCCACTCACCTGCACGTGCGTGTTGCCCACGCAGCCGTACAGTGGTAGTTCACAGAGAACGTCTTTTGGCATACCCCCACGGCGGATCATGCCGATCTTGCCGCCGCACTTCGGGCACTCTCGATCTCTGAGGTTCAGTCGCTTCATACTAATCATAAATTTCCCTTTCCTACTCTCTTAAGATAGCTCAGCGAGTACGACTTTGCAAGTATCGAGTAAGGCACCCTGATCGGGCACTGCCCTTCGCGGTAGATCACCAAGCCGCGATAGGCTTGACCGTTCGCGCCTACCCGTGCCAGCACCATGCGTGGGCCGCGTGCGGCGAGAGCCTCGTTCGTCATCTTGCCTGAGTTGCCCGCCATTAAATCAACCTCTTTGGGCGGTAGCCGCCCATCACGTCGTCCTGACCCTCAGGCGTGAACCATACGCCCTCTTCGCGCTTCTGGTTCCGCATCGCAATGCCCCAAGCGGGCGAGGCGTACTTCGTGAACTCATTCAGGCTGGTGAAGCGGCGACCTGCTTGCGCCAGCAACTCGACCGCCCGCTTCTTGGTCTCCGCACACACGTAGAACCGACCGTCGAAATCCGAGCAGTCGCCACGGATGTTCCAAATCTTGAGATTGTGCAGGGTGATGACGGGGAAGCTCCAGCCCTTCGAGGGTGATTCGTTCCAGCCCACAGCTTTGCCATTCTCCAACTCCCACCAGCAGTGAACATCCTTCTGGGGTCCGGGCCACTGTCTGTAGCCCACATCATCGGTGATGCGGCTGTGCTTGCGAACCACCCACACGTCCAGTAGGACGGCGGCGGGAGACGGCTTTTCCTTACCGACACTAGCCCATCGCGGCGGGTTCACCGCCATGTGCTCAATGAAGAATTCCTTCGGCAGTTCGTTCCTGAGGCTGCGAACCGAGGCTTGGTACGAGCAGCGAGGGCACCACAGACCGTTGCCGCCATCCATGACGACCTCGGGATTCTCTTTGAACGGAGTCATGCACTTCGAGCAGGAGTAGGTGGTGAGAGGCATTTACAGGGCCTCCAAAAGATGAACGCTGACTTCGCGGGTTTCCCCGTCCTCGAATTCCACCAGTTCAGTGAATCCCACGTCTACCCCGAGGAACGGAGGATCGACAACCACGCCCTTTAATTTCAGGTCGAACAGGATGTCGTCGGACTGGTTCTCGCGGTTCATTAGTTTTCGGTGCCCGTAACCAAATCTACAATTTTGCCGCCGCTAAAGACGACGGCAGTGAATCCTGCTTGCCGTAAAGCGTCTTTAGAGCCACCAATGTTTGTGCCGTCACTGACCATAAGCCAAGTGTTCTTGACCTTGGCGTTGAACTTGTCGGCGAGGGCTTGCATCTTGGCCGGGTCAGCGGCTGGTTGTTGCTGTGTCTCGGCTGTGACTTCATTTTGAGCCGTCGCTGCCTTAATTTTCGCGTCACAATCGTCAGCTTGTGCTTTAATAAAAGTACCTTCTGTGGCAGAAGTCGTACCATATGCATCGCACGCAGCCCAAGCCTGAACCCAGAGTTTGCTTTGACTTTTGTCTGCCTGAATCAACGCCTCACGAGCATAACGTGCCGAACGAAGCAACTCATAGTATAGAGCGTCACCAGCGGGACGAGGCGGTTTGTTCAGAGTTATCTGAATGCGATTCTCTAAACCATCCATTTCCTTACGCCAGTAGTCGGGCGGTTGCCCAGACTCGTCAAGTTTTTCCAGATTTTCCGCCGTCTCAAGATACAGCAATCCAACCTGCTGCATGTACTCGGACATCGGCTTTGCTGTTTTGATGTCATGCTTGGTGATTTCGACAGTTGGAGTCTGGGCAGCCATCGCTACCGCTACCAGCACCAGACCCATCAGAAGTACGATTAGAACTCTCTTCATTTTGTTGCCTCCTTTGCCATCTTGGGCTCCTCTTTGATCGGGAGCGCCGTCACGCGGGCGGCGGCTTTCCACATTCTGTCTGTGCGTCGGCTCATTAGCTGATGACCTCGTTGTCGAAGGTCATCCGCTCGGGGCAGACGTGATTCTTGTTGACCACACCGTAAGCCTTGCAGCACGGAAACTGTACGACCCCGCTCGCCTGCCGCCCAGAGATATGCACTTTGCGGAGTTCCTCGCGCTTCTCGGCGATCTGCTTTTCGAGCTTCTCAATATCGTGCTCGATGCACAACGCGGAGTTATTTTTGTCGGCTTCCGAGGCATCGGTGCGAAGTTCGGGGTGAGCGGCCATGAAAGCATTGACGGCGGGCACCCACGCGGTGATGATCGCCGCACGCTGCGCGGAGGTCGCGGAATTGCCCATCGAACCCACCTTGGTCGCGTACAGAGAATTGTAGGAGGACGAAGGGCAGGACTGTTCACGGCTCGGTTCGAATCCGACGCCGCACCCATAGTCGTTGACATGCAGGGAGCAGCGAACTTCCTTGCCCCTGATCGTCACAATGTCGGCTGAAATGTGGATGTGGTTGGCGTCGGTGATCGCCAGCTTCGCTTGACCAATAGGGGTGTCCATCACGACTTCGTTTGGGTACTTTATGTACTCTCGTTCGCTCATGTCCCTATTATACCCCAAAAGATGTTCAAATCGCTAGGATTTGGGCACTATATTTGCTTTGTTTTCAATAATATACCGTAGCGGGTTCTCAGCTTTCGCTCCCCCGCTACGGGTGGAAGGACGGCTTACCGCGTCCCGTTGGTGCGAGTCCTCCTCGCGGGCGTTAGATGCCGTCCATCGCTTGAACGATGGTCAAGGTGAGTTCCATGGTGTCAACGCTCTCCTCGGTGAACTGCGACCCCGTGGTGAGGCTGTACTTGCTCTGGACGGCTTCGGCGATTTTGGCCGCCAGTAGAATCTTCTCTGCGATGGTCATCATGTTGCACACCCCGTTTTAAGTTACTTAGTGCATCCACCGTCGTGCCGAATACAATCCGGCAAGACTGAGCACTTCGTTTCTTTCCCGTTGCAATGCGTGTACTGAACTTCGAGCACGTAAAGCTCGCCGAGATACTGGCGATATGGTTTCGGAGCCATGCGCTTCGCTCGGGCGATGGTGTTGGCTTGAACGGTAGCGATGCAGCGCCCCTCCGGTGCCCAAATGATGTCGAATGTTGTCATAAACTCCTCTTCGGTACCAACCCGCTCCATGGTACCCAATTCGGCCCGCCGATCTTTCGGATTTGAAACACCTGCTCCACCCGCGTGCGGCGGTGCGGAGACTTGCGGAGGAACACGGGCTCGCTGGTGTGGCTGTCGCAGAACCGCCGCCCGTAGACGGCGACGTAGTGCCCCGTAATGCCAACGATGCAAGCGTGCTCTTGGAAGTCCTGACGATGCTCGCGGCAGTAGCGTGCCAGCGTGGGGCGCTGCTTCGCCTCAACCCACTCCGAACCGATCCCTGACGTGACTGTGATGCTGGCGCTGAGCCGTTCAACCTTCGGCTCGACCTTCCTGCGGTCGAATTTGTGGAGGGTGACAGCTTCCCACCCCAGAGTTGCCAGAGTGCGCTGTAGGAGCCAGTAAGGTACGCTCTTGATGGTCTGGCGACCCGATAGCTGCCGCATGATATTCATGATCTTACTGACGGACTCCCCCGTCACGGCGCTGATCGCGGCTGGGCCGCACCACAGCGTGGTCGTAACATCGTTTTTGACCGTCCGAAGCTTTTCCATTATCCCACGCTCCAAATATTGAAACAGGATAAACATTTGAACCATCTACGGAGAATCGCGAAGCCTTCGTAACGACCAGCCCACGCTCCGCAACTTGGACATTGCACCATTATTTGCCTTCCGACAACCCGCAGAAAACTCGGGCATCCGATTCGCATCGCTGAATAGCGACAGTTTCGACCTTGCCATTTACGCGCTGTTTCAATGTCCAGCATTCAACAACGTCGAATTTGTGGTTGGCAAGGGCACGTTTTTGGTTGCGGCTGATCGCCCAACGGGTGCCATCCTGAGAAGTGAGACGTTTACCAGCACCGTCTTGCGAGACGCTCGATGCTCCGCGTAAGGACGTTGTTTTGTAAGCGTTCATGTCCCTATTATACCCAAAACTGGACGGGAACCGATAGGAATTTTGAAATATTTTGGACTATATTTGGTTTGTTTTCAATTAGTTGCCAGAGTCGCAGATCATCACGTCCCAACGAATCTTGTTCTCGTGGTTGGTGTAGGGGTAGATATGGAACTCGCTGGAGCGGTCAGGCGTGTGGTTGGCGACACGTTTGATGTAACCGATGGCGTGCCCCTTGCTCGGGAAGCCACGGTCGGAGTTGGCGAACGTGATCGTCTTCGCAGGCACGGAGTTGTAGCTTTCGTGCACCGTTATGGTCCACTTGCCTAACCGATGTTCGATGATGACTTGTTCCATTAGCGTCCCGCCTTGGCGTCAAGCATCGGCTCGATTCGGATCGCGGCCTTGCCCTGTAGGTTCTTCGCCAATGGACCTGCGGAGGTTGCGGCGGCAGCAAAGCTGACAAATTCTTGCGGCAGCACCATGGTACGATCAGGGTACACGACATGCACTTGATATCTCATTAGTTTATTCGCTCCGACCAAAATTTACGCCCAAACGATTTTTTGAATTGTGTCTCAGCCGCACCGAACCGCATGGTCACGTAGTTTCCGCCGCTGCCCGACGACTCGTTGTCGCGGTTGTATTCGTCGTTGCCGACAATCTCGCCGCCGCTACGGTTCGTCCACTTTACCTGTGCCAAACGACGGAAAAACGCCTTACCCATCGCATGGTCATGTGCGCGTTCAACGCTGTGGTTATTCTCGGCTACCACCCAGAGGACGGTACTGCCCTTGAATTCAATTCCAGCTTCGCCGCCGACAGGCAGACCTTTCGCGCTCAGCTTCGCCTGCTTGAAATCTTTCTTCTTCGGGACGCTTGGCTTGCGCTGTTCGCGACCGATCTTCGCGTCGTAGGGGAACAGGGCGCTGCTCAGTTCGTCGTAACCGTCCGTGTCGATGGCGCTGATGTGCCAAACGCCGCCCTGCATGATCTTAGTGAATTCCTCGTAGAAATCGAAGTTCCGCTTGCCCTTACCAGCGGCTTTGAGTTGGGTGTAGATGATTTGGGCGCGTTCGAACAGGCGGGCTTGAATCTGATTGTGGGTGTTGACCAGATCGTGACGAAAGGCAACGGCTTCCGTGCTCGGCAGCTTAATCTCCCCACGTTCCCAACCATGCTTGCTCATGGGTCTATTATACCCAAAAATGGGTCAGAATCGATAGGAATTTTTGACTATATTTCGTTTGTTTTCAATGGTTTATTTCGTTTGTTTTCAATGGTTTATAAATATTTGCGAGTTCCTACCCAAAAGAACTTTTGAATTGGTATAATAGGGATGAGGTGAGAAATGAGTATAAGCGGTACGGGCGATGTTTATGGCGATCTACTCAAAGTTGCCGAAACTGTAGCTGATCCCGAAAAAGCAATCTACAAAGGGAGCGTCGTGACCATCGTCGGCCAGACTGGAAGCCTCTCACAGGTTCTTCGAGAAGGCGCTGATCCCGAGTGGGATTCCTTCTCTGTTAAAACCACTGATCTCAGACCCATCCCCGCCCCCAGAGCCCCATCCATCCCATCATATCTTGAGCGAAGCAATGTTACCTACGACGCCGCTGGCGTCACGGCATGGTTTCTCGGACACTTAACCCGAGGGGTAACCTTTAATCTTCAAATGCCCGAACGGATAGAAAACAACGTCGTTAACGACCTGCACAGTCTGACAGGCGTCAACTACACGGGCGATCCGCACATCCACTTAGTGCCCGCTATGGGCAAGTGGGGGTTACAGGCTGAGATCAAGTTTGAGCCCACGGATACGATACCCTCTACTCTCAAGGGGAAAGAAAACAAACCCGGATTTATTCGTGGTGGAGCGGGCGAAGGCGGGACAGGGGGATTGTTCTGGTATCTCATGGAGCACGGATTCTCGTTTAATGGCAAGCAGGACGCTACTCGCATCCGCGAATTCATGCCCGACGACGCCCAGAAGAAGTTCTTCGACACGGGAGCCGCTGGCATTCCTCTCGCCGATATCCCCGTCGAAAACGCCTGAAATGCCGTATTAAGTAGGGATGGCAACCTACAAACTCGTAACTTCTGATGTGGTCGAGTGGGCTAAGTCCTACTCGGGACCTCAGTTCCACGCTCTCTTTTCCGACTTCCCCTACGATCTAGGCTTTATGGGCAAGAAATGGGACACCAATGCTCAATTCGAGGCATGGGGGGCGTCTCTGTTGCCCGTCCTCAAGCCCGGAGCACTCGCCTTGGTATTCGGCGGCACGCGCACATGGCACAGGCTGGCAGTCGGCATGGAAGACGCTGGCTTCGAGGTCTGGGACACGATGACATGGCTGTACGGCACAGGGTTCCCCAAGGCCCCTGATCTCGGGAAGATGATCGGCAAGAGGGGGGACGCGGCCAATGCCGCCACGTGGACAGGCTACAGGCCGAGTATGCTCAAACCCGGCTGGGAACCCATCGTCTGCTTCAAGAAATCCTTCGAGGGAAAGTACGTAGACACTATCCTCGAACACGGCTCGGGGGCACTGAACATTGAGGGCTCGCGGGTCGGCGACGAAGAGCTACCCGAAACGAAAGCGGGGCAATCTCGCCTCGGCACCTTCATCCGTAACGATATGGTGACACCCGCCCGCACGGGCCGCTACCCAACAAATGTGCTGCTGGATGAAGAGGCGGCGGTCATGGTCGGGGATCAAGCGAGATTCTTCTATGCGGCCAAGAGCAACCCCGCAGAGCGTAACGCGGGAATGCCCGAGGGCACACGCAATGACCACCCCACGCTCAAGCCCGTCTCACTCACCACCTACATCGCCAAGCTGCTACTGCCGCCTGCGTCCGTGGGCACCCGCAGGATCATCGTCCCCTTCTCTGGCTCAGGGTCCGAAATAATCGGTTGCTTAATGGCGGGGTGGGATGAGGTTTTGGGGGTCGAATTGACGCCCGAATACAACGTCATTGCGAAATACCGCTGCGACCACACCCTGACGGGTGGATACAACAAATTTCTGTAAAACTAGCCATTTTGGTCCCCGGGCTGGTATAATGGGGGTATGACATTTCAGGTCGATACCTTGGTCTACAGCCCCGCCTTTGGAGTGGGACCTGTTAAAAAGCTTCGGGACGGCAACGTTGTAGTGGAGTTCGAGATTGGCAAGAAAGCCATACGGGGCAACTTCTTGTCTGTCGCCACACCTGAACAAGCCGCAACATACACCCCACCACCTAAAGTCACCAGTGCGGTAGTCGGCAAAAAACTTGTCGCCCTGTTTAAGAAGGGCGCAAACAAAGAGTTTTTGGATTTCATCTTGGCGGAAGGCTCGCTGATTATTGAATTAGGCGACAAAGCGGGAGTCAATTTCGCCGCTGAATATTTTGACAAGACAGGCTTACCCGTACCTCCCGTAAACAGCGCCTCCGTTCGCTGCTGGGAGGACCGCTGGGGACACGAATACCGTGTGACATTCCCCGTCCCACCGTTCCAACTTCCCGAGATTTGCACCAGCTATCAAAGCTACGGCGCTGGCGGTGCGGGACGCCTTACCATCAACTCCAAGCTGTTGTTCTGGTACATGGTTGAAGAAGGGATGCGGCTAGTACAGCCCGATTAGTCCTATGTTCTCTTACTACGGGAGTAAAAAGAGGTTGGCTCCACTGTACGCACCGCCAGAATTCGACACCCTCATCGAGCCATTTGCGGGGGCGGCGGGCTACTCTTTACACGGCGATCATTGGGAACGCAACGTGATGCTCTTCGACTGCAATCCCAAGATCGTAGCGACATGGAAATACTTGATCTCTGCGTCGAAGAAGGACATCCTCAGCCTTCCGGACATTCAACCCAAACAGACCCTCACCGAGTTCAAGTCTTTATCGACTGAGGAACGATACCTTATCGGCTACCATCTCAACCCAGCCTCAACCCGACCCAAGCTTACAGCAACCCAGCGTGTGTGCTGGAATCAACAGAAGCTTTGGATCGCCGCTAATCTCTACAAGGTGCGACACTGGCAGGTGTTTCAGCAAAGCTATGCGGACATTCCCAACCGCAAAGCGACTTGGTTTGTCGATCCTCCGTATCAAAAGGTTGGAAAGTGGTACAACGGATTCCAGCACATGGATTTTAGACATCTGGGCGGCTGGTGCCGCGAGCGTCAGGGACAGGCAATTGTGTGCGAGAACAGAGGAGCAAGGTGGTTACCCTTCCGCCTGCTGGTGACGCATAAGGGAATGGTTCAAACCAATACCGAAGTGGTGTGGGTAAGCCGTTAAGACTACGGGTTAACCCAACGCATGATGACGAACAGGTTGCTGTCCACTACTACCACGCCCAGCACCAGACGATCACGCTTTTGAAATACTTCTTCATCCTTTGCTCTCGTCTTTGTCCCTATCTTTATCTTTGTTCCAAATACTGCTGATCTTCGCCAGACCAAACGGGCTAATGGCAAACGCCGCCAGAGCATAGATAATCGCTGGCATCCCGCCAACCCACGTTATGAGCTTTTCTGGGTTATCGGTGTAGAAAATGTGCCGCACCATAAACCAAATCAACGCCATACTGGACACACTCAACCAACCACTAAGAATGCGGGCGCTGCTAGGCTCCCCCTTTTCGGAGAATGCGGCGGCAATGAACTTGATGATTCTGTGCGGAAGCCCGAGCTTTTCTTCGACCGCCACAGGTGCGGGACTAGTCGGGGTGGGAAGCGGTTCAGATGGCGCGGGAGACGACTTAGCGTTTTTCTTGGAGGTCATAAAACATGATTACTCCAAAGGATGCCCACCAGCACTAGCATACGGATCAATGACGCCCTTGCGCGGGCGTGGCGTTCCTTGCGGCTTCACCTTACCGCCACTCGAACCGCCGAGGCCCATAACGTAGTCCATGAAACGATCTTTCATGAAACGTGGGTTGGATGCGCGAAACGTCTCGCACAGACCTTCAGCGATATTTCGCTTCTCATCAGGTCCAACGCTCATGTTCTTGATTGCATCCGCCAAGGCGATGAAATCTTTCTTGCCCATTGCGGCCTTCTTGTCGAACGGCTCCATCACTTTCTTTTTGCAATGACGGCATTTGCCAGTCTCAGGTTCAACCGTTCTCCCCGGGTATTTACACTCGGGACAATGCTTTGCTTCGGTGACCGCTGTCTTTCCCTGAGCCTGCGGGATTTCCTTTACGAATTTGCCAGCGCCTTGCGCTGCCGACTGCTTTGCCGCTTCGCCCTGAGCCTGTGGGCTCTGAGTCTTTTGTGGTGCTTTCGGCGACCCACCTTCGTCGCGGTCGGTGCTAAAAGCGTCGGAACCACTGGCTTCTTTATCTTCCTCGGGCAAAGGTTCGGCCTCCGCTTCAGAATCCGATACAAATTTATCGGCCCCTTCTTCCGCTTCGGTCTCTTCTTCGGCTCCGAAATCAGGACCTTCTTCTGTCGCTTTCTCTTCGCCCTTGTCTTCGCCAAGCTCAAGTTCGTGCTTGCCTTCGTCGGTGAATGCCTTCTCAGCAGGCGAGGCACCCAGATCGATACCCAGAGCTTCGGCGGCGATTTCCATGGCCGCTGCCTGCTCATCCAAGCCCTTGTAGGCTTGCTGGAGGGCGTCAGCCAGAATGTCTGGCTGCTCTTCGGCGATACGGACAAACTTCTTGCCGTAATTCTTAGCGGCGGCGATGCGGACCTTGGCGGGAACTTCCTTGGCAAATTTCACCAATCCGAGATTTTCGCGGAGGGCGTCCATGCTGTAGGCTTGACGTGCGGTCTTCGCTACAAGCTCGTCAAGGGCCTTGGCGAACTTCGCTGGAGACTTCGCGCATTCGCGCATTTTTGCATAATTCGCGGCTTTTTCCTGCTTGCGAGCTTCGCGACGGGCTACGATAGCCTTACGGACGGTCTCACGATTTGCCTTCTTCACTTTGTTTGCCATGGTGTACTCCTGTTAATGAGTCAAAAAGTTGGATTTTACTGGTTATTCTACGCCAGTCGCTTTTTCTGCCTCGGAATGCTGTTTTGAGCGGCAGTCCTCGCAGCGGTGATCGCCTTTAGCTGTCGGTTTGCCGCATTTGCATTTCTGACTGCTTTCTTTACCCGAGACGGGGCTTTCCTTCATGGCGCGAGCTACACTGAGCACCAAACCCTGCTTCGTCTTGGTGCCCCATGCCGTCTGGACGCGATCTTTGTTCGCTGGGTCACGTTTCAGGGAACCCCACAGCATTTCGATCAGGGGGTGGTTCTCGTACTGGTTCTGCACGTCGCGTTGTAGTCCACCGTCGCCGGGCGCTGCTTGCTTACTCGCGCCGTGGTACTCGCCACGTTGCTTCGGAGCCTTAGGACAATTGGACTTGTGTTGTCCGCGTGCTCCTTTATCTGAACAAGTACACCCCCAACTGTCCGGTTTGGGGATGTCAAGTTCCGCCTGCTTGGTGGAGGCTTCGATTGTCTCGGGCTCATCGCCCATTACGCTCATGGCGGCATTGACCGCGCCTTCCATGTCTTCCCAATGGAACGGCTCGCTAACTTTATCGTTGTCTTCGTTGTAGACGGTCAGGAATGCCCCGTCACTACCCTCGTCCGCCTGTACCCAGAGGCGCACGGTACCCTTCATCGGGATTGCGGGAGCATAGGTGCCCTGTCCGCGAGCCTCAGAGCCCACAAGAACGTACGGACCTTGATACTGGTCAAAAGCCTTGACCGTGCCGCCCAGAGCGTCAGCGATAGCGTGGTGCATCGGCCATGCCTCACGGTCATCAGCCTCGGACTGACTCATCTCGCCCGTGGCTTCCTTCTTGGAAGACTGGAGTGGGAGGTTCATCTGGTTCGGATCGGGAGCAGGCGTTTCTTCATCTTCCTCATCGAACAGATTGCCGCCGTACTGCATGAACACCGTGTTGCCTGCCTTCAGTTCATCGGTCATGCTTTCGATCTGATACCGCTCATGCCAGTAGACGTTGCCGTTGGGATCGGAGAAGATTTCTCCGTCAGTTAGCGCACCAATATCCTCGGGATTTACTTTCTCCCAGCCATTGGTGAAGAAATCCTCCATCATTTCCCAGATGTCGTCAAGCTCAATGTTGTGGGCGAACTCATAAGTCGAGTTGCCGCTTTCATCCTGCATTTGCTCCTCGGCGACTTCCCTTAGAAGATTCTCAGTCGGGCTCAGATCAATACCGCCCTTAGTGTAGGTGACCTTGACGTAATAGCCTTCGTCCTCGCCAGACGTGGGTTGTGCGATTGCAGCCTGTTTGTTTTCCATGGATGATTCCTTCTGCGTCTTGAATTGCTCGATGATAGCGTCAGACGACGTACCCGGCTCAACCGCCGTACCACGTCCTTTCAACGACTCGTACAGGGCCGTTGACTTTTCCTGATTCGTACCGCGACTGCGACGTTTGACCTGAGTGACGGTGCTATCATACTCGGTCTTCGCCATCGTTGTCCACCATTGAAGCTGCTGCTTGCCCCATTGCCCATCTGGGTAGTAATAACCGAACACGATCACTTCACCCTTTGGAATGCCGGGGGCTGAAAGTTCGCGAAGAAGTGTCACGCCGTACATCGGACTCTTGTCGGGCTTGCTCAGGCGATCTTTTCGATCCTGCACGCTCTCAAGCTGACCCATATCAATTTCGGCGGTTTTGGACGCCCCCGCTTTTGGGACCATTTTGTGGTGGTATTTCAAAAGCTTACTGTCTAAATCCGTGCTGGTCGTTCCTCTGGTACCGTCCGCACCAAACATCCACTCACCGCTGGTGGACATGATAACTACAGTTCCAATGGGACTTTTCCAGAATTGTTTCCCACCCGATTTTCCACCACTGAAAAGGGCATAGCCGTAACGTTTCAAAATTTCGATGTTGTCGTCCAGCGTGGCCGTGTCCCTACTATCTGTTGTGTCTTTCTGCGGTGCATAGCTGTAGTTTTGCAAATTATTACTGTTGTCGAGCAAGGGGTCTGGTTTATCTTCGAAGCTAACTTCTGGTTCAAGCAACGAAGCGCCATCGGCGGTTTTCTTAGGACGCGGAGGAATCCCCTCAAGACGGAGTTCCGTATCGGATTTCTCAACCAGCCCCAACTCTTCGGGAGTCTTTGGCTTGCCACGCTGCGGCATCGCATTGATTCTGTCGGAAGCGGCGGACGCCTCATGTTCGTCTTCGGCTCCCTCAGTGTCAGGATGATAGCCGTAAAAGTCCATCCATTCCTTGATGTGCGGCTCTTCGCCGCGTCCCTTCGCCAGAGCTTCGTCAACCATCGACTGCATGTACTCCTGACCATGCGTGGTCAGAGGGTTCTCAAGGAAAATGTGGCAGCCCGCGCAGTGCTCAGGAGCGTCTGATTCTTCCTCGAAGAACGGTCCCTTCGGGTAGCTGTCGGAATCATAAGAATACTCATCCGTTGGATCGGCGGGGACCTGCTTAGGGTAGTTCTTCTGAATGTCGGCGGCGATCTCCTTCGCACAAGTCGGGCACCACATTTCCGCCTGATAGATGAAGCCCTGACGTGGGCTGCTGTGATCGGCAGACTCGTGGAAATTCTCCGCACAAGAACCGTCACCGTTATCAATCTCTTCAAGGTCGATGTCGCCCTCATCTCCGATGAACTGACCCACATCAACGACCGACCAAGTGGCTCCGCACGGCCCGCAGACAACCCACCATTGCCCGTGCTCGAAGTACGGGTTGCAGTTCTCGTGAATCTCCGTGAGCGGGTTCGTTTGTGCCAGTTGAGCTACCTGAGCTTCCATCTCTGGCGTATTCTGTTCGGTTTTAAGTGCGGAATTTTTACTTGTCATGTGGTACTTCCTGTTCGGGATTTCTGGCGGAACTGTTCTTTTTTCCGGTGTATCTTCTCCTTGTCCCGAGGGAAGAGCAATCGGCGTTCCGGGCGGTGGGGCAACTACCGTGTTCGCGCTTGGCGCTTGCGCTGGAGGGGCGGGAGTGGCTGCTGGTGCTGGGGCGGGCGCTGGTGCTTGTGCCTGTGCGGGTGCCGCAGGAGCGGGGGCAGCCGTCTTGCTTGCGATAGTCATCGACACAACCCTTTCACCATTCTTCATATATTTTCTCACAGCACGTTCGGCAGAGCCGTAATTTACGCCTGAAACCTCCTGCTCACGCTGATTCCCCTTGGAATCCCGCAGAAGAACTTTCCATTTACCTGATGTCGCAATCTTTGGGGGCGCATTGCCGCTTTGGTAAAACTCTTCACGCCACAGATCGCCCGCACCGCGCACGTCATCTTTATCCCCGCCGCGACCAGCAAGTTCCGCAGATTCTTTAACTGATCCCTGCGTGCGTCCATGAGGTAAGCGCCCAGTGTCACCCGGCGTAATGTCGGGGCGAATCGCTTGCTGATCGGCATCCACAAAATCATGACCGAGCATCCCCTCCTTACGCCGTGTAGTAGGTCGAGGAGTCGGAAATTTCGACTGTTCTTCTCGTGGGCGAATTCGGGTTTCCATTTCGGGTAGTTCCTCGTATTGAATCGGACCACGCCTAGCCATCTCAAGATCATCCTCTTCCGTTGGCCCTACGGCATTCTTAAGAGTTTTCTCGATGAACTCGCCACGTCGAGCTTCCATCTTCTTGATTTTATCGCCCCACTTGCCTGCGTTTTTATTTTCTGGGCACTCGCAGCCTTCGCAGATGCAGTTTGCCTTCAGACGATCACAACCGTCGCAGTACGGGGCACCAGCAGTATGTGCGGAGGACAGAATCTTAACCGTGTCATCGGGATCGCCAGTGCCTTGTTCCAATCGGATGTACTCGATAGTTGCGTCGGTGCATGGCTGGCAGTAGCGGGTTTTGTATCCATAGATTTCAAGCATGTGGGCTGCGGGATTCTGGCACCCACCCGCTTGGTGACCCAGCGGACATTCATCCCACTCACAGGCGCATTGACCGAGGTCGGCGGGGTCGTGGAACCCCTTGGTGTCCTTGTCTGGGTTGTCATACTTCAGCGTCTCGTCAAGGGTGTCACGAGTCGGATCATCGGCAGCACACTTTTTGGAATTGAACTCTCGCAGCTTGGCGAAGGCTTGACCGTAATTACGTTTAGCCGCCTGCCATTCGGGAGTAGCCTTCACATCGTCGGGCGTCATGCCTGTTGGTCCCTTGGGGAACTTCTTGAGTTCCTTGCTGGTACGATCTACCTCTTCTTCCAGCTTCTTTTTTCGCCCACAATTAAGACATGTATACCCACCGTAATAACTCCCACAATTTTCGCACGTTTTACCCCCTCCTTCATCATCCGCCGTGCGAGCAGCTTCCTTCGGATCATTGATACCCTTGACGATGCCATGATTCCAGTTCTTGCCGCAACCATTGCACTTGGCGGTCTCGAAGTCCGTGGGCATCAAGCCGTAATCGTCAGAGCCACAATGGGGGCACTTGGGTTTTGCCGCTGATACCTTACCTGCCCGCCAATCCTGATTGTATTGCTGGCAGTGTACACAAGTGGGGAAATGCTCATCTTCGAATTGTCCCAGCATCTCGGAGACCTGCGATGTCTGACCGAAGCGACGGATCAAATCATCGGCGTATTTTTTGTATTCAGGACAGTTCGGATCAAGCACTCGTGCTTCCAAACCATCCGCCGTCTTGCAGTTGTCGCAGGAAGCCACATAGGACGTGACCTTGGTCGCAGGGCAACGGCAAGTCTGGACATTGCCGCACTTTCTGCATTCGGTTCGGTCGTGATGGTGGTCGGACGAAGCCTTGGCGGGACGTGCTTTTTGCTTTGGCGGCGGGAACATGTGCTTTAGCAAGTCCACGAACTTGTAGGAGTTGCCCAGTTGGACTTTGTTCTCGTAGACGAAATCTCGAATCAGGATGCCGAGCTTATCCCGATACTGCTTCAGGGAGTCAAAGCTCAAACCTGTGCGGCGAATCCACTCTTGAGTCAGATCGCTGATCTTAACATCGTCAATTCGCTGTGCCTGATCCCAGTAAATCCTGAGCAATTCGGCATAGTTAGGAGCGGATTTCGGGGTCTCCTTGCCCCTCACCCACTCTTGGAATTGATCGATGAACTGCATGATGTCGCGTTCGGACTCGCCCAGTCCGACGCCCGGAGCCACGCCGTGTTCCTCGGTATCAAGGATATTATACGTTCCCTCTCCAGATGGTGTGGGTTGTTCGATAGCAACGTCTTCGATATTTTCCGTTTCGAGGCGATGGCTGGGGGTATGCACCGAATAGGCGTAATTTTTCGCATCCACACGAGCATGATGTCGTGCGTAATACTCGAAAGTTTTCTTCAGGAGGCTGCTGACTTGTTTCTCCACAGGATCAGCCTTAACTTTTTCCTGCCAGTGGAGTCGATTCTCTAGCGTCTTCTTTTCGTCTGGAGTCAAGTTCGGATCACGAAGTTGACGCTTTATCTTGTTAATGCCGCTGGACAAACCTGAAATTTTGTCGGCAGCGTTTTCCAGAAGTGTTTTTCCGTCCTTGTCCTTACGCATCATCAGGAGCTTAATGACGGTGTTGTACATGATCTCGTCTTGGAGATCAAAGTTGGGGGTAACAGATGCTAGGATTTCGCCATAGACCTTTTGAAACCACCCAGCCCAGTTCATCGCTGGGTCAGTGGGGAGCCCCGCCTGTTCAATCAGTGAGTTGACAATCGCAGTGAGGTCTTTGTTGAATGCGAACTTCAGGAAGGACGCGAAACGCATCCGAGCCCCGTCAATCGGGGAGAAGTCTGCGGGGATTGGAACCGGCTGTCCCTGAAGGTTCGCAAGTCGGAAGCTCAAGGAGCCGCCAGCGGCGATCTTTGACAAGACCCTATAGGCGTGGCCGTCTGTGGAATAGACGGTTCGCCCGGGCTCGATTAGGTGGGAAAGCTTGGCAGCCGCCGCTTGTGTGGCGTCCAGCTTCATCTTTCCTCCTTAGTCGGTGATCGGGTCGTTAGCGGCTTCGCCGTCCGTCTTTTCGTCTTCCTTCAGAACCGATTCGAGGATATCCATATAATTTTGGTGGTCGGCGAAAGCCTGAGGGTCGTGAGACTGCCCTGCGGCTGAGTCCTTTGCGTCCTTCTGTGCGACCTTGAGGCCGAGGCGACCGAGTTCGCCAGCATACAGGCTGTTCATTGCTGTGGCATCTTGTGCTGCTATCTTTTTCGACATTTTTGATTCTCCATGGAGGGAAATCGTCCCCTATCTTTGAATACTAAAGTCAAATAATCCAGTAAACTACTGATAAATAAAGCTCTCTTAACCCAAAACGTACTCGAACCAGTGTGTTAACGTCCCGTCCACTCCTGCTGTCTGAACTGCTGTCTGAACATACACGTCATTTGGCTGGACGAGTGCCCAAGACATGGCATCCAGTCCCAGCCAAGTTGACCATGCGGTTTGCCCGACTGGATCCGGTTGACCAGCGCCAGAAGAAGAGACTTGACCCGCACCCGTCACATTACCTGAAGCGGTGATCCACATATCCTTCACGCCTGCGGAGTAGGGCGTGTCGTAGGATCGGCTCCCGACAAGATCAATCGACTGCGTTGCTCCAAAAGGAAGCGTATACTCATTCCAGTTCGAAACTGTCGCTGACCCCGTTACTTGGTAATAGTATCCTTGAGGCACCATCATGACCATCGGAAACTGATATGTGCTGCCGTTGGACATGACGGAATCGCCGATTATTGTCGTTGGAGTCGGTGAAGCGTCACAGATCAAGCCAATGGTACCGCTAGTGGAAGAGCCGATGTTCGCCACGATCAGTTTTGCCTTGCTTGCCGTGTTTTGATAAACGGTGTTCATTGCGCGAGTGTTTGCGCCTGCTGGACCGAGATCACCTGAAAACACGACAGGGCTGCCGTTGACCGTTAGCTCGGCTTCTAGTTGCAAATTAGGAGGCGTTCCCACGATCTCATAGTAGTCACCCGGAGGAACGATGACAGTGAAGGGAAACCATTGATTCAGAAACCCATGTCCTTGAAGAATTGTAGTGGTTGGAGTCGGAGAGCTATCACTTAAGATAGTCATGATTCCGCTAACGGCTCCTATAACGATGAGGGATTTCACATTTGTGTTCTGATAAACCGTGTTAAGAACACGACCTCCCGGACTCGGAATGTAATTATACTTGGAGAACCATTTGTGGCGGTGTGGAAATAGTTTGAACGTCGTATTCATTTAGGCGAGGTCTCCACTAGCCAGCCAAACATTTGCGGCGGTTTGAGTCACAGCAATTGTTGAAAACTGAGTACGGGTTGCCAGCGATGCGGGGGTGTTAATGGTCACACCAGCGCCCTGTACAAACGTGATTTGACCTATCCCCGCTTGAACCACGGTCAGAACCGCGCCAATCGGAAAAGCCACGCTGGAGTTCGGTGGAACCGTGAACGTGCCGGGTGTAGCCATGTTCATGTCCGTCATGTTGTTGTTGTCGGACAAGGCGGCGACGTAGTTGACTGTCTGATTATTGATCGCTACTCCTGAGGAGATGAGCCCCCACGATGTGCCAAAGATATAGATTTGACCTGCGCTCCCTACAATCCATCCCGATTTAGGGACAAAGAACATCCAGTAGCCCGGTATGTTGGTGGGATCATCCGTAGTCCAATAGGCGATACTGTTGGCTTGGCCTGTCCACAAACCCGTGGGAGCAGTCCCAACAACGTAGGAGTCCCCGTTGGCAGGTGAGCCGGGCGGTGTGTTCAGCCCGACGCCGATGACATTCGGCTGAATCAATGCTTGAAAACTACGAAGCATTGCCTCACCCGCAGTGTAGTAGTTATCACCGAGGGCTGCGCTGACGAAAAGTTGCGGGATTTTAGGACCAAACGAAACGGACATTTGTTTTTCTCCTACTTAACGGTCTTACCCGAGTGTATATTCCCACCAGTGAGCCAACGTGGGCGAACCACTGTTTTGTCGAGCGGTATAGAATTCCCCAAGTGATACAAACAGTGCCCCCGCACTACGTTGCGAATTGGTGTTCGACATAGTGGTGGTATCATACGGAGTAGTTCCCGGAGGGGAACAATAACTGGAGTTTATAATCAAATTTCCCGTCGTTGAAGGCAGGGATGACACCGATACAAACATATCTTTGCCCACACTCGCTATCTGAACGCCTGTGGTTGATGGGGCGGAACCCGCGATGGCTTGAAGACTTCTCAGCACTGGAGCAATCGAATAATCAATGGACTTGGAAGCATTGAATGGCAGAGAATACTCATTCCAATGTCCAACAGACGCCCCCGAGCAAGTCACTTCGTAGTAATGATTGTTCGGAATCATCATCCAGATCGTCTGGCTTCCCGTGGAGACCCCATCGGACTGCCAAACAACGTTTGTGGGGGAAGCGCCAGCGTCACTTATACCTTGGATGGTTGTACCACCACCGACGCTTGAAAGATCGACCAGCACCAGCATTGCTCCGCCGCTGGTGTTTTGGTAAACCGTACTTAGCGAACGACTGCCCGACAATTCTCCTGAAAATGTAACGCTCCCTGTGATAATCTCCAACTCTACCCAAGCTACAGAAGTACCACCAACGCAGATGAGTTCGTAGTAATCGTTGTTAGACACCATGAAAAAGAAATTGGTGCCAAATCCCGACTGGGCATACTGGTCTAACACTACTGTAGACGGGGTGGGAGATGCATCGGTCACGGCTTGAAGATCGTTGTTATTTCCCACCATCCACCCAAACACTATGATGGGTTGCCCCGTGGTGTTCTGATAGACAGTATTTATTGCTCTCTGCCCCGCCAGCCCCGTTGTAAACCACGTTTTAGCAAATAGGGAGCCCGGACTTCCCCCTCCACCTCCCGGCACGCTGAAATTTCCCGTACCGTCATAATAGACCGTCACGCTGCCGGGAAGAACTACCCCCGGTTTAATATCCGCAGAGCCATTGCCAAGAATGATGGCATTTGAAGTCAACGAACCCGTGTGAGTGACCGTTCCCGAACCGCCGCCTCCAGTGATCGTAACGAAATTCCCCGTGCCATGATCCAATAGAGGGGTTGTGATAGATGTGGGATCGACTACGTTGACTCCACCGTTGTGCCCACTGCCAGTGTCCAATGAAATTCCTACTGTGCCCGTACCTGACAACGTGTTTCCGTCAACCGTGTTGTATGACGACGAAGCCAGACCGATACCAACGGCGAAGCTGTGCACGGCTCCAACTATGATGTTGCTGCTGACGTTGTTATTCGCGGCACTCCCCGTAAGGCTAATCACGGTCTGCGACGTAGAGCTACAGTACATCACGTTCGACTGAACGATATTACCTTTTGAGCTAGAACCATTTATTAGGACGCACGGACCAGTACCGGCGTTGAGCCCGATGAAATTGACATTGTTAACTACAACTCCAGAACTGTTCTCGATGTCGATAGCGGGTGCCGACCCAAGATTAGCTGTGTACCCGCCGTTTATTTCTACGTAAGCGTCGTGCCCGTTCAAACCTGTGATATAAAAAGCACTCACAGTTGAAGCGTCGTGGATGGTTCTTAAGAAATGAATATCTTCGTTGAAGTTAGATGAAGCTCCGTCGATGTACACTCCATACGTGCATGAGGCCGTCTCGAAACCCTCGGTGAAAAGATCGGATACTCCAGCCCCCGAAGTGCTTACGTGCATTCCATGGAAAGTTCCTGAGGACGCTTTGTTGATGGCAATACAGTCCGTCATTCGCGTAGAGAAGAACCCCGTAGTGTTTGTTCCCACCATCTTAAAGCCGTATCCCGTGATGCCGTTGCTGAGGGCCGTCCATTCAGCTAAGCAATTAGTGTACGTGCAAAGCTGGGCATTCTGGTGATAGAAGCAGAAGATGCTGTCGAAGACCCAGAGGTTTTCCAGCTTGGCATCGATCACGCTGTTCAGTATGAGTCCGTTTCCAGTGGTGGGAGTGACGGATCGTGCAAGGCAGAAGTCTTTTAGAAGATTGCTGTGAACCTGTGTGCCGCCGTTGCCGACATTTACCATATCGACAGTTGCGCTGTTGCAAGTGATTATGGTTCCACTAGCGCCTCCCCCAACGGGAGTACCTGCGGTCAATCCCGCCATGCCGACATTAGAGGAGGTGATTACAAGCGTAGCAGTGATAAGGTAGGTCTTGACACCAAACTGAACTGTTCCACCGCTCGCTGAAGCGGCTGTGATTGCTGCTTGGATGGCTGTAGTGTCATCGTGGATACCGTTGCCAACCGCGCCATACGTCTCGGGGTAAAACACGCCATTGGAAAAGCCGCTAACCGTAGTGCCGCTGGCTGCATAAATAGCGATTTGTCCCACGGTGCCTGAGGTCACTGTTCCCGAACCGCCGCCCCCGCTGGGAGTTTGCCAATTCGCTGTTGTGGCACTTGTTGCTGTGAGAACTTGTCCTGCGGTTGGGGCTATCCCGCTAACAACCACGCCGAAAATTTCATTCGCATTGATTATGCCAAGAGAAGAGCCCACTGGTGTAGCGATGGTGGTAGCGGTAGAAATGGTGACTGCTCCGATATTGGCAAGTAACCGACCGTTGTAAATACCGCCATCAACTGTAATGGAGGTATGTGCGAGAATGTTGCCGTTGAACACGGTGCCAGCGTTGGCGGCTGCGGTGAATGAACTGCCACAAACGAAAACAACGTTCGCGGCTGTTGCACCACCTGCCAGAATGATTGTTGAAGCACTCGTCAAGCCAATCGTAGTTGAGGCGAGGAAAACGTAAACGCCCGCGCCGTTGAGAGTTAGTGTTCCGCCGCTGATGGTGAAAGTGCCGCCGCTGTAAACGCCGGGGGTGAGGGTTAGGCCGTCGAGAGCCACACCAAGGGCGGTTCCCGGCCCCATCGCTTGGTAAGTTGCGATTGCTGTAGCCAAGTCTGTCTGGTTTTGAGCAACTGCCGTAATCACTGCTGCACCCGAAAGAGTCCATGGCGGGCTTCCCGGCGTGATTGTGTTGGTCGGGAAGGAGCCGATGTTCCCGCCGCTGATTATGGTGCTTGCACCGTCCGAGTTCGTGACTGCTGATGCACCGAGGATGGCGTAAGCTGACGCCGTAGCTAATTGCGTAATGACTGGGGATGTGATACCCGAAAACGTGAGTGATGCTCCGTTGCCTATCGTAAATGTGGCTGCGGTGTTGGTGCCAGTCGCAAGATTGGTGAACGATCCACCGCCCAGAGCCGCGACACTCGCCGCCGACACGGAAAGGCTTTGATTGGGCGAGCCAATGCGTGTTATGAGGAGCAGGTCTCCACCTTGGGCGGGGATGCCTGAGGCAAGCTGACTGATTTTTCCATTAGGCATTATGATGCTCCCACAGGTAGGTGTAAAATTCGTTAGCCATCTGTTTTCTCCCAACCGCTCTAATCGGCACCTATATAACGGATTTGTAGTCCCTCTACGTGGTTATGGTTATAGTTGCGGTAACCGTCAAAAGGATTGGCGGCGAGCCCACCAAAATCGGGTTTCCCACGGCATCGTACCCCGTCATCGTCAGAATGATGGTACCCGGTCCTTGCGTTCCCCCTCCCCAAAAATTCCCCCAACTTACACCCCACCCAGAGCCAGAGCCCGTGAGGTCTAAAAAATAGACGCCCGAAGGTCCCAAGAACCCCGTATCGAGCCCATTAGTGCCCGTTATAATGACTTGTGCCACACCCGCCGTCAGCCACAACAGGTCAATGACGTTTGGCGTTATTGTACCGCCAGCGAAGATGGCAGTTGACGGGACGGGGGTCAATGCCATTTCAGGTGATACGATGTCTCCCGCTGGAATGAAGGTAGCAACCAGCGCAAATCCGGGCACGTTGGGCAATTCGCTGACCGACGATTCCAGTTCAACCACCCCGCCATCCTCAAGAAGAAGTATGGAGCCGTCTTCTAGTAGCACAAAGGAGTCGGGGATACTGCCAGCTACCAAGTCCATGAAGGGGGGATTAGGCACGTGGTGGACGACCTGAACAAAACTCTGAGGATCGATAGCTTGAATCAAGTAGATCAGGTACCGACTGTTATTCGTATCGAAACTGAAGGATGAGATGGTCTGAAGCGCCCCATCCGCGTAAATGCTCAGATCACGAACGGGGTTGAACGCACCAAGAGGTCCGGGCTGTGTAAACGGGCCGACAAACGGCGGCGATACCACAAGCTGAACTCTGTTCGGGTACGCCCCATTCGTGAATGCCGTTACGATTTGCATTACTTCCTCTTGAACAGCCTCTTTGCAAATGCGATCACATCTGTGAAATAGATGTTGCTTCGGTCCAGTGTGAACCAGATCAACAGCAGGATGAAGATGTGCAGATCGAGCACATCGCCGCGAGTCCAAGGCGTAGACATTACTTTCCCTCTTCGCTTAGAGCCAGTTCTTTTGCGCGGTCCTTAACGTACTTCCAGACCTTTCGAAGTTTTTCCATGTACTCAGGTGACTTCTTTTCCTTCACGGGTTTTGCCTCTGTTTCTTCGTATGGCAGCCCTTGATGCAAATGAGGCTCGCCCTTACGGTGCTTCTCTTCAATACTCTCCTGCTCGTTCTGATAAAGGTTCTGAATCGCCTCTTCTTCTCCATTCGGGGCAGGCTTTGGTGCTGGTGCGGGCACTGGAGCAGGCTTCGGCTTTTCCTCGGCAGGCGCGGTCGCTGGCTTGTCGCGCTCGACCACGGGCTCTACCTGATCCTCCAAGTCCTCTTCATGCATCAGGCGGGCTTCCTCTTGCTCGCGGAGGGCTTCGTACAGCTTGTCCTGAACCTCCTTGTCCTTAACCTTCCTGATCTTCTCCAGTTCCTTCTTTTTCTTCATCTCCTCCTGTTTCTCTTGGAGGCGCTCGGGCGTCTTGTCCAGTTCGTCCTTCTTCTCTTGCATCGTCCGCTCACGCAATATCTTCACGATGTTGTGCTGCACGCTCGGCAGGATGCGCTCGAACACCGAATGGACGTGTTTGCAGATAACGAAGTTGCCCCGCAGGTCAAGCCGCTCTGTAGGTGCCTGTAGCTGCGGTCTGGGCGTCCCTAGCAGCCCATCTCGCTGGTGGAGGTTCCACTGGGCACCCCAATACAAAAACGCAGGGCAGGAGCAGCTAATTTGCACGTCGAGGTCTTTCGCTTGGCTAGATTCCTGCACCTTTGTCGTGTCAAATTGAACACGCACATCGTGTCCCGCCGGGTCGGAATCTTCTTTGTTGCACTTCACGTTGTAGTGAAGAAACAAGGCTTTGGGGTTTGAATCAAGGAGAGTCGGGGTACACCCGGGCCTATAGCGTTTAGAAAAACTGTTGGTTTGACGCACCAAGTCGGGAAGACTGATGGCTGTTTTTACCCCGAACTTTTGTTGCAGTTTTGACAGGGGAATCGTTACGAACATTGTGTTTGATTCTCCCGTCGCATAGTATAGTCCTCCGACCGCTGTGCTCGACGTTCGGGAGTCCAGTACGCCAACACCTTCTCAATCCGTTCTTTAGGTGGTTTCTTGCCCAACAAAGACGCCCTTCCCGCCGTCCAGCCCTGTTCTACATAAGAATCGAGAAGATGGGAAGGAATCCTGATTGTTTCGGAATCTTTGGATACCCACTTCGTGCCGTACCCAACGTTTCGCTCCCCCGAGAGAGCTTGACTAAGATTTTTGCGGTGTTCATCGGAGAACACCAACCCTTTATGGGCCTCACTCAAGGCAAGACGATGTTCTTCTGACAGTGCCTTTCCTTGGTGCGCTTTACCTATTTTTTCGCGGTGCTCGGGGGATAGTTTCTTTCCTAATTGAGCCTTCCCAATCCTGCGACGGGTTTCTTCACTACGTGGTTTGCCCCAATGCGGGTTTTTTTCACCACGTTTCGAATCCCCGATGCGCCTACAATGCTCTATGGAGAGAGGAACACCCATCATCCGCTCACTCATACGACGCCTAATTTCTGGAGTTTTAGCATCACGCATCCGTTGACGGGTTTCGTCCGTGAGAAGTCCGATACCATCCCCACCAAGAGTTCCGTTGTAGCCATTTTCTGGTTTGTAAGACTGATGCAGGACAATGAAGAACGTCTCCATCGCAGCCAACTCTTTCTCAGTTTTGGCTACATAGACAGGCTCAACTATAAAAGATTCCGGACCGTGTTTGCGGATAGCGCGATGAAAGTACACTTGACTCTCACCACGAGCATCTCTTTTGTGGTGTTGCCAACGTCTGGTAAGCGGCTTAACGGTCTTGCCGATATAAACCTTGCCGTTTATTTTGTTGGTTATGCGGTAGACAATCACAAGACGCCCCCACCTAATGGTTAGGTAGATGAATAACTTCATTCATGGTCAAATTCTCCACATCCCACGATCAGGTGCGGCTCCTCAATGAGGCAACGACTTGATGCGGAATGACAGGTTAAATCGGGGGCACCCATACAGAAGCACACTGTTTCATGGTCTGGGTATGCGGGCTCAGTCTGTAGGCTGGTAGGCTTATTACGGTTTGGCATTTAGAACGTCTTATCTTTGAGGCCGAGACGCTTACGCACCTTCGGGTCTTCGAGGTCCTCACCGTCTTTGAGACCCATCCGCTCGCGGAACACGGGGTCATCGGTAGAGACTTCAGTCGGTTGGGCTTTCTTCCGCTTCTGTTTAATCTCTTCCTGTGTCGGTTTTTGCGGTGTTGATGGAGTTTTTGGTAGGTCAGGCTTGAGTTTTGGCAACGAGAGCTTCAGCATTCGCTGGCACTCTGCGGGATCAATCGGTTGGGGCGTCGGCTTAGTGACCACCTCCTCGGCATGGTCCTTGAGGAGAGCACTCATGCCTAGCGAAGATTGCTTCAGGGTCTTGACGATCTGTCCATTGCGAAACACGGTCAGCTTTTGATTGACGGTATCGTGAACGAGAATATCCCCCGCGTTAACTCGGAAGCTAAATTGAACAAAATTGATCGGGGACTTGGCTACATAAATTTTTTGCATTCTTTACCCCTAGCTGTTTAATACCCAAAAGAGAGAAGGATATTGGGGAAAAAGAAAAAGGGGCACGGTTTCCCGTGCCCCTAAGTTGTACCAAAACAACGAGAAGGTTAGTTCTCGCCGAAGTTGGCAGCCGCGTTGAAGCGACCGTTAACGGTCAACCGCTGAACGCCTGAAGGATTGAAGACGAGGAAGCCCAAATTCTCAAATATCGAGAATCCGATTTGCCTCAAATCAGGACGGTCGGCACTCATCACGGTCAACGGAATACGTTCTGGGATTACGCCGAGGAACTCAGCGTCCGCCAGAATATAGATGCAGCCGTAGCCGACCTTACGAGACTGGAGGAGCGTTGCGCCCCAGAGATAGCCCATGACGCCCGTCTTCAACAGCTTGCGCTGTGTTTCACGGTCGATGTTTTGCTGCGTCCACTTCAACAAATCCGTGTAATCGCGAGGATTGAAGAAGATGAAAGCAACCGACAGATCGTGGCGTGCAACCTGACCAAATCCATCCGCCAGCGAGTTGATGTCGATGGGGGCGTTGATTGGAATGTCGGGGTTGTAAACCGGATCGTTTGGTGCATGGCCGACTGCGCCCGCCGCAACACCGTCAAACAGATTGAACACGTAACCATCTTCTGCCGCGCCTACTTCAGCCTTTGCGAGGTTGAGTGAGCGAGCAACGAGATCGAAACGACGTTCCTTGATCTGGGTGATCGGGATCATGGGGTTGGACACGATTTCAAACGTCGGAACCGTGACACGCTTTGGCTTGGTCACACGCACAATGTCGCCGCCTTCTTCACCGACCACAAAGGCTTCAACGAAAGACGAGCCGGGGGTCGAGCCCACAGTCATCGCGCTAACATCGAATTCCTTGTCGTAGATGGGGAGTGCGCCATCGGGAAGAGTTTCGACCATAAGAGCCTTACGAGCAATGCTCATATAGTCACGACGACGACGGAGGGACGGTCCCAACGACGCCGCTAATTTTTGACGACCACCTGCGGTCTTGAGCAACTGTCCAAGCATAGCCGTCTGCTGTTGTGTACGAGAAAGATTTGCCATGTTAGTTCATTCTCCTTTACAGTAACGACGCTACGCCGAGCCAAGCTTCGGTCGTGGTGGGAACGTGGGTGCAGATGCCGACTTTGATCGCGGACGCATTGCTGTGTGCCGCATCGGTGTACTGTCCGACGTTCGTGTGGGCTGAGCCGCCGCAGTACAGGTATGCACCGAGGACGAATGTTGCCGCCGTGTCGTAGCACTTCCCGTCCGAGTTACCCACCATTCCCTGCCACATGGCACGGACAACGGGGGCTTTCTTGGAACCGGAAGGACCAATAGCGCCAGCGAATTCGCCGCCGTTATTGAGTAGTGTCGCGAAGGGAACGCCGCCATTCGTCGAGCCATAGGTCGTAGCGTCCGTGTCGCACGGAACGATATTACCGATGAGGCCGAAAGCAGGTTGGTTCGCCGACTGGACTGGATACGCTGCGTTTGTGCTCGCGCCAGTGATGGCAACAATCACACCGCCCACATACCCGCCAGCAGCTAACGTCTGTTGGTCAGTTCCCGGATCGCCAGTGAGGAACAAAGCTGGGGTGCAGTTAACGGAATCGTTCTGACCCAGATAATGAAGCTTTACGCTCATTTAGTTCTCCAGAATTGTGAAGCAAATTTGAAACAGATTGCCCAATTCCAATCCGGCCTTTTGGGGGCGAAGGACTATAGAAAAGTGCGTTCGTAATAAGGGTTTGGTATCAAGAAAACTCGTTCATTAGCGATTTTTGTGGTATCATGGCTTTATGGAATACCGTTGTGCGGGGAATAGAGAAGAGGCGATACGACGCTTAGGCGGGCAGTGTCAGTCCCCCGATTGTCAATGGATCAATGAGAACAAAAGCCGGGGTTGTACCGATATTCGTTGTCTACAGATAATTCAAAGCGATGGTGACCCGCTGCCCCGAAGGATGGGGGGATGGAAATACCACAAAATGCTTTCAGACCCCGAGTTTACAAAAAAGTACCAACTTCTGTGCGCCAACTGCAATTGGATCAAGCGAAAATGGGCGGAACCTCGACAAGAGCGTCGTCAAGTGGATGGGCAATGGCAGGTCAAAATTGGTAGTCTGTGGGTCCCCTACACGCCATTCGTACCTAAAAAGAAACGAAAGAAAGACACCGTAATATCTCAGGACCTACTCAACGCAGTGGTCAACATGGAACCGCCGATTTAGCAATTGCGATTGCCTGATGAACCCGACCCCGAGCCCGAATACGCAGAGCGTTGGAACCCCTTATAGTCTGGGCCGTCGCGAATGACGATGTTCGCCCAGTCCTTGAACAGCGGGAAATGCAGGAAGTAATTCCCCTTGAATTCAACCCAGTATCCGTACATGGCATCCCAACCCGCGTTCAGCACCGTGCAGATTCCAGTCGCTACTGGAGGCTGCGGGGCGGCTAGATATTGGGGATACGGAATAGGGGGGTTGGGAATCGCATTCAACTGCGCCCATTTCCAAGGTTTGTCCTTGAATGAATTCACAAAACGTGGGAATATGGTTTCCTCAGAGAAATTGCTCATCCGTCCGATGCCAAACAGATCACTGCCAAACAGGACCGTGGTTTGGACCTTAGCTAAAATGGAACCAACGGCCAAAATGCATCTGTATCCAATTTGCTCCACCCCGCCCGTAGGCTGTACGTTAAGCTCAGGAGTAGAGAGTTGCACTGCTAGAATTTTGGCTGGAGGCGTCATATAAAAGATTCGGGTAGTAGTGATATAATGGGAAGATGACTGAACCACGGTGCGCCAATTGCGGGCAGATGAAGGTTGCACACACGATAGGTTTGATTTGTCCGAAGATGGAACTCCGATCCGACGAATACGACGAGAAGAAAATGAAATGGGTTTTGCTCGGCTATCTGGGTACCATCTACGCCCCCAAAAAATGAAGGGGCCGCTTTTGGCGACCCCTGTTGGGTGTTACGGTTTAGCTCGTGATTACTCTTCGGAGCCGAACAACGCGGTAGCGATGTCAACGGCTTTCGGTGAGGCTACGACAGGGCGGACACGCTTGATGCTGCCTGTGGGAGCCTTGGCTGCGGTCTTTGCGGCTGCGGACTTCGGAGCCTGCAACTCGGGACGTGCATCCTGCGGGGTACGCTTTGCACCCTGTTCCTCAGGCTTGATGTCCTTCATTGCTTCGACGAAGAGGTCTTCGTCGTGGTCGCCTTCGTTGTCGCGGGCTTCGCCAGTGGTGTCCTGCTTCATCTTGTTCGCCACTTCACCAGTGAAGGACTCAAGCACGTCAAAACCAGCGACGGATGCTGCTTCCTTGGTTTCAGATGCGATCAAGCTGTACAGTGGGTCGGCATCGGAGCCCTGCATATCGAAATAGCTCTCGATACTGGCTACCTGCATACCGCTGTCGTCAAGCACTGATTCCATGCCTGCGGCAGATGTTGGGGCGAAGAAGTTACCATCGCCGTCGTCGCCAGCGGTGTGATCTTCACCTTCGTTGGCAAGCGAAGCGGCTTTGTCTTCCATCTCGCCCTGATCGAACACGGACGAAAGGTCAAGCTCTTCTTCGGAGGGTTCGCCTTCTTCAAGAGCAAGCGGAATCTCTTCTTCGTTCTCTTCAAGAAGTTCCTGCTCAAGAGCTTGAACGGCATCCTTAACGGTGTCGATTTCCTCCTGAACGACCATCTTCTTCTCGTCGGTAAGGATCGCGCCAGCGTCATCGACTGGAGCTTCACCTTCCATACCGTCCATCGGAGGAACTTCATCCAACGGAGCACCTGCATCGCCCATTTCGTCTTCCATCGGCGGTGCGCCTGCATCTGGTGCGGGGGCGTCCATCGGCGGCTCGTCGGCCTTCTTTGCCTTGGCAACGACCTTGGAAGCGCACTTACATTCACCCTTGCACTTGTCGCATTTCTTCTCGGCGGCTTTCTTGGCGGCGGACTTGCAGTTCTCGCAACCCGCGCATTTCTCGCCGTCCTTGCATGTTGACTTCTTTGCGGCGGCAGATTTGCCGTCGCTGAGGTTCACGGTCTGACCGGGCTTCTCGCCAGCGTCGGGACGGTCGCCAGCTTTCGAGGCTTCCATTTCCTTCGGCTCAGAGTGAGTCCCGCCGCCGCAACCACGACCGTCGTTGTACGTCTCGGTCTGCGGACCTGCGTCCTTGCGGTCATCGGCCTTCTTCGAGGTAGCCGACTTCGCGTCACCCTTGATTTCCTTTTCGACAGCCGAACGCTCGGACTTCAGAACGGACGGGTCTTCGAGGAGATCATTGAGTTCGACTTTGTGGACTTCCTTGAATTGTTCGGCGACCTTGGAGTAGTGGGCGTTGATCGCGGTTTGACGGAGGGCAGCAACGAGGGCTTTGGTGTCGTTACCTTGGAGTAGCGAAGAGGCGAATGCCTGACGCTTTTCGACGGGGGCACCCGGCAGCATCGTGTTGGCGATTGTATACGCCGCAGCGGTGCGAACCTGTGCTTCCCTCTTGATCGTCTCGCGCTTCGTTTTCAGTTCAGCAAGCTTCTCTTTCAAGTTCGAGGGCTTGGTAGCTGTAGGATTTGCCATGTTGGAGCCTTCCTTTTTCATCTGGGGAGAGGCAATATTGCCCCTCTTTTGAGAGGTTTGATAGTTATTTTTCTTATTTACTGCGGATTTTGCGCTCGCCATCGGAGGTTCCAAGGCAGGTGCGGGTGTTTCTGGTGCGGCGGCATCGGGTGCCACTTCTGGTGCTGGGGCGGCTTCAGGGGCCACGTCTCCCATTGGTGCTACTGGGGCTTCGGGAACTGGCGGGGCGGCTAGGGGATCGCCCATCGGGGCTCCCATATCCATACCCGACTCAACGGCACCCTCGCTGCCAGCTATATTGGCGATTTCTGAGTCGAGGCCGTCCAACTGGGATTTGATACCTTCCGACCACTGTCCGCCCTTCAATTTTTCCCACTCGGAGATAAACTGAACGCCTTCGCGCATCGTGCGAATCTCTTCTTCAAGCTCTTCGCGCTTCGCAGTGAGGAGGTCAAATTCGGGGGTAGATGGGGCATCCATTGGGATACCAGAGTCCAGACCCATGATCTGGTCGTCAATAGCGTCCAAATCGGCCTGCTTGCGGTCAAGTGCCGCTTTTGCTGCTGCTAGTTTTGATTTCATAGAGCCCTTCTTAACTTTTGCTTTGCCACCACAATGCTCACATTTTTCAGGCTTGAGCGACTCGATCATGTTGCCGCACTTTGTGCAATGAACTATTTCTTTTGCCATTAGCGTACCAGCCTTTTTCTCGCCCTTACTAAAGCTTCCCGGCGCTTGATTCACCCACGCCTTCGCCTTTTCTAGGTTTGGTGCTGTTTTAACTTTCTTGCCGTCCAACTTAATAATCACTGACTCATGCTGACTGGCGTAACTCAGAGTGTAGCCATTGTAGTGCGTTGTCTTCTGATCGGCCATTACCGAGTCAACCTTCCGTGCAAATTCGCGTTCATTAACGCATCACCTAGATTAAGGGTTTCGAATTCATCATTCACACTGGCAATTTTTGCCATCTTCCCAGCGGTGGACGATTTGGTGTACTTGGTGCGGGGTCCTTCCCACTCTTCGGAGACCGTGTTACGTTTTGCAGCCCCGGGGAATGCTGGTGTAGCAACCCACGAAGCTTCCACAAACTTCACGCCGCCGTTTTCCATTGTCTTGTGCCCACAAAGCTCGGCGACACGACGTGCAATGCCATCGTCGTCGGTCAGGAACATGCCCTTTTGATACGACAGATGGTTGCAGTAGGTATTTTGATCGGTGACGCGAGCACCGCAATAGCTGCAAATTACGAGGTCGGTCACGCAGCCCATACTCAGGTACTTGACCTTTTCGCTGCGGATGTCGTCAATCAGCTTCTCGTGTCCGAGGTCCGTGGCGACAAGGATATCGCAGAAATAGACCCACACAGAGCCATCGCCGTTCAACTTGATCTTGCGAAGAATGGCGTCGAGAATGTGACCCTTCGCATACTTGGAATTCTGGAAATGTTCCACGAAGTTGAAAGCACCAACAAAGCTGCTGTGGCTGAGCTTCAGAACTTCGTTCGTCCATGCGTCATCGTTGTTGTTGACGAGGTGACTGCATTCTGGCTTGATTAGGTAATCGTAAGGGTCGGCCTCGACCATCACACTTGCCATAATGGTGCAGTGGGACAAGAGGTATTTCGAGGTGTCAGCGGACTTCCTGAAGGTAGCGGCGGCTGCGGAGCCCGAGGCGGACTTCTGCCCGAACACGTGCTTTCCATGCAGCTTGATCCAGTCCTCGGGTGCGATGACTGGTTCTTGTAACGCAGCGTTAGCTATCTTCGTAAAAGGCATAGGGTTCCCTATCTAAAGAGGGCTGTAGTTAGTAAAAGCTCCCGCAAGTTAAACACTCTCGCAAGCTTACCGTGTCGTCCAAACCATCTTCGACTGGTTTCCCCTTCAGGCTCTTGCAGTTAGGGCACTTAAACCCCTCTTCAACCGCAATCGACCCCTGCTTGGAGTAGGCCGAAATATAGTAGTTCTCGGTGAACTCCCCACCGATTTCTTTCCACAGGTCTTCCATGCTCATACCCGCATCCTGAGCCTCTTGTTGCATGGAACCATCCTGCATGAACGCTTCCTTGGCCTCGTTCTTCATGTCACGAACTTTATCCAAGTAGTATTCGCCCTCTTCCGATGCGTCTTTCACGCCTTCCATCACCTCATCGGTGATTTCATCCTGCACATCCTTGTCGAGGTGCCGACGAATGTCATCGCGAGGCGGGAGGAACTTCGGCGTTTCGTGAATATCAACATCCGCTCGCTTTTGGCTAGAGGTCTTCCCTTCGTCCGCGTCTTCATCGTCGATACTCGGATCATTGGGCGTTCCGCCCGGAGGTGTGCCAGTGCCGTAGGTCTTGGTGACCGCCGCTTCCTTCTCGGATTCTTTCTTCGTCGGCCTTACAAAACGGCAGCAATCATCAGCGTCAACTTCGATAGTTCCGTCAGGGAGTTTGCGATCTGCAAGCTCGGGATCGGCCATCACATCGGGATGCTTGCACGAATCAACTTCTTCGCCCTTGGCGTTCTTAGAGTGCGGAGTACGATGCACGCAATCCATGCAGCTAAACGGCCCGCCGCCAGTGAAGCCGCTCATCTTGGTTCCAAGCTCCTTAACCTCGACGGTCTTCGAAGCGTTGACACCAATTTGATCGCCAACCCCAGCGTTTTCGAGGGTTTTTTGAGCTTTCATCACCTCATCATCGGAAGGTTCCGTGGGTGCGATGGGCTGTTTCCCCGTGGCATTGTCAACTTTGTTTTCAAACACAGTGTGGGGAGATGGGCGGATTGCGCCCTGCTTAAGTCCCTTCTTCAGGGCCGCATGAAAGCTATCGGCGGCAGACTTAATACGTCCGAGTTGGTTAATGGGGCATTCCGATACAACTTTCCCGTCCCTCAGGTGCGTGACGTTTCCAGTCTTAGGGTCAAACGACAAACGTTCGTCTTTCCCCCTGTACCACAGTGTAGTCCCGTCTGTAACGCGACCCACATAGTGGAAACCACTACCTGCGGCTGCGGCGTTAATTTTTTCTTCAGCGTCAGTGAACGGCGAACTCGGTTCACTTTCCTTAAAGAACGTTGCGTTATCGGGATCGACTGGGGCTGGCGCACTTGGCATCGTAGTGACGTGAGGGTTGCCCGTATCGGCTTGCTTGGGTTGAGACTGTTGGGCGAGATACTCCTCTATCTCCGTCGCCAAGCTATCGTTCATGTCGCCATTGACCTCGGCGCAATATCCTTGCAGGGTATCCGCCGCTCGCCTTAACAAGTCAACGGGGTCCGTACTGCCTGCGGCTTCTTTGCCGAGTTCAACCGACAGGAGACCTGCGGGGATGCCATCTTTAAGCGCACCCTCTTCATTCTCAGTGGTGCCGCGTCCCGCGTAATCCTTGCCGTTTTGAGTGGTGTAGCTGGGATCGGAGTGGTGTTGATTTTCGGCGTAATCAGGGTCGTTCCACATGACCATGGTTTCGTCGAGTGCTCTTTTTTGTAGGAGTGGGTTTCTAGGCGTCATTCACGGTCCTCAAGAGGAAGAGGCGGATAACCAGTACCCGCCTCAGCCTAGTTTCGTTAGGTGCTGTAGAGGAGTGAACGTCCAGTGGCATCCCCAGTGTTGAGACCTGCGTCAAGGAACTCGCCGTAGACAGAGCCAGCGACATCGAAAATGTCGGTGACAGTGATGGTGCAATCTTCGGTGACGGCGGCGGTGTCAACCGTGAACGCCGTGTTGTAAGACTCCATCCAGCAGCCCTCGTACACTGTCGCGATTGCGAGCAGCCCGGGGTTGCCAAGGTTGTTCAGACCACCTTCATTCGGGATGTCAGCCAGAGTTGCCTGACCAACGTTCGGGTCTTCGGTAGCAAGCTGGGAGAATACAATCTCCTGCTTGATGTCGAACGGCCAGCGGTGGTGCTTGAGAGAGCGGACTGCACCGCTCACGCCTGCCTTGTAGCCGACAACCTGCATGAGGTTCGCCAGATACAGACAAGTACGGGTGATCGAAATGCTGAGCGGCTGAGTCACGCCGGGAACGAGTTCCGCAACCTGATCGCCGTAGCCGAGGCCGCGAACCGCATCGACAGTCTTCGATTCTGAGTAAGTGAAGGACGAGGTTACGCCCAGCTTTACGAACTTGCCGACATCAACGGCATCTGTAAAGATTTTGAACCGAGACGAGATTACAGTCTCAGTGTTGGGTGATGTACCCTGTCGATATACGTATCCACCTTCGGACATGTTTGCCTCCCACCTATAAAAGGGGTTTCTACACTACAGTTGCGAAATCCAGAAAACTGAAATTACTACTCGGGGAACGTTACTACCTTCGTTCCAATTCATCGCTCGTAACCTTAACGGACCTAAGGCAGTGAAATTCACCACACGATGACCCGGCGTTTTTCGTTCCCCGAATCTTTGCGAGCCGAGCATTCACCTCGGTGCTTACAAGCGGCTATTCAATTTGCCGCTCATCCCGTACTGACCCCTCTGCGGTTGCCCGGTTTGGGGGATTTCTGGATGCTCGCAATCTTTACTCAGCCGAAGCTGCCAACGTTAAATCGTTGAGAGCGGACTTCTTATTGCTCTTCTCACGGACTTTTGCAGCCGCTTCTTCGGATTCTTCCTGCATGACTTGCTTGTTGAGGGTCTTAACCGCCTCATCAGCCATGTCGCCCGCACGGAAGATACTCTCTACAAACTCACGTACTGGACGGCTATCGTTCACCGTACAGATTGATTTGGCGTCAAGGTAGGTCTTTTTAAGCTCGTTGCCTAGCCTTTCCGCCTCCTTTACAGCTTTTTGAGCCGTCATCTCGCCTGCTAATTTGATCGGGAGCGTCGTATCAGGACGTTCCAGATGGGCGGGAGCTTCATCAATCTTGCTGTGTGCTTCTTGAACTTCTGGAGTGCGTCCGCCAGACTCAGTTACGTCGCCAGTTGCCTGATCCCACGTGAAGAAACCAGCGGCAGCGAACTTCGCGATCACCGCATGAGCGGCCCGAAGAGCGCCCTGCTTGTCGCCTTTGTTGTAGCTGGCCCATGCCACGGCGTAGGGGTTATCTACGTCTTCTTTCTTGAGTGCCTTCACCTGATCTTCGCGACCCGGAGGGGCTACGGCAACCTTTTCGGCTGCGACAAAATTCAAACCAAGACGGGCAACGGATGCTTTCTTGTCGTCCTTTTTGTCATCGTCTTTCTTACCGAACGGAGGAGCTTGCTTACCGCCAAAGTCGCCGCCCTTCTTTACGGAGGCGGTCGGAGCAGCGGCAGGAGCACCGGGAACGGGAGCCGCTTCAACAGGACGTTGCTGGAGTTTTCCAGCCAAATTCTCAACGGCTGCCTGTACGTCCTTGTCCTGTTCAAAACCTTCGAGGCTGGTCAGCTTCTTCACCAGATCGGCGAGGAAGTCAGACGGCAGCTTGGCGAAGAGGGCGTCGAGCGAACCACCACCCCCACCAACGGCTGGGGCTGCGACGGGAGGGACTGGGGGCACAGCTTCGGGCTGTGCTTCTTTCTTCTTGGCTGCGAGACGGGGAACTTCGGCCTTTTCGGGGGTCTTGGGGTTACCCGATTCGTCGCGGTCGGTCACGAAAGCATCGGTGCCCGTGGCTGCGGATTTCTCATCCGATGCCAAAGCTGGCTGTTGCTGAGTTCCTTGTGCGGGACGTGCTTCCCTGCGTTTTTGTGCGATCATATCTACCTCGTTTTTGGCTTGACGTGCTACTTCAGGCAAAATAGTATCGTCGAAATAATCTTCGACGTTCACTGCCCCTTCTGACTGCATTTGATCTGGCTGACTAGCTAACAGCCCTTCCAAGTGCCTTACAGCTTGTTCCAGTTGCGGATCATTTTGACCCTCAGCTTGGGTTGCGTTCAACAGCGACTTACCGATATTGACTGCATCCTTAGCCGTATCGATGGACAAAAGAACCGTTGACTTCTTTGTTCGTGCCGCTTTGCGTTGCTCCATCAACTTGCTCATCGTTCCTCTTAAATCGTCTGGTTTTGAAGCTGTGGCACCAACATTTTCTGTCGGAGGATCAACATTGATTGTGTGATGCGCTGGCACATGACCGTGTAATACGCCTCGCACGCCTCACTCGGGTTCGTCGTGATGCAATCCAACTCACCCTGAATCGGGGCGGGCTGGTTTGGATTCTGTCCATTCGGCAAAGCCAGCATGAAACGTGTCGTCTTCGTGCTCATCTGCGTCGTGATTCCCACTATTACATCAGTGGCGGGAAACAAAAACGTGAAGGCAGGATTGAGCGGGTCTTGAAACGACCCCGCCATGTTGACTTGCGGATCGCCAAAAGCCGCGATATTCGCCTTGTCGCTCGCATCAGTCAGGTCACCGACGAACGTGGCAACAAGCTTCAACTTAATGATCCCGTTCGCCTGCGTTACCTGTGGTGTTATCAGCATTCCTTAACCCCTCGGTTTAGCTCAATTGCGTCTGGACGATGAATGTGACCTGTACATACAACAAGCAGAACATCGGCTTGAAGGTGACGGTAACGTCGGCCTGTGTCGGATCGGTCGAGTCTTGCACAACCGACAAGTTCTGATAACCGCTGATGATCTGCTGGTTCACCAAGGACGACAGGCGGGCGTTGCAGACCACCTGAATGTCGGTAACAAGCGAGTCGAGCAGCTTGCGACCGATGAATTGGTTGAGGTCTGTACGGAATATCTGCGAAACGTAATCCGTAATCGTGGTAACTGTCGGCTCGCTGGTGAGCGGGTTCGATGGGTCAGTGGTCTTGTAGTGGCGGATGAGCAGAGCGCCGTTGTTGTTCAACAGGTCGGTCAGACCATCCGCAGCCATCGAGTCCATTGTCGGGTCGTCGTAGGTCACAAGCAAGCGGCTGAAGCCCACCAAGTTCTGGAACGTGAGAGACTGAGCCACGTCGTTCGAGGGGTTTGCGTTCAAGCCCATCATGGCGGCTGCCATGAATTCGCCGCTTACCGCGTATTCCACCGCCACACCCGTGTTCGGGTCAGTGATGAGGATACCTGCGACTGGGGCACCGATTGCAATCATGCGCTTGTTTGCCAAACCACGAGCGTTTGCACGCATCGTGGCGGGTGTCTGGAACTGATCGTAGCCGACGAAGCCGATAGCCTCGCCCTTCTGACGAACGTTCGCCTGAGTCGTCAACTGACGGCTCAAGAACTGGTGCACTGTAGGATCGGTGCTCAGAGGGCAAATGATGTTTGCCTTTGTAGTGTAACCGGGCAGGGCTATGGTGAGAGTTTGGATTGCGTTCATGAAGTCTTGCGAGGTTCCCTGATTGGTGCCCGGGACCACTGGGACTTGGATGACGCCGAAGGTCTGCACGCCGTTAGCGGCCATCAACTGGATGGCGAGAGAGACGCGGTTGACTGTGCTCGGCTGACCATAGTTCGCGTAAGCAACCTTTGGATCGGTGTAAAGATGGATCGCGTAATCAGCCGCCTGTTTTGCGGTTGTGAACGACACATAGTAGAACTCGCCGATGTTGGGGTTGTTGCCCGACTTGTTGAATGTGCTGACAATCACGGAGTCGCCAGCGGTCGAACCGAAGTTCGAGATGACCGTGGTGTCGAGACCTTGAATTGCGATCAGGTTGTTCGCCTGTGCGGGAGCGATACCCGGCGTGCCCGCATTGCGGACGGCTGCGTTGGCACCCGTTGCATCGGCGTACACGTTGAAGATGAGTTTGTCGCCGGGTTCGAAGTTGTAAGCCGATGGAATGTTCGGCACACCGTAGTCCGCGTGGTCGGTGGGATTGACAATCGTCACACGGAACCCAGTTGCAAGGTCCTCGTAAGTCTGGTCAAGGTAGCCGATGTTGTTCAGCGAGCCCGAACCCTTCGAGTTGGTCGAAGAGACCGTATAGCTGTGCGTGACGGGGGTGGTAATTGCGTTTGCACCACCAGACAGGTTCGTGGCACCCGTTGTCGCGGCGTTGCCTGAAGTCGTACCCGACGCGGTGCAGAGAATCTGCCCACCATCAATCGTTTCGCCAGATGGGAACAAGGCTGCGATCTGAGCGAGGGACAATGCCGTTCCTGCCCAGCTTGAGTAGATGGTAACGATGTCACCATTGATCGATACTGGGTCGGCGTTCAAATCCGTAGCGTCAATCACGATTTGGACAAGGTTGCCGCCGATGCCCGGAGTCGTCGCATGGAACGTCAGCGTACCAGCGCCGAACGTCAATGCCAGCCTTGCTTGGATGGCGAGGACGATAGTGGTGTTGCCGTCGTTGTTGAAGGTCAGTGTGACTGTTTCGTCAACCGCTGCGCCTGCCTGAGCCTGTGCATCGGAGAAGTCATTCGGGTAAACAACACCCGTGTCTTGGAACGGCCCGTTCTGAGCAACGGTGCTGGCAGCCAAGTTGAATTCCACGAGGGGGGCAACGCGGCCAAGCTCATCGGTGATGATGAATGTGCCGTTGCCTGCGTAGCCCGGGTTGACGACCGTGATGCTGTACTGATGGTCAGCCAACTGGCTGCGATAGTACGAGGCGTACACGAGGCTGCCCGACGCTGGCGGGTTGTACAGGGTCACAAGCTGGTTTGCACCAGAGAGTTGAGCCACACGTACAGCGCCGTTGAGGAAAGCTTCCAGAGGATCGGAGCCGACGTAGACCTGAACCAATGCGGGGTTATCGGTCGCAATAGAGAGACCGCTTCCGTCAGTCGGCACATCTGGGAGCGAGAAGACCACGTTCTTGCCATTTACAGCGCCAGTCAGTGGTTGGAGGTAAACTTGGTCGTCCCTTAGTGCGGTAGTGACTTCAGCGGGAGTGAAGTTGGCGAGTTCACCAGCAGCCGACTGTCCGATTGCTGAGGATACCGAAGCACCCCAATTGATGGTCTGGACTGTGGAACCATCGGGAGCAGTGATGCTGCCGAGGACGTAATCCGTTCCTTGAACAAAGTCTGCACGATTAGGGCCGAGACCGACCTGAGTGATCGAAGCAATGTTCTGACCGGGAAGCAAGTCATACGTATTCTGCCACGAGTTGAAGTAGTATTGAATCGTGAAGGACGTTGTAGTTCCGCCCAACGCGACTGGCGCGGAAACAGGCGAAGCCAACGTGAAGGTTCCTGCCGCACCGTTCAACGATGCGACTGTGACTGGGTTGCCGTTCACCTGAACGATCACCTTCGTCACGTCAGTCGTGACCACACCACCGTTGGTGCCGTCTACGATTGGGGTGTGGGCGACTTTGAATACCGTGTTACTGTTGCCGCCGCTGCCGCCCGTGAAAGGCTGTGCACCAGAGCTTACCGTCAGGGGAGCATTGAGTGCGCCCGTGGTCGTTGTGACCGTCAGGTATCCGCCGTCGAGCGTTGGAATACCAGCGTTGACGAGGCTGACGAGATCAGCGAGGGTACGTGTTGCGCTCGGACCTGTGATGTTGATCGAGATGGCGTCTGTGCCTGCACCGCCAACCGCCTGAGCATCTGGAACCGCTGCACCTGCAACGAACTGGAGGGTGACGAGATTACCCGTCTGACCGGGAGTCGAGAGACCCAACACAACCGACTGAGTTCCCGGAGGTGAGCCGCCGCTGTCGTCCACTGTCAGGGATGCCGTGCTCGGAATCTGTGACAGAAGGTTTTCTGGGACGTTGTACGGAGTCACACCACCGATGCCGATGAACGTGTCACCGCGCTTGAAGAAGTAGGTGATGAGAAGCTCGAAGCCCGTGGGGATGATGAGTTGCGTTGTGAATACGCCCGTTGCACCGTTCAGTGAGATCACTGTTACGGGAACAACGTTGCCACTCTGGTCAATCGATTCGACTTGAACGTCAGTGGGGTTGTTTGAGATCACGCCCTTGCCAGTACCGTCTGTGACTGGATAGAAGCTCGTGTTGAAAGTGCGAGTCAACCCTGTGACTTGGTTCGAGATGTTTTCACTGACCGACTGGTCATCCTGAACTGAGGAGGAACCACGGAACAACTCAACGTTGTTGTTACTGAAAAACTGTTGACCTTCACCGATGATTACGGGAATACGGGCAGTCCCCAGCGTGGGGGCCGAGTTGGTTTGCAGAATTACTTGCGTGTAGACGCCCGGTGGTGCGTAGGATGTGAACAGTGCCATGGGTTTTCCCTCTTAAAATTGACTTCAATCTAGGAAACTGGAAGTCGATTTCTCTCGTAAATCTAAGATTTTCAGCCCTTACTTTCCATTTGTCGGAACAAAATCGAGTGGCCTATTGTGAGCTTTGTACTCGTCCTGTCCAACTTTCGTCAGTGCGGGTTTACCGCTTTCCTTGCGAACCTTGTCGCGAACTTCTTGTCGCTTGTGGATGCGATCCCACCGTTTCTCGGCATCACGCCCAATTGCGACATCCAGAGAAGAGTTGCTCATTCCGCCAGTTTGAACCGCTGGCGCGAAAATTGTTTGCTCGCACCGCTTGCCACACTTCGGACATTTCTTGTAGCTCGGCTGCTCCCCTATCGGGCAAAGATGCTCCAGAACAAGGTTACAGTCATGGCATTTGAATTCATAAGTCATTGAAAACCCCCAGAAAACGTCTCTGATTGTGGCTTCTAAAGTCCTAAATGTCATTCACCGTTATCCGCAACTAGCTGTACGCTGGAATAAACATCGTCGTGCCGTATACCGCCATTCTTGATGTAGCTTGAAGGTTTCCCGCGAAGTTGCCTGTCACAGGTCTATTGGTAATTTCGAAACTGACCAGCCGCGTCACTAGTGGCTTGTACAGCTTCCAGTCTGCGGAAGCTGTCACAGTCACGTTGAAAATGTAGTTCGACGCCGTGCCCGATGGGTCACGAGACTCACCTATAAAATCGTGAGTCATCTCGAAAATCGTCAATCCGTCTGCCTCCACGTTCTTGCGACTTGTGATGAGGAGGTGTTGCTTAATCATCTCGGTCAGATCGGAGGAGGTCTGGAGATCATTGGACTTGATTTCCAACGTGAAAGTCAGGTTCTCTTTCGAGCCGTATACTTGGTAAGTCTCTGTAAGTGAGGGACTTATTATGATTGCCGCCTGATCGCCGACGACAACTATGTCACCAAATGCCAACCACAATCCGGGAAAAACATAGCTCCGATTACCGCTCTGGTCTAGCAGCGGCTTACCAGCCGAGGTCTGAACGACCCCCACCAGTTGGCTCGGATCAGCGGACGCTACCCAAGCTGCGGATACGGGCTCCCATTTGCCTTGTTGATTCGGATCGGGCTTCGCCCATTCAATCGTGGCGGGGTCAACGATCACTAAACTGTTGATTTCCCACTTCTTGGCGATAGCTTTGAATTGGCCTGCGTTGATGCGAATGTCGTATCGATACCACTCCCCGGGCTGAAGTAGGACTGGGAGCGTGATCGTACCATCGGAGTTCACGGTAGGGTTGGTGTAGTCGCCCGACGTTGTGTGGATGAATACTTGATTCGTTGCCAAACTCTGGCTCGGCAACATCCCGATGTTGATGACGTTCTCTGGGTTGGTCGGCGATGTCGTGTACGGATTGAGTTTCGCTAACATGTTTACTGTGATGGTGCTCCCCGGCGGCGACTGAGTGGAAAGCTGGATAAACTGGGGACTGCCATAAAAACGATAATCGATTTCTGGGCGAAGCTGGTAACCATTCTGGTCGGTGAAAGTAGCAGTCACATACGCACCCGAGATACCAAGAACCTCTGCCCCGCCAACAGTGGATTGGCAAATCAGTTCGGTGACTGACCGCTCATACCAATAATCGGTGTTGGGAACGAGTGCGGTGCCATTCGAAAAAGTGAGCCAAAGTTTAGCACACGGGGTGACGAGGCTCATCGTACCGCCAAACGATGAGTTCATGGCGTTAAAGACCACGGGAGTGCCCACTGATGGGTCTGTCGCTATCAGCGTGTTCAGGTCTACGGGTTTACCCGTACTCGGGTCAATGATGTTAGGACGAAATGTGACAACGGAGCCGACCGCGCCTCCAGCTTGACCCTTACCTTCGACCCACTTGTACTTTTGAACCGTCAGACCAACGTCGCGTGTCTCCTCGCTTACGTAGTCAATGTTCATGTAGTAGACGCCCGCATCGGGAGTTGTTTGGGTGGGGTCAATCTCTTTTGTCCATTCGACAAAAAGACCTTCCTTGTCGGCTACCTTACAAAGGATGGCTCGACCGCGCTGGGTACACATATAATAATCTGGGGATAAACGATTGCCACTCCCGCTAACATTCTTGACGATTACTTGGAGGTCTTTCCAACGCAAGGCTGTGGTTGGATTGCTATTGGCGGGGAAAGTCACGTTGCCCAGAGCATTGCGAAACCTCGGGTTCTTCTCAACAATTGGACGGATGAGTCGTTGCAGATACGCAACTAAATTGGCCCCCGTTAAATCTATGATAACAAAGGACTTAAGTCCATACCCCCTTTTCGATGCGCCCACCATTGGCGCTTAATTTCACGCATACACTCAATTGCTTCAGGCGTGTGCTTTCGACCGAGGCCCTGACCGAACTTCGCCTGACTGATATGTAAGCAGTGTTCCGTACTAAACTTTTTACCTTTCGCTGACTGACTCATTTTTGCCCGAGTCGCGGCACTACGTTTCTTGCCGAGGTGAGAAAACCCGCCTTTTCTACGACCCTCTACCGCCCTGTCGTTCATGTAGACTTTCCCATAAGCGGGATTTTTCTCACCTGATTCGGATTGACGACGTTTTTCGTTCGACTCAGGGCTATTGATAGTGCCTAACCGAAGTGCTCGCAGCACAGCCTTCACTTCATCCGTGTGCGTCTTCCCCCACATAGGATTCAATTCCCCCGGTGCCGCACCATCGCCACCTAAAGTTAGGTTATAACCGTTTTCAGGTTTGTGAGATTGGTGCAGAATGATGAAGAAGGTTTCCATCGCATTCAGTTCTTCGAAGGTTTTCGCGACGTGCAGAATCTCGGTCGTAAAAACCTCGGAGCCGTACTTGCGGATAGCATTATGGACAGGGTTGGTGCTTCCTCGCTTTACTTCGGCGAGTAGGTCAATCCACCGCTCTTCTGCGGTTCGCGTAGTCTTTCCAATGTAGACCTTACCGTTTTTCGTATTGGTTCTGCGATATACGACCATCTGACCCTCTGTTATTGCAACAGAAAGTCCGTTTTACCAACCGCCCGAGCCGCCACGATTCGGATGGCCTGTAGCCAGATCGTCCACGGCACCGAAGTCCTCGTTATCGACAATGACAACTGGCTGTGCGTCGTAGTTGACGCCCGGAGGAGGCGGTGGAACCGTCTGCTGAATAGGCTCGACCCACTGGTCGATGGAACGACGAACGTCATAAACGCTCACCTGAGCATGAATACGCGGATACCAGCGATTCTCGATCTCAACCTGACCACGGTAGTCGTAGCCCAGAATCCACCATTGGCTGCCATCGTGCGCTTGGAAGATCGCGCCCGGCATCATGTAGGCGAAGAAAACCTCGTCGCCTTCAACTGGCGATAGGGGATTGGGTAGGAGGAGGTTGCCCGGATTCGGAGCGAACTGGGCAAAAGTGGAAGTGCGGAAGTCGTCGGGATCGCCGACCATCTTCTGAAGTTCGGGATTCCCGTTTGGCAGGTCTTCTTCAGTCAGAATACGAGCGGTCTTGCTGACCGCGCTTGCTAGTGTCTGTGCATCCATAGTGTTACCTGCCTTTGGTTCGGTGTGAGTCGGTACGGGAGCTTCTTGCTCGCCTACCTCAAAGTCTTCGTCGGGGCCGAGAATAGCAAATCTTTCCCTACTCCCAGCCAAATTCGATCCGCAGCAATCGCATCGGCGAGAAGAAAATTCATCTACGCCTTCCCCCGTCTCGGAATCGGCGTTGTAGACGAGATTCGGTCCTAACTCCTGCAACCCAGCCTGAATTTCCTGCATTCTTTTTTCAGCGTCTTCAGGACTGTAGTAATAGTCCAATCCGCTATAATCGTCGTTGACCGCCGCAAAAAGGCAGTCGCTACACAGCCATAAATCGTCTTGGACTACGCGCATACGTCCTCTAAATAGGTCTCCGAAAGTTGGTTTACGTTTGGATTTTGCCAAAAGTAACGGAACGACCGATTGGTATGTTTCGATTCTCCCAATCCTTGCCGGGAACCGTGCGGGGATCGAAAATGGGCTCCCCACTGCCCGTGGGATTTGGTCCGCCAGAAGGCCCCTTACCTCCGACAAACGGTCCCGACTCGCCGTCGTTTGGATTGGGGCGAACAACTGGATTGTGGATCGTAGGCAAGCCTGTATTGATCGGGATCAAGTACCGCGTATCCCCCTCATCTATCAAGGTTGCGGTGAAATCCTGCTGAAGAAGGACACCGCGAGGTTGCTTATAGACCACTGGCCCTATCACTAGACGCTCGGCGTTACGGCGAATAATCAAGTCGCCAGCCTGAATGATGGGCGTAGGACCGAGGTAACTTTGAGAACCACGAGTCACTTTCCTGCCGCCTTCGTTAAGTTCCACGCTCAAGGCAGTGTCGGGGTCAACAAAAATGAAATCGTATGGACCGTAATAGCCGCCCACGATACCAACGCCAAAGCAGGAGGGACATGTACTGCGAGCTTGGCCCAGCCCCGTATCGGAGCAACCGCAAAGTTTCCCGCGAGTCTTCTTGAACATCAGGTACGCGGGCTCGCCCACTTCCTCAAAAATCCACTGGTTGCGGCGGATCATCTCCTGATATTCCCATGTGATCTTATCAACCTCCATCGTGTTGACGATCATCGTGTCTTTCGCTCCCGGCTTGTGGAGTTCACCATCCGTTCCCACGGGCACGACCGTATAGAAGGTTCTGACCATCGACTCGTAAATCTCGACAAAGTTGTGGAGCTTCTTGTACTGGACTTGGAATTTCTGCACGCCGGAATAGTCGGCTTGCCACACCGTTCCGTTTGATTTTATGGGGTAGGCACTCACGGCACCGCCCAGAGGCACAGTGTTGTCCATTTGCAGCCAGATGCTCTTGTCGAGCCCCGAGACCTTGATGGGTAAGAAAGGTTGTCCGTCTAAAATGACGGTGACGATGATGGAGCCGTTAACACCGTATGGGCTGTTCGCCAGCACGGGGCGGCCCTGCACCACATCGGAGTACGGGAAGTCTGGAATGCGGAAGCCCCAGCGACCAAGACCGTTACCGCGTTCGAGCCAGTCTTTATCTTCTACGGTGTAAAGAACATCTTCGAGAGCCGACTGATCTCGATAGAAGTGCCCCACCCATGGATAGGGGTTGATTTTATGCCAGTTGCTTGGATGGTCAAAAGCTCGGTAGACATTGTAACCTTTCTTTGCTTCTGGGTCCTCAACCCACCAGAGGTCACGGCTGCCGACGTAGCTCGAATTCATCACCAACAGATTAGTTACCATGTTTGTCCCTTACAATCACACACCCAATGATTGTGAATCCATATAGCCTTGACTCGGCACTTTGGGCATATCCATTCTTTTTTGAACCAAATGGGTTTCATACCTTCCTTCCCTAAGTAATAAATCGCTAGTCGGCTGACGGGCGGCAAAACGCGCAGAATGAGTTCGTTCGCCCACGGTTGACGTGCCAACGCTGATGTTGAGCCTTAGCGTAGCTGCCATTCTGCACACTAATTCTAGCGGCTCGTTGTTTGGCTTCACGTGATCCAGCCTTGCCGCCCAGCACGTGGGCTTCGTGGGACAGGCGTGTGGACATTTCCTCTTTGTGTTCCTCTGCGTACTTTTGACAGCCCGCAATTCGTGGAGTTTCGTCTTGAACAGCACGGGCGGCTTTGATTTTCGTGACCGATTCCGCTGTAAGAAAAGAGCCGCCACGAGCGTCACGCACTTGTTTTTGGTTCTTCACCCTTCGCGCTCGGATTACTGGGTCCTGCCACGTTGCTAAGGAGTTTTCAGTGTTCTTCCTTTTTGTCTCTTCTGTGTGCGGTCCAGTAAATCCTTCACCACCACGGCAAATATTGTAGCCATATTCTGAGTCCTGACTTCTGAGGAAGGCGATGAAGTCTCGTTCATAGGCGTCAAGCTCGGGTCGAGTTTGAATGTCGGATAGGAGGGCGTGGATAGTGAAAGCCTCTCGCCCATGCTTGCGGATGGAATGATAAAGGTAAGATCGGCCTTTTAAGTGGCGTTCCGCCTCATAAAATTTCTGTTGAAGGTAATGCTGTAGGTCATCACCCTTGTGCTGTCCGACGTAATATTTGCCTGTGATGTGGTTGACGATTAGGTAGATGAACATTTCGACCTCTCTATCTAATACTGAAGAAGTCGGAAAATGTAAGCCGCTAAGTTATCGCACCAAATGATGAATAATGTGAAACATCTGAACAAGTTGCGGCCAAATAAACGGGAAAGGGATTAAAGCTCCCAAAAGCCATCTTTGTTGTCTTAATCCCACACTCATCGGACGATTTGCCGTCACAAGCGGTGCCATGGTATTAAATTGCTGCATGTACGTTTCGCCCAAGCCACTATACAAGTCGGCCTTGTTGATGTCCAAGCTCACACCATTCAACGAATAGCTGAATTGATCGGCTGCCCAGCGATTGCCTTCCTGCTTAAGGCAAAACGCGGCTGCTCCGAGTGCGGCAATGCGACCCCAATCTCTCGGAATGGTGTCCAGCGTCCAGTTGTAGAGATTCATTGGGTTGTAGAGATTCAACATGCTGATACTCATATCCAGATGCATCAGGATCGACGCATCCAACCAAATGTAGCCTACGCGAGTGTTATACCCAGCGACCACGCGGCCCGGTGTCGGTGGGCGGAAATGGTAGTTACGGTCGGGGTTCGTATCCGACAGAAGCTCACGAACGTACATTACAGCCTTGGCGAACATGGCGGGAGTGGTCATCCCTGAATTGGCGATGGAGTCTGGAACGGCGACGATCACCGAGGGTGCTTCAAAACTCGGATTAAGCGGGTCGATGCTTTGAACTACGAATACCTCAACTATGGTGTCCACTGGACATTCAGAAGAGTACATCTGAATGTTCCACACCAAACGGTAGACGCCCTTCCACGTGGTCGGAATAAATTGGTTTACATAGTAAGCCCCCTGCGACACACGAGTAGGAACCTGTTGAGGAGGTCCAGCCAACTGCACGTCTTCGTTCGGCAACGGAGGTCCACCCGTCATATTTTGCGGTTGGTGCAAATCCCATTCATACGCCTGCGTAATTTTCAACGGGAGTTGGTCGGTAACGTGAAAGATGGTATAGTTGATGAGAACGGGGTCAACTAGAGCCCCAGTTGCATCCCGTACTAAGATGCTGAGATTGCTCGGCCCTAATGTCATTCCTTGGGTAAAAGTGACCATAAAAGTGGGTGCCCCTGCTTAAGAATCCAGTATCAATAATTAGAGGGATCGGCGAATGGTACTTTTCAACCTGTGCGGCGGACGGGGCGGGTAAAACCACTTTTAGCTACTATCTGGCGTATAGGCTGAAAAAGCGGGGGTTAGGGCAGATTTGCTATACGAACCGAGCCGCGACCTCATCTACGGCGGCGTACCCAACACGGTCCCGCCACAACTTCTCGACAACCAGATTCTCATGGTCGGAGAGACCTATGAGCGGGTGTTGCGACTTAAACGACATGGTGTCGAGGTAGCTGTCAGCGATTCACCGATTGCTCAGTGTCTTCTCTATTGCCAAAACCACCCGTACTACCAGAACCTCAAGGCGGTTATTCAAGATATCGAACCTTCCTTTGACACCTATAATGTTTTCATCCACCCACGGCCAGAAGTTACGATCCTGAATCTCGTACGCAGCGGACAGAGGCGGACGCTCGGGCTCTAGACGTGACCGTTCGTGACCTAATCGGAAATTTTTGGTTAGAGGTTAACTGGGATCAGGAAAGTCTTCTGGGGGATCGGGCTGTTCAGCTAGTTCTTTCCACTCGGCAATCTCTTCCTTCGTCGGCGGTTTCTTCCACCAAGGCTCCTTCACAGGGGTAACGTACTTTCCGTCAACGGGGAGTTCGGTGAGACAACGAGAGCAGTTGGGCGGTTCGGGGTCTTCGCCTTCTGCTAGAAGCGCCTTGTACAGATCAACCAGCGTGGTATCGTGCCCCTGCCTCATGCAGTAGATGGAATTCCACACGTGAACGACGGCGTGCTTAAACCACTCGGGTGCCCACGGAATCCAACCGTGTTTCCAGCCGTAGCAGAAGTAGCCATCATGGAGCACCAGCCCCATCCTGTACTTACGTCTCCAGTTCGGCATTGTCATTCGATAGTCCCCGATAACCGACCATCTCAACGTAGTGGCGGTTCCTCTGCTTAATGTATTTCAAATTCGATTGCCAGCGCAGATGTACTCGTTTTATTTCCTCCGAGGCTACATCCCACTCTTCGCGAGTCAAAACAGGGGAGGGTTTGATGGCTTCTAGGTCCGCTACCACTTTTCCATAGCAATACCCCAAGAAAACACCGAGCGACCGAGCCAAGCCCGACTCGTGGTGTTCATCAAGCGGGAACCTACTCCTGAGTTCCGACATGAGATGTCCCACTGTATCGCAGTACTTCGTGACTGGTGGGAGAAATTCCTCAGATGGCAGCTTGATTTTCGATGACATATCTGGCGTGCTCCGAAACAATAGCGATCAACCACCTTGCGGCCAAAAGGTCGCCCGTTGTTTTCTTGTTGGTGCTGGTAATGGTGATGGGTTCGATCTCGAATTGTGTGGGGACCTTCTTGCGGGCGGCGTCGGTCGCCTCGAAAAGATAGTTGACGGCTTCAAGCCCGCCTTTCAGGTGTTTGGCAACGATCTTGAGATCGGGATCGAGGGATTTGCGAAGTGCGGCTGCGGCTTGGCGAAGCAATGTGTCTCGTTTCTTTGTGAGTTTTCTCATGCTTGTATTGTACCAGTAGTAGGAGCCACTGGCAAATCTTCGGGAAGAGAAACTTCCAAAACGAGGCTCCATGCAATTACACAATAGCCCAGCAAATCCTTGATCGCATCCGCCTTCGGTTCGTAGTTTGCCGTTCTGCCTAGAGCACTCAGTTGGGCGTAGCGGGCCATTTTATCCCAGATGCGAGGAACGGTGCCCTGTAGCCCGTGGCGGCGGAAGCTTTCGCCGTAGTCGGCGGTCTTAGATAAAAGAGTCTCTGTGATTTTTTCGATCTTTAACTGCACCATCGGCAAAAGAGCGGCCATACCATCTTTGGTCGGGGCTCCCTTGATTACACCATCCTCAAGCAAGCACATCACCGCCGAAACAAACACCATGAAATGTAGCGTTTGTTCGATCATTTGGAGCATCCCTTTTGACCACTGTGCGAGCGGGGTCTCGCGGAAGCCATCGCCCACGCCTTCGAGAATGTAGTAGTGGTACATCCATTGGAGGAACAACGCTTCTTGATTGTAGTAGCCGTCAGGCATCAATGCGGCGGCGAGAATATCGGCGTTGGGGGTGGTATCGACGGGAAGGCCACGGATAATTGCATGTCCAGTAAAGCCCGAACTAAGTATCTGCTGATTGGTCTGAAGTCCCCTGACGACCAACTCCGTATCGAGCATTTCGGGGAGTGTCAGGAGTGCTTTACGCCACTCGTAATCGCGTATCACAAAGAGACCAGTGCGAACTTCTTGCCAGAAGGGAGAGCCCTTAAAATTGTTATTCATGTACTATAAATACTGCGGTTTGGGTATTAAACAGTAGCATGGCGAAGAAAAAAGCACAAACCCCATCCACCGCTCTTGCCGTGGTCAATCCCGTAGAACCTGAGGGTAGGAAGCAGCAACATCTGGATGAAGAATTCTGGAAAAGCCTTGAGACAGCGAGCGGCAAATACTTGATCGCTTGCAATACTGCTTGGCGTAAGTATGAAGCTGCCCTTAAAGCCGATCTGCTGGAAAACCCCAAAAGGCACGTCAGGATGCCCTACGACGATCAGTATGACGAAGACATAAAAGGCGCTCTGACTGGGTGGGACTTCTACTTTGACAATTAGGTTACCGCTTAAACAGCACCAAACCCTCTGAATCAACGGGCACTTCGTTGCATGTGCCGGGATGAAATCTCCATCTTTCCACCGTTCTAATCACGATTTGGGCATTAGGGCTGTTGTCGGCGTCGTTTAACGTGAACACGCTATATACTCGACCGTCCGTACCTATTATGAAGCTCACCGCCACGTTAGCACCATCGCTCAGCGTTGGACTCGGTGTGTTTGCCGGTCTCGGATCGACCGTATGGGCACAAGCTGGGAGAAAGGGGTCTCTACCGTTGGTGTCGCCGTAGTTGGTGTTGGCTACCGCTTTGTACTCCTCCACACGAAGGACGAACCCCCAATCGGGTTCCCGTTCCTGAACATGCTGGACAGTGGGTGTGGCCTGAGCGACCACCGAGAGTAGTAGGGCGGCGATGAATTCTCTAACCATATAGAGACTTCGGTTTGGTACTTTCGCTTCCATTGAGTGCGCCCTCAATCACTTTCATGCGGCGTTGCTGCTCGACGTTCGATAGAAAATTCGGCATTCTCACGCTCATTCTACCGTCTGGCGTGTCCATGTAAAACTCGGTCGTCCACCGTTCGGTGTCCATGACCTGCTCGGCTTGCGTGTAATCCTTAGCCATTGGGGAAAAGTTCCTTTTCCAGTTCCGACGCCACGATAGGGTTGTTCAGGCGGAATGAGCAGATGGAGTCCCACCGTTCGTAGAGTTTCTTGGCATCGCGACGATACCACTCGGGTATGTAGGATTGCTTGGAGAGCAACTCCAGAAAATTCGCCATCTGGGTGCCAGCAAATTCAGCGGGACTGACATTTGGTTTCGCATTGCGCTTTAGTCGTTCAATCTGGGCGGTTTTTTGTTTATTCTCAGCCTGTCTCATTCTCGCCTCCAGCGGCTATTCTACCTAGTGTACACTGATTTCGGCTAAAAAGTACACTCAAAAAGCTAGGCAACGCCGATTTCTATCAAGAAACGGGATGGCCGAAGGTTAGTAACATTGGGACCCTGCTGAAGCAGGGCAGGAATACACAGGATCAGATAATCTCGTGCTCGTGTGCAGGCGACGTAAAACAAACGCCTCTCTTCGCGAATTTCTTCTTCATTTCCAGACGAAAATTTGTGAGGGAGGCTGCCCTCTGTTACATTATTAACATAGACTCTTTTGGCCTCTAGTCCCTTGGCGCTATGAATTGTGCTGATCGTGACGGCTCCCGACTCATCGTCATCTTTCGGACGATCAAGCGTGAGTTGGAAAATCATGTCCTCAGCGGTCATCGCGCCGTCAGCAACCAGCCCATCAATGAGTGAACCGAAACGATCAAGATTCTCAAGTTTGGTTTTGACTTTACCACTATCTCTTTTGTACTTGTCGCTGATGTAAGTTGTGTACTGGGTCAAGGCAAGCGTTCGTTCAAGCATAGCAACGGGGTTCTCACTAAATTGGGTGACGAGTCTGACAACGCCGCCAAAGGACGCGATCTTCGCATTTTTATCCCCCTCAGCGGCGGCGATTAGATCACCGTCGTATTTACCATTGGCTATGGCGCGGATTTTCTCCAAAGCAACCTCGCCACACCCGCGTCGAGGCACCTGAGCGGCTCGAACGAAAGCCATAAAATCTTTATGGTTCGTAGCCAACCGCATGTACGCTAGTACATCTCTAACTTCTTCAGTTTGGAGTAAGCCCCGACCTCCTCGCACGACGTATGGAATTCTGCGCCTTACTAGCTCAGTTTCAATATCACGAATCTGGATTGCGGCTCTTACCAGAATGAAATTTTCTCGATAGGAGATCGGTTTCGCTTGTGACTCTCGGGGTGTCCCACCTTCGGCACGTGTACGTTCATCACGCAGGAACTTTTCGTTGTCTTTGAAAATCTCAACAGCGATATCGGCGGCGATCTCTGACGCCATGACCCCTTTGAGGATTTCTATTTTGCCGCTTTCTCCATTTCCACCACGCCAGCTTTCCATTTTTAGCGGAATAGAACCCTCGCCCATTTTAGATTGAATAACGTTAGCCAATCGAACGATTTCAGGTACGCTGCGGTGATTGCGGACGATTTTGTACATGCGAGGAACTACACTTCGCCAGTTCTCGCTGTATTGTTTGAGGAGATACGGTGCCGCCCCGGTAAATGAGTAGATACTTTGGTTCAAATCCCCAACAACGAATAGGTTAAAGTTGTCGGGTGCGAGTAGACCTTCGATGAACTGCCACTGAATCTTCGATATATCTTGAACCTCATCGACAAGCACATGATCCCACATCGCTTGTATGCGCCGTTTCCAATCCTCATCTGTTGCAAACCGCCTATTACACAACAAAATCATGTCATCGAAGTCGAGCACGTTCGTTCGTGTTTTTTCGGTTTGGTATAATCCCCAAAGCTTCAAATCCGTGTCCGACATCAGGTGGTACCCACTGTACATACGCTCAGCTTCTTCGGCGACTTCTTCGGTATAGTCCACCACAAATCCAACGCCACGAGCACGATGAAACTGAATCTTTTCCAAAACGGCATACGGATTTGTGTCGGTAATTTTCTCTCGCTCGATGATCTTCTTCATCATCTGACTCTGATCGTAATCATCCAGCGGAGAGACTCTCTCTTGAAGACCAAAACCGAGGGGGTTTTTGCGGATTGCGGATAAGGCCAAGCTGTGGATGGTGCTAACACGCGGAGAATCGGGGGAATGAGGATCGGTCACGCCTATACGCGCTACAAGCTCCCCCGCTGCACGATTAGTGAACGTAATAACCGCTATACGGCGGGGCTTGACGCCATGAGCTATTAGCCATTTGACTCGGGCGGTCATAGTAGCGGTCTTGCCACTGCCCGCGCCTGCGATGAGGCAGGCGGGTTCGTCGAGCGGGTGTTCAACCGCGAGCGTCTGTTCTTCATTTAACTGCATTTAAGGACTGGATGAGGGTTATAAAGCTCGCTGGGGTTGCATTCACAGACGGGACATGAAATTTCGATAGCATCCTTTGGAACGGAAGCATCTGGAAATCCTGCGGCAATTACCATTGGGTTCGGGATTGTGTGGGCAATGAGACCATGACCACACTCCAAAACTATATTGTCCATATCCTCATCGAACATTTCGCGTTTTACAATCTTACTCATGATCTCCTCCACAAAATCGCCGTTACGTTGTCCCCTGTTTTTACCACGTTAGCAGCGTAATCAACGAGTTCCTCGGCGTTGACATCCTGCTCCTCGATCATCTTCACGATGTCAAGAAGCATCTGCACTCCCGATTCATCGTGGCCGGGGGATAGAAGTCCGTCCGATCCCACCAGAACCCAGTCACCCAATTCAACCGTGTAGACCTCGGGAATGCGGGAAAGGATTTTTCCCAGATCGCGGTCGCCGAAAGCTCGACTCATCTGCAACCCATGCCCTTCTGGGCCGTAGCAAATATAGCCGTTCGAGGAGTAGTAGCCGCCGCGTGCCTGAGCCGCTGCACGTTCCGCCATGTTGGTGCGGACGTTATGTTCGGGGCTGACATGGAATGTCCCATCTGGTTGCTGCACGATCACCGGGGAGTCGCCGAGGATGGCGACATGAACTTTAGTCTCTTTCCCTGTGTTAGCTTTCGGGATGAAGGCGACACTCATGGTGGACCCGCAGCCCATGAATGAAGTGAGCATATCGAACTTATCGAAGAGTTCCTTGAAGAGAATGTCGGGGCTCTTCTCGGGGGAGAAAACAGAGTCCCAAACCTCGCAGAATTTCTTCTCTAAGAGGAGAGCACAGCCCGCATCGCCATGACCATCCATGACGACCATAATCAAGCCTTCTTCAGCGGAGATCATCAGATGTCGGTCTTCCTGATAGCTCCGCATCCCCTTATTCGTGGCACCCGTCAACACCATGGGGCGGCTAACCGCCTGCTTGCTCTTACGCTTGCTCATTAGTCTCTCTTTTTCTTCTTGCTGGCAAACTTCTTGGAGATGAGTTTGATCTCCTTTAGCTCGACTGCGTGAGCGGCATTAGCCTCGTCACAGACGTGGCACGGCTTGCCGCACTGGTTCTTGGGGTCTTTCTGGTGTTCTTGGAAGCGGACTTCCATCTCAGCAACCATCTTACAGGCTTCGCAGCACTTGGAGATGTCTTCAAAGGTGCCAGCGTTGGGACTACCTTCTTTGCGCCAGACATCGTGCTCCCGCTTGAGCTTGCGATTGTACGTCATCCAGTCGGGATAATCCTTGGGGACGAATGGCATTTCCTCGGAGCTACTTAGGGCCAGCAAGAACATCCGTAGGTCTGGATTTTGGACAATCTTTTCAATGCGCTGATGACAGATGCAGCCACAGCCCGCTACGGCAGCGTCCTCGCCTATATAGGTGATGCAACAAGCGCAATCATAAGCCCCGCCCCATTCCATGTCGGCTTCATTGCCTGACCAGCAAAGAATATAACGGTACTTCATGCCATGCAAAAGTTTTTCAAGAACGAACCCGGCTTTTGTTCTTCGCAAGGTGCCTCCGCAGGTAGTTTGCTAAACCCCTTATTCGTTTAATACTGTCTTTTAGGTGCCCGAGAGCCAGATTACAAGTATTGCATAGCCCACCACGAAATTTCCTCGTCAAATGGTCATGGTCTGCGTGTGAAGCGGGATTTGGGCAGCCCGTATTCGCACATTTACCCTTCTGGCGTCTCAAAGTCCGTTCCCACTGTTGAGGGGTCAAATCGCATCGTTTCTTTCGTCGGGAACGCAAACTGGCGGCGTTGCACCTTTTACGATTCGCACGGTTCCACGCCGACGTTCGAGCGTGTTGTTCGTCTAGATGGGCGTCACGCCATTTCTTGCAACTGGCACGACGGCATAGTTTACACTGTTTCCGCTTTCTTCCAGTTAGATTCTCGGGCGTCAATTCATGCCCGTATTTGCATTTTCGAATCACGCAGCATTCCCCGTATTCCAATACTGAATCGCAAGCGACATTACCACCAAATTTTCTGGAAGCCCAAACTCACCGCCTCGGGTCATGTACGTCACGGTCGTCAGGATGTGCCGCCCCGTGTACTTCTCTGCCTTGGGGTCCCATTCCAGCAGCATCAACTCGTCGCCTTCTTGAAAGTTGCGGTCGTTGACTCGAAGTTCATACCGCTTGCTACCTGCGAGGATGGCACGGAACTGCTTCGGCCATGTTTTCAGGTCGTGTCGTTGCATATCCTATAATACCACAAAGAAAACCCCCCGCCAAGGATCGGCGAGGGGTCGTGGGGAGGGGCTGGACTACTGAGCGATGAAGAGCACTTCGACGCCCTTTTCATGGCCGTCATCACGCGCTTCGATGCGCTCACGGTCAATGCCGTTAGCAATCAGGTACGCTTGAATGCTATCAACGACCGCCGCAGTTGCGGGGTTGAAACGAAGGCGAAGATGACCATCGAGGTTGTTCTTCATCAAGAGAATCGTTCCGTCGAACCGCGCCTTCGCCACGTTGTTGAATTGCGTGTAGAAGCCTTGGAAGGACGAAATGACATTCGAGACGACTGGAGCGACGGGAGCGGGCGCGACCGCTGGCACTTGAACCACGATCACCTGTGGGGCAGGTGCAGCAATAGGTGCTAATAGCGCCGTAGGAACTGGAACGGCGACCATCTCATGCATCATGCAGTCTTCCACTGTGACATCGGCATCCTTGGCGATCTTCTTGGCAGCTTCAACCTTAATCTTGCAGCCTGCCAGACGCTCGTTCATGGAATCAAAGGATCGTGCAAGCTCAAGCAGTTGGCAGTTCTTGTCTGACTTACTTCCGCCGAAGCTCAAACCGAAGCTTGAACCCTGCCCGCCGCCGCTGTAAGACTTGAGACAGGGTGACGTTGGGATGGTTGTCGGAGCGTAAGCAGTGTTAACCGGAATTTTCGGAGCTTCCACTACTGAGTTGTTGACGGTGTTATTCGAGTTGCTGCCGTTGCCGTTCGCTTGGTTAGAAGCTGACGACTGATTGGCATTGGTCGAAGAGTTCGATTGCGTCTGGTTGGACGAAGCCGAAGTCGTGTTGTTCGAGCCGTTGCCGTTGGCATTCGACGTGCCGCCGTTCGCGGTGTTGTTGTTCGTGTTGGACGAGTTGCCGCTGTTGCTCAGCTTGTTCGTCGAAGTGATAACGGGAGCCACGGTCGTGTTCACGTTGTTCGTGTTCGTGGAGTTACCTGAACCACTCACTGAACCGCCTGCACCACCTGCACCGCCAGCCCCACCCGCACCACCTGTCGCGGAAGAGTTGCCGCTGTTGGTTACGCCAGACTTGGACGAAGAGCTTCCGCCCTGTCCGCCTGTGGCTGTCGCATTACCACCCGTGGCGTTGCCGCCCGTAGCGGTGCTGGACGAGGAGCCGCCGTTCGCGGTCTGTCCTTGCTGTTGGCCCTGTTGCTGACCTTGTTGCTGACCTTGCTGGTTGGAGTTATTGTTGGTGTTGGAATTCGTGTTCGTGGTCGAAGACCCGCCGCCTGTGGACTTCTTGGGAACTTCGCAGACGTAGTAGTCACCCTTGGTGCCTTCGGAACCTGTGCCGAGGAACCACTGGCCGTCGCCGTCGCCTGCGGAGCCGCCCGGATTGACTGGTCCTACGTCAACACGCGATGCCAGAGGATCGGAACAATTCCACGCGAAAGCCGTACATGATAGAGCCATCGCCATTACTGCCAAAAACAACGTACGTTTGAAATTCATATTTTTCTCTTTTCCTTTTCTTGGTGAAGTCAAGTTACTTGCTACAATGAAAATGTTACCACTGGTGGTGTATTACCACTATAGCACGTTAGTGGGGTGGACACAACCCGTTATTCGGTTGCTGCCAATTTTTCGGGTGTCTTGCCGCGCACTATGGGGCGACCTACGCTGTAGTAGGTAAACCCAAGATTCGCCATAACCTTCGGATCGTACAGGTTGCGCCCATCGATCACCAAAGGGTTTTTTAACTCAAGTTGGTCCAAATTCAATTCCACAAATTCAGGCCAATCCGTCAGTATCAACAAAGCGTCTGCGTTCCGAGCCGCCGCGTATGAGTCTGTTGCGTACTCGATAGTCCCATCACATTTATGAGGACACGTGGTCGAGCACTCATTAAACGCCTTGCGAGCATTATCCATGGCGGCGGGGTCGTACGCCACGATGTGGCAACCTTCCTTCAAGAGCGTTTGGATGATCGAGATCGCGGGGGATTCACGGATGTCATCCGTGCCTCCCTTGAATGCGAGGCCCCAGAACCGCCAACCGTTTCCCACGCAACGTCCAGAGAGCTTCACGAATTTTGCTCATGAACCGTTTTTGTTGATCGCCGTTGATATGGCTGACTTCTTCCAACAGCCTGATCTTGTAATGGTTCTGTTCCGCGACAGCTTTGAATGCCATCAAGTCCTTGGGAAAACAAGAACCCCCGTAGCCGATACCCGGCTTGAGGAATTGCGGTCCAATACGACTATCCGCGCCAACGCCCTCGGCAACTTCCGTCACGTCTGCCCCCACTTGCTCACACACCGAAGCGACAGCGTTGACGAAACTGATTTTCATCGCAAGGAAAGCGTTGGATGCGTGCTTGATGAGTTCGGCGCTTTTGGTGCTGGTTTCGATCAAACGATAGCCACTGGCGACCATGGGGGCATAAATTTCCCGTAAGACACCGATGGCTCGCTCACTGTCGGTGCCAATCACAATCCGATCTGGGCGAAGGAAATCGGCGACCGCCGTACCCTCTTTCAAAAATTCGGGATTCGACGCTACGTCAAATTTGGTGGGGTCCGCTCCGTTAAGCAGGAGGGTTTGGCGAATGGCTTCACTTGTCAATACAGGCACCGTGGATTTTTCCACGATCACCTTATAGTCGTTAATCGCCCCCGCGATGGATCGGACTACAGCTTCGACATAGGACAAGTCGGCCTTACCATCACCACCGTCTGGCGTACCTACAGCAATGAAAATAGCCTTGCTTGCGCTCACCGCCTGATGAAGGTTGTCAGTAAACGTGAGCTTACGCCCCAAATGTTTCTTCAACAATTCTGGCAATTGTTCTTCGTGAATGGGGCACTGCCCCGCCCTGAGCACCGCTAACTTCTTGGGGTCGTTGTCCACCAGCACGACATCGTGCCCGATTTCGGCGAAACAAGCGCCTGCCACGAGCCCCACGTATCCGCTACCCACAATCGCGATCTTCATCATATCCCCTTAAAAGTTGTCCGCTAGGTACGTCTGCAAGGCATCGAGGCGGAACTGCGTGTCCTCGACTTCAACCCTAAGCAGCAATCTGTCGGCCTGCAACTGCATCTTGAAAGCGAGGGACGCGCTGGTGTCGGCGTCCTTGACCAGTTCGAGATTGGCGTCGATTGCGTCTCCCTGATCTTGTAGCATCTTCAGGTTGCTCCCGAGCACGGTGATGCTGTCCGTGAGCGTCTTTCTGAGGGCGATGGCGGTACGGATGACATCGCCTTCCTGCGTCTCTTTCCACTTGCCGTATGCCGTCACAGCCTTGTCGAAATGCTTGTCGGCCTTTTGGGTGCCGAGACCCCAAGTGAGAGTCGCTCCGCCATAAGCACCTGTCGAACTGCTGACGGGCGTCCCCGGAGTGCTAGTGGATGTTAGCTGGTGATGCATACCACCCTCAAACAGCACGTCCCAATTAGCCGCTCGGGCATACTTTTCCGTGGCTTTCTGTACGATGATTTCCTCTTGCTGCTTGATGCTGAGCAACTGGCTGATGGGCGCGGGGTTCATTCCCTCGGGAATATAGAAAGCCACGGCGGTCGCCGCAGACGATGCCCTGTCCAATTCCAGCCTAGCCCGAGAGGATTGCAACAGGTAGAGCGCGGGCCGTGGCAAGTTTTGTGCTTCGACCCTTTTCTGTGCGTCCGCGATTATGGTGTTCAACTGGGTCTCCGCTATGCTGTCGATGATGGCGCGGTGATCCAGTGCGGTTTTCTGCAAGCTGGGAGCGGCGTAAAACAACCGCAACGTGGCATCCTCCGTGGTGTTGTACAGCGAACACGTGCGGATAGCGAGTTGGATCGCGTCGGCAGCCTTCCTATCGCTGGCAAGGCTGTTTTGCAGGCCCGTATAAATCTGGGGTGCTGTGCCTGCGGCTGGTGCGGTGCCCCCAACGACGAGACTGGGGATGCGAAGCTGGGCCGCGAGACCCCTCGCCTGCTCCATCATAGCATCGCAATGGTCCTTCTGGTCAAGCGCGATTTGCGCTTGGGAGACTCCCGTGAGGAGTAGAGCAGCGATAATAACCAGCGTTTTCATATTTCTCCCTAGAATAAGAATGGCTTGCGTCCCACGATGAGGGTTTTCGACTTGGCGGCATCGTCATCCACGTCGATTGCCACGATGTACCCGCGCATGTTGATGTGAAGGATGGGGTGCTCGAACAATTGCTCATTCGTGTACACCGCTTTGATCGTGCCCGCTTTACGGCATATCACCATGCCAAAGAAGCAGTCGAACACCTGAGCCCCCTGTGGCAAACGCGGAGTGTCAAGGTTGTACGGCACGATTGCCAATGAAACTGGCTTAGCCGCATCAATCACCGAGTAGAACGGGCTGCCCGTCGCGGTCTTGACAACCTCGTCAATGACCTTGATGGACGCTCGGTCAAGACTCAATTCCTCTTCGGCAGTCTCGACCACCACACGTACTTGGCTTATCAGGACTTCTAGTTGGGCCTTCTGCGCCAGAACATCGAGTCCGCTGATGTCAACCATCTGGTGCTGGCGGACGCTATCGTTCAGCAGGGTCGTGGCGATCTTGCTGTCCGTGGCGGCGTTGTCAAACGAGTCCAACTGAAGCAATTCCGTCTCGGCGTCCGCCTTCGTGATAATCCCTTCTGCCAAGTCTTTTTGGATGATACGGCGCAGGTCCTTGCCCGTGAGGGTGTCTTGCGTCAGGACCGCGTTGTTGGTTTTCTTTTGCGTTTCGTAATCCTTCAGTTCGACGGTAGGACCAGCCCACACCTTTTTCTGTGCCGTGATGGTGCGGTCAATCTGACGGTTGAGGGCACCGAGGCTTTTCTCCTGCGCCTTTGCCTCGATCAGCGTCTTGACGGTCTTGTCGTAGTCCAGTTGAAGCGCGTTGACGGCCTGAGTGGACGTAGCCAACTGACCGCCTATCGCGAGCACGGAAATGTCGGACTTGGTGACCATGAATGGCACGATCCACGACGTGCTTGCCGAATAGAACAGCAAGGCACCCGCATAGGCCAAAATGCAGAAAAGGATGCTGTACAGCGTGACGAGTGAGAAGACGCGGTAGACAGACAAGACGCCCTTCCGCATCAAATTGATTCTGTCGAACCCGAAAAACTTCATTGTGATAACTCCTTCGAAGTCGGTGGTGTTGGCGTTGTTTTAATCCTGTTTCCCCATGCATCCTGATCCAGCGAGAGCAGGCATACGATGGCGAGATAGAACATGCTGGTGATGGCCCACGGGATCACCAATATGGTTTTGAACGGATTCCTGAGTTTTTGCCAGTTCATCTTCCTGTCCCATAGTATCATCAAGGCAGAAGAAATGCCAAGAAAAATAGCTACCTTGACAGGGCTCAGGAGGGCAAAGGGCATCGTAAGGGCGAAGTGGACGATGATTATTACGAGCGCGAAGAACATGAAGCCCTGCGAGAGAATAGCCCACAGAGCCGCAGGGTTCATGCGCCCCGTGTGGTACCACAGTTTCCGCAGCACCCACCAGAAGCTTCGGTAAGTGCTTCTGCGCCATCGTACTTGCTGTCCCCAATACCGCGTCCAGTTCTCCATTGCGTGGGTCTTGCTGCACGTGTTCTGCACTACGTAGCTGTCCCAGCCTCGGAGAAGCGCCAGATGCGTGATGAAACGATCTTCCCCGTCCTTGGTGGAGCAGCCGAACCAGTGCCGACCCAAAATTTCGGGGGCTATCTCTTCGAGGATGTGCCGCCTGACCGCGAGGCTCCACCCGCCGCACACCTGATTGGCCCTGTAGGTGCTCTCAAGGTTGACGAGGAATTGGTTGTAGAATGTCCAGTTGTACGCCTGCAACGCGGTCAATATGCTGTCGTTCGCGTTGATGATGCCCGCTGGTGCGCCGACGACGCCGATACGTTGGTCCGCGAAACATTGCAACATCTTTCTGATGGTGTCCGTGCCGACGAGAGTGTCGGAATCCACGTTCACGAGAATCTCGGAAGGCTCCGCACGTTCCATCGCCCTGAGGTACGTGTCCGTCTTGCCTTTGTTTTTCGGTACGTCGCCGCCGTTTCTTTCCGGGTACACCCGATCAAAATCCTTCGCCGCCTTGAGCATCCACTCCCAACTGTCGTCCACTGAGCCGTCGTCCTGCGGGTAAATCTTGAGCATGTCTTTCGGGTAGTCGCTCTCCCAGATATGCTTGATGCAGTCGTAGACGCCCTTCCCTTCGTTGTAGCACGGAATGACCACGGCCACGGAGGGCGTGTGGTTCACGTCTTTCTGGACCTGCGCCTTCTTCGGGTGAATGGTCTCGGAGAAAGCCATGTAGATCGCCCTGAAGACCAAGTAGATCACGGGCATCAACACCGTTATGACCATCAGGAACTCGGGCGTTAGATAGTGTTTCATAGGCATCAGCTTTCTTTCCGATATGCCTTTTTAAGCACGCCAATGATGACCGCTAAAAGGGCAACGACGTAGATGTAGATGTTCACAGTCCCCTACTTTCCCGCGAGGGGCGCGAAACTCACGCTCTTCACGTACATGTACCGATCCACGTTCACGGTAGCTGAGCCGCCGAACTTCGGATTGTCGATGCCCCAGTGGTTGATGCGAATCTGGGCTGGCTTCGTCGGCACGTTGCTGTTCGTCTGCCAAGACTTTTTCCCATCTACGTACCAAACGATGGACTTTGGAGTCCATATAAAGGTGTATGTGTGGAAGCTTTGCTCTAAGTTAGAGTTCCTACTCATCGAACTGATATGGATGCGGGTCTCTTGTCGCGATGGGTCGCGATTCGTGAAACAACCCACTTGGACGCCGTTCGGCTTATCCGCACGAAATTCGAAATCAATCTCGGTCTCCGATCCCGGGAGGTAATTCCACCCAGCCGACACACTACCCGATACAGACTTGCCCGAAAGTTTATGCGAGGCGGCGGTTGACGACATCCGCATCACGTAGGTGTAGGTGCCGTATCCGTAGAGTCCCTTGGACATGATTTCACTGCCCTCGGAGATGAGAACCGCGCCTTCTCTGCGCTGCGAGAGCTTCAGGCGCAAATGTCCCTCGGAGGAGTCCACGTTTTGCGCGAGATACACGCCGCCGCCAGCGGCTGGGCCAGTGGCCACGGTCCAAAGCGACGGATCGAAATTTCCGCCGACAAAAGTGTCCTGAAACGTGGGTGTGGGGGTTTGGGCGGGCATGGTCGCTGGTGTGAAGAGACCAACAACTACGGCAACCACGCCAGCGGAAAGAGATCGAACCTTAGTCAGTAGTGAGTTCATTGTTCTGTTCCTCGTTTGAGATATTTGATTCATTTTCCAGAAGGGCGGTGAGGTATTCGCGGCGAAATTCCATGCTACGCTGCCCCGCTTCAACGGCGGTACCAAAAGTCTGCCCCGCATGTGCTTCGGTGAATTTCGTGACGATCTCGGAATCGATGTCACTAAGTCGAACAACCACACCGTATAGATCGGTTGGCGTCAGATCGAGTTTAGCGGCTAGCGTGAGGACAAGGCGAGTCAGTGCGCGGGTAAACTCTTCTTTCGAGTTGATCGACCGAACTGGCTCATCCTTACATTGACAAAAATGTAACCCGAGATCATTCAATGGACAAGTTGTTCCCATGTATTCTCCTCGTCCCCATTATACCGAAGGGGTTGCGTTTTGGCTAGGAATTTTGAAACTTGATTTATGACTGAAAATGGTAGTGTCAGTCACATTCAAAAGTCTATCACAAAATGCTCAAAATTGCACTGGTTTGGCACAACAAAGGGTATGGGGTGCTTCTCGGATGACCCCGCATTGCTGATTAAAGCTGCGGAATTTTTACAGGCAAGGACCAAAGAACAGGCACCAGCACGGCGTAACTACTGAAGGCCGAGCGCCTTCTTCTCAACAGCCATGCGATTCAGCGCCCGCTGGAGATCGCCGCAAGCGGCTTGATACCCGTGGTTCGGCTGGAAGCCACTTAACCACCAGTTCATCGCCTTGCCCCACAGATGACCTTCGACGGATGCTCGCCATGCGTGCGCGGACATCGTTTCATCGTTGGACCCGTTCATAAAACTGACATTCAAGAAAATATCGAACGCGTCTAGCCAGCGGTGGATGCGGCTTTCGTTATTGGACTTCGCCATAGCGATAGCGATGTTCGCGGGGTTCATTGGCATGGTGTTCGATGTGCCGCGAAGGTGATGCCAGCTACGGAACAACGCACTAACGACAACGAGTCCTGAAGCGGCGGCGAGGTAGATTTCACCGCCCAGAATGAATTTGTGAAGGATGTCCATACCCATGAAATGGGTAGTCATGAGAATTTGGCTGGGAAGGAGGGACTCGAACCCCCAACCTTCTGCTTCAAAGGCAGTTGCTCTACGCAATTGAGCTACTTCCCAATTTTGGCGTGCTCTTTCGCGTGGCAGTTCTTGCAAAGAACCTCGCATTTGGCAATTTCAGCCAAGATGCGTTTCTTGCTCCAACCGTTGCGAACAGCCTGCGCCACACTCATGTCCTTCTCAGTTGGATCGGTATGATGAAAATCCAAACATACCCAAAAACTCTCGGGACACCGATTGCACTTAAGAGTTCTCTTTAATTTGCGGAGCCAGTCGTATAAATCACGTCGGCGTTGAAGAACTCGTTCGACCTCTTCAACTTTATGGTTGCTGTACCAACGTCGTTGGCTTGCTAGTTGATCCGTTTTGTTTTTGTAGCCCATAAGGGCTAATACTGGCTGGGAGACTAGGATTCGAACCTAGATAGACAGATTCAAAGTCTGTCGTCCTGCCGTTGAACGATCTCCCAAATGTGATTTCTACGTCACTTTAGATCGATCCGTAGCTGAAAAGCGACGTATAAGTCACTTTCTGGCATACGAATCAATCGAACTTGGAGCTACCGGGGAGACTCGAACTCCCGTGGGGTTTCCCCGCCGCATTACAGGTGCGGTGCTGTCGCCGCTGAGCCACAGTAGCAAATTTTTGTAGGCGTCTTTCCGCCTAAACTTTTCTTAGGCGCTTACCCGCCTAGCAACACGGCCCGTTCATCGCATATCCGTGTCGAGGAACGTAGCAGCCGGGACAGGGCACGCTCGCGTACCATTCAATCTGTTCCTTTACGAACTGTTCCTTCGTCTTCCCGAGCTTTGCGATTCGCTCTTCCGAATACATCGGGTCGTCGAAACTGCGGACTACTTCCACGTGTCCGCAACTGTGCATCACTTCCACCCTACCGACTGGTAGCTTCTTCTGGATGATATGAGGATGGGCGAGAAAGTCCGCCTTTTCCTCGAACGACGTGTTGCACATCTCACAGTTGTACATGCTGTTCTCCTAAAAATGGAGCAGACGATGGGAGTCGAACCCACAACCTCTTTCTTACCAAGAAAGTACACTGCCAATTGTGTTACGTCTGCAAATCTGGAGCTAGCGAAGGGACTCGAACCCCCGGTGTTGTATGATGGTTTACGGAACCATTGCAGTCGCCACTGTGCCACGCTAGCATTTCTAAATTTTAGTGTTTCGCATTCATCCGAGGGCCTTTACGTTCCCACTGCGGCGAGTTCTTGCCCCCGGGAAACCTTTCACAATAACTCGCGATCAACGCACAATCCTTCTCATGCATCCGCAGGTTCCCACCCGCCTTGACTCCGCACGCCTCGCATGGTCGCTCGTCCGTTGTACCCATAAGGCGGCTTATACTCCCCTAATCGGCCCCTGTATGGGTACGATATGCCACATTGAACTTGGTAGACCCAGATGGATTCGAACCACCATTGAGCGATAATCGGTCGCCGATCCTGCCATTGGAAGACGGGTCCACAACGAAACTCACTCGTCAAAGTAAGCTTCGTCACAGTCGGTACAGAAGTGATAGTTCGGCTGATCTTCATCAGTCACGTAATTGTGCCCGTACATCTGGCACGAAGTCCACGTCGAGTAATCCTCTTGTTCCAAGGTCTCAGCCATGACTACCTCCTCTAAAATTTGGTTGGCGGAGAGGGACTTGAACCCCCAACCTCTGAATTATCAGTTCAGTGCTCTAGCCAGTTGAGCTACCCGCCAAAATACAAAAGCCGCCCGTGGGCGGCTCGGAAGTCTCTGATTTTTCTAGGGGTTACTCACCCTGAGTACCAGACACGCCGACCCGCACGCACGTAATTGTAATTTGTTGCGTTGTAGTTCGAGTTTGGAGTGTCTGCTTCATGTCTACTATAATACCATGGAAGTCGAGATTTTCGATAGAAATTTGAAAATTATTTTTGAAAGGGGAATTCTTTGTTCACCGCCCGCATCGCTGCTTCTGCCGTCTTCCATCGCCGAGGAAACGAAAACTTGAATCTGTGCCCGTCCTGAGCTACTCGCCAGTGGCCTCGCTCCATCGATAACGCCCGCTCGGAAGGATCGGGCTCCCATGCCGTGAACATCTTTGCCGAGGACACGGCTGGGTTGGGATATGGCGATGACTCATCGTATCTCACAATCGCCCCATCGCGGCGTTCCCAGCGAGCACGCGGGCCGAAGGTGATTTGAGTCCAATCGGGTTTCATTGGATCGCTTTCGTCGCCATCGGCACGCTATCCATCAGGTTGCCGACGATTATCCGACGCCGCAACTCCCGCAGACGGCGGAAGGCGTCTTTTTCGTCGATCATAGTGCAGCGGTAGCACTCATTCAATTCGCAGGACAAGAAATCCAGCAATTCATGATCGAACGGCTTATGGCAACTGTGGCAACGTTCGTGGTGGTGTTCAACCAAGGGTTACTCCTTCGGTTCAACCGTGAAACTGATAACAATTGGGGATGGCGGGGGTGTAAAGCGAGCTTCGATGTCAATAGCGTCGTGATTCAAAGTGGCCGCTATTTTGACATCGGTGCAACCCAGCCGCTCGATCTGACGCTTGAAAAGAGCGGAGACCTCTTCGAGGTTGACGAACTTGTAGTCGGGCTTCCCAAAAGGGTTCTTGAGCGCATCGGTGACGAGTCGTTGAATTTCGGCCAATTCGTGGATTCGCTTTGAGGCGTCTTGCCATTCCCCAGATGATGGGGGGTTCTTTTGCTGCACCATCTGCCAATGTTCAAGGAGCTTCTCGATCTGCGCCTTGTTCATTGCCGCGATCTTGAGCAGATCGCCTAAGACATCGCCAGTTCCATGCATAAGGTATCCCCTATAGAAGAGCCTGAAAGACTATTATACCCAAAAATGGATCAGAATCGATAGGAATTTTGGACTATGCGTACTGCATTATCTCAACGGAAGCTGGAGTCGGCATCTTTGTCCTCGAAAACGTAAGCGGCGTATTCGATGCTATTACTGCAACGCCCCTCGACGATGAGGTTCAACCCCTGATCGAGAGCCTTTGTCAGTATCACTTCGGCGGCGTCCGCAGTCCAGAAAGCTGGAAGCTCAAAGCTCCCCTCAATCTTGAATACGAACTTCTTCGGCGGCAGGCAGCCGACGCAGGTGGTGCTACCGCAGGTCTTGGTCTTCTTATTGATTTTTGCCATCTCGTTTAATATACCACCAAATCAAGGAGAATGGAAAGAGGCGAGAAAATCGTCCAGTGACGCATGATGAAATTCAAAACGTCACTGGCGATCCCGATGACGAGCCAGACCACGCAGCCCAGCACGAGCATCGCTTCCATCTGCTGTCCGAATGTCGGCTTCTTAGGCATAATCTTCAAGCGTATATTTCATGCTTTTCAGTTCTATGAAGCCGCCGTCAATCAGGATCGACTGCTTCGAGGTTAGGGCTTTCTCGCGGATGTCCGGTGAGAGGCAGATGTACCCCCGAGGAACACCACGATCCAGCAGCACGGTCGCTCCCCACAAGTATCCGACGACGCCCCGACGAACAAGTTTTTGTTGAGTCTCCCGATCAAAATGATTTAAGAAGCCTTTGCCATAGTTGTACAGATAGTAGTAGAAATCTTGCGGATTGAAAAGTACGTATTGACAGACTTCGCCGCGCACTGAAGGTTCGTCGGAGTGCGGATATTTGACTCGATCTTTCTTAGCCGAGTTATCTGCTTGACGAACAAGGATTTTACCTTCTTCGCAGCGTTCACAGTTGCCCCCCACGTTACGTTCAATTGAATCACACTCATCACAGGAGAGGCGATGAACTTCATAAACAGTCTGGCTTTGAATTGAGTTGTTGGTTGGTGGTTCGGCTAGATAGCCAAAGGCGAGAGCAAGTCTGTCGAGGCCATTAAGACAGCCTTGGGCACAGCTTAGGATTTTCATGGAACGTTTCCTCAGTTTCTTGAAAATTGATACACGCCCGTTAGGGTCGCTCTTACCTAATACTGAGGTTTGGGGAAATTGGTGGGCGAGGATGGACTTAAACCACCGACCCTCTTCCGTTCTAGAACGGAAGCCGCTCTTTCACTGAGCTACTCGCCCATTTGGTGCGCCCAGTCGGATTCGAACCGACGATCATCGTTTTAGAGACGACTGCTTTTAACCGCTAAGCTACGGGCGCATAATGTATTCTACCACAAAAATTGGTGGGGAGTAGAGGATTCGAACCCCTCGCAGTCTCGTCGCTTTTCAGCCAAGCCTCGCTAAAGGCGACTACGCCGCTGGCCTCACACCTATCGGTTACTGACCGTTCGGCGATATCACCTACTAAGTTTTCGCCTAGCGAACTCCCCAAACTTGGTGGGCGGTGATGCCTTGCGGCACCCAGCTTGCGCTGCTCTACCGCCCGTGTATTTTATAAAAGACATTCGTCTTCTACGCCATACAAACTTGGTACCCGAGGATGGAATCGAACCACCGACCTCCTGTGGCGTAGCCCTTGCGGGCGTTGCACAGGCGCTCTAACACTGAGCTACTCGGGCCTTACAAAATCTGCTCTCCTTAAACTCCGCGCTCGAATACCCAGAATTTCCTCGTTCAGGCTCGAATCCAATCGAAACCACTCACCGTGGGTATTGAGGTATTTGTATTTGGCGTGCAGTTCGCTTTCGGCGGTCCAAGCGGCATGATCCGTTTCAAAGGGTAGCTCAGCCAATAGTTGCAACGGCCCCGCATTGGCCGCTTGAAGACTTTCAAAACGGTTGACGGGCTTATTGGATTTTCCAATTTTAACAATGCCTCGCTTTGTGTCGCCTATAAAATACACGCTCGGGACACCCACCTCTTCAACTCCACGTGCACGTGTTGCACGCTTTGGTTCCCGCTTAGAGGCACAGATAAGCCCGATTTCATCTCGAAGGGGATCGGCTAATTCGTGCATTTTATCCAATAGTAGATACTTCCAAAGAAGTGCGGTGTAAACAACTAATCCCGTGGTGGATTTTCCTTTTTCGGCATCCATGACGGCGCGTGGTCCTGTCCCTATACTTTCAGCGACCTGCTTTATCGTCAGTTCGCGTCGAATTCGTGCTGTACGTAAGTTGGAACCCAGTTGTTTCATTGATGCTTCCACTTTGAACGGCGGTGCAGTAATCAGTAAATTTCTTGTCATACAATCTAATACTCAAACGCTAGTGCTCTCAAGAGCAAACTTGGTACGCGGGGGCGGACTCGAACCACCGACCTTCGAGACTTGCGTCCCGACGCTCTGAAACTCCACCTGAGCTACCCGCGTATGGTGGGCGTGGCACCTTTCAGCACCCAGCACTTCAATCACGCTCGCCGTAGCAATCCAGCAAGCACGATCTCGACGCCTTTTATCGCCCGCAAACTTATTCCCCTTCGACAGCGGAGCCGTCTTTCATCTTGATACCCCAGCCGCCACGCCAGTAGACCTCGATGCGATCATCCCAACCTGACTCACGGCGGTCGTTAACGCTCGGCCAACATTCGTATTCCTTGCCAGTCGAATCTACGTGCTTCTGTTTCGGCAATTCCTTCAATGGGTCGTCCACATGCAAATGCTTTTCGAAGAAGTAATCCGCTCCGCTGCGGCAATCCGTGTCACCCGGGCGAATCGCTTCCGCCTTCGACTTTACCCAACGATAGAAGGCGTCCATCCCTACCTTGAGCGTCACGTCACGGGATGCCCGCCGTGTCTTCTCATCGGCCTCGCGGTACTTGTCGGCGTACTGCCCAAGTTCCGAGTAGTCCACAGTGGCGTCAGGGTCCTGCCACAGCACATCGCTGATGCTCATGGCGTTGATGACGATCTTGCTGCCTGCCGTGCAATACTTGCCGCCCACTATGTCGTAATACGGAGCTTTCGCTGGATCACGAATCAAAAGTTGCAGCTTGCCGTCCCAGTATGCGGGCTCCGTGCGAAGCTCGAAAATATCGTGGTTGCCGACGCTGACTTCTGTTTCGCCAGTCGGGTCTTCCTCTTGCAAAAGCCGAATTAGTTCTTTAGATTTCACAGGCTGATGCCTCCTTGAATTGTTCTTTGAATTGCGGCACGATGGTTTGTGGTGCAGGGGCAACGTCGGACTTCCACAACCGATAGTTGGAAAGCGCACGACGCTGCTCCTGCGTGAGCGGGTAGGTCGCGACTGCGGTCAACCCGAGGTTGTCATCGGGCTCATAGAACACTTCATGGCCGATGGCATTGTCATTTAACTTGTTGATAACACGGAATAAAGCTGACTTATCGGGCACGCCGACAAGGATGAGATTTGGGGTTTGATCGTAATCGGACGGCAAACGCTTCGCCATTTCAAACGTGGCGTGGTTGCTTTGGACTAATTGCTGTGCTAGGGAGATGTCTTGACGGACGAAAAGGAAGAAGTACGCTGGTTGCTGCTGTGAAACCTAGAGACCCGTGATGTTGCCTTCATCGATCTTACGCATTTGAGTAGCTCCTAAAGACATAATACCAGTAGTTGAGAAATTTGCAACAACTATTTTTCTAATTATTTTGCGGCGGTTTCGACCTTTGGTTGCCGCCGGGGTTGCCGCAGTCAATGCACGTATCGGGGTACTCGAAACCGCTGCAACAGAAAGTCATTTCTTAGCCTCGTCGATGGCCTCTCTCACATAGGAAATCACAATCATCAAGAGAATGATAATCGAGCCGAGGATGAGATGCAGAAGCTCAAGCGGGTGCCACGCCAACCACAATGCTCTACTTAGCCCAGAATTTTTCATGCCGTTCCTCCGCAGGAATATGGCGTGGCGTGGTCTCCAAATGGATGACGCCGATGTGTACGTCGCCCGCCTGATAAGTGTTCATCATTCCCGGGCGATCATCATCGCCCATTCCAAACGGGTCTTCGTATCCCCAGAAACGTGCGAATGCATACGCGGTCTTGCTGTCCGAAAACAGTCTGAACTTCTCGATGTACTCGGACTCGTTGTGTCGAATTACCAGCCATGCGTGCATCACTGACAACCTCCACCATTATCGAACACGATCTGATCGGCAACGCTAGTAAAATTACGGGGAATGAGGCCCTCCCAGTCCAGCGGACTGACGTAGACATAACGTCGCCCGCAGCTAACCGCTATGTTATGTTTGGCAAGCTCCCGCCTCATCTTGCGGACTTGGGCATACGTCTTCGGACGGTCGTATGTCATGCTGGGACGCCCCAGATGATGAGTGACGTATTGCTCTACAGTGACCAGTTTTTGTTTTTTCACTTCAGCGTGTCGTTGAGCCATTGCTTGTCCTTCTCAGTAAATTCTGCGGGCTTCTCGACGTAGGGCACCACGTTCAATCCTGCGGCAACGGGATCGTAGTCGAACAGGAAACAAGAACCCATCGGATCGTAGCCGTCATTTTCCATGTTCCGTTAACTCCCCTTGATACTGCTTCAAGAATGGATACGCCCAATCGTGGCGGCTCATTCCAATTTGATCGGCGTGAATCCACAGCCCGAGGTTTACGTTCGCGCTTTCATCGTGGATATCTACCGCTTCCGTAAAGGCGGGATACTTTTTCAGTTTGATTTCACCTTCCCACAGGAGCGTGCCGTCAGGATGGAAAATTTTCAGGTGGTCGCCGTCGTTGAGAGCATGTAGACCGTCGTAGGACCACCGCTCATGCGGCCATTCCTCGGTCGGCGGTTGAATGAACCGCTCATCCTGAATCGCCCAATAGCCGCCTTCGGTTCCCGTCTCGCTATACAAGTGCAAGGTCCCCTTGATCGTCATTGTTTCCCTTTGCAGTTACAGACGTGGAAGCAGTCGTACTCCTGACCCAACTTGTCGATATGCTCCATGCAATGCTCGTAGCATGGGCACGAGGGGTCATGATTCTTGGCTCCAGCGTGGAATGCCTCAATTCTGGCCTTGATGCTTTCTTCCAGTTCAGGCACAACAAGTTCAGCCACGGCAGTCGGATACGATTCGGCTGGCTCCGAACCCCCCATTAGTTCATTGGGCTGCATTTCCGAAGGACGATTTGCAGGCTTACCTGAGTAGTGATGGAAGTCAACGCCTTCTGAATGAAGTCGCTCTTCCTCTGACGTACCTTCCACGTTTTTCCGTATTTGAGAGAGTCCGAGGAAAAGCGAAGGTTCAGGCTCTAATCCAAGGTTCTTCACGAAAGTTTCATTTTCTTCCGTAATGTCATAGCCAAGTTCGTACAGCTTGGACTTGTCGATCTTTTTGATGACCTCGACAGTGCCGCCCTCTTCCGATATTACTCGCACGCCGCTGACTCTGTGCGTATCGGGACCAGTCATAACAGACTGGTGGATGCCGGACTTGAGTTTCTTCTTGAGAGTCTCGGCATCATCTTTACCGAGGTCGGGGTTGGCGACTTCACTCGTGGTGAGATCGTGGCGATCAGTGACCTGCATCGGGATACGCCGTATTCCTACGGCATCCTGATACTCTTTGAGTACGCTGCCTTCGAAAGGATCGAGGAGAGTTGGATCGGTCTCCTGTTTTTTCTTAAACCACTCCCAAAACTTGAGATTCATGCTTTCTCCTAAAATTAGCTCCGGCCATGGAGTTCCGTCTCGGTCACCATGGCTCAACCGCCTGACCACCGCCGACGCCTCAGCCTATTCCTGAAACCAAGGAGGGCCTAGTTCGCTTTCGACCCATCGCGGTGCTTACGGTGTGTTTGCGAACCGACCACGGAGGGCACCAGCAACCCTTTTGCCCATGGCAAAGTCAGATACACCCGTGGGAATACTTTCGGAATCAGAAACGGCTGCTGCCCACGGTCACCGGAGCTATTAGATAATACCGCTTTTTGAGGATTTTAGTTAGTCCAAAGCACGCCGAGAGCGTGAAGAGTAATTCTATCTTGTTCGGTCAGGGTTTCTGGATGGACAAGGATGTCGTAGGCGTAGAAAATTTCAGTGTTCTTGGTGAGGCACCACGAGGCGCAGCGGACAATACCCAAACAGTGCTCACAGGCCGCACCACCATGACGATTTACGTGGTAGACGGGACTGATTTGGCTCATGTTAATTTTCTCGCCAATAAACCCCGCCAGAAGCGAGATCGTACGAGTTTCCGTCATAACGGGACAGGAAGTGCTGCCAGCCATCGGCTGCAACCGCTTCTTCTGCCGCTGCGTTAATGTCGATCCCAGCAATCGATATCGCCTGTTTGATGCCGTCCTCTTCGCCTAACATGTCCGTCAGGTATTGCACGGGATAGCGGAGGAGTTCATTGGTCTTCTCTTCAAGCCAGTCGTCGGAGGGTTCGGTCTCCTCTACAATGGGCTCACCAGCCGAATCGTACTCGCCGTCATCCTCTTCTTCACCCTCGGCGTTAAAGCGGACGAGTTCTTCGCCGCCTCCGGGCACCCACCCATAAGAGTCGGGGGAATCACGGATCATTTCCTCCGTGTCTGAGTACAGATGGTCACGGAGGCGCACCTCGTCGATGTGTCCTTGGAGCCAATCCTGATTGAAAAGCTCAGGCTCGCTTTCCAAATCGCTACGGACCTGTGCCAGAGCGATGCTTTCTGGAATGTCGTCGTTGGGGGCAATGATGTAGCCAGCGACCGTGGCTGTGCCGTCGCTGTTATCCGTGACATCGACGCTGTAATCGTCGTAGTCGAATTTTTCGGCTTCCAGAAATTCGAGGACAGCCGTCACCAGATCGTCGTCGCCTAACTCGGTCTCAAGTGCTTCACGCACGCGAGCGGCTTTAGCTTCGGGAGTCTCCTCTGCCTCTTCGACCTCTTCCACGGGTGGGGCAACGGGAGCGGCAGGTTGAGCAGTCGGATCGGGGATGGCGGGGTCGGCTTGGGCGGCGGGTTGGTCACGTTGGATCGGATCGCCGGGAGCGGCCTTCTTGGACTTTATATCGTGCAGTCCACCATTGCAGGATTCTTTGTGGGGCTTGCCGGATTTGACACCGCAGTCGGCACACTTGTCTTTGGAGCCGTTGATGTCGTCGTAGTCCTTGGCTTTCTTCGCTTCGTACTCCGCAACTACGCCCAGAGCGGCTTTCTTGATGCCGCGTGCCTTGAAGCTCGCGGCGGCTTTGAGTGCTTCCCTAACCTTGTCGTTTGCCATAATGTGCCCCTATACTAGCCTTTGGAATTCAGATTGTCAACCAGAAACAAAAATGCCCGCTTGCGCGGGCGTTCTTGCCGTGTTGAGGAACAGACCCACGGGGTCTGGCTCATTAAGCATGAGCAGCGAAAGCCTTTGGAGCTTCAGCGTTTACTTTTTTGAATGCCTGTTTAACGAGGGTACACCCTTGCGCTCGGGTCGCTGGCTGCCATCCCATACCGTCTCCATCGAAACCGGGGCAGGCCCATAAGGTGGTGCAAAAATTTATGGTGGACCTGAGGGGAGTCGAACCCCTGTCTGAAAATCAGTACCAGTGCCTTTTACCCCTTGCGGGGCTTACGACCATCTATTACATGATACCAGAAGTCTGAGGATTTTGGCTAGGAATATTTAACTTCTTACTGTTCACGGGGCTGCAATGGGTTTGGCACCACGTCCGACACGTCTGCATTGGTCATGTCCATTTTCATATCGCCCTTATATACGCCCATTTCATGGGTTGCATTAAGCTCAGGCCGAGGTGGAGGCGGGGCTGTATCCAGCGTTGGCGCTAACCCCTTTGGATTGGGGAAGACAGCCCCACCGAAATCCGCTGGTGCGCCTCGTGGCGGCTCACCTCCAATATAAATGTCAGGCATGTCCGATGGAAAGGTGACATTCGGCGAACCCTGCGGCGGGGCGGGTTTGCGAGGTGCTGGTGCTTCCCTGACATGCGAAGCTGGCGGCTGAGGTGGGGGAGGCGGAACCGCCCCCTCTTTCTTCCTAAGTAACTCGTTATCGGGCACTTTCTCCCACAGTTGGCTGCCCTCTTCATCCTGATTCAAAGCGACGTTGCTGCCCTGATTGTCGTCGCGGAACCGCTTGGCATCCTCGGGGGAGAAGAATCCTCTCTTGGGGAGCCCTTCCCTAACAGCGGCGTCGGTCGCCAAATCGTGTAGAATCCACGTGGCGGCGAAGGTGCCCACAAGCTCGTTCAGGGCGTCGTAACGGCTCATGAGCGACCGCGAGCCCGCGTAGGGTCCCTTGGTCTCAGTCTTCGGGTGCTCCTTGATCCATTTGTCGAGGTCCGCCGTAGTCTTGATGCCGAGTCTTTGCAACTTGGCGACGGCTTCACGGGTGCCTTGGCTGCCAGCCCGCTTGCTATTCATCTTGCTCAGTGGCATGTTCACGTCAGGCACTCTCGGTTGGCGCTCGGGACGGCACTGCCAACCAATCCATTTGCCCTTGGATGCGGCGATCTGAGGACCAAAGTATTCACAAACAATATCTGCGCTGACCTCCATCTCGACCTCGTTGCCGAATGAAAAGTATGCCACATGCAGTTTTTCGTCCGTCGCCACGTCAAAATCACGCACACCCGCGTTGGCAAGGGCATGGGCAACTTGATGAGCGCATTCCTGCGGTACGCCCCAGCTTGTGGCGGGCACGTAGCCGCTGATCTTACGTCGTGTGGCTACTTTCTCAGCCGAAGCGTACTGGGGCTGCGTAGGGGGCTTCTGGGGCCGCTGGGGGGCCGTTGGCGGTTGCTTTGGCTCATACCCCTTAGGAAACATGAGACGGCTCTGCTCCTTTACGGCGGTTGGGGGTGGAGGTGGACAGACGCCCGCGTGAGTCTCACTACCACTTTCCCACGAAACCATTTGGCCCTGTTGAATCGGCTGTTTGCATCTGCGACAGGTCTGCTGATCCTGATCCATGCCAATAGGTGCACCCGCACCCCTTTTTTGAAGTAGGGGGTTGGAGCCTATCCGATTGAGTGGGACACTACCCGGGACGTTTCGCCCCTGTCCAGACCGCACTTCAATGGCTGGGTTGAGACCATCATGATCTACCAGACCACGCTTCACGTCGTCGGCAGTCATGTTCGGCACCGTAAAAACACGATTGACCCATTTCCCTCGAAGGTAGACATCCCATGGGGTATGAGCAGCCGCGCTTTTCTGGGCTGCCATCCGACTCTGTTCGACGACTTTCTCATCCTCGGCGGGAGCTACGGGCGGTGGAGCGACAACTTGTTGGGTAGCTGGATCGAGCATATCCCCTTGCTGGTTATCATCTTGCGGCAGGATGATGGGGTCTTGTTCGTCGTTTGTCTTTTTCTGGAAAAGCGGGTTCATCAGGAAAAGGTCCTCAGTAATATAGTCGAAAGTGAAGAGAATTGTGGTATTATTGAAAAGATGAGAATTGAAGCCCTTTTTGCATGGATCACCGAACGGCACGCGATCTACGAAGCCAAAACCGCTGGGTACCCGAAACCTTGGACAGAAGACCCCATCCTGCAAGCCTATCGTTTCTGCAACGTGTATCGTGAACTTGACAAGGTGACGCAGTGGATTGCCAAGAACTGGCGTCAACCACACGTTGATGAACCTGAGGTATGGTTTGCGATGGCAGTCGCCCGTCTCGTAAATTGGCCCGACACGCTCGAAGAGCTTGGCTACCCCGTCCCGTTTGACCCGATGCATTTCGTCGAAGTGCTCGAACGCCGCAAGCAGGCGAAAGAGAAAGTCTTCACGGGCGTCTACATCGTACCCGCAAAGGCAGGATTTGCATCCAAGGCGAGGTATCTCGCCAGCGAAGTTCTCAACCCTCTTTGGTGTCAACGCGACTACATCACCGAAGAAGCGTGGAGCCTTGCGACCTTCCACAAACGTCTGACCGAGTTTAACGGCTTGGGCAGCTTTCTCGGGGGACAAATCGTGTGCGACACGAAATACACCTACCTACTTGAAAACTGTGTGGATTGGTCGGACTGGGCGTGCAGCGGACCGGGCAGTAAACGCGGGTTGAATCGCGTCATGAATTACCCCGTGGATCAAAGCTGGCAAGAGTCAATGTGGTTAGACACCATGCTCGACCTGCGGCGGCAGATCAAACCATTGGTCGCCAACGTGGGTATGCCGGAAATCCACATGCAGGACCTCCAGAATTGCCTTTGTGAGTTCGATAAGTATGAGCGGGTGCGGTTAGGTGAGGGCAAACCGCGTAACGGCTATCCGGGACGACCCTAAACTGACTTTCCAACAGATTTGTCTTCGGGAAGCATAAACTTCGACGCCCAATCCCTGCCGATGTGCCAATGATCCCCGCAGGGGAACACCTTGAGCAACCGCCACGTGTCGCCCCCGCGTCTCATTCCCCACAACGCAACCTTGCCTAACTCTTCATCAGCCTCTTTTTGTGAGGCAAATTTCCTGTGCTCTCCACACCGTCGATGCCGCTGCATAAAATCTCCTTCCTACATAATACGCCGAGACGAATGAAATAACACCACAAAAGAAAACCCCCGCCAAAAGGCGGGGGGTGGGAATAGGGTACAGTAGTTTAGTTGCCCGCTACAGCCCTTTTCGTCTTTGGGGGCTTCGGATTGCTCGTGCGAATAATTTCACCCGTGTCGCCAACCTCAAACAGCCGAGGCACCTTAAGGTAAGAATCGCCAGTGGCAGTTTTGGGCAGCGGGTTGTCCAAGATGTACGAATTGATAGCGGCCATCGCCACACCAAGACGCTCACTCTTGTTCAGATTCGACTTGCTCAACTTGCGGTAGAGCACCTGAGCAGGATGGTTCCACTTCGTCGATGCACTTGGGTCCTTGGGCTGGTAGGCTTCGAGGAACTCTTTCATCTTCCCCTTATAACCGTAAGCCTTACGGGAGTACAGCCATGTCAAGAAACCGAGCAACTCACGCCCGACCTTGAAATGTTGTACTAAGGCCACGATGTCTTCCACGCCAGCGGCACATTCGGGCGTACCCGACTTGTACGTTTTCAATGCTTCGAGTTCTTCGGAGCGAGTGGTGAAGGAGTTTGAAGCGACGGCGCGTCCCATATCTACCTGCACGATACGTTTCAACATGTATCCGACCGTGCCGATGTAGTCCATCTTCTCACTTTCGGAAAGATTGTGATTGATGAACTGGAGGGCGTTGAGAAGGGTACGAGATGCGCCCGTGTCGATGTTCAGGTGTGCGGCGGTCTGAACTCCGCGAACAACGAGAGTCTCGAAGGAGACATTGAACTTGTCGGATGCCCCCGTGCGGTTGTTGCCGTCGTTCAACTCGTCATTTTCATCGAAAATGATGGGCTGACCTGTGACGGTCCACCGACCGTTCACCATGTCCGCACCATATTTGTCGATGTTAGTTTCTTTGCGATTCCCAACCCGTTTTGAGCGGTATGCTCGGGATGCATCAGGTGTAACAATTTCAAAGGAAACCTGATAACGATTTCCTTCGCTGTCATAAATGAAAGCCGATGTCGGCTTTTCGACAGTCTGGGTGGATTTAGAGATCGTGCTCTGAGTAATGGTCATTTGACCCTCCTCGTTTGTACAATGAGTTTCTTTGAAACCCAAGGGGCGCGTCTGTTGTGATGGTCATTGCGCCCTGACCCTCGTACTAGCGGGATATCATCCCGCATTTACATAATACCACAAGTTCGAAGATTTTAGTTGATTTATTTTTCTGGGAATGGTAGATCAAGGGGGTAGCGACACGCCGCTTTTGCGGCTCGTACTTCGCGTTTGTTGCCCTCAAACCAGCAGAATTTCCCTTTGTCGGGATCAATTCTCTGCTCCCAACCATTAGCTCGCAGCCACGCCCATTGCCCGCCTGTGCCCGGCTCATAGCCGTACTTCACTAGGGCCTTGCCGCCATCGCGGAACACGGCGTAGCTTTTGATCCTGTTGCCGTCCTTATACCAGTCACTATGCCCGCCACTATGGTTGAGGCCCGCGCCAAGATAGTACCAGTTCAGGATTTTGTAAAGCTTGCCGTTCTCACTGGCGTTGGGGTCACTGTAAGCAAAGTACACTTGCCATCCGTATTTCGCATACGCCATCTTGATTGAACGAGCAGTAAAGAACGAGCCCGCGTTGACGGGGGCGTGGAGGACACAACACCCACGGGCTAGGTTAGCGGTCTTACCCGCGTACTCAGGCCCACAAATGTTCCCAATCCCGCCGCCACTTGTGCAGAAGCAGTTGGCCCCAACCATCTCGCCATTCGGCATGAACAACCCGTAGTACACGCTACCGCGACCGAGGGTGCCGAGGTATTCATACTGCTCAATGAATGTCGCACACTCAGCACGAGTGATCTCCCGCACACCTTCGTGAAGCAGGAATTCTTTAGGGTATTTTTCCCGAGGATTAAGCTCGGCGGAAGCTTCAATTAGATGTCGCTGGAAACACATTACTGGATTGGTCTTGAATCGTTGCTCGGCAAGTTGGCGTGCAGATTGGAGCGGAGAGGCTGGATTTGAACCCCCGATTTCCGATTGGGTCGGCTGTTTTACCGCTAAACTATCCCCGCATTCTACATTGTCCATAGGGTCTAATACTGCGGCGGGAGCGATTTTAGGAATCGGTGTCCGAGGAATCGTCTTCCTTCTTTTTCTTCTTCCGCTTCTTGCGGTCTTTCACCACTTCGTCAACTTCTTCCGCAGTGCAGACGACGTTATCCTCTTCGTTGACCTTCGCTGCGAACCGTTTGAAAAATGCCATTACTGGGCCTCTTTCGCGTGTATTTCGTCGAGTGCAGACTTGAGTTCGGGATGCTTCGCCAGAGTCCTCGCTTCCGCCTCGGCTTTGCCTTGATTAAAAGCCGCTATGAGTCGCCTGCCGCCTTCCGATTCTTTGATACCCAGCTTGAAGCCGATCCAGAACGTCTCGATCCACCAGTCCCAAGCTGCCTTGAACGGATAGCCCAGAATTCCGCCGGCGACGGCACTGGCTATGTGTGCGAACGGAATGTGGGGCCAAAAGGAAAGCATGTTTTCAGTCACTACAACTACACTGAGGAAGTCAGATTTTTTCAGTCGCTAAAATTGTAAAATCCAACTGATGATTACATTCACGCCGGGTGGGAGAACGAGCGGCGGTAGGGTAAGATAATTTACCAATATGACACTGTTCGCAGGACCCGGAGGAATGGCGCTCGGATTGAAATACGGAGCCGTCTCCATGAGTGTCTGTGTGCTTGGTGGATTTGTACCGAAAGTGCCGCCGCCGATCAAGCCCATCTCACGGATGCCTTGCGTGATGTTGTCCGTGGTCGCATTGATCGTGGTTTGGAAATCAACCACGGTACTCAACGTACTCAGAGGGTTTTGATTGCTGTCCACGAAGTTGACTTTGGACAACTTTTTACGGAGAAACTCGGCGACGAGTGCCGTCTGCACGGGCGTCGGATCGGGCTGTGTCTCTGGAGCCCACTGTGCGGAACCTGCGCCGAGAGCCAAGCCCCACACGCCGTACAGGGGTTCGTGCCCTTGCTGGTACGGAGGATTCGGGTCATTGGGGAATACGTTCGCCATAAGACGAGCGAACAAAAATTTTGAAGTGTTTACAATGACGTTGTGAGCTTGATACAGGGTCTCGCCCGTGTCCTGTCGCTTGATGCTGACGTTCACGTCCGACACAACGCTACCGAATTGGTCAAAATTACGCATGATGTCCTCGTTATAGCGGGGGATAGTCCTAAAGGGTAATTTTCCCCGCGTTTTCGTCCTGACTACCGCCCTCAGGTTCTAATACGCCATTTTCGTCGCTTTCCTCGGGCTCTTCAGGTTCAGGATCGGGAATATCCCCCTCACTCAAAAGATGCCAGCGGTTACGATTCTTCGGAATGGGGTAGTTCAGACGCCGTAAGTCAATAAAGCATGGACGCCCGGGGAAGGGTCCTACAATCCGCCCATCCATAAGCTTTACCAACCAGTCGCCCTCATCCCCCGAGTAAAGTGCCGTATCGAGCCCCGCCGTGGCTGTTGGTCTGTAGATGCGACCGTCGATTGTGATTGTGCCGGGGATACCGTCCACCGCAAGATAACGCATCTCATGTTCGTTGTCCAGCGTGACGGCGTTAGTGAATTCTGCGGAGCCCCTCTTATTGACCAAATTGAGCAACTTGTTCTTAAACTGCGGGCCGAGCGGGAGCGTGCCCGAAGGACGACCAACTTGATCGTATACCACAACAAACAGCGGCTTTGGCTGTGTCCTAAGCGAACGTCCTCGGTACTGACGGATCACCCGAGCCACATCGCTTGTCGTGGGTTTTGCGGGCTTCTCCGTCGAGAATTCAATCCTACGGCACTTCGGTGGGCGCTTGATAACTTTGGCTGCGGTGACTACGCGGTTTTGCGTTTCATTCACGAATGATTGAGGCAGGTTGAAAGTGCCCGCGTACGTCTTAACAAAATCGTCCTCCGTCAAGTCGCCCGTGGTTTTGTCTGAGTCCGTCTCCTTACTCATTCCTTTGTAGCAATTGAGCACGGTACTATAAATTTGCACTATTATTTCCTGCTGATAGTCCATCACGAGCATGAAGTTCGCGACCTCATCGCAGAGGACATGAATAGCTTCCGCCAAGAGTTCGGACATGGCTTGGGGCTGGTTTTCCACCAGCGGTAAGGTCATGGAAAACACGGTAAAATTGGGAATTCCGAGGTCTAACACCAAAGTCACGCGGGGGTTTGCGTCACGGATGACGTTAAGTTCCAGAATGCCTTGCGGCGACGAGATGTATGAGAGCTTAGAAGATGCCTGTTTTTCTTTTGACATCAATTTTAACCGTTCTGGTGGTATGTCCACATCGTAGGTAACCCACCATGTGTCTTCTTCATCTTCGGGGATAGTTGTATCGTCCTCTTCAAGATCAAGGCCCCTCACGTCTACTTCCCATTCATCAATTCCACCGCCTTGAGGCGTGTATTTTGAGGAGAGAAAGATTCCACCATAGCCGCCCATCTGTGCAGCTTCGCCCTTGGATCGCAACAAACCATGTTCCAAAATACTTTGACGATTCTCATGGCTCGTCCCGTGGTACATGATAGGCGGGTGTTCAAGCATATACCTATGAAACCCCTATTTCACAAAGTCCACAAGCGGGATTGACGATGCCACGGTTTACGTGCCAGCGAGTATGGCGACCCAATACAGCGGCTTGTTGAAGAGTCGGTAAGAGTTCGGATGGGTGAGTCTTACCGAAGAATGGATTGGTTTCGCCAGAAGTACGGACAGAATTGGCGGCTCGCCAATCTTCCGTTATGTAAGCCCTACTTCTATCAGCCTCCCGTTGTTTATCAGTCCAAGGTTTACCGATATGTCCTCTAGAAATAGCCTCACAGTGTTCTTGTGAGAGCGGTTTCCCGAGTTTAGCTCGCGTTGTAGCGACAGATGATTTACGTCGCGTTTCCTCGGATGCTATGTGCCCTAGCCTACTCTCAGCGGTAGGAAGAATGTTATAGCCATTTTCCCGCTTCCACGGTTGAACATCGTTGAGCCAAAGTTGCTCTCGAACCATCAACCAGAGGCGGTCAGGCACTTCTTCAAGAACGAAAAAATCGAAGCTGGATTCACCGTACTTCTTCCACGCCGACCAAAGAATGGGACTGGTGTGGGTAGTATAAGTTTCCGCTCGTAGTCGGTTAACATGAACGACCCAACGACGTTTGATGTCCATCGCCGAACCGATGTAAACCTGCCCATTGACACAATTCATAATTGCGTAAACGCCACAAACACCGTATTGTAAGTCTAAGTAATTCATGGGTTTACGTTTCTTCAAAGATGTAATACTGATCTCCACCAGAAATTTCCCAGACTTGCGATAATCTAGGGGCCAAAAGTCCCATCTGGTGCGTCTGATCCCAGTTCGCGACTTCACCCGTGATTTCTAAGTTGTATTCATTCGGAGCCAATGGGACACCGAAGACAAACGGGACGTTGAGTACAATCTCCACCCAGTTTGTCGGGGCACTGAGGATGGGCGTAACTCCGAGGTACGGCGCAAGCGGTGCGGGCGGCGATATAAGCAACTGGTAGCTTCCGTACTGAAGCGTGTATGCTGACTGAAGCAGCGGAGCGACGTTGCCTGAAGCGGTCTGTGGAGCCGACACGACCACGTTAGGGTTCGGGATTTGGAATGTGGTTGCCGTTACATCCTTGATCTTCGCTGTACCGTTTAGAAGACCGTTTGTGCAACCCCCAATGGTGACGAGTTCTCCTTCGTGTAATTGCAAGTACGGCGGGACAATGGGAGTCGCGGCGGCGGGGGTACTCGCCAATGCGGTGTAAGTGTATGTCGCATTCTTGCCGTCCGAAACCACGTTCGTAATTGTGAAAGTAATCTGTGGCAAAGCTGCCCACTGCGCGGGCGTCAATTTTTGACCTGTCGTAATAACTGAGAGGTTCGGATCGGGAGTTGCGGATACCCTGTAGCCCCAAGCCGCGAGGGTTGTCGTGGGCTCATGCCCAAACAACGTGTTCGCTACCTCATTATCCCATTCAATAAGTTCGGCGGGTGTGAGGACGCCATTTTCCAAAGACGGTCTGCCCAGAACTGGGGCCTGAATAAGCATCGGAGCGAATGGTGGTTGTTCGAATTCACGAATGATGATGCGGAGCGTATCGGTGATGCCCGGTTGTTCATCGGGCGGAACATCCGCGCAGGACTGATTAGGCAAATAGTTGGGGCAACAGTAGTTGAGGTACTGAGCCTGATACAAGGTCTGGAACTGAGGTGTCAACGCCTGATACTGAGCAATGGGTATCGGTGTGGCTGGGAAGTACGCGATGGTGCCGAATGTTTCTGGCGTAAGCGGGTAGCTAATCACGGCAGCCGTACCTGAGTCAGCCGTGGATGGATAGTCGGCTGGTGGGGAACCAAACGAGAACGTCGCCGTGAATCCAATAGCGACAGTTGGCGAACCGCCGTATATGATGGTGTCCACTACCACCTGCTGCCCGTTCAAAAAGGTTGCATCGAGCAGCCCAGAAAATTCAACGGTCATATTGGGCTGAAAATTGTTCGCGTACAACACCGTGAGCGTTGTCCCCACGATCTGAACGTTGGTGACGTAAGCGTTGCTCACGTAGGTCGCGGTGAATCCCGTTGGGCTCGACGTAAGCACCGTCACCTGCTGCCCATTAAGGAATTGAGCATTGCCCAGACCCACGAACTTGATCGTCGCGGGGGTGGGTGTGACTGGCAGAAATGTATTGCTCACGGTTGCTGTCAGCAGGTTATTCACGATCTGGACATCCGTCACTGTGGCAGAAATGTTCGTCCACGTCACGTTGCCGTCAACGGTGACGCCCCCAGCGGCGAGATTCCACACGGGCTGCGATGAACCAGTCTGACCCGTCGTGATCGCGGTGACCATCTGGAGGTTGCCGTTTGAATCCGTAATGACAAGCCCCAGTCCATTCGTTTGATTGGGGTTGACAAATGATGTGAGGGGCTTCCAGAACAGGACTGGGTTGACCGTTACATAAGAATCCAGATGATAGTACCCTTGCATCGCAGCGGAAAGCGTATCGTACATCTGTTGAGTCACGTACCTTGGGCTTATTAAACAGTCCAAATCTTCGCCTTCACCAAAAACCGTAGTGAATTCAAGCCCCACGTGGGCGGCTTTTGCAAGGTCGATAGCCCCATAAAGACTTTGAACGATGCTCTGTAATTGAACCAGATTGGTAATGTCCTGTAACGAATTAAGACCGCCGACATTGCCGACATTGACGCTGACTTTGATTGCGTTACGGTCGGATTGATCGTAGAAACCATCACCAATGAATTTGTAAAGTTCTTCCACCACAATGTTGATGCCCGTGTAGGCAAAGATCACGTCTTGGATACTGACCACAGTGGAGCCCAGACGGTAGGCGGCGATCAAATCCACGAGCATCGTTTTGAAATCGAGATCAAACTGTGTGGGACTCGGCCAATAGGAACTCACATAGCACGGATCAGCCCAACGTCGGCGGATATCTGGCGGCGTCAAATAGGACGGAACTTTGTTGATAAGGTCGTAGGCGTAGTAATATTCCAGTCTTGACAACTCCATGGCAACAGCGCGAAGACAGTTGCCCCATGTGCTCTGGTCGTTGCGAGTCATGTAGAAGTTTGCAACGGATTGAATCAAAGAGTTGAAACGTGCGTCTTCATAAGGAAGTAGATTTTCTCTTGGCTGGAGATACAACTCGTCAGGCAGCACGTTTTGGGGTATGAATATCGCTACTTGACCCGTTTCCTCAACTGAGGGTTGAGGACCGTTTTGCGTCGGATCGGCGAATACCAGTGACGTGTTGGTCGTACCCGTTAAAAGGGTGACAATTCGCCCATTCAACCACCAGCCCGTGGTCAATCCCCACATCTGGACGATACTACCCACTGCGAACGTGTACCCACTGTTGACGGTGAGTGTGACGACGCTACCCGCTGTCTCGACAATGTTGGTTATTGTCGCCATTATTGTCCCGTCGTCGTAGCTGGGGGCGTCACATAGTTGATGACGATATTGCCAGTCGTCAGGTATTCGGTGGACGATACGGTGATGTCGCTTGCACCCGTCTCATCGTAAACCTGATAGGTCACGAAGTAGCTGTACAAACCGGGGTTGGCGACATCTTGCGGCACCACGATTGCAATCCTCCCGTCGTATGCTGAAGTCGGCGTGCCATTCACGTTATCATTTTCACCGAAGATGTAGAATGACCCCGGCACGGCTGTGCTGGCAATAGTCACCGCTGCTGGACTATTGGCTAGGAAATCTGCGACCGATGATGCTCGGCGGAATAGCTGCCCTTGATACAGCATATCAACAACAGCGTCCGCCAATCCCCCCGATGGGATGGTGCTGTCGGCTAAAACTTTTGACGTTGTGATAAAGCTGTTTGTCGGCAATGCCGTCGCCCCCAGCGGAGCGAAAAGTGGGTCTTGGACCAGAGGAATCCACGGGGTTTGCGTAGGGACAACGACTCCAATATCATACGAACCATCGGCTTTTGCACAACGAAGCAACGGTAAGTTGACGCTGGTGACGCCCGTGATCGCCTGAACCTGACCAACCAACTCCGACTGGTAGAGTGTACCCTGCGCGTTGTCGAGCACGATGCTAATCGCCGTACGGATTTGAGAATCGACCACCTCGGGTGACGCATTTGCTTGAAGCGTAACGGTCATCGTAATGTCTACTGGGCTTGCGACCATCGCCTTAATAAGCACGTCCGCAGCCGCAGATTTGGTGATTGCAATCTGGTTTGCAAGAATCTGCACGAAAGCTGGGTATTCGGTGCTGACCGTGAACGTCTCCGTAGCGAAGTACGAAACCACGACGGTCTGCCCGTCTGGAATGCTGCCAGTTCCGATACGAGTTAATTGCCATGCTTCCGTATTCGGGTCTTGGTTAAGGGTAAAGTCGATGTTTTCGCGCATAACTGCACCGTTATACGTGACCTTGATGTAACGATTAAGGTATGGAACTTGAGCCCCGACGAGTCCAGTGGAGCCAACCACATCCAGTCCGCCATCCGTGGTATTGTACGAGCCGTCCCAACCATCGAGCGTGAGGGTGTGGTACAGATCGGGCGGATAAACGGGTACACCCGGGGCATAACTTTCGGGTAACCAAACATCATCTACGAAGCTGAAGGCATTGTTCAGCGGCGTGGGAATCACTCCCGTGAGGATGTGCTGCTCGCCCGTAATGAGCGACGGACGCTCGTACACCGTGAACTGGTTGTACGTGACCACCACCTGCTCGAAGTTTTGAATTGCTGATCCCGTAGCGAGCCCTGAATCTGTGGCCGATGCATAATCAGCGTGAGAATAGGTTGCCGTAAACTGCGAAGGTGAGGCCGTGGCGACGGTGACGTTCTGTCCGCTTAAGAATTGGGCGACTCCGAGTTGGCTAAGAGCGACAACTGCCCCCGCACCAAAGTTATTGGGACCTGTGACCGTCAGTACATCGCCTGAAATCTCGATGTTGGTGATCGGAACCGTGGAGGTCAGCAGATTCAGCCCATAAGTGTGGTAGGTATCCAATGCGACGACGGTGTAATCGACACCCCAAATGTATTTGGTTGAAAGGTCCGTACTCAACACCGATATGATGTCTTGTGGCACACCAGTCGCGCTGAGCGGCACATCCATTGCAATATCGATAATGGCGGGAGTGGCGGTGCTCGCCGTGATTGTCTTGGTGACGGGGGCACTCGTGGTTGTCGATACGTTAACCTCATCACCCGCCTTGTTGGAGCCGCCGTACAATAGAAAATCCGAGGTGTGAATGAGTTCGATCAGGGGACTGCTAACAGACCCCGTTTCCCCCGTTTCGCCTGTAACCGAATCTACATCGATGACGGGTTGAAGAATTGGGGTATGAAGCAACGATGATTGAAGACGTGCAAACAATCCAAAAGTGTAGGAACCCGAAGCACTAGCGAGGGCGGCAACCGCTGTTTGGTTGGTAGCTGGGTTGCCGTTAATAAGCAACGGAATCTTGGCCGTAGTAGCTCCCGATCCAACGTACTGATAGCATGGGTCGTTCGGATTGATGAAAATATTACCGCCCACATTATCGATTTGGGCGCGTTCAATGCCGAGGTAGAAATTGCTCGACCCGCGAGTCACGACGAGTTCCACAGCCGTGTATATTGGGGAGGTCAACGTGTTGAATGTCGGAATGTTGAAACGGATCAACTGCGAATCGGATAGTACGAGAGGTAGATACGTTAGCAAGTTGCCGTAAGTTCCTGTGGTTCCGTATGTAAACGTAACGCTTTCGTCCTGCTGGGTAAGTGTCGTACCGCGAGTGTAAATATCCACGCAACCGAAGACGTGCTTCTGACGAATTGGGTCCCAATCTCGAAGCATATCTATGTCACCAGCCGCCACGATTACAGCCGATATGATGCCCGGAGTCTGCAAGGCAGTTACACGGTAGCCGTGCCGCGTGCCCGTATCCACGCCCGTGACGAGACGTGCTTGAATTAAAGCCGCAAACTGAGAGTTGGATTGCTGGTCGGAGCCATACTGAGCCGCCACAAGGTTTGTAACGTTGATACCCGATGGCAACCCATTCACGACGGAACGGATCGTACCCGCACCGACGTTTCCTACGGAGCCCGCGACCGTGCATTCCGCAGGTACGGTGACCGCCCACCAGCCTTGTACCGCGTTGTAGTAAGAGTTCAGGTTGTTTACATCGAGCACCGCCGAACCTCGGGTGATGAAATTCAAGGCTGGGGTGTTGGCGTCGGCGATGGTCGCGACCGTAGCGTTCTCGGGAATTGTAATGCTTTGCGTGGGCTGCGTGTACGTGAAGAACGTCAAAATTGTAGTGGCCGAAGTTGTCCCACCTCGGGTCAGTCCCGCCTGTTCGCCGAGAATGTTGAACTGAGTGTCGATTAAACTTTGAGTGTTGGAGGCGTTAAGGCCGTATGCGCGGGCTATCTGGGGTTTGTAGGGGCTGCTATTGAAAGGATCGGATATCCCGTTGCCACTCGCGTTATCAACTTGACTGATAGCCGAGATAGATGCGGAGCAACGAGCAAACCACTCGCGGACACTCATGCTTGATAATTCCACGGCAATCGGATCGACGACCACATCGCGAATTTCCGAGCGTGGTGAAAGATCAAGATTCGGTTGCTGCCGCATGATCTGACTTATAATGCGCCCAGCGATATCCTGTTGACGTTGGAGCACTGGGAAATCAGTTGGACTGACCACTTTGAGGTTCACGAATCCGCAAGTCAGAGGACCGTTCTGCTGAGATTCATAGATGGTGGTTGAGTTGGGGTTGGTCTCCTGAATGACCGTGGAGAACATCGCGTAAAACTCTGGGGCAGCGCCAAAGAACGACGAGGGTACGTCCACTGTACTATAGTTCGTCGGCATCGTCGTCGAAGAGGTGGTGGTAACGGTCGTGTTGCCGACCGTGGATGTAGTCGTTTCAGAATCAATCACCGTGTTGACGGAGCTTGAAATGTCCTGCACCAGATCGCCGAATTGAACGAACGGCGGATTGATGCCTGCGGGGTCCGTCGAAAGCAGGACTCGCACCCCGACAAGGCTGATGTTCGGGGTTGTAAACGACGGAGTGACCCACTGAAGGGTGCAATCTGTCTGATCCTTGAATGCCTGAATACCCGATGGCGGGCCGAACTGGACGGCGAGGTTGCTCTGGAAAAAGATCAGCGAAAACTTGATGGTCGGAGAAACAGCGAGGACGCCAACATTCGTCCACGTGATTATCGTAGCACCGCTGCCATCTAATGTGACTCCACCCTTCTGTGCACTCCACGGGGGTTGCACTGGGATGGTGGGTGGGCTGCCAACCAACCCATAACTGCCCGAAACGCCGCCGACTGTGGCGACTTGCACGTTTCCATTAGGATCAACGAAAGTGTAGCCAGTCGGGAACGTGGTGAGTGGTGCCCAAGCACCGAAGGGGTTATAGTTTCGCCCAAGGATTTGAACTGTGGCTTCCAGAACCGTAGGAATCAAGGGAACGCTGATAGAAAATGTGTTTTGAGTCACCCCATTGACTGTTGCGGTAGTGAACGTTGTCGCCACGTAAGTTGTGTTGTAGATCGACACCTCGATGCGAGTTGTATTCGCGTCAGCGACGATCACGACGGGAAGTACGGATGAATCTACGGAGATCGTCTGGACATTATTCGGTAATATCGGCGTCACCAACTGAAGCGCGGTAAGCGATGTCACGGGAGTCGGCATTAGTTATTCACCATCATCTGAAACGACAGAGGAACTGACGTGCCGCTGAATGTCGTAATCATAGCCCCGACCTGTATGGTTGTCGGATCATCAGCGGCGACCTGCGCCGTTACGTACTGGATATCTTTAATCATTTCCAACGGGTCGAGCACTTGGACCGTATTTTGAGCCTGTTGCACTCGCTGCATTGTGCTCAGAGCGGTTTGTACGGCATTCTGAATGTCGGTGTCTGTTAGTTGAATACCCAATTTCTTGCCAACATAACTCTTAAGAGGACAAACAAATGTCGGGTAGAAAGCGCACTGAGATGTCAAAACCCATTTCAACCCCTTTTGGGCCAGTTTTACCTGCTGGGTGACTCGTACGAAACTTCCTGAGGACGCATTCTTAAAATCGTTTAGAAAGCCTATGGCACTACACTTCAGGCAGTACCCCTGTGAGGTTAAGTACGACACCTCGATCAACGGCACCACGAGGCGGACAGGCTTCACAAACATGACCTTGTAAAACTGATCGGTTGCGTTAACGGCATCCAGTCGGGCTGGGTCACGCACGATTGTCCACCCATACGTAGGATCATTTTGCCGGACCTCTTCCTCGGAAATCCACATCCGAACCATATCCGTGCCGTTGATTGGAGCCCGCATATTCAACGCGGTATTCCCGGCGTAGTGCAACGTCTTAAAATCATTAAAGTCGCAAACGTATCTTTCAAAACTCTGTTGGTGATCGCACGCGCCAATGGGTTGCTGTGTGGTTGGATCGATTACCAAAACGTTGTAGTCGAATGACATTAGACCGCCGCCCCTACAGTCCCGCAATCGCATCGACACTTCCAGATTGTGGGTTGACGACTCTGAAGTCTCTCAACTGTCCACCTACCAAACCGTTGACCCGTAAGGTCTTTTCTCAATTTCCTCACAAATTATTCCTCATTCAAATAGTTTCACAGTTTTAATATCCAAATTCGCTACTAGCCAGTAGCGGGTTGTGGTGTTTCCTTCAGATCAACTGGACCTCCCGGGAGAGCACGACCGTGTTGTTCGAGTTCGAAAATGGTCGGATTATCGAGTTCGTGAACTCGATATCTGGGTGTTGTGCTATCCGTTGGGTATACATCAGTTTGATCTTTAACCAGCACGGGAGCATACTGCGGGAGAGCAAAATAGCCGTTGATTTGAGCGATTAAGTTGGGGATTTGGGTCTTAGCATCCGCTTGATATTGTGCCTTATCTTCAATCTTTTCAATGATATTGCGAGCATGATTCATGTGAAAAACCGCTTCATCCTGACGTTGGAGCCGATCCTTCAGGTAGGTCTTGACCTGCCCCATTGCAACCATCGGTAGGTGATCGTCCCGATGAGCGTACTGGAAGTACCCGCCCGTAGGTGGTTGCCATGCGGCTTTTGCAAACGATGGAGTCAGCACGCCTAGCGAGATTTCATTCACCGTTTGGTAGTACTGTTCCAAAGCTCCTGCGGTCTTCCGTAACTGCTGAGCACGAATCTGGTAATGAAGCTGGGTGGTCATCGACCCACCGCTGTTGGCGGCATTGGCGGCGTTGACGGTCGGGTTGCCCGAGTTGCTTAGGATGACGCCCGTGCTGAAAAGTGCTTGCTCCTGTGTACGCCGAGCAACCAACGACGAATTTACAGTCCCGCCAGCGTACACCCAGTTGTTAAATTGAGCCGCTGCCGCAGCCGTATTGCCGCTGTTGAGATCAGAAACCAGTGTAGAATTCTTAAAAGCAGTGCCGCCGATGTTGTACGCCAGCGAGACTAAAGCCGCCGTCTGAGTGGGCTCCAAGGGTGTCGGCGACATTACGGAATTGTTGACGGTATTGATCGACGCCGACAGGTCGGACATCAAAAGCGTATTCGCTTGATCCATCGTCACTACCGATGACGTAGAAAGCCCATCACCCGGAACAATCTGATGCCCATACCCAATGGAATACGTTTTCGTCTGTCCCGCAGGATCGGGATATGCTGTTGCACTGAATCCTTCGAAATTCTTGACGATGGTCGCAGCCAGAGCCGCTGCATTGGTGGTTGACGAATTCGACTGTGGGGTTATGGGAGTGGTGGTTCCCGCGCCCGGCGGGGCGGCGGGATTTGTGCTCGTGCTTCCGGGAGACGTGGCGGCGGAAGACGCGGGCGCACTGATATTCAAAGCTGTGTACCAACTTTGAAAGGCTTTGAACTGAGTTTCGGAGACATGCCCGAGCCAATTGAACGGTGGACCCGGGTAGGCGTACTTATACGGATTCGTGGTCGCCATGTCTCCCCTTAGACGATCTTGACGTTGTGCGCCACGTCGCCGTTGAACAGAATGTAATGTTTATCCGCTGGATCATCAGACAGCACGTGCAGGTTGTAGACGGTGCCCTCAAACCACACGTGAGGCAGGTCGGCGTACTTCTCATCTGCACGATCCCATGTGCCGTCCGACATCTTCATAGCGTGATCCAAGGTGACGAGCTTGCCGCCATCGAGTTCAACCATCCAGCCTGCGTAGTTCTCGTGCACCACAAGTTCGGCCTTGTGAGTGCCCGTCTCATTGACGATCTCGAACGGTTCGGTCTCGTCCGCGAAGTCCTCAAATGCTACGAAGCCTTCTGGAGCCTTAATTTCAACGGAACCTGTGAAGCATTCACCGCCGCCGCCTCCACCACCCGGATTTGGATTACCGTTGTTATAGGTGTTTGTGTCAGTATAAGAAACTGACAGGGTGCTTAGAGTGTCTGTAGCCGTGTACCCGAGGCTAAGAGGTGTGCCCCAAGCAAACACGGAGGTTACTCCCAAAGTCAATTGGGTGTGGTACCCACCAGCGACGGGGGTGGGCGATCCAACCGTAGCGGCCCCCAATGAGGTTTTAGTTGCACCCAAGATACGAAAGAAATTTCCCGTAAACGCGCCATTGTCGGTGGAAAATACAATCGCGGTGAGTGTGATTGGCCCTGTGATGGTGTAGTTCGGTGCGGTGCCTGTCCTCCCACCCCCAACGACGAACGAGTAGTTTGTGGGTAGCGCGTACGAGTTGCTAACTGTGCCGATAGTGGCAAGCGGCGATGCTCCTGAAATGTAGGTGACGGTGTTAGTCACAAACAAATTACCGCTCAGATACGTGAGCGTGCCCGTAACTCCAAAGGTCAGTTGAAAAGAGCCGCTGGATGAACTTGAAGGTACCGTGACCTTCATAGTCCAACCCGTGAGGTAGCCGTTGCTGTCCAAAACCACGGAAGGTGGTGTGGTGACGGTGACGCCGCCCGTGGTGGAAACTGTTGGAGCGTTAACCGCATCGCCCGTACCATACAGCCCTTGCTGTTCGGGACTCAACGATTTGGGCAGGTTAACATTGAGTGTCTGAGCCGAACCGTTAGCCTGCAACGTAGACGGAGTGACAGTAATTCCAGTTCGATCAGGCATGACCATGTACGCTACCTGAATTGGGTACTGCAAAACCCCGCCACTGGATATGGGGAAAAGATCGAGACTGTCATTTGCGCTGTCGTACCACGCAATGTCGTCTGCCGTGATTACCAAGTTGGTAACATCAACGCCAAATACCGCTGGACCACCATTGTATGCTAGCGTGTAAAAACCTGTCGGGGATGTGCCGCTGTACGTAAGCGTGAACAAGCCCTGCCAAGCTGTATTATCGCCTGACAAACTCACCGCGCCTGCCGCTGTGACTGCGGCGGCAGATGGGGAAGCACCGCCGACTGGAGGATAGGTTATAGGAATTCCACCAATTTCACCGAAATCAAATCGAGGTGATGCGCTATCGTAGAGGAAAACACCACCCGTAACACCCTCCAAAACTGGGATGTACGGGATGGTGGTGTACACTACATTCTGAATTGTCAAGTTTAGAGCGTAGCCCGAGCCTTGCTGTTGCCAGTTATTACTACCGTTGGCAACTGGCGTCAACCGCAATTGCGCGGTTCCTGCTGTTCCTATTGGAGGAGCGAGAATAGGACTAACTATAGCCTGCTGTGCTTGTGCGGCACCATATTCGGCATTCACGTAAACAGCGGGACCGCCTACCGTGATCTGAAAATAGTTGTGTTGATCGCTTTCACCCGGAGGCACATCGTTACCCATAGCTATAACCTTCCACACGCTTCCGTGGTATGGACCATTAGCATATAGGGCTGGTAATGAGCCGCCTGATAGATATACATAGGCGGGTCCTGCATTGAACGAATTCTGAAGGGCAACCCAATTACCATGAGTGTTGGAATCGTTGTAATACACCGTAAGAATATTTCCCGGAGTTGTAGACCCCGCCGCCGCACTCTGGAGAAAAGGCATCGGAGTTTCTATGACAGCGCCAAGAAGCGGCAATATTTGTGTAGCTCCCCACCATGCGACTTGGACAGGATTCGACGTAAAGAGAGGCGAATGCGATGTCATGGACGCCGTTACCGTATCCGTCCCCGCGTTGGTGCCCGTGAGAGGGATAGACAGGCTACCCGCACCCGTGCCTACATCCACAAGAACGGAGTACGTTTTTGTAGAGGGGTTTGCTCCTGTCACCGTTACGGTAATTGTTTCTGTTACTTGTGCCATTGTTCACCCTTTGACGCCTTAGTTCGGCGTCGTTAACTTGACTGGGAATGCGTTGTTAGCGACCAGTCGCAACACTCCGTCGTTATAAACCACCCAATTAAAAGTTGCTGTAGCAGTTATGCCAGAATCGGTGACAGAAATGGATATGGGGTTGACATTTCCGATGGTGCCCGATGAAAATGCCCCGGTCAGTGGAATTTTTGCCACGCCGCCCGAAATGGTCACGGTCCCGACACCAAACCCGCCACTGACAATTATTCCGAGCGCGGCAGGATCGGTGGTAATTACGCCCGTTGCAACCACATAGAATGACAGGTTTGTGCGCGGTGCAATACCAACCACGTTGCCCGTATCAACATATCCGATGTAGCCATACGCAGTTGAATCCTCGTAATCGATACCCGTCTTCAGCGCCAACCCAGAAATAACCGTAAACGTCAAGGTTCTGTTGAAGTAGGCCGACGTGCTGTCCGTCACACGGAACGTGATGGGGGTGCTTCCTACCTGAAGCGTAGTGCCCGTAATCAAACCTGTAGGTGACAACGAAAGCCCTGAAGGTAGGGTGCCGCCGACAACGGAAAATGTGAAGGAACCCACCGCTCCCGTTTGTTGCAGTTGGAACCCTGTTCCGTTGTACACTACGCCAGCGGTTGCTTGTGGTAACGATGACGTGGTGATAACGAGTGCCGAAGTCTGCGAAGCAAACGTAGTGGTGACTGGGGGGGCGGTGTTAGGCGGTGTGAGACTATCCGACACCACAAAGTCAAAACTCTGACTAAACAGCGTCGTAGCTGCGCCCGAGAGCACGCCAGTCGAGGAGAGCGAAATCCCATTGAATGGGAACTGACCTGAAGGTATGGTGTTCCAAACGTACTGATTGTATCCGTTCGCCAGTACGCCCGAGGGTACGCCGTGAATTGCTACAAGCTGAATCCCACCGCCGCTTGGCGGCGGATAGCTGCCAGTAATAACAGCGTTGGGAAGCGGAAATGGCTGCACGCCGATAGGGGACAACGCATAGTCCCATCCGATGATGGTCAGGTTTGTATCGGTACTGAACTCTACGATAGCCTCTGCCGTATCGCCTAGACTATCTACCGCAATAACCCTGACTGGATACGGACTTGTAGGCAGAATTATAGGACCTGAATAAATGCCAGCAATCGTTGCTGTTGCTCCCGTGCCGTTGACTTGTAATGACAGCCCCGAAGGAAGAAGATTTGGATATCCGGTGGTAGGCGCAACTTGCCACTGTACAGGAGTTGTCATACACGCCGTTGAAAGCGTGCCTTGATAAGCTTCGCCACGCGGGATAGGCCCTACTCCGCTGTCGTTAATACTTCCAGACAAGCCGCCAGTAGTTATGGTAAATGGTATGGGTGCAGTCGTCAGGGGTGTACTATCCGTCACTGCAATGGTGATGGGAAAACTTAATCCCGTGGCACCAGAATAAACCCCCGAAAACAAACCCGTGCTGCCATTAAACGTGATGCCTGTTGGCAGCGTGCCAATCTCAGCCCATGTAGTGTACGGCGCTATGCCGCCCGCAGCCGTCATTTGAAACGAATACCCGTTAAGATCGTCGGTAATGGTCGCTATGCGGTTCGTCGTAAGCCGCAAACTGTTATTGTACGTGAGGTCAAGCTGCGCTGTAGTGGTGGAGCCTCGGAAGTCTGTTAAAGTAATTGCAACGTTGTCGAAGTCGGTGGGGCTAATTACAGGGAAAGACGACAGCGTGCCTGAAATTATACCCGTGGATGGCGAGATACTGAGCCCCGCCGCGCCTGCTGGGAAAACCGCTGACCACGTGTAAGGAGGCACGCCGCCAAACCCCTGTGTTTGCGCGGAGTAAGCCTGTTGACTAATACTGGGCAGTGATGTAGTTACAATCGTCAACGGGGCGGTAAAATCGATGGATATACGATGGTACAAGTACGCGGTGCCCGTGTTTGCGGTCACCTGAAACCAAACGTCAAAATACCCACTCTCTGTGGCTGCGCCTGTGATATAGAAATTCTGACCCGTTGGGGTGGAGTCAAGGGTTAAGCCCGCTGGGAGTGCCCCTTGAGCAGCGCCTCTTATGTAGTATATGGATGCCGATGCTGGTGTGACTCCCGCAGGTACGGCTATATAGCTGGTGTTGCTTGTCCTGTTCAGTATCGTACCAAGCGGCACGCTATCCTGAAGGTTATCAATCGGAGAGAAAGCACTCACTACAGTGTTCCAAGTGATGGTCACCGTGCCGTGGATTATGCCCATCGCACCTACGTATTGGATAACACTGGGACCTGTAGCCACGCCCGTGAGTGTCCCGTAGATCAACCCCGTATTTGCATCGAGCGAAAGACCCAATGGTAGGGCATTGCCCGACACTGTGATGGGCATCGTGGCGATCCATGGAGCGTCACTCGGTACGGGGCTCGTTGGGGTAATCTGAGGAACATCTGGCGAGTTGTAGTACGGTTGACGCGGGTTCAAACCAACCACTTCCCCGACAACGTAGGGGCGTGTGACCGTGCTTATCGTTCCAATGTCTGTACCCGTCACCCAACCGAGGAGTGTCGCGTCATCGTGCGTTAGTACTGTGTACACTTGCGAGGTCGTAGCAACGGTGGTACCTGCCAATTGAAGCAGGAGAGGCACCATGTATTGTACGTTGCCATAAACTCCAGACGGAGGACCACTAAATTCTACCTCTGGGATTACTGGGTCGATAGCAACCGTGATGCCGTTTGACAAAGCTGTTGCTTGCAACGCCTTTGCCGCCGACTGTACCGCAATTGCTACTTGAGTGGCGGTGCCGATGGCTATTGGCGGGCTGCCGATAGAGTCAAGGGTTGGCGAGCCATTTGGATTAGCCAGAATCAATTGGCTGGATGTGTTAGACACGATAGCGAAGGTGCCGTTGTTTCCCGTGTAGTCAAACCCGCTAACTGTAAAGTTGCCCGATAGGGACGGTGAGAACGTGCCCAAATCGGCGGTGTAAATTGTGGTTGATGGCGAACCCGCGCCCGCCGATACCGTAATGGCTTCGGCAGCCGCGATGGTCACGGCCCCATTGCCGCCGCCTACGGCTAGCGCCCTGCCGTTTAATGTCCCACCACCAAGGGTGATACTCGCGTAAGCGAGAATAGTACCAACCATTGTGCCAGCCGTGCCGAACTGCGTGAAGGAGCTTCCGACCACCCAGACAACATTCGCAGCCTGTGCGCCGTTGAGCAAGAGGATGGATGCACCGCTTTGAAGTTGAGTCGTAGACGCGGAAATGAACACAAAGACCGCGTTCGCATTGCCCTGAGCATCAAGGGTGATACTGGTAGGCATGTCCAAAGCACCGCCTGAGAAGATGCCAGCGCGATAAACCCCTACGCCGCCCCCGCCATTGTTCGTGCTCAAGTTGTTTAGACTCGATTGAGTTGGGGTCAGGCCACTATAATAACCAAACGCGGCGTTACCGTCGAGACGGGCCGCAGGAGCGTCAGCGTTGTCTACGGTCGCCGTAGGGGGATTAAAGCCCGTGATGCTCATGATTGGGGCTGAGCCAATAACACCTCCCGAAATCGAGGTCGCTGGATCAGCGTTCGTGATCCCACTGTAGGCGAGCAGGGCGTAATTAGCCGCCGAACCTAATTCAACGGTGACGAGGGACCCCGCTCCGGACCCGCTGATTGCTGAGATTAACGAGTACGCAGTGCTAGGGACGGTCACGTTCGTCCCGTTTGGGTTACTCAGCGTCAAGGTGGCTGCGGTGGACCCTACGCAGTAGAATGTACCGTTGTTTCCCGAGAGAGGAGCGAATCCCGAGACAATGAAATCTTGTCCAACAAGGGCGTTATTCGCCCCGCCTAAAACCGTTCCCGTATACAAGGTCGTTAAAGCAAACGGGGCAACGGGGCTAGCTGGCGTGCCAGTAGAGCCCGCTGGAAGGGGCGTAGGGATAGCTGTGGTAAGAAATGAACTGTAGCCAAGGGCTGGTATCGTTTCCGCTACGCCATTAGGATTGTTCAACGTCAGGTGTGTCGTGTCGGACGCAGTGCACAGGAATGTGCCGTTGTTCGTCGGGTTTTGGAATCCCGAGACAACGAAAGTCTTGCCCAAATAAGCATTGTTTCCGCCCCCACTACAAAATCCGAGTGTGCCCGTATACAGGGTGTTGCCCCCGAAAGCTGGCGCGGCGGAATTCAGGCTGACAAATACTCCACCGAGCGTGAAACCTGCGAAGTCTCCGGTTATGGCAATCGGCGTTGCTTTATAGCCGCCGTTCACTTGCGTGTCTGCGTAGCCCCACACATGGCCCACGAAAGCTGGGACGAGAAATGGATCGCTAAGAGCGGCCTCGACAACGACGGTGAATTGGCGCGTAACCTGCTGAGCAAGTGTTACAGGCACATACCCAATGGGGGACGGACTGTCCTGAGCGATAACAATGAACGAGTACGAGCCCGCAATTGGATAGTTGACATCGACCTGAATTTGCCCGTCCACGAGGGTTACTGGACCGTAGTATGCGCTTGTTCCCCCCGCTGGAAAGAACCCTGAGCCTGCCGCCGTGATCGAATACGGCGAAAACCCACCAAAGATTGGAATCGTCAGTTTGAATTGCTGATCCGCGTAAATAGTTGGTTGGGAGAGATTGCCGAACTGGAGCACGGCTGGTTCCAACGTTATCTGATACGTTTGTGTGGCGATGGCACCGATAGCGTCCGTTACCTGAATGACCGCTGAGAATGTCTTGCCAAAGTCCGAGGTCGAGTTGTATGTGCTCGGAGTGCCCGAGATCAGTCCCGTGTTTGGATTGATGCTGAGTCCGATAGGTAGGCTACCTGCGGGGATACTCCACGTATACGGCGGCAATCCACCCGGAATTGGGTTGGCTGGGTTGACGTTTCCAACTATCATCTGCACGGAATAGGGCGCATCGATCTTCGCTATACCAAGCGAATTGCCCAACTGAGATAGCGGGTTACCGTTAGCATCGGTTTGACCCAATGCAAGCTCCACCAATAAATCGGTACTTATCGTGATGGGGAATGCTGCTTCCGCAATATAGAAAGGCACGCTGGAATCTTGCACCGCAAAGTTGATAGAGGCAGTGCCTAAGGCCAAGGGGGTTCCACTCAGTACGCCGTTAATGCTCAGTTTCAAGCCATCAGGCAAGCCGTCCGTGTACCAAGCATACGGCGTAGTGCCGCCCGATGCCTGCATTTGGAATTCGGCCATCGGCTTACCGACGTAGATGCTTGTCGGCAATTGCGTTGTCGTGATGTTTACTGGGACCGAAGATGTAAGTGAGTTAAAGCTGTTTTCGTAAACGGGCTGGATCAGTTCCTTGATCTTTGGGCGTCCTTCAATGGGGAATACGTCGATACCCATCGTACCCAGCAGGGAGGAAGCATTGGAGAAGCGAGTCGTCGCAACGAGCAGCTTGAGTTCGTTAGTAACCGTGTCACGTACAATCGCACGAGCAGCCACTTCCCATGGATTGGCGACCGAGCCTACGCCCGTTGCGCCTGTGATCTCAAATCCCTGTTGACCGCCGATACCTAGCGTGCCTGTCAAGGAAGATGATGTCGTGGTCGTCCCCGTGTACTGCTGATCGACAACGAATATTTGAACCGTAAGTTGCCGCATCAGAATGACGGCTGGACTGTTTGACGAAGTGTTGTAAAGTCTGCGGGACTGAATTACAACGTCCAACGGACCCGAGATCGAGAACTGCTTAGTCAGGAGAGATGCGGAGAGTGGCAACCACCCCGTGTTCGAGCCATCAGGCCAGAGGACCTGCCATTGATCGGCACCCGTGTACGCGGACTGAAGCGTAAGAGTCAAGGGCTGCCCGAGTTCGAGGGTAAGGCTGCTGAATACAACATCCGCCGAAGGGATGGCGTCGGGGAAGGCAAGATACGATCCCGTTGGAGGAGCAACTGACTGCCATACGTTAAGAGTCGAGTTATACGCTTCCCAGTCAAATGACTGGGGTGGACTGCCCGCAATGTTGGTGAGCATGTCCATCGTCCACGAGCCTGCGGTCAACGTCGTCGTGTAAAACAGCGGCGTTCCCGTGTACGGGGATGGAGCAGGTATGGACGCGGTGGGGTTCCCATTGAGGATGATTTCCCAATTTGTGTAAGCGGGACCTGTCGGCGGCACCCAGCTAACGGTCAAGACATTGTTGTTGTCAATGAGCGCCGATACTGGACCCACGTAACCGAGATTTGGAGGATTAGGCATTTTTGATCCTTATAATTGTGTCACCGTACTTGACGTAACGTCCGCTATCACGCCGCCGAGAAACGAATTTGTTTGAACGGTCTGAGCCAAGACTGAATTTGCTTCAAGCACGCAACTTCCCCAAGTTTGAAAATCTGCCGTAACTACAACGCTACTATTCAATTCCGCTTGAGCCACGATAATGAACGGAGATACTTGCGGGAGATTTTCCTGCAAGCCGCTGACACCGTGCGTCATGAGTGTCAGGTTCGATCCGCGCTCAACTACAAAGAACGGAGCCGTGTTCAAAGCGGCGGGGCTCGTCTCCAAAAGCATGTTGACACTCGTAGCACTGATGCTTGTACCGCCTGTTCCGATGTGCCCCACACCTGAACTCGGCAGCGTGATACTGCCTCCGTCGATGACAACGCCGCACGCCTCTTCGTAAGAACCTGCTTGAAGATTATCCGTCCAACTGCAATTCACAAATTGAATGTCGGCGTTTCTACCCTTGATCGCGGCGTCTTGGAACCCTTTGAACATGATGCCGTTAAAGATCACGCGGCTTGTATCGGTGTAGAACGCATACGTCGGACCAGTGCCCGTGCCCGCAAACCCCGTAGCGTCGATGACCGCCTGATTACTCGACCCTGATTGAATCGAGATGACCAAACGACCCTCGCCCTGTATTACACGGGACAAGTTAGCCAAAGCGAACGCGAAGAGACTTTCACTCACACCATCTCCTAGCGTAATTTCCTCCAGCCCACCGCTGCTTTGGATACTGGTGAGGTTGTAGGCTACTACCGTATCCGCAAGCTCGATGACGCATGGGAAGCTAAGAACGGGCGGTAGTTCATTCATTGCGGATAGGATTGTCAGCTTCGCCGTAGCCAGCGACAGTCCGCTATTACTGTCGAGACCAGTGACGTTGTTAACGTACAACGTGATGGGTGCAGTGGTGGTTTGTAGGTTCGCACCTAATACCGTGCGGGCAGTTGGCGGGGCAATAGCGAAGCCTAGATGTGGCACAGCCGTCGCGAAGCCCCTGCCGCCTGTGGCCGCAGCCACGAAGCGCACAGATTTACGAATATCCCTATTGATCGGAGGGATGAAATCATTGGTATGTAGTGGGGCCAAGAACGTGTGCTCTACGTTGTTTACTCGCATGGCGACGAAGTTTGAATCAAAGAACGTTTCAAGCGGGGCATTGGCAAGCGTAGCATCGCTCCAACCGGGCTGAGCGGGCATAGTGATTGCAATCGGTAGTTCACGATTGTAAGGATAGATGTCCTTCAATCCAACAATGGGGGCGGAACCAGTGCCGTTGGTGGTGATGAGAGCGTTGTCTTCGGCGTGTAAGAATTCATAATCACGATTCAATACGCCCTCGCCCTGATACGGAATGTAGTGCATCTCAACGATCAACTTTGAGAGCGGATCAAATGCTGGAAGAATTGATCCCACGAAGAAAAACTGCTTTGACGATAGATTACCCGGAACAACCAAGGTAACGACACCGTTGTTAATGGTGATGCTGGTTGCTGGTATGGTTATGGCGGTAAAGTTTGACGTAGGCGTAGCCCCATCGGAAACCCAGATGAATCTATTCCCCGTATCGTCGCCCGAGATACCTTTGATGCTGCACCCAGTCGATAGGGTGCTGATGTTGGGCTGCTGAGCCGCCAAGATAACCGTGGTGGTGTTTGCAATCGCGCCGTTGTACACCGTCGAAACCGCCTGCACACGTTGGTCGGTCGTAAAGAAAGGTCCGGTATAATTACCAAACAGAACCGTTTCCTCAATCTCAGTGACGCCCTTTACGGGAGCGTTGTAGGCCAACTGAGCGGTATTTTGTGCTACGAATTCAACGACCAACGTGGATGACGCGGGAACCGCCTGTTGGATCGTCAGAACAAAGTTGTTTCCGTTCATCACGCGATTTGAAATGGGGTAAAGTACGCTCGGACCTACCTGTGAATCCCACGCACTGACGCCGTACAAGCCATTCACTGACTCATTGAGGTCGATGCGAGAAATAACGAATGTTGTATACGTCTGGGTGCCCAATGTTTGTGATTGTCCCGAAGAGCCCGGAATTTGCACCCAAATTCGAGTGCCAAACACTGTGTCCGAGTATTCGGGGTTGACTGCCCAAACCGCCTGTGCTTGCAACGCAAGTTGCGGCGACTGTACTTGATATTCAGAAACGCCATATACGGGCATCGTAATGCCTGTAGAGTTGTCAAACAACTGACCGCCGTCCACCACATAAGGGACGTGATGGAGATCGATGTTCGATCCTGCGGGGTACTGGACCCCAACTGTTGCGTAAATATTGTTTGTACCCGGATCAAACGCGGTGCCGCCCAACGCATCGGTCAACTGCACGGTCGCCGACTTGGAGCCCAGACCGTTGATCGTCACCTGCCCCTTCAGCAAGGCGGCGGGCGTATTAGCGCCCGTCAATTGGTTGGTCACCAGCGCGGTCACCGCAACGGATTGGATGGTTGCCGTTGAGTTGACGGGTAGGGTAATCGTGAATGCATCGCCTTGAGGTGGTCCACTAATCCACGGCTGACCGATGTTGCCGAGAGATTTACCGCTGGTCGAAACCGCAATGGTCGATGTGAAGGTGCGAAGATCACTACTGAATCCATTTGAAAATCCATCCCACGCACCGATAGTGTTGGTGTTGATGATACCCGCTGGAGCCATGGAAACATAGTAATTCAGTCGTGAGCCGCAATTTTCCGCGTTGGCGGGGGAAACCGCCGCATCTCCACGAGAGATCGCAAGTTGGGTTTCACCCTGTACGAGATCGCCAAACCCGTAGCGGCATAGAGCGTCCATGTCCCAACCAGCGAGGTTAATCGTCGAACGAGTATCCACCACGTTGTCTTGGAAAATCTGATCGGCGAGACGAGAATCGAAACGGCCCGAGATGCCTGACGAAAGTAGACCATTGACACCCTGCTGGGCAAACGGCAAAGCTAGCCAGTATGCGGGCGGATTAGAGTTAGCGGAACCCCACAAATTGTTGGCGATGTCGAAGTTGCCCGAGTTTTTCTGAAAGATGATCGCGAGCGGGAAAGCGTAACTGTAACCATCCATGGTACCGAGTGAATTGAAAACGTTACCATCACCAGCACGCCACACCGCCGTATCGCCGTTGATCGGACCCATGTTCGTGAATTGATAAATAGAAGAGGATGTATTGGGGGCGGACTGGAGCGCCTGCGCGTACACCGCCATGCGAGCATAGGGGTTGGTTGCCGTCGATGGGTCGAGACCATACTGAAACTGTGTGAAGTCGTAGTTGAGCCCCACACGCTGGACATTGATACGCCACTGAATCTGGGCGCGTTCGGTGGTGAACAATCCTTGGAAGGGGTCAACTGAATCATCGGGAACTATTTCGGCGTTCGTTGAGACTGGATTGACGCCGCCATACGGGTAAAAGAATCGCAACCCCGTAATAGGATCGATATAGTAGCCTTGCCCCGTCTGCGGGTTCAACGACTGATACCAAACTTCGACAAATGCGATGTACAATCTGGCGTCTTCTTCCGCCGTGCCCGAAGACCAAGCTGGGGGTGTGGGTAGCGTCACCGCGTTGAGCGTCAAGGCGGATGAGTTATTGCCTTGAATTGAGATTACCTCACCGTTGAAAAGGATGTCAAAGGCGGGAACGTAAAACGTGTTCGAAACCAAAGGCGCAAACTGGAAGGGGACGTAGGTCAAGCACCCCGAGGTGACCTGATCGTTGAGGAGTCGCTGGCGTTTGTAATCCTGAAGGTCCTGAATGAGGTTGATATCGGCGTCGGTGATTTGACGGTCGTGCATACCAACGATAGTCGTCAGGTTTTTCCCGGTCGGGTCTAACGTGCGACTGCAAACCGTAGGATACGTTTTCTGCCAATCGTAAGTAGAAGACATTAGTGAGCCCCCATCGCCGACTGCAAGTATCCGTGTTTAGATAATTCACGCATCAAATAAATCATGTCTCTCTTCAAACAACCACAACTTTTCTTGGTGCCCGCACGCAGGTAACGGCCTGCGACCTTGACAATTTTTCCGCAATCGCATTTACATTCCCACAAAGAATGGGAAGAAGGCGTTTTACCATATTTCACCGACCCCACCCGCCAAAGAACGAACAGCCGTCCGAATCGCTGGTTTACGAGGCTGTGGCGTTTTTCGAGCTTTGTTTTTCTAAACCTTTGGGTAGCGCAGCCACAACTTTTTGCCCTGCCGTCTTGGAGAGTGTCGTAGCGAAAAGGCTTTTCTACCCCGCAGATGCAGCGACATATCCATACGGGTAGGTGGTGTTTCCCTTGAGGCTCACCCTCACGTTGAACAATCAAAAGCCCAAATTGTAGCCCTTTCAGGTCCTTTGAAACCGTACCCATAATGTACCCCTAAGGAAGAGCAACAATAGTCGGAAAACATAAAACAAAACGCGGAACTTGACTTTTCTCTTCTTTTGTAGGAATACCCATGGCGAATTACGACTACCTCGATCAGAACATCGTCGCAACAACGCTGATTCAGGCGTACAACAACGACTCCTTCTACAACCCGACGACCAACAACCACTACGGTTTCGCCGCCGATGGGACTTTATACCTCAACGGGATACAGCAGTTGGTTGGTTCGCCGCCGACAAATCCGATATACGCCTCGTGGTACTTGGAACTTGCCAACCCAAGCGTCTGTGCTGTCACTCAGGGACCACAACCTTCACGTGACTTTCAGGCAGCATTCCCCGCCTATGGTCTAATACTGCTTTCTCCCGTAGCTATGACGATTGTGGAGCAAAGTACGCCCGTCCCGCAGGCAGATCAGTTGAGGATGTGGATGACGTTCGGTCTTGCGGATCAATACATGATGAGTAACAACTATGCGGCGTTCCTCCCCACACCCGCATTGGCGGTTCAGGGATTCACGCCCTCGGGCCTATCGTATGCCGATGGCATCATCAGCATCATCTACACACCTGACGCTGGGAATCAAGCGCCAGCCATAATAGACGGAAGCCCTCCCGCCCCCGGCATACCCGTATCGGGTGATTCTTCTCAATCCCACATGGTTGTAAATATCGATTTTGCCCAAGATTTGGCGTATTTGGACGTGGCGCTCTAGTCGAGGATCGACGTGAAGTCGAGCGTAGCTTCGTGAACCACCCCGCCGCGACACGCGATGGTGCCCCGCCGTGACAAAGTATCCCATTGAAACTGAGGATTTGCGAACATCGAGCGGGCGTATGCGTAGTGCAGAAGAAGCTGGGCAAGCTGGTCACTGCTGGAGTTGGTCTTCCACGTCATGGTGCAGATCGCGTCGTGCGTGCTGGCGAAGTTCAAGGCGTCCGAAATATCGGGGAGGGTTCCCACGGGAACTGGCGGAACAGTCTGCTTGCCCACGGTCATGCCGCCCTCCTGCGTGACGAGATCAAAGAAGAATGCATACGGGCGATTGCGGTCGATGTAATCGGAGCAGTAGGTCGCGACTTCCCGCTTGGCGTGACCGAGGACACCATTAGTCGCCATCTGAACTTGAGCGTCTACGCTCTCCGGTTGATTCAGGAAGCTAACCCAGCGAGCCTTTGCCCCGGGGTCAAGGTTCGTGCTGCCTGTCGTGAGGTAGTGCTGTTGAACCCATGCAATGGCGGCGGCGGGCTGGAGCGAGGCGAACTGCTGGATGTCGGAGGAGAAGAACGTCTTGGCTTTATCCCAGCCCGTGGCGGCGGCAATGTTCTTGACGAGGGTCTGGAGGGTGCCCTGCCCCGCGTTCCATTGAAGACAGCCACAACTTATACCCATACCGTCAAAGTTTCCGCTTACCGCCGTATACGAGGACCCAGAACCGTTCTCAAAAGCTCCCGATATTCGCAAGCACAGTTCCAACAAACTTTTATCATCTAGCATGACCTTCAATCCTCTGTAAAAGAGGCTGAAAGTCAGGGGATTAGCGATTCCACCATTGCGGATACTGGGTAGCGCAAGCGTAGAGACTGCGGAACGTGTCAATGACTATGAATAGAACAATTGGAACCATGCAGTAGGCGGTGACCAAAGCGGTTAAACTTGTACTGGGTTGGTTCTTGACCACCTTGATGAGTTTGAATACCCAGACCAACGCAAGGATGGACAAGCCGATGGTCAGACCGTGGAGCGCGGCGTCCATTGCGATCACGAGATGAAGGTGGTGCAACACGAAGAGGCGAAGAAGGGGCAGCATTACCGATCCCCTAGATCATCCTCGTCGGCTGGTGGGTTAGGAACCTGAACTGTCCGCATTTCCACGGAGCCGTCCGAATGAACCGTACCGTTTGGTGACTGGTGGACTGGTGCGGTAGTGGCTTTCGGCATTTCGAGTTCGACAACCTGTGCTCGCTTGGTAACGGAATCCCACAGGTGGAAAAGCATCATGCTCTCGTCGGGCTCATGCCCAGCAAGCGAATGCTGCCGAACAACGGAGACCAAATAGTCGTGCAACTCGGGCGGCAACTCAGTGCGGATCACTTTCATGTAATGCCTCTTCCCTATGATACTAATTTTTCGAGAGAACTGGGAGTGAAATTGCGACATTCAGGATGTCGCTCAGATCAATCTGAGCGATCTCGACGTTCTCCATGCTCGGAGCCACGGGTTCCTCAGGTGTGAAATACGCCCGCAGGGTGGTGGTCGGCGGTACGTCGAGTCGATTGGAAACGTTCTTTGCCCATACCCGCCAGTTTGTCGCGTATCGCTTGGCGACCTGTGTGATGGTCATGTCAACGCCATAGTGGGCTGACTGCCCCGATGCCATCAAGGTAAGCTGCTCACGAAGAGCCCGCCAGCCGTAAGAATCATTCTTGAAGATCACGTAGCCGCTATGGTTGAGTCCGACTTGCCCCGCGTAGTGGTGTCCGTTACGAGTGCTGCGGATATTTCCCGGGTTGTGATAACGGGTGGGAATCGTGTGTGGTACGCCAAAGCCCTCAGCCTGAGCAACCGCCTGTGACATGGCGATCACCTTTTCGGTATCCACGGCCTGAGCCTGAGCGAAGATCGGGATAACTGTTAGAACAGCGAGTAGCAATAGTGCTCGTGTGTTTTTCATGTTCGTCCCCTTTCTTTTTCGGACAATGTTTCATTCTATCATCGCTCCTGCCATTATACCAACCTAAAATGCCTAATATCTATGAATATAAACCATTGAAGACAAAGGACTTATCTTTGACTTCGGGTGAAACGGGTACATATAGGGGGTGATATTGGGTAAACTAGGGTGGTTTTTTATAAACCCAATGACCACAATGGGTTACAGGTTTAGAAGAACGCCGCGTAACGGGTCGGAAGGTGCGGTTCGTAGATGAACTCGGTCGCGGAGATTGCTCTACCAACGCAGATGATCCAGCCCACTGGACCAACAGCAGGGCCGTTGATGAGGTCTTGGTAGCTCTGGGTAACGACGCCGCCCAGCCCCGCATAGAGAAGGCCGCCAATCGTGAGGTTGGCTCCCGTAGCCGAGAACAATCCACCATACTCGGTCCCTACGGACACTGCATCGCCAGCGGCAGCCGATGTGAGGGTGACACCATCTGGAAGCGGGGCGAGTACGACGCCCGAACTATCAATAGCATACAGCACGGAGCCCGAGGTTTCAACCGCAGAATAGCTCACGTGAGACGTGGGAGTGAAAAGTTGAACGACAAACGTGGTGGTTGTCGGCGTAGCGAAGATCGTTCCCGCCTGACCGTTTAAGAAAGTCGCCACGTGCAAACCTGAAAACACAACTGGATTCACCTGCCCAACGGTGAAATTGTACGGGTTGCCGTAGGCGGGTGTCGCCACTGTAACTGCCACGAACGCGCCTGTGACATCCGTTGTAACGGCTGTGACGAGTGGTATAGACGGGTCCACGGGGGCGACACTCCCATCGGGTTGGACCCTAACAACCGTCAAAGCAGCGATGGGGTTGTCCGTCACAAAACTATTGGCAATATCCGTCGCTATCAGGGCAACAGACGGAGCGGAGGTTGCGCCCGTAAGGATCATGCTGAAATAGCTTGTCGGCAACACGTTCTGCGGAGATGATGTATTTTGGGAAGCAACCACCTGCACAATGTCTCCCACCGCGAAACTTCCCGTGAACGAGAATGGCAACGTCAGGGGGTTGGCTGGCGAAGCCGAGGGGTCGGATGAAATCGTGTAGATCGGGGTCCCATTCTGGGTCACGGTGATCGTGTAATTGCCCATTTCAGTCGCATCCCAAACAACCTGCCCGTAGCCTGCGTAATCTCCCGCGCTTTGAATGGTAAACGTGGTCGGACTGGTGACATTGCCCGTGAGATCGAAATCTGTCTCGTCGAATTGCACCGCTACGCCTGCCGCTCCTTGAGGAACCACTGTGGTATCACCTAAAGCGGCGACCGCAAACCCCAACTGTTGTGATGAGGAGATAATGCTTTGAGCGTTGGCAATTTGGTTATCGACTTCTGCAACCGCTTGTTGCACAAATAGACTCAACCCCGCATAACTAATATTCGTTCGCAACATAGCCAACTGCGTTGGAACTGGAAGCGCCTGAACGTCGGGGCGCAGCAAGAAAGTATTGGCGTCAAATTGAGTCGCCGAAGACCAACCACTGGTCGGGCCAGATGGCGGGGTACTGTTTGCGTATGCCACGATAGGGGCAATGGGAATATTCAACAGCGGAGTCCCGGGAGTCCAGCTACGGTTGCGACTCGCGGCATCCGCCGATATGATGTTGTAGTCCGTGGGGCTGCCGAGCGGGTCGATTGCAGAATCCAGCGCACCCTCATACGATGCGACGAACGACACGAGATATGGGTCTTGAGCCAGCAGCAGCAATAAATTGTAGTTGAAAGTTCTCCAGAATTGAGTAAACCTATCCACAAGAGTTGCCGTGGCAAATTGGTCATAAACATACTTGAATCGCGGGTAAGACGACTGGTATGTCGTGTCATTCGCGATACTGAGGGTCGCCTGAGCCACAACTTCATCAAAAATTGCCTTGATCGAGGTCGGAATGATGACGGATACGGGGTATGCCGCCGTCCCCGAGCCCAGAATCTCACTTGTCATATTCGTACCTATCGTGGTGGGCTGATAATCAAGATCAGTTCCAGTGAAACTCGAAAGGTAGTTCGAATCCCCACCGCCGTCCCAAAGTGCCGTCCGAGTGTAACCCAACAAGGACGCCTCGACGTAAGATAGCCGCCACAAGATGTTTAATTGAGCTTGCGTGCCCGCTCCAGCCGCGACGAGTGTGTCAACCAGAGGTATGTCAGTTGGCGTGTTTTGATACACGATACCCGTGGGCGGGGGAGTTTGCCAAGTGATGGGATTAGTGTCGGGTTCAAGCCCCGTGTTCGCGGCAAGGGCGGTGTAAAATGCACTGTTGTAGACAATTACGTCGCCCGCTTCGTAAGTCGTACCAGCAACCCAAACACCCATGTAAAAATCGCCCAAGCTCCCGAGTACGTTATTCCACGGAATGGGGTTATTCGCCAACGCGGTGAGAGACGGCACGATGTATTGATTGTAAACCGCTTGGAAACTCGCTAGCCAATTGCCGCCACGCCCATTACGACAGATTTGCAGATAAAACAACCACGCGGATGTGATATACGGGTCATAGTTCGAAGCAACCACTTGTTCCAGTGTGATGTAGTGCACCAAATCCTTGCGGAGATTTGCCTGCCGAACAACCAGATTCGGATTGGCGTAGTCGAGATCGGTTGGCTCTACGGTGTCGCCGCGAAGAGCGGGCACAATGCTCACGATGTTGCTCTGGTACGTCGCGGACGGCATCTGGTAATCCGAGATGATCGTGTGGGGGTCGGGAACCGCACCCAACATAGATGAGTTCGGATTGAACGCGGCGTATACTGGAAACGATGTAATCGCTTGCATCTGCGCTGGGGTTTCGCTCTCAGTCGCTATGGTGCCGCCCAGCGGTGGGATGAAAAGCGCCGAGGGATTGATGACGTTGCCGTTCATCTGAGTGAGCGACGAAGGCTGAGTCGTGGGGTTGTACCCCAAGCTCAGCAAATTGCACTGGCTAAACGAAAAATTGAAATTGAATTTCGGAAGGTTGCCGATTGACTTCGCGAACGCTTGCAACGGAGAGAAGGTAAATCCATTCCAGTTGAAATGTCCGTCAGCGATCAGGTTTGGAATAGACGGTATCTTCGGAAGATTCCAATTACAGATGTTGTTCAGCAGGTTCGCAAGAGCATTCAGGCTCGATTGAACCATAGAGGTTAGGCTATTCTTCATCGTCAGGAGTAGGGCGATATTTTGTTGCACCGCCGTGATTACGCCCGACAACTCTTTTTGATATTTACTGACGGTTTGCAACAATTTAATCGAGTCCGCAATGTACTTTGGCACGCGGGGCGTGTGGCCAAGCTGTCCATCTACGGCAAGTTGATTCATGCTCAGCCAAGTGTTAATGTCCTTGGTGATCCGCATCTTCAATTCGAGCAGTTGATTGTTCGCATCTCCAACGCTGGCTTCGAGCAAACGTCCGTCCTCCATCGATTTATGGTAGTATTGCTCGACAGTGGGGTCGCCCGCAGGGGTGTGGCGGATGATTGCTCCCGGGGTTAAGATCGGAAAAAGACTACCTGAAGGGGCGCTCATTAGCTATTCTCTCCCCCCGGTGCTGGAACCTGCGTTCCTTGATTGTGCACGATATCGGGGGCCTCTACTGTATGGCGTGTCAAAGACGACTGAACAAGTTTCTGTTGCGTAAAGATAGTATCCGTCAGGCTGACGTGATTCCATGTCACACACTGTGTAACAAGATCGCCCGTGCACAGGAATTGGAAGTTGCCCTTCTGTACAATGTCAATATCACCTAGAAGCTCAAGCTGGAGGGCCTTGCCGCTATTATTTGCTGCAATGGTGATCTGCACGCCGCCGTCAAACGATGCAGTGATCGAACGCCCCGTGTTGTCCTTCCCAATAGTCGCGACTAAACCGCCAGCCGAATCGATCAATATGGATTGACCCGATCCCGGGTTCTTCCCGACGCGAACTAACATATCCCGAGTTGAATGGAAATCAAACGACAACCCGTGTTGGTCCATAGCCGAAGTTGCTGGCGTCACGTTCGGGTTAATTGGAAGGGGCGTGCCAAGAGCGTTGTATGCCGCCGTGTTGTAAGGCAACATGTTCAAAGTCGGTGCGCCAGCCGTTGTCATGTCGTGGAAGGCGTACTTACTGTCCCCACCACCGTAGTTCGGACGCCCAACGGTATGAGAGTCGATTCGGCCTGAATTGCCCACACCGTATGCGGTGATCCCCTGACCATCCACGTAACCGTTAATCAAATGCCGACGAAGGGCGGCGGGGTTGCGGGCTCCGAGGCGAATAACCGCCGCTCCGTCGAATGCTGCTTGAAGTGAAATGCTTTCGGCACCAGTCTTATTGTAGCCCTGAGCGTTAACGCCTGAATCCCCCGCAACCTTTAGTCCCAGATGGCTAGAGTCCCAATACTGCAACTGACGGTCGGCTGGGGCATCGGCTTTGCCGCGAATCTGTGTCTGTACGCTGCGACGAGCGTTAGGCAATCCCTGATCGTCCGCCCCGATACGAACAACCACCTGCCCTAACGCTTGAAGATCAATGGCTTCTTCCTCGTCACGGTTCTTACCGATGACCGCCTTGACACTGCCAACAAAATGAGCTTCCAATGACCGACCCGCGCCGTGGGGGTGCTCGTAGTCACCACCGAATTGGTTGTTCTCTTTCGGAAGTGTAGAACCGATTTCCATGCTCGTGAATCCCTCTTTAGTCACGTCAAGGCGAGTCGTGTTGTACTCGTGGGGAAACCGAATTGCAAGAGCCGACGCCGCGAGCCGAGCTTCAGCGTGATTAGTTGAATCCTTAACCGCCAAATAGCTCGAATCCACATCCGCACCGAAGCGCCCTTGTGATGTGTAGGGGAACAGGGCTGGCTTAAGTACGTGACCGTAGGTCCCCTTGTCGAAACGGTTGTACCCAACGAGCGTGCCCGCGACCTTTTCCACGATGAACGCTCGACGTTGCGGCGTAGCACCCTCATTCAGTGTCGGACCTACTGGTGTGGCCGTGGTGTCATACGGATGATCGACACCTTGCTGTATGAGATACGTCTGGTTATCCGCCAAAACCTTCGGAATGACGGCGGTTGCATCGACGGTGGTGGGGGGCGTAGCTCCCGTTATCGGGAGCGCACCAATGGACGTGCGGGTCCATGGAGATTGCGTGGTTCCGAGAAGCTGGTCAAACAGGTCGGTCTGAAGAAGTTCGGCGGGTAGCGGGTAATCAAGAGCAAACTCTTGCGTGAGTTCCGTGTTCTCAACAAACGGAATTACATCGGGCTTACCCGACATGTAGCGGTCGGTTGGCTGCGATCCCGGTGCGAGATAGTATACGTACTGGTAGCTCCCATCAGGCAGTACGGCGGGGGTTATGTTGACCGCATTCGGGCGATTCACCGTGCCACGAAAAGAGAGACCCGCATCGGAGTATCCGACGTGCCGCCCCGTGATCTGAGTCCACTGCCGACGTTCAGGATCGAGGCGGTCTCGACTGAAGTCATACCCAGCACGATCCCAACCCGTGTCGATCTTTTCCGTGTAGCCGCCTGTATAGGATGAGGTCTTCTGCCCCGGGTAAGCTTTTCGGTAGGTGCCGCGCAGACGGTCGGACTGCCCTTGAATCACAGTGCCGGAAATCGGACGAGTGGCGATGGCGTCCAAAGCCTTTGTAACGTTACTGGTGATCCAGCTTATGATGGCAATCTGGCTGAACCCCTGCAAGTACATTGTATGACACGCCACGCAGGTTGAGAACTGCTCTGGCATTTGGATAACAGTCGCTTCAACGGACGAGTGTTCGCTTGGGAAGATGCTAACTTCCTTGTACACCGTACCGTCACGGATGTCTTCTAGCGTCAACACTATCCGTTCTTGGTCAACCGAGAGCACGCGACCAATGAAAATCTCGTACTGCAACTGCGTTCGGCCTCTTGTTAGAGGGCTCGGTGGATAGAGTACTGAATTATCCTGAACGTTCATTACTTAATTCCTTGTTGATTCGTGGTCGGGTACAAATCCTTTGGCGGTGACGAAGGACTAGATGTAAGCCCTATATTTGCAGTTGGGTTGGGCGTCGTGATGCTCGCTAATGCGTCAGCCGTAGCCTGTGTTGGCGAAACCCCACCGCTTACTAATACGGCGATAGCCTGATTTTGGGTGGTGATCGTATTTTGAAGCTGCTGAATGGCCGAATTGACATCGGGCTGAGCGGTTGTCATCAACGCCGAATCCGAGACTGTATTTTGCCCTGAATATGAAAGGACAATGATGGTGGTGTCGGATGATATCGCTGTTTTACTCATTTGCGTTAGCAGTTGATCCACCGTCTCGCCCTGACCCGTGGGAGTGACCAATCCCGCTGCGAGGAGCGCCTGCACCTGATCGGAGGGAACGTAGGAATCAGGGCCAACCAACAGGGGGTTAACGACGTACCCATCCTGAGTGAATTCCTTAAATGCCTGACGCAGGGTGATGTACCGTCCCCACGGGAATGGTGCAACAACCTCATAACCCTTACCATCCGTGAATGGCATTGTGCGACGAATATCGTGATAATACGCTGAATCTACAACTCGCTGCTTCTTAAAGACTCCCCCGCCGTTCGCATTGGTTGAATAACTTCCTTGGGGTGCGGATAATGTAGGCACACTGCCCGCAGTTTGGGTGACGGAAAGAGGCATTTGATACGGCGCAAAAACATCGTTTTGAACACGGAAACACGCTGTCGCGCTGTCGGGCTCAATCCCCATCGAAGTGCCCAATCTTGTTTGCTGAGTTTTGAGTACTGCCTGCTGTTGAGGATTTAGTGCCTGATCTGGTGTCGTCTGGACCGTCGCTGGCAACCCCACGAGATTCGCGGGAGAATTCGGGGCGGGTTGAACGAGACAGGAATTCGACGAGCTTGTACTCAACGCAGTAAATGAACTGGAGGGGGATGAGCCGAGGGCGAATGAACTTCCCTGCGGGTATGTGGATGACACCGTTGTGCTGGGGGATTGACCTGAAGTTGGCGGAACGGGGGCACTTGTCCACTGATAGACCAAATCTGGCTGACTTGCAAAAACGGTTATTGGGCTTCCTTGGGCGGTTGTACTTTGAGTCGGCAGCAATGGGCGACGACGAAGAGCGTCGAGAGTAACCGTCATGGTTGCCGCCCCGCCCTGATTATACTGTAGCTGAATCGATTTGACATAACCGTACATGTCTCGATGGGGCAGGAACACGGGGAAGCCGAGCTTGAGTTCTGGGCGCATTGGGATCGTGCAGGTGTATGTGCGATACCCACGGTTAGCACGAATTGTCTCCGAAACCGCATACGCAAACAAACCGTATTTATCCCCATCTCTAAACCAGCCGACTGACTGAGTTGGGGTTTCCCGAAGACCAAATTTCTGTAGCTTCGGAATATCGATATATTCCACAGTTTCGAGGAGATAATCTTCCGAACCAGCGAACTGAAAGCTAGGCTCCCAGTTGCCCCGCACCGTCATACGAGTAACTCGGACGGCTGCCTCATCTTCGGTCTCCTGCTCGGTGATGATCTCCGACAGATAGATAACGAACGGGTTATTCGCAGCCGTGATTTCGGTCGCGGAGTTTGCTTGGCTGGCACCCCCATTGGAAGTGGACGAATTTGGTAGTGTGGCACCCGCACCGCCGCTATTTGCGGCGGGAACTGTGGTTGTAGCAGTTCCAATGTTGTCGTTTGCTACATCCAAATTGTAAAGGGGCGGTTTGAAGATGATCTTACCATCGACATCCTGATACCCCTCATAAAGAATGGCGTGAAGAACCTGACGAACTTCATCCAAACGATTGACAATTTTCCCATTCAAAAGTTGAATCGATGCTATTTCCATGTCTGGAAGATACTGCCGAATGGCGGGGAAAGGGGCGTTAGAACTTGGCGCAGTGGTTTGTACGGTGCCCGTGGCTACGGTGGGGAGTGGGGCAATTTGAGTGAGTGCAAGAGCCCCGAGTTGCTGGGTTTCATTTAGCGATGGGATTTTATCGTTGGCTGCGCCCTTCTTGTTGTCGTCCTGTGTTTCATAAACGAGCGACAGATTGGTTAGCTTCGTTGGATCATTCAGCGCGGGCTCCTTGTACGTGACCCCATAGAAATGCACGTCTTTTTTCAACCCGTCGAGAATGCTTTGCCACTTGGGGACGAACCCAGCAAGCACTGCTTGATTATATGCGTCCGAAGAATTTTTTATCTCGGCACCAAAGGCGGGGTTGTTCTGGTTAACGGTGCCAATGTAATATCCCTCGGTCGAGATTCTTCGAAGGAACATGTCCACGATCATCAGGTAGGGGTTGCAGTACGCCAAATTTGTTTTTGTGGGTACGGTGCCCATAGGGGAGTTCGAAATTACAGCGGGTGCCAATTCCACCTGCATCAACTCCAACATGCGGAGAGTGCCGTTACATTGCACCTGAATTGAAAGCATCTTACCATCGTCAGCCATAGAGATGTGGCTGACAATCCCCTTAAAAACTCGCCGAAACAGCGTTGAGCCGTCGTTGCCGAAGTAGTAGCCCTTTGCAAAAACCTGCACCGCCATCATTGATTGAATAAGGTTGTTCCCGCCCGGCATTTGAAAAAGATGCTTGACGTGGTTCGGTACGGTAAGTTGAATCGACGCCGCTGGGATGAGGTTCTCCGTGTCATACCCCGCATTAAACGATGTGACGTAATCGTTGAACCCCACGACAGTGTAGGGGTTGTTTGTTTCGGGGTCACTGATGAAGTTGTTCACCAGATAGGGGAACCCCTCAAGGTACACCGCTAAATCGGGGGCAATCTTGATAATTTCTCGCTCTTGAACCGTCTGCGAGATGTTGCGAATTGTGGTTGGGGGCGCATTCGCTGTTGTCGGGCTGGAAAGAGCGGATGTCGTCGTCTGCGCTGGTCCTGTGGCATCAACGATTGCTTGTTGTTCTGGGGTAAGAGGCATTACTTACCTCCAGTCGTGCCCGTTACAATTGAAAAACTCCCCCCACCAATCGTGGGTGCGAGAGGAACTTGTGTGGGCGTAGCGTCACTAACGTTGGGGGACACTGGAAACAGGTTGATCCCAGTAAAAAACGAGTTAACCGCTGGCGAATTTGAATTTACGTTGGGGGTTGCGGGTGTGGCTAAACCAACGGGTGTTGCCGATGGTGGTTGCTGGGCGGTAGCCTGTGCCGTCCCCGGAGACGTTGCAGTGGCGGATTGCGTTGCAGCGTAAGCAGAATACGAATTTCCACGTTGTGTGTTATTTGCGATTTGGAGTGGGTATGGGGAACTAGATCGGTATCGCTCCTTCCACGCGGTAAACGCAAGGGTAAAATCCACAAGAAACGGCGTGTCGGCATTTTGAGAAATCTCTAAACTCTCAAACATACCCGACCAAACAAAGTTCCCAACGGTAAGTTCCACGTCTTGGTGCATTTTAATACGGCGACGGGCAAAGTCAGCGGAAAGTGGGCCTGATGCGGCTTGTTCTCCTTCAAACCAGTAGCCGTTGTTTTCGAATACCACCTGAAGTTGTTCGAGGTTGCGGTAGGACTGGCTGTACTGTTGATACCTATCGGTGATACCAAAAGACCAGTATTGCCCCGCCGTCTTTCCCGTAAGCGTGACGTGAACTGCATCCTCACCCCATATACCGAACTGCCATCCAGAGCGAGCGAATGACTGTGCGTCCAGCGTTGCTCGACTGATTTGAACCTGACTCGGGTTGATGAGAAACCGATAAATTGCGTTAGTTGTTGGGTCGGGAGTTCCCGTTGCGCTTTGTCCTCGATTCAGGATGCGAATCGTCACATAGTCTACGAAAGGCTTCAATGCAGCGCGAACGTAAAAATCTTGATACTCAATAAGTTGCGTTCGCCCTGTTGGGTAATACCCCTCGTCCTGTGGTGAGCCCAGATTTGAACTTGAATGGTTATAGGCTTGCTCAAACTGAGGAATCAACGTTGGCGGGTTGACTGGAATTGGCAGGATGCGTTTCTCTCCCCTAATGGGGAGCACCTGAGGTGAACCAGTCGTGCTGCCGCCTACTCCCTGTGTCTGTACGTCGCTGATGTCGTTTGCGTTTGCCATATCTTATGATCCTGTAGATGGACCCGGCGGCAGTGGGCTCGGCAAGGCCAAAGTTGGAGTTTGGTGAGTGTTGATCGGAACATTCGTAACCGTTGGGGCCGCTGGCGCTATTGGATAGTAGTACGCCGTGAGCGTGCGTTCCACTTGAAACGTAAAATTGAAAACCCATTGGAACGGCTTCTCGGCGTCCATTGTCCATGAAAGCGATTTGAAGTACCCCAGATACAAGTTGTTTCTGAACGACATTACGACATACCCTTTAGATCGCACGTCGTTATTTCTGGCGTTCTGCTGAATGTTCGTTGCACCAGCGTTTTGTTGCCACACGGCGGGGGCTACCTGAGACTGATTCAACTGAGTGGGATCGGTCGTCGTAGCCGATGTATACCATACGTTACCATTCATCTGAAACAATTTCAGGAACTCCATGAAGCCGTCCTGAGCCGCCACTCGATACGCTTCTGGATTGGCGGCTACCGCCATCTCCACGTCTGGGTCGTTGCTATACGCCATACCGATTTTTGTGGTGATATCGTCTGTGGCTTTAGCTGTACTGAAGTAGTCCGTGACTCCAAGTTGGTTTATGAAGACGCCAGTTGATGCCGTACCACTAATGGTGTCGGCAGCCATACCCCAAAACGTAACGAGCATACCAGTGCGGGTCGGTTGGCGATTGACAACGTGTTTGCTTAAAATGGTAATTTGGGTTATAGATGCGTTCAACCGCAGGGTGATTGGCTGTTTTGTCATGGGATTTATCAGCAATGAGTTGCTCGATTTACTCAAGTACACTTGAAAAGCTACGGGCAACACGCTGTCGCGAATACGCTGATTTCCAGTGAGTAGATTGTGGTCTTGGTACCACGGGGCTGCACTCATGGAAGCATCGGAAATTTGAAGATTCTGACTAACGGCATTGGCTTGCACCGCCTGCGAGCTATAAACGGTCGCTCCCGCCACGGGGACGGCGGCGGTCACGTCAAACCCGAGAGGGGACGTGGAGTTACCCGCCGATGCCGCGTCCGATGGTTGCACCTGCCCCGGTAGTGTCCCTTGCAGTGCCAACTTGTTACTGGGTAGAATCTGGAGTGCGGGTGTGACCCGAGTCGAACCGCTGGCAATAGCCCCCAGCTTAGTTGCGGGGTTGACCCCCAATGAGGCGGAAACGTTCTTTATCCAAGTCGCATCATTCGGTGCGAGGATTGCCCCTACGATACTCAGCGGAGTTTTGTTAGGATCGTAACTGAAAGTTTTGTTGTCCCCATTCAAAATGTGAGCGGCTTGGGCTTGCAGCGCAATGTTCCCCATTTCGGAAGTTCCGTATACGGTGTTTCTCATACTGTCCACGCCAAACCCCACATCCCCGTTTTTCAAATAGCCCGGGTTGTTGTTGTTGTTCGGGACAGAGCCCACAATATTGTACCCATTCGCCAGAGCAATCGCATTGGCGAGAGAGAGTGCAATCGGATTGGAGGCTGTAATTGGCATCTGTTGTTAACCCCCCGTTAAAACGGGGGGCTCCATCGGCGGCGGGGCGGCGACCGTCTTCTGGGCATCATCCATCACGCCCGTTTTCATGTTGTGCGTGGTGTCGTATTGTGTGTTGTAGATATAGTTGATTACTTTGTTTTTATCATTCTTGTCCGTCGTCGTGGTCATCGAGGCTGGGTCTATGTTGGCGAATAAATCCTTTTGACTTGCCATCTGTTCGGGTGTTAGGGTCACGAGGTTATCGACAATTTTATCTCCGGCAGCATCTAACCCCTTCAACATCTGTGCCTGCGTGTACTTGAACTCATCTTTCGCTATGTCGAAGGCGTTAGACATTTGTTGCGGGGATTGATTGTCCCCCGCTTTTGCCTGCTCTAACCTCAAGCGTTTGCCTTGTTCATCGTCAAGTTGCGTTTTAAGAGTGTCCTTGTCATTTCCTGTCGCTGTGAGAAGCCTATTCTTTATATCATCAATCAGGCGTCCGTTTTGAACCAGAGCCTCCGCGAGGGGTGTCTGTGCATCCTGCGACATTTTCTTTGCTTGCTCTTTATCCGCCTTCGATGTGCCCCCAAAAAATGACGATATGTCTGTGAGAATGTCGATGATTGCATTGAAGTAGTAACTGAACGCCGTCGCAAAAATTTCCGCCGAAGTTTGAGTCACCATACCTACGGATCGGGCCTGCTCGTCTATGTCAGCTTTTGCCTTATCTTTATCTGTCTTTGACATCGCGGCTGTTATTGATGCCGCTGAATCATACGAAGCGATGAGGCCCTCATCCTGACCTCGAAGAAGCTGCTGGAATTTCCCACCAAAGCCCCCCGCCGTCTTTTCCTTAGTCCACCGTTCGAGGGCTTCCTTATAAGATTCCATCGTTCCGTCAGCGTTTTTCCGTCGTTCTGCGTCAGGCCCGACAATTCCTCCCTTCCCCCTGAACATGTCGTATGTGTCTTTCGCAGTGGTCTCGTTAGTCAATGCGGCTTTTAACCTAGCATCGCCTTCTTCTTTTAATATTTTTTGCTGGTCACTAAGAAATGTGGGCGCAAGGCCGAACGTTTTCGAAGCTTGTTCAAACTCTTGAGTATTCGCGGCTCCACCTTCTTCGTATAGCGCCTTCGTGCTTATACCCGCTAATTGCATAACCGTTTTTGCAGCCGCTAAGTTCTCGTTTGCCTGTACCTGCGGATTTTTACCGAGACCGATATTGACGGCCTGCATTTCGTTATCCGACAGCGTTCCTGCCGCCCACGCTGCCATTTTCTGCCCTCTTTGCGCCTCTTTCCCCGCAGTCTCAAGCGCCCCTTGAGCAGCTTTGAGTTTTTTGGAATCAACCATAGGGTTGTCTGATGAAAACCCAGTCAACATCGCGTTCAACTCGTCACGACCCTGCGGCGTTTGTATCTTTTCCTTAATCTGTTTGTCGGTTAACCCCTTACCTGCGCCGAGAGCCGTTAACGCTTGAATCGCATTATCAGCTTCAGTACCAGCGTAGACAGCTTGCTTCGCGGCAGCTTCAGTAGCCACGCTTGCCCCGCCGCCAGCCCCCGGTCTCCTCATCTGGGAATTTAGGAATATCTGCATACCCACATCACGCTTGGGGTCTCCGAGAATTGTCTTCATGCTTGCTTCGAGGTCTTCGGATGTCATACGCCCTGTCGTACCAAGAGCACGCAGAATCCCCGAAGTCTGGTCGATAGATTTGTTCATACGGTCAAACTGCCCTGTGATTTCATCGAGAATTGAAACGTATTTAGTTACCGAAAGCCCCGCCGTTCTGAAATCCTTGTTCAGGTTAGTCATGAAGTCTTTCGTGCCCTCCACTGACTTACGATATTGCATAAGCAGTTTCATCGTCAACTCAATGGATTTATCATCCCCTAAGCCAGACACACGCCCTGTCGTGGCTGCTAGTTCTTGAATGTCGCCGAAAGAGCCGGGACCAAAATCTCCGCGCTTAGCGCCGTGCACACCCCCTTGTCCCAATTCTGATACATCGTAACCCGACTCTATGACTGACTGCGCCATCTTGATGTTTCGGTCGTAGTTGAGCCCCAAAGCACTGACCCCATAAGTTGGCATCAAATTTGAACGGGCAGCCATTAAATCTTGAGCGCCTGTTTGCCCCCGTGTACCCCCGATCAAACCACCACCAGCGAGCGTTTCAGCCTGTTTATTCATATTGGCGTTTTTGTCAAAGAGAGAAGCAATCATGTCTTTAACCGCTTCGGCAATCGCTAAGGGAAGAGCCATCTGACCTGCTAGTCCCGCTACCGCACCTACCGTACCTTCTACGAGCCCCCCGCCCGTCAGCTTGCCCATGAGCCCACCCTTTGGAGTCGCGCCTGCTTGTTGAAGCGCAGCCATGGTTGTTCCCAAATCACCCGCACCTGCCGCACCGCCAGCCTTTGCGACCCTCTTGCGATCAGCCGCCATCGCTCCCCAGTTCACTCCACCGTCCGCGTTCCGCTGTAATTTGATGTGACCCTTCTTCTCTAAATCCTCCAGCGTTGATTGAGCCGAAGCGCGGCGTGCGCTACGAACCGCCGTCGTCTCGTCCTGTTTTATCTGCGCGGCTTCCTTCAATTTCTTGGCACCGATGCCCATGGCAGCGAATTTTTCAAACCTGCCGGGCTTCATCATACCCGCGTCAATCAAGTTTTGTCGGATGGAACCCACAGCCTCGCCGCCAAGACGCATCTTACCCATCTTCGCACTACTGGCAGCCAATCGCCCCATCGCCTTTCCCGCGTCATTCAAAGCTTTCGCGTACTCATCCACAGCGCCTTCAGCCTTATCAAAAACCCCCTCCGTCGTCTCTCCAAGTTTTTTCTGGGCACTTTCCATCTTGATGATCTGTGCGGTTATCCCGGCGTATTGCGCCTTATTATCTTTAGTCCTGCTAGCCATCTCCTTGAGAAGCTTCACCATTTCCGTCAAAGAGCTTTTGGTGTGTTTGTAACTCTTGTCCTGTAATAGGTTCTTGGCAAGTTCTTTGGTTTTATCGGAGAAACCTTTAACGGCCTCAGCAGCGTCGTCGGTGAACATGATGATGCCTTTCACATCGTCACGGAACCTTCCGATTTTCTTGCTGGTGGTCTCTACGGACGAGCCCATCTTAGTCAGACCGTCTGCAATTGCTTGCAAAGCCTTAGTGGTCGCCGCGCTATCAACCGCGCTATTGAGTTCGTTCACAGCGTTGGAAATGGTGGAATCGGGCGGAACTCCACCTCCACCCGCTGGAGGGGCACCGCCGCCCGGAGGAATACCGCCAGTTGCCATTTACTTTTTCTCCTCGGTGGGAAGCGGCCCGTCAATCTCTGGGTCATACAGCTTCGCCACTGATTCTTGAATGATCGACTCCGTTGCCGCGTCGATTTGCTGCCGCGCCTGTTCCATCAAGCGTGACTCGACCTCGGTCATGAGAGCGGACTCTGGTAAACTCAACCTCAATCGATCCTCAATACCTTGAGAGTGCGTCATGAGAACCTTCCAGAGAACCTCAACAATTTCTTCGCCCCAACCCTTAAGGAGATTCCGAAAGACGACCTGAACATCCCGTATTGCCTTGATCGGTTTCCCAGCGTCGTCCACAGCGGTCGGATCGACTACGAGTCGCTGTTCGAGCGTCAGGCTGCGAAGACTTCTTCCGTTGACCCAAGATATTGCTCGGGACAGGATTTCGATCTTTACCGACTTGACCCAAATGTAACCCTTTTGCCCCTCCACCGCCAGCAACGACTGCATTTCGTCGGTTGTTGGAATGTTTGAGACACGAAGATCGACTTTTTTGCCGTTCTTCATCTTGATCGTGATGATCTCTTCGAGGTCTTCGATCCCGAACCCCTTAAGATCAGCGATGATATCGTCCAAAGAGAGGGGACTTTCTTCCGAATGAGAGACAATCTCGGCCTGCGCCTGTACAACTTGGTCAGCCTGTTGCTTAATTTGCTCTTCCACAAAACACCCCTAAGTTACTGGTTATTCGACTGGTTAGTCGAGTTTCGCTGCTCTTGCCACTTTTTGAGTAGCTGTTCGTGCTCTTCCGAATTCACCACCTCGGTGAACTCCTGCATCGCCTGCTCGTGCTTGTCCTTGCCGTCAAGGTAGCCCTTAAGCTCCTTTAGGTCGTCTGCAATTGTCGTACTTTCGAGGGCGTGCCCCCATCCATCGTTTTCTGGCATGACTTGCCTCCTGATAATCCAACCCACAGGTTGAAATTTAAGATTCGCTGTTTATTTATCCACGGTATCTTCGGAGCTTAGAAACATTAGTTTCAACAGTTTCCCGACGTTCCCTCTCCTTGATGCGCTCTTTGACTGGCGGAAGCTTGCCCGCTTTGAGGGCGGCTTGACGTTCACGCATCTCTGTTTCGGTGAAATACTCTATGCGCTCGTCAACCACACCCGCCTGCCCGGTGGTGTTGCGTGTTTTACGAACCTCATCGACCTTCTTCAGTCGTTTTGCCTCTTCAGCTTCCATCTGTAGCCCCCATGCATCCATGACTCGCTCGTGTTTGTCGCCTTTAATCATGGCGTTCATTTCCCGCATCAACTCTTCCATAGACGAGCCGCCGCCGTGTGCCCAACCGTCGTCCGCCTTCTTATCCTCGTTCTTGATAATTCGAGCCCATGGGTCCATGGAGTCCGTTTCCAAAGATCGAGATACTCTTTTCAAATCCGCTACTACGGGCTCGGCACCTTTGCCCACTTGTGGGCGGACAATGAGTAGGGCATTCCAGTTTTCATCCAACCGCTTCTTGGCCTGTTCGCGGTAAGTACAGAGACTCGCCCATATTCGCACTTGATCTGGCGGGGTGGAAATTTGTATGCGTTTCCCATCGGGCATAGTGACCACCCGATTTTCATAGTTGGTAAGCTTTACCCCCTTACTAAACCACAAGGTTTCCGACATCTGGGTGCAGGAAAACGCGGACATGTACGGCGATAAAGACATGTCATAGTCGGTCATCTTACGGATGACCTCAATCAATTCGTACACCTCGACGGAGGACATCGCCTCAACTTCCTCGACGAGAAAGGAGGTGCCCAATAGAACCATGTTGAGGATGAAATCGTCTGGATTCTTGATCCAACGTTTGAGTTGTTTACGCTCCGATGGGTGAACACCGCGCACCCAGCCGAGTTGTTTATCCCCACCCATCAGAGGACGAATACGGGCTCCCATCTCAAGGAGTTCCTCGATGTTTTCCGACACCTGCCTACGCACCGTGGCTAGATATTCCGTGGGAGCGGGTTTGTACTCCCCGCTCTGAATTCGCTCCAGCATCTCCTTACCCGTGGGTATGGAGCGACGAAAGTTCGGCTGAGGGCGGCGTTTGGGAGTGTCCTCGAACTGACCCCCGAAGGCGGCACGGTTAACCTTCTTGCCCGGATTTGCACGCTGCCAATCCTGCATCGCCTTGTTATCGTCGGCCATTGATTTCCTCGTCACTAGGATCAGGCGTAGCTCTCGTGGCTCCCCTGAGTTTCGACCCCTTTAGTATCGCCGCCTCAAGTTCACGAGTTTCCCGAAGCTCTTCCTTACCGTATTTACTTTCGAGCAACTCTTCGGCCCGCCTGAATGCTTCGTCTTCCTGATCTCTGACCTCTTTCTCAACACGACGGGAATATTTGAGAGGCTCAGGGGCTTTGTACAAACCCAAAGTCTTAAAAACCCGAGGGGTGGGTAGGGACCCTTTATACACTGTAAAAATACGGTCGATGATCGAGATCGGGATAGCGATGAACACCTTGGTCGCTTCCGCCATGTTGTTGATTTTTAATCTGGTTTTCGCTACGGATATTTCCGTCAAGGCATAAGCGAGGATTTGTCTCCTGCGGTCGAGCTTAGGGTCTGGTTTGATCCCGAACTCTTCACGCCAATGGATAGACCTGAACCAGAACTGGTACTTGAGAACCTTAACCTCGACTGTGTTGTCCATATACCTTTCAAACGCAAAGCACAAACGGGTGAAATCATCGCCAGTAGTTTAATACGGTGGAACCGCCTGAAAGCTGGTATTAAGCAGTACATGCGTCTCGGTCTGATTGTTGATGAACCGAGTTCGTGGGGGTGGTCACCGTCCTACACCCCCACTTTTTCGAAAAGGACGGTATTTCCACTAACAACGCCGACACGCTGTAAAGGACGCGACTGTGAACGAAGTAAAAATCGATGTATTGGTGTACCGCCTCCTCTCGGGAGACCAAACTCTCCTCGATGTTCTCCGTAAAAACACAAAACCCCTAAAGAAAATCTGCAACTGGGCAAAGTTGGAGGATGACGAGTGCTACAAAATTCTCGACATCATCATCCAATACTCAGAACGCTTCCATCAACTCCCGCCGAACAAAAACGCACTTCGCGACTTCGTAAAAACGTCCGATGAGCACGAACTTCGGATGGGGTGGTCGGAAACATTGGTTGCGGCACTCAAAGGTCTGAACGACATCGACGAGACCCGCCTGAAGTCCATCTCTGACATCAACGTTCTGATTGAAAGCGTCATCAAAGAGGCTGAGAAGGACCACATACGGTTTGCTCTCAAACATTCCGAGGATGTTGTCAACGCTGGGCCGACGAAACAGACGGGGAAGTTCAAAGACCCCAGCGGAGTCAAGGACGCCAAAGCCTATTTACTCAAACAACTCATGGATGATGTCTACACCGAGACCGAGATCGAGTCTGGATACCTACATGAGCACATAGACGCCGTTGCCGAATCTCTAGACAAACGCCTAGCCGAAGAAGACACCGCAACCCGCATGAAAACGTTGATGCCCCACGTAGACAAAGCAATCATCATCGGGCCACAAAACCTAAGCTTCGTTGGTATCGCTGGAATGAGCGGTGATGGTAAGACCACCATCCTTAATACCGTTGTTTACAATTGGTTGAAACAGGGATTCAACGGGCTCTACATCAGCTTCGAGCACGCACCACTTGAAATCTGGGAATTCATGGCGTTCCTACATTCTTCGCACGGGGACTACGAGGATTGTGGTGTCGAATTACCATCCATATCGGATTGGGATTTGGCACGAGACGAAGAGTCTGGCATCACGATCTCACCCGAACACAGGGCTCACATGGCTCGCATCCTGCGGGACATGAAAACCAACGTCAATCTTCCGGGTCATCTCGACGTGCAAGCCAGCGTGAACATCAACACATTCGAAGCTTTCGTCGGCTATTTGGAAGCATTCGCCGATCAGGGAAACTACCATTTCGCTGTGGTCGATTATCTTGCCCGTTTCGCTACGGCGGGGGATTCCCGCTATCGCGATCAGGAGACCAAGGACACCATCCACAAAACTCAAATTCTCACCCGCAACTACCATAATGGTCGCGGGCTTGTGGTTGCAACTCCAATGCAGGTCAACCGTGAGGCCAACAAAGCGGCAAAGAAAGCCTCCGAAAAGGAAGAAAGCACCAACAATGAAGGCAGTACGTTCTACGATCTCAACGCTATCGCCAACTTTTCTGAGTATCAACATGACATGGATTATATTTTTTCCGTGTACTCGGACGAGAAGATGAAGAGCAAGAACGAACTCATCATGGAAACTCTCAAAGTACGCAAGGGGAAGCGACCACCGCTCGCTCTTATGGAAATCACACCCGGATCAGGACGAGTGGTTGAGAAAATCGGCTCGGGTGTCACCGGGGGAACGGCGTCAACAGAGAAGTTCATGACCGATGACGACGTACGCACGAGCCCCCCGACCACACGAACCGACATCGTTGACGTAGGGCTGGAAGATGAGTAAACAAGACAAACTCGACCGAGTGCCGCCATACCTACCGATCATCTGGCAGGATTGGCTTAGCGACCCAGATGTCCGAAGTATGACTATGGCACAGCGCGGTATATTCCTCGAAATACTCCTCCAACAATGGGTATTCGGAGATGTACCACGTGACCCATGGAAGCTGTCCAAGGACATCAAAGCTGACTACAGAACTACTGTAAAGTTCCTGCAAACTTACAGTAAAACTCTAGCATGTATACAGTGCCATCGCTGTTGGAATGCAGTAAAACCGCAGTGCCAGTGCAGCGACCTTACAGGGAGGGTGCACAACCGCAAGCTTCATTTTCTCAGTATTGATGTGAAATTGAACCTGCCACTCGGGACAACCGAAGCAAACCGAACCGAACCTGAACCGAACCCACTGCAAGCAGAAGACGCAAAGAGCGCAGTAGCGCACGGAAAGTAAAGAAAATGACCATTCGTAGAGAAGATTTCACCAGCCGCCTCGACTACCTTGAAGCTTGCAAAGAAGCTGGTGAAGTCCCCGAGACCCCGAGTTCGTTCCTGACCATATCGGCTGGGTCCCTTTCATCTAAATCTTCGCTGGTCGGGTCTCCACCCGAGCACCTGTCAGTGGCTCCCATTCCTGTCACTTTTGAACGGGACGAGACGCGGTTCGGGTACAAGCTGAGTGAGATCATGGCTCAACTTCAAGCTCATACCGATGGTGGGGACATGTGGTTTACCGATCAAGGTGAGGAAGCCCTCAAACGTAAAGGGTTCGTCGCCAAACTGATGACCACCGCCCCCAGACCGCCGAAAACCAAGAAGCGGAGTGGCAAGCTCGAATATGTTCCCGGGTCTTACTTGGTGGATGTGCGGAATGTTTGTTGTGAACCTGATTGTAGGGTAGAGTTTATTCCAGTAGCAGTGGTGTACGGTGTTACAAACCGCTGCGAGGTGTGCCTCGCCAAGATTAGGAAGTCAGAATGAACCACGTAAGGGATTTTCCCCAACCTCCAGATGACGATCAACGTCTCGCCAACCGGCTAGCAAAAATTCCGCTGCATTTTGAGTTCATACGGTGGGATACCGTGGGTCCATCGGAAGAGTCCGAGATGCCGTATGAACTTCAGAAACGGATGTGGGTTGACGTTAAGAACAACCCCGAACGTGGTCGTGCGTTCTTCGGGCCGAGTTCTATTGGCAAGACAGTCATGGAAATCGCTTTGTATCGACATATCTTGGAGAGCCATAGAGACTTAATCTCCGTGTCGATGCTCAATCCTAAATTCGCGGGGAAAGCGGCTTACATCAGCGGTACCGCCATCGTTCGCACCACAGCCAAAAAGTTGATGGAAGCGTTCCGTAGTTGGGAAGTGGGTGAAAGTGGGTCTCCTATCATCACACCGCAGACAATCGAGAGGTTCGCCAGCGTGGGGGTTCGTACCTACCTGTTTCTTGGGGAATTCGAGAAAATACGTAGCTCGGAATTCAAGCGAGAGATTATCTTTGATATCCTCGATGCCTTACGAGATTTCAATGGTTATCTGGTGCTCACAGGCAACTTGAGGTACGAAGACTTGAATGATGAAACCAAATACCCGCTGGGTACTCAGAAGCGGGTAAGCCAACTCTGCAAGGTGTATGATTTCTGGAAAATTTAATTTCCCAACAGCACTGTGAAAACGAAAAAGCCCCTTGACGAAAAACCCATCAACACAGGCGAAATGAAAAACACCCGTGAAACTGTTCACCCAATCTCGAAAGCTAATACATCGAGCAAATAATTTTATCCGCCGCCGACCTCGTAAGGAAAATTAGAAATGTCCATCAAAGCACTACAAGATTATACCTTCAATTCAAAGTACGCCCGTTACGATCAAGCAACGAAACGTCGAGAAATTTGGCACGAAGCCGTTGACCGTGTGCAACAAATGCACTTAGACCGTTTCCCACAGGTCGAAGAAGAGATTCGATGGGCATTTAACCAAGTGAGGGCTAAGCGCGTTCTAGGCTCTCAGAGAGCCCTTCAATACGGCGGGCGACCTATCCTCCGCAACAACGCCCGAATGTACAACTGCGTTGTGTCCTACTGCGACCGCATCAAATTTTTCCAAGAAGCTTTGTGGCTCCTGCTAAGTGGTTGTGGTGTGGGGTTCTCAGTACAAAAACACCATATCGCCAAACTTCCGAGTTTTTTGTCTTCCCGCATGAATGGTGGGTCTTTCCCCGAGAAAGTGTTCACGATTCCAGACTCAATCGAAGGTTGGGCTGACGCTCTCGGTGTACTACTTGCGAGCTACTTCCCATCTGATGGTCTGATGGAATGGCTTGGAACTACGGTCAAATTTGATTATAGCAAAATCCGACCGAAGGGGAGTTATCTTTCTTCGGGCGTCGGTAAAGCTCCCGGCCCAGAACCTCTCAAGAAATCCTTGGAGAATATACGTGGGTTGCTTGATCGTTGCATCAGCAACGGACAAACCAAATTGCGTACCATCGACGCTTATGATCTGGTGATGCACGCCAGCGATGCGGTGCTCAGTGGCGGGGTGAGACGGTCGGCTACCATCTGTGTTTTCTCACCTGACGACGATCTGATGTTGAATGCCAAAACAGGTTCTTGGTCGTATACCGATCCCCAGCGAGGGCGGTCTAACAACAGCGTCCTGCTTCTGCGCTCGGACACGACACGCGAACAATTCCATGCATTCATGAGTTCGGTGAAGCAGTTCGGAGAGCCCGGGTTTGTGTGGTCCGATTCCACGGAAATGCTCTTCAATCCTTGTGTGGAAATCGGAATGTACCCACTCGATATCACAACAGGCGAATCGGGTTGGGCATTCTGCAACTTGTGTGAAATCAATGGCGGTAAATGCCGCACCAAAGAAGATTTTGCCATAGCAGCACGGGCGGGTGCCATCATAGGCACGTTGCAGGCGGCTTACACAGACTTCCCGTATCTGGGAGAGGCAACAAAGCGAATAGTGGAACGAGAGGCCCTTCTGGGGGTTTCCATCACAGGAATGATGGAAAATCCTGAGGTGCTTTTCAACCCCGAGACCCAGCGCGAAATGGCACAACTGGTCGTGAGTGTCAATGAGGATATTGCTCGGAAACTTGGAATCAACCCATCCGCCAGAAGCACTTGCGTGAAGCCCTCAGGAAATTCCGCGTGTCTGCTGGGTACATCCAGCGGCGTCCATTTCCATCACGCCAAGCGGTACATCCGCAGGGTGCAGGCAAACGAGTTGGAAGCTCCATACTTGTTTTTCAAGAAGCACAATCCTCGCGCCGTCGAAAAGAGTTTCTGGAGCGCGAACGGCACTGACAGCATAATTTCCTTTTGCATCGAAACTCGTGAATCGGCAAAAACGAAAGATGGGGAGAACGCCCGCACGCAATTGGAGCACGTCTGTTTGACCCAGCAAAATTGGGTAGCGGCTGGCAAGGTGCTTGAACGCTGCACCGCCCCGTGGCTCCGTCATAACGTTTCCAATACGATCAACGTTAGAGCCGATGAATGGGATGCGGTCGAAGGGTTCATCTACGAAAACCGCGAGCATCTTGCGGGAGTGTCTTTGTTGTCGGACATGGGGGATTTGGATTATCGTCAGGCCCCATTTCTAGCTATCCACACCCCAACGGAGATTGCTCGAATGTATGGCGACGGTAGCCTGATGGCTTCGGGGTTAATTGTCGATGGACTTCATGTTTTCCCAGACGATTTGTGGAAAGCGTGTGACGCGGCTTTAGGTGCCATTCCCGAATCCGAAAAGTTTACCCTCGAACAGATTGACTGGGTTCGCCGGGCGAAACAATTTGCCGAACGATATTTCGAAGGTGATCTTCGGCGCATGAGCTACTGTTTGAAAGAGGTGAATAACTGGAAGCTCTGGTGTGATTTGCGCCGTGAGACCGTAGTGGTCGATTATAGTCAGTTGATAGAGGACGAAGATACCACCACCATAGAGGAAACATCGGCCTGCGCTGGGGGGCAGTGTGAGTTTTCTGGGTTAGTGCCTCCAACTTTTCTAGGGGAATTACAAAAACACACACCGTTGCCGCTCGAATTCCAGTATAAATGGATATAAGCTCGTTTTCTCCGTATAGTCTCCGTATCGACGAGGAAAAGGAAGATAATGGACATCCAGCTAAAATTTAAGATCACCAGAGTTGATGGTGAAATAGAAGATCAAGAAATCACCGCCCCGGCAGCTAACGATCCAAACATCACATTCGACCAGCAGCGCATGATTGTGATGCAGCGTATGTTCAACCAGTATGCACAGGTTGGTATGTTACGTCAACCCTCAAAAGATCATTTCATCCTGCTCTGCCCGAGCCAGATCGCGTTTGTGGAATGCGAGCTAAACTCTGTCCTGATAGCGAACGCTCTTGATGTGCCGCCCGCGCCTCGCGGCGGACTGGTGAGCGGATGAAACCCCGCACACTAATTCTCATCGCCTGTTTGATTTGGGTCTTCGTACTCGGGGTCTCAGCGGTGGTGGGGCACCACAGGGTTCAGAAAAACGATCCTGCCAAAGCGTGGTGTGATGCGCCTCCAGTGGATGGGGCGGGGGCTCCAGCAGCCTGTAATTAGGCTGTGGGGGTATCCCACGACATTAGTGGAAGCATTTCCTTAGCCATCTCGAAATACACGGAGAAAAACTGTACGGGCTTCGTCCAATCGCCGAACGAATAATGCCATTGCAGGGCGATAATGTGTGCCAACCCCGTCTCACCCACCCGTCCCTGTCCGTTATGCACCCAACCCTCGGCAATCCGTCTCGAAATCGGGTCATATTCATCACTCGGAGCCCCAACCTTTAGTAACATTTCGGGATCGTTACGGTCGGTTACCTCTTTTACAACCATAAATACCCTGTTTTCAATAACTTCTAACCGTAGGGCGTGTTCCTTGCGTTGGTCTGTCATACTAAATAATACCGCAATTCCTAGCGGTTTCAACGAGTTTCGGGGTATAATAGGGACATGAAGACGAACAAAATCACCGCCGCCCTCCAGCCAGCAAACGTCGAGCGTTTTCAAACCGCCTTGTCGGTCCTCGAACTGGGCGTCAAAGAACACCACATCTGGAACGTCGATTTTCAGAACGCCAAGGACACGGTTTCACGTTGCATTGAACAAGCGATGACCGTCGCCGCCGAGCCTTTCTACGTTGAGCGTCGGGCCAGCAACGACTACGACTTCAGCCACAACGACCCGCGTTACGACATCAGCGGCTACATGACCCCCATCAGCGCCCCCAAGCTGCTCCGCAACCTCGAAAAGAAGAATGGCTACGCCAACACGATCATTCTGGAATACATGGAATACCTGCGGGAACTGGTTGAAATCGGCAAGTTTATCAAGGAAGTGAAACCCTTCATCGAGAAGGGCCGCAAGCCGAACGTCACCAACAAAACCCCGGAAGCACTCGCCGCCGAGATCGCTAACACGGGCACCTGCACCATCTGTCAGAACCGCCAGAAGCTCACCGACGAGCAGAAAATGGTGCACCACGGCTACCAGATGTCGGAATACAACCACTCTGGCTACCGCGTCGGGCGCTGCTTCGGCTGTGATTTCCTGCCCTACGAATTCTCGTGTGAAGGCAACAAGCAGTGGTTGGCGCAGGTTCTTCGCCCGCAGCTTGCAGGGAACCGCAAGTACCTGAAAGAGTTGAAGGCAAGCACCATGTTGACGCTGGACCGCACGCGAGAGAAGTATGAAGGCGGCAAGCGTACCTCCGTCACCGAGACGTTCGCCAAAGGCACGCCTGAGTACGAAGAGATTCGCGAGAACATGATTTACCGCACCGAGTCGAACATCAGGCTGCTCAAGATCGACGTTGAAATGCACGAGGGGCTGGTCAAGGCGTGGGTGTTCCGTCCGCTGATGGACGGCACCACGAAAAATAATTTCAGATTCCTAGCGATTCCTCCCCTGAGTTTGGTATAATGGAATCGTTAAGGGACACGCACCCCGAAAGCCAGTCGTGGCAGACACGTTCTGCCCGTAACGGTTTAGTACGGGTACGATGTTCAAATGGAGTACCCAACCATCTGAGGTGGATCGTATGGGCACGAATTGAACGACTCAAATCTCGGGAGCGATGGTGTAATGGAAGCACACCCACAGAAGAAATGCGTGGGAGGCTAGCTGGGTTCGATTCCTGCCGCCCCGAGACTTAATCTCTATAGGCTACGGCCTCGGAAACAACGCTAACTGGTCGGTAATCAACCGACCCACAACATTTGGGACGCAGGACGCCGTTAACAGCCAGACGTGGTTTACTGGTCGAAGAAGTTACGGTCATCCTGCGCCCCGCCCTCCCCCAAAGAATACGGGGAAGTTGATTGAGATCGTAGTTTAAGGGAGTGCCTTTATGGAAACCGCTGGTGTCGTTGTTTTATCGCTCAATGTTGCGTTCGTCCTGTGGCGCATGTGGGCTGGTGGTATGTTCGAGACAGGGCTGGAGCGGGTGCTCGGCTGGACGGGGGCGCATGAAGACTGAAAAGGTCTACATCAACTTGCTGGTCTATGACTACGACGCTTCGCCGCGTCAAAGGTTCGTGCGGCACGTGTGCGGCAACGAGAAGAAGGCCCGCACGCTGGAAGATCGATTGGGCAAGCTGATCGGTCCTACACGGTCGGACAACAAGACTACCCGCTGGCTGGAACAGCACACGGGCATTTACGGATTCGTTGAACGGGTGGATGGCATCTACAAAGAAGTCACGACCCGCTTGTAAGAATCCCCAGACTACGGTATTATCTTAATGTGAGCCTGCGTTCTGCCCCTGCTCTGCCGTAAAAGGCAATAGGACGTGACAGTTCTAGAGTATGCACCGCAGCCCCCGTCTTCAATCACCCTGTCACGGGCATGAGGATCGCACGAGGGGGAGCCCTAAGGACGACGGGTAGCACGTGTACCGCGTCCGAAAGGGGTTGGGCCTATAGTTCAGCGGGAGAACGCAGCCTTTGCAAGGCTGATGTCGGGGGTTCAATTCCCTCTAGGTCCACCAAAATTTTGAGATTCGGCTGCATACTGTGCACGGCTGGCTAGGGCTAAAACCCACTGTCACGGGAGTCATGACCCGCATAATCCGGTGTACCTCAGGTGCAACGGTGGCAACGGTCCCGAACTCTAGCTGGCACCAGTTCAACGTGCAGGGTTACTGTAGCCGATGTATTTTCATCGGGGCGCAGTTCGGAAGGCGGCTGATAGCCGTAGCAAGACAGAAGATCACACGGTTCGTCCGTGGTTGCGCCCTCAAACTTTTCTGAAAAATAGTTGTTGCAAGTTTCCTGAATACCGAGTATTGTAAATAGAGACGCTTATGAACTCCATTCTCCAAGACGGTGTTGTCGTGACGGTCGTCTGTGCAGGCGTGGTCCTGTCGGCTTGTACAGCCGAACGCGGTACTGTCGCCGCTGACGCGGCGCCGGTAGGAGATATGGTGTCCTTGGATGGTTGGGGTGGCTAAATAGCCTAAAACCAACGAATTCCGAGGACGCCCCTAAAAAGGCGTCCTTTTTGTTTTTGCGGTAAATTTACGCCGATGGCGTGAGCGGCGAAACCACTTGCCCTACAAGCAAGTATTATCGGGGGTTCGAGTCCCTCTCGGCGTACCAAGATTCGGAGAGAAGATGAAACGCGACAGACAACGCATCGTCAAGCTGGTAACGACCGTGGAGGTCGAGAGGTATGATTGGGGATTCAAAGTGGTTCACCCCACCCTCGGCCTAGTCGCATCTGCCGACACCGAGGATGAAGCCCTGTTCAAGATGGACCTGATGGTGGTTCGGCAATTAGAGTTTGATCTGGTACACGGCACGAAGAGTGTCGCGAAACCAGCAAAAATGGGCCGGTAGCATAACTGGGAATGCGTCACTCTTGCAAAGTGAAAGAAGGGGTTCAAATCCCCCCGTGTCCACCAAAATTTAAGAACGGGGATATCGTTCAAGGGTAGGACATTTGACTGTCTATCATAAAATCGGAGTTCAATTCTCCGTATCCCCGCCAAATTTATGCCGTTGAAGGATTGCAAGAAGCGCAAGGAATATCGTGCTGGGTACTGGAAGCGGTATTACGCCGATCCAGTTCGGAAGGCACGACACTTGAAAGCGGTGCGGAAGAATGATAAAAAGCGGATAGCCGTTATTTGTCAATGGCTGGACGCTTACAAAATGGAGATGGGTTGTAAAGTTTGCGGATGGCGGGAACATCCAGTCTGTTTAGATTTTGCCCATCGCGATAGGGCGACAAAAGAACTGAATTTATCTGAAACCCGTAAGAAGGGTTGGTCCCTTGTACGAGTGAAGCGAGAAGCCGCAAAGTGTGATGTGCTTTGTGCTAATCATCACCGCCTAGCGACTTTTGAAGAAGCACAGGTATTGAAACGCATTTAAATTTGCATCCGTGGCGAAACGGGAACGCAATGGTCTGCAAAACCATTATGAGTCGGCTCGACACCGACCGGGTGCTCCAAAATCATCGCCCAGTTTATCGGGTGATTGAGTGCAGAACAAAGCTTTTGCATCGTCTATTAGGTCTTTGAAAATTTGTGTTGAATTGGACGACCGCTGCTGCGTAGATATACGTCCTGTGCTTGGAAGCGTGTAAGATTCGCATCGGCAGTGTTGATGTGAAATACCCAACCAAGTCCGGCGTTGAGCGCAGGGGAGGAAGTTCGGGACTGCAAAGAACAGCGTGCCAGCTAACGGCTGGGCGGCACCCGCAAGGGTGTTGACGATTAGAGCTACAGAGACGAGCCGATTCAGTTCGGGTGAAACGAGCAATCTCCACGTGCAGCAAGCCCAAATAGGCTGAGCAGGATTGTGTTCGATCCGTTCGCTTCGCAAGAGGCGGGTAATCAGCGGGTAGGGTGCTTGAGCGTTGTAGCGATGCAACGCCTAGAGGAATGGTCGTCCAACTGGCGTAAGCTGGCGGACAAAATCCCGGCTACAGGTTCAACACGAATATTTTAAGCGAGTAAGGTATAACTGGCGGTGCCCCGGCCCTCCAAGCCGATGAGACGGGTTCGATTCCCGTTGCTCGCTCCAGATCGGGGGAGGCTCGTGTGTTGGCACGAGGTCAAAACTGGATTAACACCCATCCTCCCCAAATGAGTTGTGTGTATCCGCGTGGACTCCCTTAAGTGGGTAGAAAAACGTCGTAGCTTCGGCTGCGAGACTCGACGACCTCAGATTGAGGTTCGGCGGTTGCGGCGAAAGCCCGAACCGCTTGTGGTAGGGGCTGGTAATCCTATCGACCGACTGGGACACACATGCTTTTGCTTTTGAAAGTTTGCGGAACTAGCTCAGTGGTAGAGCGGTTCGTTGCCAACGAACAGGTCGCGGGTTCGAGCCCCGTGTTCCGCTCCAAGTTTTGAAAGACTGCGCGATGTACACGCGCACAGATGGTGATAGGTGTTCGTCTAGGCTGGTTGAGGACGCCTGCGGGAAACATCGGTTCAAATCCGATACACTGCGTCACTGTCGTTGGGCCTGTAGCTCAGTTGGGAGAGCGTTCGAATGGCATTCGAGAGGTCAGGGGTTCGAGCCCCCTTAGGTCCACCAATTTTATTACGTCGTATAAAACGGCCAAAATCGTGAAGAATTTCACTGTAGAGGCCAATTATATGATTGTGGCGTCTCCGTCTATCGGCTTTGGACCTTCGACTCTCACTCGAATGACGGCGGGTTCGACTCCCGCAGGCGCTACCAAGTTTACGGGGGTGAACGACCGTAAGGGTGGGCGAGCAAGAAAGCCCTTAACGTGCCTCCACCATTTTGCACCTTTAACTCAGCGGCCAGAGTACCACTTTCACACGGTGGGAGTCGAGAGTTCGAATCCCTCAAGGTGCACCAAGTTTAGACGTAAGTTAAGCGCCCGTAGAGAGGGCGAAAAATAAATAGCGTCCTAAGCTCATTGAATGATGAGATCGGCTATATCGCTAGTCGATGCGCTTATGTGAGTATCGAATCTCACCGTCTAAAGTTTTGGGCCTGTAGTTCAGTTGGGAGAACGCTGCGCTCGCACTGCGGAGGTCGTGGGTTCGAATCCCACTAGGTCCACCAGATGTTGGCTTTAGCTCAGGAACAGAGCACTCCTATAACGGGGGAGGGGTCGGACGTGAAATTCAGTCCAAGCCGCACCAATTTTTATGGGTGGGTTGTTGCAGACATGTAGCAATGTAAAATCCTTGCCGGGATTTCCTTTCCACCAGTTTTTGTTTGTGCCTGTAGCTCAACCGGCAGAGCGGTCTCCATCAGCTTTTATGCTTCGGCATGGGTTGCTGGAGGCAGGTCGGAGGTTCGATCCCTCTCGGGTACACGCGCTGTTAGATTAGTGGCAAATCGTTTGCATGACACGCAAAAGATCGGGGGTTCGAATCCCTCACGGCGCACCAATTTTAGAAGTCCAATGGCGTACCCGTCTATCGGTTTGGACCTTCGCCTTTCAAGCGAATGATGAGGGGTTCGATTCCCCTGTACGCTACCAAATCTTTGTACCAACCAAATTGCTTGGCTGTTTTTCGCATGTGGCAATTAGCGCATCGAGTCTCACACTTCTTAAGTTCTTCTAGTATTCTTTCCCACGAAGCATCCTGTTGAATAAGCCTTGAGATACCCTCAAACTTCTTGCCCCTCACGTGGTCAGATTGACAAACAATGAAGTCATCCGCCCCGCAATCGACACACGGGTGTTGCTTGTAGTATTCGGCGAGGAGAGCATAAATCCGCGCTTTGTAATCCGCTCGATACTCGTGAGCTTTCTTGATGTACACTTGTTTGTGGTTTTGGTAATGCTGGTCTTTGTAGGGCTTTTGGCATGACTTGCACCACGAGTTGCGCTTGCCCGCCGCCTTACTTTTGAAGGCGAACTCATCTACAGATTTGGGGTCGCGGCATTTAGTACAGGTTTGGGTTTCCATGTACTACAATACTGACTTTCAACTAAAAATGACGGGTTCGACTCCCGTAAACGCCTCCAATTTATCCAAAGATTGCTTTCAACAACACCAGCACCACCAAGAACGTTACCCAATCGAAATCCGAACCGCCCGTCGTCCCCCACTGCTTGAATCGCTGCCATCGCGTAGGAGGCGGCATGTTGTCTAGCACTTGCTGAGCCTTCATTCGAGTTTCCCAGATGAATTGGTGCAGGTTGCACAGATTCCCTTCCTTACATCCACAGTCGCACATGGTTGCCTCCACTTATATAAACGGATGAGTGAGGTAAATCCTTGCATTTTGCGGTATAATAAAGTATGAAGCTCCAGATTGTTTCGGACTTGCATCTTGAGTTCTATGACATGCCGCTGTCCGTTCTCAATCGGCTGGACTTCGCCCCCGATCTGGATTTCCTCGCCCTGCCCGGAGACATCGTTGTCCCCTGCCGCCAGAACGGGAAGATTGTCCAGCAGGTGTTGGCCTTCCTCAGCACAAAGGCGCGGCACGTCATTTACACCACGGGCAACCATGAATACTACGGCGGCACTCGCGAACAGGCCGAGGTTATTCTCAAGTCCTACATGCCGAGGAACTTCGTCTGGCTACAAAACAGCGACGTGACCCTCGACGGCGTGCATTTCTTTGGCGGCACGATGTGGTTTCCCGACCAACCTTTGAATCAGTTGTACGAGAGCACGATGTCGGACTTCGTTGTGATTAAGGACTTTCGTAAGTGGGTGTACGCGGAGAATACGGCTTTCCGTGAGGCTGCAATGCGGCTGGTGACGCCTCAGACCGTGGTGCTGAGCCATCATCTACCCCACCCACGAAGCACGCCCCAGCAATTTCTCGGTAATTCACTCAATCGCTTCTTTCTGTCAGATGAGACATCTTTGATCGAGGTCAAGCAGCCGAGATACTGGTTTCACGGGCACACGCATTCCGATTGCAACTATTTGCTCGGTGAGACGGAAGTGATTTGTCGCCCATACGGGTATCCTAACGAGCGGGCGGCACATGGGTATCCGCCGTATCCGCCAGTAATCGTCGAACTATGAGCGATTTTGTGGTATTATACAAAGCGAGGGTCTTCGAAATATGACAGGAGAACATCGTGGTGATGGTGCACGCAAGGCCGCACGTCGGAAGTTTCGTCACAAGCTGTTGAACGAGCAGATCAAGGTAATGCGTGCGGCGAACATGAGCCCAGCGGCGGCTCGCTTCCACGCTCGTGTGGCTGTGGATGTCATCCTGTCGCAGGGCTCGACCGAATCCAACGCCCACGGTCGGGGGTTGGTGCGATAATGGCGAGCGAACACGCAAAAATCAGCTACATCAAGAGTTTCTTCCGCATTGGCGGATACCTTTTCCTCTACGCCGTGGATCACCACCCCGTGATTTACGTGGCGGCAACGCTTTTGATCCTCGCCGAGGTTCTCGGCATCGTCGAGGAGTTCGGTCACTGATGCAACAAGACCCCCTAGCTGCATTAGGGCTGCTCATCCGCAAGTTCGGTTATAGGATCGATGGCGGCTGGGAAGTCTTCATTCCTGAGGGTGTGATTCAGGAATTGGGTCCGAACGCCCAGATTCAAGTGGAACCTGATTGGCAACGCAAGGGTTTCAAGTTCAAAGTTTTTGTCAACCAGATCGTTGACGGAACGTGGAGTGAGGTTAAGGAAGATGGTAGCGACAGCAGCGGTGGACCCAACCAACTTGCCAAAACGGATGACCAAACTCCAGCTTGAGTGGTGGATTCTCTTCGGCATCTGCGTGGCGGGCAAGAGTGCGAAGGGTACGGAGAAAAAGCTCCGCGCCTTTCTGGATGACATCCGCAGCACCATGCCGGGTTATGAGGGGGTCTCGCCGTTCGAGATCGTCAAGCACGCCATCTATTACAACACCCTTAACTATTACCTTCGCAAACACAAACTCGGCAAGTACAAGCTCTACCGCAAGGCGTTCCCCGCCGCCGTCAACATCGACCTCGCTCATGTCAGTATCGAATCGCTGGAGAAAATTCCGGGTATCGGCCCCAAAACCGCTCGCATGACCATCCTGTACTACGAGCCCGAGGCCAACTGCGTCCCGCTGGATACTCACATCCTCAAATGGTTGAAGCTTCAGGGGTACAACGCCCCCAAAAGCACCCCTCAGGCAGGCAGGCGGTATCTTGAACTAGAGCAAGCCTTTATCGCCGAAGCCAAAAAGCGGGGCAAGACCGTCCGCGAACTCGACACCGAGGTTTGGCAGTCCTATCGAATCTGACTTTCTGGCTCTTAGACAGGAGCCCAGATGCCTGTCCGTCTTCCCATCACCAAATTAGCTGCCTCGGCGGTTGCCCCTCTTCAGACAACCCCGCAATTTTCCAGTGCTTTGCTGCAATCTGGGGCCTCTTGGCCGCAGGACGTGAACTATCTCCGCGACACCTACATGGAAATCTACGCCGTTTGGGATCGCCTGAAGGCTCCCGAACAGGATCAAGAGCTTTACACCCAGACCGAAACTCATCTTCGGGAGCTTGTGCTGGGGCTGGAAGACGTTTCCAAAGAACTTAGCACCCGCAGGGACATCGCCCGCGACGTAACGAACTCCCACCACGATTTTGACATCGCAAGCTCCTACGGTAAGGCGGGTGATTACGGTATGGCGACCGTGTATCAGAGCTACGCTATGATGAAGCTACATCGCGTGTTGGATACACTGACTCGGGATGCCAATAAGAAGCGTGGGTCAAGAAACAAACTAGCTTATGGTTATGATACATCAGGGGAAGTCCACGAAGAGGGCGGCACCAGTGGGAATGATCGAGCACAGGACGATCTGGGGAACAACCCCAAATTTGAACACACACCACCGAACCCCGTTGCCGTGGCACAAGATTTCGAAGCGGAAGAAGAATTTCCTGAATTAGCGGCGATCAAGCATAAACGGGTCGAGTGGCCTGCGAGGAACAGATGAAAATAGACACCAAGATCGGAAAGCCGTTCGGTAGACTGAAGGTACTTGCTCGGGTATCGGACAAGGGGAAGCCCGCCAAGTATTCGTGTGAGTGCGTCTGCGGCAACTTGACAGAAGTTTTTGGGACTAATTTGGGAAGGAAGGGGGCACGACCCAACACTGAAAGTTGCGGCTGTTTGCAACGGGAGCGTACTTCGGAAGCCAAGCGAAGTGAATTCCTTCCATTTGAGCACGCTTACAACGCTCTTGTTCATCGCACACGCAGAAAAGTCAGAGTCGTTGATTTATCGTTCGGGGAATTTTTAGAATTCACGAAAATCAACGAATGTCATTATTGCGGGGCTCACATCACATGGATGCCTTATAGCGACAGGCAAACCTATGGAAGGTACTATCTCGACCGTAAGGACAATGGTTTGGAATACGTCAAAAGCAACCTTGTCGTTTGCTGTGGGGTTTGTAACCACGGTAAAGCACACCGCTACACCTATGAAGAGTGGGTATGTATGACGGCGGCGTTGCGGCAGTTTAGAGAAAATCGATTAGCTCGTACAGGAGTGGCTAGATAATGAATGGTCCTACGCGAATCTGCGTCTTTAACATAAACCCTAATCAGGATGTGGCAGCACCGATTGTGCCGAATCAAACAGGATCAAACCTGATTGATATCGTTACGGCTGTCGATGGTGTTACAGTACAGTCGCTAGGGGCCGCATCAGCGGGCGTTCCCGTGGTTCTCAACCCTAGTGGCGTCATCGATTCGTCACTGTTTGTGGGCAGCACTAATTTCACTCAAATCTCGGGCTGTCTCGCAACGTCCCAGATTTGCAGCGTGCAGGGCACAGGTGCTTTTGTTCAGTTGACGAGTGGTGCACCGCCTCCGTCCCCAGTCACTACGCAACTCGGCTCGTCCGCGAACTACGCTTTGCTGGCGTACAGCGGGATCACAAACGCAGCGCCCGCGACTTCAATAACAGGCGGCAAGATTGGTTCTGCCCCGACCATGAGTATTACGGGGTTCAACCCACCTACCGCTACGGTGGACAACACCGACGCTCCTGCGGCACGTACTGCGGGTCAGGCGGCGTATACCTACTACAGCGGACTGACCCCGACTCAGACGGGCCTCGCCAACCTATCCACGAACGATGGTGGGGGCGGCGTCGGCGTGTATCACGCGGGCGTGTTCTCTGGTGGAGCATTGGACATCCCGACTACGATCACCCTTGACGCTCAGGGCGATCCGAACGCGATCTTTGTGTTTATCGCAGCCTCCACCGTCACGCTCGAAAGCGGGGCGTCAATTCTTTTGGTCAACGGTGCTCAAGCAGCCAACGTAGTTTGGTGCGTCGGAAGCTCATTCACATCGGTTGCCACAAGCACTATGGTTGGAAACATTTTGGCGTATGCCTCGATCACGTTGGGCGGCGGCATCCTGACAGGTCGCGCTCTTGCCGTGGGTGGGGGCAATGGGGCAGTCTCTATTTCAGCCGCTACCGCCGTCACGGTCCCATCTGGGTCTGGTGCCATCACTGCTGGCGATATTGTCACATTCGATGAACTTGGTAACACACAGGATTCGGGCGTCTCCTTGGAGGGCATACTTAGCGGCACCTTCGTTAATCCTATGACCGCTGATGGGGATATGATTTACGAAGGGCTGGCGGGTTCTCCCCCAGTGCTTGGCCCACTGCGTTTGCCCATCGGTACAACGGGTCAGGTATTGACTGTAGTTGCTGGGCTACCCGTATGGCAGCCCGCGACAGGAGGCGGCGGAGGAGGCGTTACATCCGTATACGGCAGCACCGGCGTTATCACCACACTTGCCAGTCCAGCTTTCACTGGTACTGCGACCGCTGCGGCGATAAACGCAAGCGGAATAGTACAGGCTTCAACGTTTGAAGCATCCACAGCGGGAACGCTTACCAACCCAGCGTTCTCTTTTACCGTTGCTGGTAAAACAAATTACGGAATGGGAGTGAACAACGGTGCCGGGGGGTTAGCACTGGTCGTCAACGGAGCAATAGCTTTGGACATCACTCCGAGCCAAACGTACTTTGCTTCCCAACGCTCTCTAAAGCTCACGACTGGAACCACTATTTATGAGAACCCCACCGGCACGCTGTCTATCGGGCAGAGCAATGATGCAAGTGGTACGTTGGCTGTCGCAAACATAGCTTTGACTGGCACGTTGAAGGACAGCACGAGTTCGGTCGGAACCAGCGGACAAGTACTTAGCTCCACGGTAACGGGAACTCAGTGGGTCGCCCTTGTTTTAGCTCAAACGTTCGCCCCAACTCTGGCGGGTTCACCTCCAGAATACGAGTACCTCACTGGTTATAACGCGAGCACGGGGTTATTCTCAGCGGCTCCTATTCCCGCAGGGGGTGGTGGAGGAGCGGGCACGTTCGTAACATTGTCTGTTACGGGTGACGCCTCAGCAAGCGATATTCAAGATTGGTTTTCAAACGGAACCCCCAGCACCCCCGTAGTTTCGGTAGACAGCTTTGGTGACGTGAACATTACGCCTTTAGCTGGTGGTGCCGTCGCTGCTCTCACCGTTCTAGGTGTCGGCGAAACAAGCGGGGTGATACTTGGAGGCAAGCCCGACTACCAACTCGATCCGACAACGCTTTCAGAGTTAGCCACCTATCAAGCCTATTCTGGGTACAGGTTTGTCACCACAAATTCGCTGCCGTCGCAGTTTGTGAGCATCACGAGCATTCAGATTACCAGCAACATCGCGACATTCCAAGCAGTCAACACACTGTCCGCTGGAGATAGAGTTGAAATTGGCCTGTTTGCAGGCTTGTCTGCGGCAACCTTTTTGAACCGTCACACAGTGGTAGTGCTTCCCACAGGACTGTCAGGTACGCAGTTCGAAGCAGCATTTACTCATGCGGATTACGGGCCGACAGCGGACTCCGGGTCTGGAATCAGTTACTCGGTAGTCAATAGCGCCAGTATCCTCTCGCAGTGCAATCCGTTCACAGGCAATCAGTTTATTTCTGGCCTCGATGTTGTACAGGCAATTCAATCAACGGGAATTACTGTGAGTGGAGCACAGGTGTTTCCGCAAGGCGTCACTGGATTGCGCGTCAGAACAAATCATGAAAACACGGGTAACATAACTTCACCGGGATCAAGCCCGTGGTACGGGCTCGTTGGCGCGGCGATCAGTGTCAACAACTTCCACGGCGCGTCTGTACCGAATGCCGCCGCACTTGTTCTGGACATCGGTCAGTCTGTCAGTGGAAGCCACATGGACAACGCCTATGGTATATTTTTGACTTCTAACGGCGACCCATCGGGTACGATTACCAACTCGTTCAACATCTATATTCAGAGACAGAACGTTGGCAGCGCAACGAAGCGGTTTGCTATTTATGAGGTCAACCCGCAAGAGCAGAACGTTCTCGGTGCTGTGGATGTGGGCAGTCGCCTTCAGGCTATTCGTCACACTCCGTATGGGTACACTAGCCCAAACAACGTTATCGAAGCGGATTCGCCAGCGGCCAACACGGACTTCGCAGGTCAGGTGACGCTGCTTTCAGGCAACACGACCGTTGTGTACAGTTTTGTAAACAATTACACAGGCGCGGGACAGCCTATATTGGTTGTGACTCCGACATCAAATCTGGGCGCGGCGAATCCGATTTGGATTACATACCAAGGCGCAACGAATGCGTGGACGGGTTTCACCGTTAATGTTGGCACCGCTCCCTTAGCTAACGTAATTTTCAATTATGTCGTGATTGGACAGGTGTAATAAATAGACACTTTTGCCACGTTTCCCGTATTAGTTCAGATCGAAACTGCGGAGTACAACAATCAGTCTTCGCCAAGCACATTCTACACCGTCTCGTAATTCAGTATTATCCTGTATGAAGGTTGATGTCGAATCATACGGGGGTGCGCGGCGGGATTTCTACGATCTCCGCATCGACCTGATCGAACAGGACAAAAGATTTGACGAGACATCCCTCCGTCTTCTCCCCTACCACCAACTCCACCTCGCAGCAATGGGTAACGCAGGGGATGCCGCCTGTCAAGTTACTGTTGTTCAACAGGAAAAGGCTCGCCGTCGCGAGCGATTCCTTGCCATGGACGCGGAAGAGTTCAAAGCCTGTGAGCGGTACCTGCGGGCCGAAGAGATGTACGAGGACGTGATTCTGGTGATCGGTTCAAAACTCGCTCCGCGATGGGAAGAATTATCCGACCCCCAGAAGTTGTGGGCCAAACTCGGTTGCCTGTACAATCATTTGGACGATCCGCAGCAACGCATGGGCGAGGCGTTGTTACTCCTGCGTAAATGCTCGACCACTAGTCACTTGCCAACGGACGTGTGCCAACACTATTTATTCAGACTTAAGGGGCTCATGGCTACCTACCCCGGACAGGTTTCCGATGATTTTTTCAGGACACAAATCGAAGATACCCGCGACAATATCCGCGACTTCCTGACCGACGATGAGCGGGGCGTGTGTGACAATGGACAGATCGCCAATTATCAGTGTACGTCCGATTGTTTTCGCATTTTCCTACCGTAAGTTATTGATAATAAACATAATAAAGTTTGAAATTCCTATCGGTTTTGACTCCCTTTTGGGTATAATAGGGGTGGAGAGAAGATGCCAACCGTAGATAAAAACCTGAACCACGAATTTTCGACGGACATCACCGCCCACTTTCCATTCCCAACCCAACGGAAAAATCAGACCCAAGCCATGACGGGTCTCCAGTCCGCTTTCCGCGACAACAACAAAAAGTTCTATATTGCGGAATGTCCTACGGGCGTCGGAAAATCAGGCATCGGCATCGCCGCTTGCTCTTGGGCTAAGACCTTGAACACCCACGACAGCGAAGTTTACGAGAAGGGCGGCTACATCCTCTCCCCGCAGAAAGTCCTGACCAAGCAGTATGTGGATGACTTCGCCAACAACGGCCTCGTGGAGCTTAGGGGTCAGGCGAACTACACCTGCCACGGCTTCACTGAGCAGGCTGGTATGGAAATCGATTGCGAAACCGCAGCGATGCTCTACGAAGAAGAGCACAACGCCGAGACTTGCACTGGCTACAAGCCCGCGAAGCGCATCTTCCAATCGACCCCGATGGGCGTCACCAACTTCGACTACTACTTGAACGAGACCATGCACGCGGGGCAGTTGAAGAACCGCAACATGCTGGTGCTCGACGAAGCGCACAACGCCGAAGGCAAGATTCTGGGCTTCACGGATACCGTCATCGACAAGCGTCGGTGCGAGGAATACGGTGTGGTCGGCGGTTTGCCGATCTTCGAAGCGGGCTACAACGAAGATGTGGCGAACTGGCTGCACGCCGATTTCGTGCCCGCCTACGAGACTCACAAGCGCAATCTCAAGTCGCAGATCAGCGTTGCCAAAGAGACTGGCGATAAAGAACTCGCCGTAAAGCTGCTCAAGAAAGTGCAGGCGGCTGAGCGTTTCATGGGCAAGATCAATTTCTTCCTGAACTCCGAAGATCGCCGCGACTGGCTGGCATGGAGCGATTGGGACGCGGAAAAGCGCAAGGGCACGACCGACCTCGCCATCAAGCCGTTGACCGCTACCCTGTTCGCTAACGATATCCTATTCAGCAAGGCTGCCAAAGTCCTGCTGATGAGCGCGACGATTCTGGACTTCCCGACCTTCATGCGGAATCTGGGTATCGATCCCGCGCAGGCTGAGTGCCTCGCGGTTGACAGTGAATTCCCACTGGAGCATCGTCCGATTTTCTTCAAGCCCTGCGGTAACATGGGCTTCCGCTTCAAGAAGAACACCATGCCGAAGATGGCGGATTTCATGGCGAAAATTCTTCGGAAGTATGCGACCAAGAAAGGCATCATCCACACACACAGCTACGAGAACAACCGCTATTTTGTGGATTTCCTGAAAGCTGAATTTGGGTATCGTATCATCACCCACGACAATTCGAAGGGTTCGCGTGATCGCGCAGTGGTGGAGCACATTTCAAGTCCAGAACCGACCGTCCTCTTCTCTCCAAGTATGACGGAAGGTCTGGACTTGAAAGAAGACTTGGCTCGGTTCTGCGTCGTCACGAAGGTGCCGTACCCGTTCATGGACCCCTACGTGAAGGCTCGCATGGATCGCGACCCCGCATGGTATCAATGGCTGACGGCTCTGGTTCTGGAGCAGGCGACGGGTCGCGTAGTCCGCAGCATGACGGACAAGGCTCACACCTACATTCTGGACGAAGGGTTTCGCGATTTCTACAACAAGAATCAGTGCACGACTTCGACCAGCATCCAATTGTCGAAATGGTGGACAGATTCAATCATCGGAATGGAAGCACCTGATTTTGCATCCAGCTTTTAACAAGATTCCTCCCCGCATTTTAAACTGAGGAGAATATTATGCCGCCGACAGGTGATCGCCGATCAAGAGAGCGTTTCGGATTTATCGACCAATGCACGACTATTACGTACAACGTCCTGCGAAAGCACGACCCAGAGTGCATGGGTCTGCCCCGCGAAGAGAAGCCAAAGGCGATGGCGGCGGCTGCCTAATGAAACTCAGTAAGCGGCTCCAGCGACTCATCGAGAACTTCAAGCAGGGTAACCCCGAGTTGTCGAAGCACGAGTCGGCTAAGGGGTGCTGCACGGACGCCAGCTACGCTTTTCGCAGGCTGGCGATTGAGGACGGTCTCAAGTGCAGCACGTGGGATATTGTGCTGGATGAAATGCACGACCGCTACTTCTGCCCTGAGTGGTATCCGAATATTGTTTTCGAGGGGCACTGCGTGAACTACGTCGAAGGTGTGGTCATCGACTGGACGGCACGCCAGTATAACGGCAAGGCTCCGTTCCCGTTGATCTACACCCCGCCAAAGCAGGCTCGTGACACCGTGGGTATCGATGATCTTGATCCCGCATTGGTCAATTACGTCAAATATTAGGTATTATCTGGTATGACCCCCGACGAGAAGAAATACGGTAGCCGCAAGAGCCCCCGTTCAATGCTGACCGCAGAAGCGGCAGTCGCCTTCTGCAAGGACTCAGGACGTAAGCTGTGGGTTCGCCTGCCGATGTATCGCGGGAAGTTCGCCATTTGGCCGGGTGGGCGCAAAGAATTTTATCCCGACCCCTGCACGTATTCGGAGCGTAATCCGTGAGGAAAGGACGCCCCCGATTCCCCCACCCTCGTGACCTCGGCCTAGTCAAGACCGTGTTGACGAACACGATCCCCATGGATTCGGATATTCAGGAGGGATGGCGGTACTCGACGAACAACGTACCGAACTATCGGCTGCAAAGCCAGACTCAGGGACTTACATGGTTTGTGGACGTGTACGCGGGAGCGCACTTCGTCATCACAGTCGGGGACCGCTCACCTGAAATTTGTAAGTCTATTCCATCAACTGTGAATTATTTACGACGGATGTTGAGAGCTTAGTTTGATACGGATCGCCATTCCAAGACAGAAATTTCCTGCCTTGCCGAACAGACGGTACAAAATGATCCAAAACTGCATCCTCAAGTCTGTCATGGCGTTACCTCGTGTTTTTTAGATGGTCATTCATAAGAGGGTTAGGTAGGGCAAAGTTCGCGTAATTATCGTATTCTGTATTTAGAGGACAAAACATGGACAGCAGAATCCAATCCGACAGACCGCTAGTGCCGATTAGCAGTATAGATGATCTCAAGAAAATTCTTTTCATCCAAAAGACCGTGACCGACCGAGCGAAGAACGAAATGCTTTCCATCGCCACGGATGGCATGGGTAACCCGAAAGCCGCACCCGTGTTCGTCGCCGAGGAGCGCAAGCTTCTCACGAAGTACGCCAACTACCCAACCATGTCGGAGATGAGTGCGGAGCCCGATGCCCTGATGAACGGCACAAAATGGGGAGCGACTTTCGGCGTTGCGATTCTCGTCGGTGGACTCATCGTCGAAGAACTTAAACGAATGCAGCCGCATCTCGAACCCGTGCTGCGACACATGCTTCTGCTCCTGCTCGACGAACTCAATCACCCGCGTCACAAATATCTTGTGGAGCCAATGGAGAAAAGTTTGACGATAACGTCCAAGGCCGCTCCCGGGAAAGAGCAGGCGATCAAACGACAGGTCTGCACCGATCTGGCGGATGCCATCATCGCGGTCGGCAAGCAGTACGGCATCGTCAGCGTGATGAAAGAGGCGGACTACTATGGTACGAAGCGCCCCACCATCGCCCTGACGCCCCTCGGCAAGCGGGTTTTCCTGCACATGGTAGACGCCCAGAGGTTCGTTTCGGAGATGGGCAAGGCTCACACCCGCTTCCAAAATGCCAAACCCAAGCTCAGTATGTCATGAACGTAACCTATTGAAAACAAAACAAATATAAGTCAAAAATTACTATAGATTTCGCCTTCGTTTTGGGTATAATAGGGGTATGGAACCCACAACTGAAATGCAAACGCTACTCGCCCAAGGCGGCAAATTCAGGGTTAGGACATACACTGACGGCTCTGGAGTACCGGGATCGCAGGTTTTGTCCGTCGAACCCAATGTCAATGTTTGGAATAACAACGACACCATGTCCAAGGCACGCGCCGTGGGCATCGGATTTATCAGCGGCATTATGCTCGCTGGAGTCGTGGCATTTGTTATAGCGATGGCTATCATGCTCGTCGTAGTGGTTTCCCATGACGGCACCACCAACCAAGGCGTGTCGCACGCTACTATGGCGATACTCGTTTATTCTTGGACGGTTGTAACGCTTCTCGGCGGAATGGCATTCGCCGCGTACAATGCCGCCCATTCCTAAATTTCCCAGAAATCCAGTATCAGTACTCCATGGGGACCTTCCTCATGGAGTTTCTTTTTGCAGAGAATTTACCTAGCCGCGACGTTTGACTGGATCGACCGTATCCGAGAACACGCCAAAGAACTACGCGCTATCGGCAAGACCGTCACGTCCCGCTGGCATGACGAGCAGTCCTCTACGGGCTCCACAAACCTCACCAACAGAGACGGTTCAACTGATCTGAGCCGTGAGCTATTCGCGTTTGGTTGCGCTATCCGCGACATTCGAGACATCCTAGCCGCCGACACTCTAGTCCTGTTCAGCGCGGGCACCGCGATCATCCGTAACACCCGTTTAGCCGAGTTCGGTGGTGCGTTGTTCTCGGGACGCCAGTGCATAGTGATCGGCCCCGAGGACCCCGCACTCCGCTCGAATCTCGATACGATCTTCGTGTTTCTTAGGGACCTACCCCCCGACCTGCGGCAAGAGGGAATAAAACCGATCCAGCACTACAATACATGGGACGAATTCATTGGCACGCTGGTCGCACGTGGAGAGTACATTGATAGGGATTCTACCTTCGGGATTCTCGGATAAGACGCCCCATTCCTCGTGGGTTGGTATGTGACTCAAACCATTGCAACAGCAGTGGTTTTGCTGCTCGTCCATAGGTACTGGAACTACCCCGATCCCTCCACAAAACGGACTTCCTAATCCCTATTTTAGGAGGGACTTAACCCATGTCCATCAACTTAGCAGAACTCTCAAAGATCGCGAAAGACTTCGCCACTTGGTACTCTGTCGCCGCCGCTGCAATCGGTGTCGCAGGTCACAAGGCTTACTTGTGGCTCAAGGCAAAGCTGGCAGCAGCCGAGGCCGATGCAAAGAAAGTCGCAGCCGACGCCGCCGCCGCAGTCAAAAAGCTGTAACTGTGGTATCATACCCTTGTGCCCACACAAGGAAAACTGAGAACCGGGGTGCGGGTGTCGGGCGATCCTTCGACACCCCTGCTCCTCGAAAAGCCGACCCCCAAACAGCACAACATTCTTGTCGGGGACGATCCGGCACAAATCCGCTTCGCGGAGCGTTATTTATCCCACGCACATTTCTGTACCGAGGGTTGCGAGGAAGAGAATCATTTCAAGCTCAAATGCGTTGAGGTCGAAACCGTCCAAGACGAGATGGTGTTGGGCAAGGACGAGCCTTCCCTACTTCGAGTCGAGCGTTCCCGCGACATTGATCTGTCTTCCAAGGTAAAAGCGAACGTGGGTATTTGGGCTCTCGCCCCGATCACCAAAGGCAGCGACGGGGCTAACGCCATCGTTCGCTATGCCGCCGAATTGCTTCGGCTGGAGCGGCCCGCTCGTGCCTCGGTGGAGAAGTTCGGCGAAGCGATGGTCAAAATGATGAGCGACTTGAGCGTCCACAAGGAAGTGGACGACGTGTTCGCGGCGATCTGGGCTGCCGCATGGTTGTTGACTGGTCCCGAACCGCCGCCGTTCAAGTTTTGGTCGCACCCATGGAACAACCATTTGACGTGGTTTCCTCGTGGAATGAACCCCAGCCTCCGTCTCAATTCCCTGTACAAAGAACTGGTGGTTTATGTCTTTGCTCGGGAGGGGGATGAATATGCGGCTCGGAAAATAGGCAAGTTTAAGCCCCGTGAATTCAACATGTTGAAAAAATTGCGGCTTCCCATAGGGTGCGTTTTTGACAGCATCGTGGAACTTTCCCGATATCGAATGCATAAGGGTGACCCGTATATTTGCGCCCTCAAGATATCTAAGATTTGGTCTCAGTAGTGTGGGCACGTAGGTATTGTTGAGCGTTTGATACCCACGTTGGGGTTGATTCGAGACGCTCAAGAGCGATGTTACATGGGTGGCACAGCAGACCGCGAACACATTTTCCACACGATTTTCGTCCGGGGCAACACCTACGGTCATGGTCTACGGCCAATCTACGCCCGTTGGAATTGGGCTTTTTGCAAGTCGCGCACACGTCGCCTTGTTCAGATAATTGGATGTTGTACCACTCTTCGCTTATGTTAAATTGAGATTGAAGGCGGCTGGTCCAATGATGGTAGGCGTTTTTTAGGTACAGGTCACGATTGTATTTTCGAAACTTCAGTGTTTTTCTACAGACCTTACACGCACTGGTATTTCGGGGACCGTAAAATCCCCCCTTCTTGCGGAATCGTTTGCACGTGCCACACCACAGGAACCCCGCCGCCCGCCGCGCTCGGGCCTCTTCCGTAGAAATCCCATATTTTTCAAGGGAACGTCCCATGGTATATAATACTCATAATAAAGGCGATAGTATGGATTAGCTAAAAATAGTTGCCAAAGTCTGGGAAACGCAGTAGTATAGTGAATGTGGGGATATATTCCTCCAAGGAGAAGTAAAAACATGAAGAAGTCCTTTCTGTTAGTTCTTGCGGCTCTCGTCCTAATGGTCGGTTCCGCATTCGCCCAAGACAAAGTTGAATTGAGTGGTGCTTATCAATCCTCAACGGTCTTTTCCTACGGCACGTCCAACACCGCCAACCCCGGCTGGCAAGCCAGCGCAGCCTATTACCTCGGCAAGAGCCCTTTCGCCGTCGTGACTGAATGGACGGGCACCGACTTCAACTCGGCATCGAAGGCTGCCGTCAACACTGGCGCGGGCGGTCTTCAGTACCAGTTCAACCGCACGGGCAAATTGCGTCCTTACGTGAACGTCCTGTTCGGCGATACCAAGTACACAACTGGCGGTTCCGTAAATGCGTTCTCACAACAGGCAGGTGCTGGTCTTGACCTGTCCCTCTCCAAGCACTTCGCTGTGCGCGGCGGGCTGGACTACTTCCACGCTGATTCAGCGGCTCAGTACGCTTCCGCAAACGGTATCCGCCCAATCGCTGGTATCGTAGTTAGGTTCTAAAGGATCGCTCGATCCCGTAAGTCAGAGAGTCAGTTTCCAAAACTGACTCTCTTTTATTTTTGGTATTAAGCTAGTATGAGCAAGCAAGTCCACGTGTTGTCCCAAGTCAATCCCGAAACTCAAACTGCGGTATGAGCCCAAGTTTTTCTAGGCTTTTCTTTTTCCCAATAAAACCCTAAAAATCCAGTATTAGAGACATGAAGAGGAATACCGCATGTCTACAGGCAAATCAAAAGCAGGCCGCGACGAGTTGACATCAAGGGTTCAACGGGAGTTGAACCTTCCAACGAAGAAAGAAGCTGAGCACATTATCAATGTGGTGGTTGCTCAACTGGAGCACACCCTGTTGAATAATCTCACCGTGAACGGATTCCAATTGAAATTAAATTCTTTTGGTAAGTTCTCCGTTCGCCACAAATCTGGTATTAGACGAAAGATACCTTTTACGGGTGAAGTGAAAATGACCAACGCGAAACGCAAGGTCAAGTTCATTACGCTCGGAGAACTTCGGAAGAACGAAGTCGTAAAGTAAAAAACAAACAAATAAAAATCGACCTGAGAGGAACAAACACGTGAATCAATTTACCGAAGACGAACTAGCAGATGTAAAGCCTGTTGTATCCGACGCCGTTGCAAAGGCCCGTGCCGCTGCCGCCGCCGCCGCGAAAGCACTCGCTGACGCCGAAGCTGCCGTACCAGCGACACCCGTAGCACAACCACAAGCCGCGACCGCAACTGCGACCGCAAAGACAAAACCAACTGAAGACGAACTCGACGAGCCAACTCCGAAGGCTGCCGCCGCAGGTGGACACAAAGGCACCAAGGGTAACGCTCCCGCAGCCGACGAGGACGATTTAGACGTGGAGTTCGGCGACGATAAGCTCGCCACACGTCCGAACATGCTGAATCGCTGCCGTCCCTCCGAAAAGGGCAAGGCCGTGCGTTTCGCGTTGCTTCCATTCATCAAGCCGAAGAGTGCGAAGAATCACTTCGTCGAACTCCCGGGCAAGAAGCTGACCGCCCGTTGTTTGACCCCCGCCAATTCGCCTGACGCAGGTTATTGCTGCGCCAAGCTGGGCGAGGACGGCGAGTTACACGTTGCGTCTCTCGTTATCCGCTACACCAACGCGGACTCCAAGACGGGCGGCTACGAAAAAGGTGCGGTAATCGAGTGGGAAGTTCAGTACGTTGACCTGACCCGCAGCAACTACCGTGCGGTCTCACACTTGATTGACGAGATGGTTGAAGACAACCCGAACGTCAGTGTGTACGACATCGACATCGTGATGAAACACGATCCAGATCGTGCGTTCGGCTACCAGTTCCAACGTATCTCTCAAAAGGCTCGTTGGAAGCAGAACCCTCAGTTGGTCGAAGAAGTCAAGCTGGCCGCTGAGAAGTTCACCAAAGACGACGGCAAGATTCTCAAGGGGCGTCTCGGCAAGAAGCTGACTCTCCAAGAGTGGAAAGCCCTGCTGTCTGGCGTGGCGGCTGGTGCCGAAGAAGCTCGCCTCGACGACGTAGAAGATTTATGACCCTTTGTTTTCAATTACTTAGGTAGAAACGAATGAATCTCGTTTCTACCTTTTCTTTTGGGAATTATATTTAACCCCCGCGAGGGACAGGAGAACAAAATGGGGTTTGAAATAGTTGTTCCCAGCAGTGTTTTCGGGGGGTGGCGTTGTAAGTTTGGACCATTCACGCTCCTGCTCATGTACCACTCTCTTCAATGCGATCAGCGATGGTTATTCGCTTTAATTGTTGGGCACCGACGCCTTGGCTATCGCACTCGCGGGGATGCGACTCCATCGTTAGCCACCTACCGGGATGGTGGATGGTGGGGGCCTTGGCAATCTAAGCGATGTTTCAGCGGAAGAGGATGGTAGGGGAGGGAAATACGAATGCTTATCCTCGGGCTCGATTTTGAAACTTGTGGCGGCGACCCCGCAATCCACCGCATCACCGAGGTTGGGATGGTGACGTGGTGCACCGGCCTGCGCCAACCCACAAAAATCATGGGCTATCTGGTCAACCCGGGGGATGCCCCGTGGGAACCTGAAATCCTCGAACGATACCCCAAGATGCCCGAGTTGTGTTCGAAATACGGCATCGATGACCTCAAGGCTGCCAAGCAGTTCTTCCTCAGGTATCAAGCCGCCGACACCGTGTGCGCCCACAACGGCAACAAGTTCGACAGGGGCTTTGTGCAGGCATGGGCGGATCGCTATAACTTCGAATCTGACCCGAGCAAGCTTTGGATTGACACCCTAACCGATCTTCCCATGCCCCGCTGGTACACCCGTAAGCTTGCCTACATGCCAGTGGATCATGGGATGCTGCCAAACCCGTTTCCTCATCGAGCGGCGTTTGATGCGGTTAGCATGATGCAGATGCTCGACCAATACCCGTTGGACAAAGTACTGGAACTGGCTCGAAGCCCGATGGTTATAGTCAAGGCTCTGGTGAGTTTTCACAACAATGAACTGGCGAAGAAACGTGGCTATCACGCTGAATACAAAGATGGTAAGTTTGTGATGTGGTATAGGGAAATGAAGGAACTTTTCGTCGAACAAGAGCGGGAAGAATGTTTGGTAGCTGGTTTTTCGATTGAAGTAATCAAATAAATAGTGGCAAAATCATCCGCAATTTTGTTTACAGATTCTATTAACTTCAGTATTGTAGTATGTGTGACCCACGTCACAGGTTTGCGGGGGATCAATGAAGTTTCACAAAGTTCTTCAACTTGTACCGTTTCTTCTGCTGGCCGTGTCAGCCTTCGGCCAAAACACACCGACCGAACAGCCTTTCTTCTTCCCGAAGGGCATCCAACAGTACGCTACCGACCCACTCAAACAGCACCAAGAGTACGAGCATCTTTTCCAAGCGACTTGGGCTTGCAATCAGGGCGGCTCGGGAATGAAGACTCTCGATCCGGGCTCGGACAGCTATTCCGTCGTGACGGACGTGGTGAGCACAAGCAGTGTCACCGAGAATCCCGCCAAGTTGAAGATCATCATCGACCACGCCTACAAGCAGGCTGACGGCACATATCGCTACACATCCCTTTGCGATCAGTTCTTTGTCAGTGAAGCCCAGATGAAGCTTCTCGTGGATACCCTCACGAAGCTCGTCGTTGTTGCTTCCGAGCGCGACAATGCGTTTTACCAGAGGGTTGCTGAGCGTTCCATCGAGGTTCGAGCCGCGAAGCTCGGAATCAAGAAAGAAAAGCTAATCACCCAGCTTAACGAGCAAGTTCCGGGTTACGACATTACCTTCCGCGAGTTGCACCGCCTGCCGAAACCCAGCAAGGCTAGCGACTTCGTTCCACGCGAGCTACACCTTGGTTACAACCCGCCCCTTGGCGGCATCCTCGGCGTCACGTGGCTCAACACTGGCGTGATCTATTACAACCCCGAAGCTTGGATGACGGATTACGTCCACACTATTCCATACATCATGCAGCATGAAATGGTGCACGGCAACATCAATTTCGAGAAGTTCCCGATGTCAGAAGCGTTTGACGTGGAACTAATGGCCGATATGCCAAGCGTGTTGTCCCCCGAAGATACGACGGACCTGCCGTCTCACGGGTACACGAAGGACCTTCGCGAGTTGGCCGAAATTTATTACGGATTCGATTGGGATCAGTACGAGAAGGATACGATCAGGTTCAACTACGCAGGCAACCTGTCGATTGATGACTCGAACTTCCTGTACTACCACAAGCAGATCGAGACGATCAAAGCCGACATGCTCACATTCTTCATGAACGTCACCATTCCCGAATTCTATTCGGACCCGATGTGGTGGTCGGCGGTGAACAACATTCGTGGTGACAACAACTCGGTCTTCCGCATGACCTACGCCCTGCACTACAACCCGACGCTCCTCGGCGGTGGAAAGCCGACGATGGAGTGGCTCAACGCTCACAGCGAAGAGATCAAGGAAATTGCTCAGCAAGCCTTCCAGAAGGGGTTGACGGGCAACAAGGGCGGCATGGTGATGGGTGCCCCGCCCTACTTGGTGGATCAGTACACCCGCGCATTCACCGCCGATGAACGCAAGAACATCGAGGCATATTTTACCAACCACCCCGAGAAGCTGGCTGAAATCCAGAAGATGTCTCCAGCGGATGCACTTCAATTCCTCGGCACGTTCAAGACTTCCAAGAAGGTGACGCAATGAAATTGCTCCGTTCCCTAACCACCGCGATTGCTTTGATGTTTGTTTTCCTGCTGGCGGGATGCGTTTCGCCGTACCGTGCGGAATTCGACAACGCTGGGAAAGATAAGCACTGGACAAAGAAGCAGACCCTTGCCGCCTTTGCCTACGCCGACCGCATTTGGTGGGCTCGTGAAGTTCAAGAGGGCAGCAACCAGTACGTCATCATCTACGGCAAGGTGCCGACCACCAAGGTCGCCTCGCAGATTGAAACCGTCCTGAGAGACTTGGACGAATCCCTCGACCCGAATAACGCCGAAATGGTGCAGTATCTCGACACCTTCAAACTGCGTGCGGACTTGACGCATGAGGAGCAGATCACCAAGGCGCAGTACGCCCGTGTTCATGCTGCCGATCTGGAAAACCAGTTCGAGCAGAAGATGGGTGATCGTCCCGAATACGGCCCAGAAGCACAAATGGGCGGCGGGTACAATATCCGCAAGATTTTCTTGACGAAAGATGTATCGGAAGCGTTTCCTTTCAAGGCTAGTCAGATTGAAGGCGCGAAGGCCGATGGCTCTTTGAAGGAAATCGAATCCTTGGAGTTGGAATACACCACTCCCTACGATCATAAAGCGAGCGATCCGAAGCACCCCAATGATGAGAATGAATTCGTCTGGAAGCCCGCCAAGATGAGCATCCGTCTGACGAACTACAAGATCGTCACCGAGGATAAGCCGCAGGACAACAAGGGTAACTACATTGAAGGCTACCGCGTAATCGACGGCAAACAAGAGTCTAAGCCGACACTTAAAATTTTCTTCCCATCAGGCGGGGAAGGCGCAGTCGTTTTGGTTGACACCGACCGCGAAGGTGAAGCAGGGTTCGGCGTTCCAGATATTCTTCAGGTCGCCTCTGACATAGAGAACGTGAAGGATGTCATTAACGACGGCACTTTGCTGGCGACTCTTTTCCAAGAGAAGAAGAGCGAGAAGCGAGTTCTGCCGCCCCACAACTTGTTCAAGATCGAGATCAGCAAGGTGGATCAGCCAGTCGATCAGTGGGAGAAATCTACTGATCCGAATGGTTGGATCGTACCCTTCAAGTACGTGACCATGATGGGCGACAACTACAACGTCCGCATCAAATTCAAGCATCAGAAAATTGACCCAAGCAACCCCGGTTACCCGAATGGCGATCATGAGCATAGCATGTTCATGGAAGTCGAGTACATCGCCAAGGAATATACCAAGGCTGGCGAGCGTTACGAAGCTTCTCCGGGGCAGGTGATTGAGTACTATCATCCAAAGGGACTGTTCGCCACGAAAGTGCAAGTGAAGGTGCTGGAGGAAGATAGCACCAAGAAACTTTCGTTCGAATTTGAGGACGGCGATGAAGTAGTCGGCGTCGTACCCTCAGGCTCGAATAAATTCATCGAAGACAAACCTTACGCTATTTCCTACACCGAGGGCTCCAAACGGTGGTGGATTCAGTCGTCGGATGGTAGCAAGTTCGATAAACGTAAGCAGGCATCCCCACCCAAGGAACGTACAGGCGAGTACGACGACTCGGAAATGGAAGAGGCACAGCGCGGTTCCGCGAAGACGGATGACGGCGGCGGAATGGGTATGGGTCGTAAACCTGTGGTTAAGATTCAACGGGAGGCGCAGCAAGCTCCCCCCAACAGCAACCAATAATTTTAAAGCAAATGCACGCAAAACCCTTCGGTTAACGCCGAAGGGTTTTCTTTTTGCGGTATTAAGTATTATGCCGAAGAAAGAAATTCCTCTCATCATCCCGCCCAAGGTTGAAGAGATTGACCGCTGGGTCATTCTTGGGCTAGACCCGTCCATGAGCCGCACCGGGTACGCCATGCTGGACGTTTTTCCATCGACCGATACCAGCGCAGCGACCGTGGCTAAATGGATTCTGGCGGGCTCCGTCAAAGCCTGCTCTATTGAAAACGGGATGCACCCGCGCAACACGATCTGGCTTAGGGCGAAGTTGATGGCCCTCTACCTCCGCAGCTTACTTGAGGCTCTGGTTGCGAGCTATTCGCCCGACATCTTGAAGCGCACGGGACTCATCATCAGCATGGAATTCCCCACGCCGATGAACGACTACCTCGTTGCCCTGAACAGAATCATCCATCTGGTGTTCTTCGAGAATGGGACAGCCAATAACAGCCCCGTTCAGTTCGGGCAGGTCCGCATCATGTACACGAACGCCGCCACGCTGCGGTCCCTCATGGGGCTTACGTCAAGGGGTGCCAAGAACAAGGCCGAGAACATCATCAGAGCCTACGATTTTATCGGCAGAACGGATTATCCAGAGTTGGACACCGACTCCTGTGACGCCGTTCTCCTGAGTATGATGGCCCGCCACGCGGCGTCGATCATTATGGGGTGTGTTTCCGAGGTTCCCCAGAACTTCCTGAATTCGCTCTGCAACGCAACACAGGAAATCAAGGGCAAGGGACGTAATGCCCACGTCGTAACCAAAGGACTTTTGCACCGAATTGAGTATTGGTATATGTACAAGCGGCAGGGGTATGACGCCTGCGTCAAGGATGCGTCCAACCCCAAGAAATCTCTCACCCGCATCAGATTTGAGTTGTAGGAGGAAACGTGCCAAAGAAATCAAAAGCAGAGGCAGTAAAGGGAGTAGATTTTCAAGCGGTAAGGTCGCTAAACTCGAAGCAGCGGCAAGACCTGTTCGCCAAGGCTCGTGCGGGCAACAAGAAAGATTATCGGGTCGTTGACCCCAACGTGGCGGAAGAGCGCATTCCGTATGGATTCGTCACCCTCGACGACGTGTGCGGCTTGGACGGTATGCCTCGCCGTGGGCGCGTCATTGAAATCCACGGGAACGAGCACAGCGGTAAGTCCACATTGACCTACGGCATCGTCAGTGCTTACCAGAGATTCACTGGTGAGCCCGCCGTCATTTTTGACTTTGAGCGCACGGGCGACTGGAACTACCTTCACAAGATCGGCGTCGATGACAGCGGTTGCGAACTCATCATGCCCGATAGTATTCAGGACGCGGAAAAGCGCACCCTTGAATTCATGGAGAGCGGCGTCCGCCTGTTCGTTTTCGACTCCATCGTCCGTATGCGTGAGGAAGTGGAACGCAAGATCGTGATGGATGTCAAGAAATCCCACAAGACCACGCCGGGTGAACATGCTCGTGCGATGGAATGTTTCTTCAAAAATATGTTGACCCCAGCGGCTCGCTACGATTGCGTGTTCCTGATGGTCAACCAGCCCCGCGCACGTATTGAATCCACGAAGGACGCCCAGTACGCCATCAAGTACCCATCCTTCACCAACTTGCCCTACATCCTCCCGGGCGGCAAGACCTGCCGCTTCACGCCCAGCGTGATGATTGAGACGATGACCCACAAAGCCATCCGTGCGGGCAGCGAACAGGAGGATGCATTCCTGCTCGAACCCGGCACTGGTGTGAAGGGTGATTTGCAGGACTTTGCCGCGACCCGTATCAAGGTTCGCATCTTGAAGAACAAGACCAATGGCGGCGGCTACCGCGAAGGCTCGATGTACCTACGTAAGGGCGTCGGCTTTGACGACAACGTTACTGTCCGTGACCTTGCTCGCGACTACGGTTTCATCAGCAACGTCGGCAAGAAGTGGTTCGTCGGCAAATCGGCTGAGGAAGCCATTGCAGGCTACCCCGATCAGGACGCGGCCATAGACGATCTCGTCATCAAGCAGAATCCCGAAGTGCTTGCCAAGCTGCGAGTACTGGTCAAAGAAGCTGTCCGCAACGATGAAACGGGACGCCATCTGATGGAAGTCGATGAGAGCACCGAACGCTATATGACGGGCTTGGACGACGATAACGTTGAACTGCCCGCACGTGCGGCGTTTGAGGTCGAGGAGGACTAAGTGGAAAACGGATGGGAGTGGCAGCACACCCCGCAAACATGTCCTCTTTGTGCGGACATGTTCAACCCCGCGACGACGCTCGTCACCTATGACGACTGCATCAAGCACCTGTTGTTCAAGGTCGCCGATCTTGAGGGTCGGCTTCAGCAGATCGAGTGGCAGAATATGCCTATCGGCCCACGCCATCATGAGCCCGAGTTCGATGAAGAGCGGCTGGACGCCATACGCAAGGTTCTCGGAAAAAAGGAACCTGATTGCGCTATCTGTTACGACGAGGAAGGTAGTTGGGCTTGCGTCCGCCCCGCCCACGCCGCCAGTCTCCACCTGCATGAATTCGTCCCGCCTCCGCACGATGATGAACAGCAGTGTGACGCTGACTGTCGTGCCAACTGGCATAAATGCAAGACCTGTGGAAAGACCCGTACCGAACTCGGGTTACCTTCTCAGTAACCTGATACCGTTTTGGTGATACCGTAGTCCTCGTAAAGTCCTTGTCCTCAACGTCGCAGGAGAACAGGGAATTCTCCGCTATGGTTACCAAAGATACTCCAAAAACTAGCGATTCCGAGCCCCAAATTGGTATAATGGGGTATGAGAACAATCGTACTTGCCCTGATCGTTCTGACAGCCGCTTTTAGCCATGCTCAGACCGCGACTTGCGCGGATGGAGCCACGAGCTACAGCAGACACCATTCAGGTACGTGTTCTCACCACGGCGGCGTCACTCAATGGTTGGGTGCGGGTTCTACGAGCGCCAACGTGGGTTGCGGAACCTACGTGAACAAGGACGGTTTGACCACGGCTCGTCCTTGTCAAGAAGGACCAACGACCTCCGTGCCTATGCCGTCTTACCGAGACCTGTGCACCCCACTCGGCGTCAACGACCCATCAGCGGCGGTACGGGAACTTGCTCAAAACCTTTACGCAAAGTGCGTTCAGCGGGCGGACTACGAACAACAACGAATCTGGGGGACTTCACCCGCGTCCGTACCCGCGTCATGGGTTACGCCAACAGAGGAGCAGAAAACCGCGTGTGAAGGCGTGTGGCGTAACCTTACCGTTGGAATCACCGTCGTTGAAGCCGAAGGTATCATGCAGGCTTGCTACTCTCGCTACGCTTCCCCGAAGCCCTCTGAGCCAACACCAGTTCACTTCAATACACCCAAGAAGCATCAAACAGTCGATATCCTCTGTGATTCTGACGGACTCAAAACTGGTTGGTGGTCTTTGAACGGTAACGGCGAAGTCACCGTGTCAGAACGCGGTTTCGCTCAGGGCGGCAATAGGACGCAGGACGCCGCAATCGGGACATTTGGGAACTTGGCCTACGCCGAAAAATTCATCAAGTCCTATGGTTGGGCTTGCAACAAATAAAAACGGGGAGACAATCAAATGATCTACGATCCCAAAGCCTTAGTCAACATCCAAAAGGGCTTCATTACTGAGTCAGAGGCGCATTTCTTTCATGGGGAAGCCCTCGTGCGAGCGCGTAGCCCAGAGCCAACCTCGGCGGCTGACGGTCGTGAAATGTTAGCGGCATTCACTTTTGGTATTGACCAACAACAGGCAGTGATCGCACGAGTGGGATTGGATCAAACCGAACGTCTGATCTCCCGCACAATCAAACTTGAAACGCTGACGAAGTGGCTGATCGGAATCACCCTTGCGTCCGTGGTCGTGTTTGTCGTTTTAACTGCCCCACTCTCAATCGAAGCCGCGAAACATCTGTTGTACCCAGACGCAGTGGTGCCGACGCCCGAACTTCGCGTAATATTTCCGACCCCCGCTGTCCCCCCGTTCGCGTTTCAGCAAACACCGAAGACCCCTAGCCCCCTAGCCGTTGTATAAGAGAAGCACCGTAATCACAGTATTAGATAGGGTGAGACTCTCAGGCAAAAATTTCCAACCATGGGCGGACTTCGAGCTTGAAATCGGCGGGCTCACCGTCCTCACAGGCCCATCCAACAAGGGAAAGTCCAGCCTGTCCCGTGCCCTGCGTGGTATCCTCCGCAACGAGCTTGACGCCGCTTTTATCCGTGATCCCAAGAAAGAACCCCTCGAACTCACCCTCGAAATCAACGGGATAACGATCAAGGCAACCCGCAACAAGGCGGGGAAGGTCAAGTACGTCCTCAACGGTGACGAGAAGAACGCCTACACCAGTCTGGACGGTCATGTCCCGCCGCCCGTCAAAGACCTACTCTGCGGAGAGATCACTATCGGGGACTTTGACTTTGACCCGATCTTCGGGGTGCAGAACGATCCTCAATTCCTGCTGGACAAACGGGCCTACAAGCCCGCCGACCTGAATGCTATCCTCGGTGCTTTCGGCGGCACGGAGAAGTTGGAAGCTGGCAAGAAAGAGGCCGGGTCACGGGTAAGTGACAAGAATGGTGAAGCTAAAACCTTAGCTGCGGAGATTCGTGAAGCTGAGGAGCGGAAGAATAAACTCATGGTCCTGAGCGCAAATGGGGGTTGCGTTATCAGCACCCTTCACGAGCTTGAACTTCGCGTCAGGCTGCTGGATGCCAAGTCGGTGTGGGTTGGTGAGGCTACGAGCCGCCTAACCCGTCTGAAGCCCCTAGAAAGGCTCCAGAACGCTCTGGCGGTGCCAAATACGGTTGCCGCCGAGCAACTAGCCCAGCAAGTCGCCTACCTCACACAGGCGAGTGAATCCCGCATCCTGAGCAAATGGCTCGGCAAAGTGACTACGGCCATAGATGGTACTTCGGAGCCATGGGCTGCGCTGCTGGCGGTTTGGCGGAAGCTGGTCGCTGTGGAGACCCTCCGAGACCTGATCGTCAGCCGCCGCGAGTTCCCAAACATCGAGGACACGGGGGCGCAATACTCGGCACTGGTCGGTTTATATTCCAGTATTAGAACGATAGGGCAGGTGATCGAGCTTCGCCGCAGCCTGAAGGCCAAGACAGCGGAATTGACTCAAATCGACTCAGAGTTGACTCAAGCTCAGGAAGACTTGAAGAAGGGGCTTTGCCCGAAGTGCGGCTTTGATGGGATGTGTCCTAATTGCGGAAAGCGACTAGCAATCCCCCAGTAGGGGGTTAACCAATGCCGTATAAGGACATCAAGGAAAAGAACGCTAATCAAAGAAAGAACACTAAGGCGAGGAGAGCGCAAAAAATCAAGGATGGTGAATGTATTCGTTGTCCAAATCCAGCTAGGCAAGGGAAGACAATGTGTGCTGTTCACGCAAACCGAGTGGTGGTTGACCAGAGATTTCAGCCTAAAGGAATCGCTACTCGAAATATGATAATCTCTCGATACAGACACGCCGCAAAGCAACGCGGATTGGTCTGGGAGTTGACGGTTGAACAGTTCGTTGTCATAGCTAAACAGAACTGTCACTATTGCGGTGCTCCACCGACCGAACGGGACTATGTTTATCATTCAAGCAAGCGGCAGCGAGAGCAACGGTACAACGGCGGCTGGGACTGCAACGGTATTGACAGAAAAGATAATGTCGTTGGCTACGTGCCAGAAAACTGTTTACCCTGCTGCAAGACGTGCAACCTCTCTAAAAGAGACATGAGATACGCTGAGTTTATGTTGTATTTAGAGAGGGTAGTAAGATTTCAGATGGAGAAAGCAAATGGAACTCGAACAGACACAGGAACGATTGAAGCAGCTTAAAGCCCGGGTGACCACCCTTCAGAGCGGGCGGGATCAGATCAACCAACAGAAGGGTCTCGAACAGGGCAAGCTGGAAGAAGCTTATCGGAAGCTGCGGGAACTCGGAATTGAGAACCCCGAAGCCATGACAGCCAAAGAGTTGCAAGCCCTCGCAACTAGCTTGGAAGCCAATCTCGCCGAGCAGCTTGAAACCCTGAACACCCAATTGGCGCAGGGTGAGGACCTCATGGAGCAATACCGAGAACTTCAACAGGGATAATCTAAAAACTCAGTATTGATGAGAAGTGAGGGACTAACCATGGTCAGAGCATTGTTCCAGTTTCAGGCGGTAAAAAAGACCTGCTATAACCCAGCCGTCGAAATTCTCTACTTCTCGGCGACCTACGATAGCCGTATAGAGGAGCATCAGAGGTTTTATAGCTCTACTCCCAGTGGGTCATTCGAGATGACCTGCAACAACCCCGAAGCATTGAAGCAGTTCACGCTCGGGAAGTATTACTATTTTGATGTGCACGAAGCGCCGGAGTTCAAATAATGTTCAAAGTCTATTTGGCTGGCCCTATAGCTGGAAGCACGTTCGCCGAGGCACAAGAGTGGCGGAACGAATTCTCTCGCCGCGTAGACCCCCGCATCGCCGCTTATTCTCCGCTTCGCGGTAAGGATTACCTAGCCAATCTGGGACCGCTCGAAGGCTCGTATAGCGAATTCCCCATGTCCACAGATAAGGGTCTGACCTCTAGAGATCGCTATGATTGCACGGGAGCCGACTTGGTGGTATTCTACTTATTGGGTGCACAACGGATTTCCATCGGTACAATGGTCGAAATGGGCTGGTGTGACGCTGCTCGGGTGCCTTCGGTTTTGGTTATCGAAAAAGAAGGCAACCCACATGACTATCCGATGGTGCGAGAGATCGCCCAGTTCCGCGTGGACAATCTGGATGACGCCCTCAAGATTACAGAAATCATTCTGTTGAATAAGCGTGAGGCTTCCAGTGAGTCAGTTACAGCCCGTTAAGAAAATGACGGAGTATCATTGCACACGCACCCTTGGGTCCATCAGGGAAGGGAAGTTCGGCATGATGATCCCGCCGTCTCCTGATTGGTGCTGCTACAAGCCAGCGCCATTCAACAGACCCGGCTCATCAAGTGATTGCCGACTGTGTGCCGAGTGCTACGCCGACTGGATGAGGGGAGACTGCCTTGGCTTTAGCTCCAGTTAGTTTCGGTTTCCCGTATGGCTTGTCCGCACCCCTGCGGTTCGGCTATGCTCAATGCCCCATCTGCGGTAGTCGCCTCAAGGACGGCTACCGCGATTACATTTCTGAGGGCACCCTCTGCGAATCCTACTCCGAATGTCCCAACGGCTGCTGGGATTACCAGTTCGCCTACGGCAACACGGAGTACACCGTCACGATCCGTGGGCACCACATTCGCATGGGTCATTGCTGGTCGCAAACTCCACAAGAAGGGGTCGATGGCAGCAACGCGCTCGGTCTCATCATCGCCGCCGCCCAGCAATGCCTACTCGAAGACTACTGGAAAGGCGTCCCCGCCATGTCCACACTGGAGGGTCCTTTTCCTCCGAACGGTCTACGCCAGCAACGTTGGGGTAAATAGTGATTCGAGTTCAACTACCGCACGATAAGATCAATTTGGTCTGGAGCACCGACTGGCATTTCAGTGAAATTCCTCCCGGTCGTCGTGGCGACGACTACAAAGCCGCTCTTTTCGCAAAACTAAACTTCGTTTCCGATCTTACAAAGAAGCTCAACGGAGTTGGTATTTGCGGTGGGGACGTATTCCATGAAAAGAAGCCAAAACATCCTGCTAACAGTTTCAGCCTTATTGTCGGTCTGCTCCATGCATTTCGGGGCTTTCCTACGGGCTGCGTCTACGGGTCTATTGGCAATCACGATCTATCCTACGACCGCATGGATTCTCTCCTTTCTCAGCCGCTAGGGTTGCTGATCGCTGCTGGCGTCTACCGCGACCTGAACCGTGAGCCCGTCCTGTTCTCCAATGCCGACGATAGCGTTAAGGTGAGCGTCGAGACCTTTCCTTACGCCACGGGGGACAAGACCCTTCAAGCCCTGCTATCGGCCCCGCCGCGTCATCCCGAAGCCAAGTATCGGGTGGGCGTTGTTCACGCTTACGGCGAGCCCGGGAACGGCGGCACCCTGTACGGAGAGCCCAAGATCGGTTACAACCAAGTGGCTCATCTAGATTTCGATTTCCTGCTCTGGGGTCACGATCATAGCCGCAAGGAGACCGAGACTGTCGGCAACGTCGCCCACGTAAATTTGGGGTCAATGGCTCGGGCGGCGTTCTCCTACGACGAGAAAGATCGCCCCGTGGTCGCGGCTATTCTCTCCTTTGCTCAGGATGGCATCCGTTACAAAGAGAAAGACATCCCAGTCAAGCCGCTAGAAGTGATCTTCGTGCACGCCGATAAGGGCGTCGAGAGGGCGGCAAAATCGGGCAACGTTTTGGACTTCTTCTCGCAGATGGATGAAGTGGTTGACGGGATGGAAACGTCCGAACCTCGTGAGATCGCGAAACAACTTTGTGACGATCCAAAAGTACTTCAACTATTTCTTGAACTATGCAATCTCTCATGATAGAGTCAATTTATGCACATCACTTTGTACGATGTGGCGATGGTGACGCTAGGAACCGTCTCAATTGTAGGGGCTGCGTGGGCTGGTTACAAGATGTCACGGCACTCCAGAGAGATTCGGGTGTACCAGCAAGTTCGGTTGGAATATCCGCTAGGTGTCTGGCCTCATCTGCCCAAGTGGAATGAACCGAAAAAATTACCCGCATGGCTCGTAAAGTTGGCATCGTATTTATTGCCGACTCCAAAGAGAGAGAAATGACTTCCGAATCAGAAGGCTATCGGTCACGCGCCATCAAATCACTTTGGCATGTGATGATAGCCACAGTTGGCGTATATGAACTAAGAAATCACAAGACTAAAGTCTCCAAAGTCCTTGCCTGCGGCCTAATCGCTTTTCATGCGGACGCAGCGATATGCGATGCACTCGACACCCCCACCCTGTTTCAACGCATACTCTACCGTGTAAGCGGCGACAAGTAAAATCCCGTAAATGATGGTATTAGAGTATAGGAGTTCCCAATGCTTGGAGATGCGACCTATTCCGAAAAGGAACTGAAGTTGTTTGCCCATTTTGGGATGGCCGACATTGCGTACAACATGCAGCCGCCCATGCTTTACACACTGCTGGCATCCAAGGCATTCATAATGAACGATCAGACCCCGTATGCCTCCGCATTGCGTCGATGCATCAAAGCATTCGAGGCAACCGACCGCGATGAGATCGTCTATCGGTGCACCCCTGAGTGGGATGCTCTCATCGGGGATTGTGACCCATACGTTCCCAGCAGGAATGATCCCGAAGACTACGACGATTTTGGTGGAAAATAATGGCAAAAGAAATGAAATTGCTGTTCAGCCTGACCAAGAAAGACTTTCTGGTTCAAACTTTCTGTACGGGTGGAGCGGGCGGACAGCATAGAAACGCGAAACAGAACGGCGTCCGAATCATTCACAAGGCTTCGGGGGCACGGGCAGAGCACCGCGACGGACGGGATCAGGCCAAGAACCGAGAGGCGGCGTTCATAAAACTGGCGAGGAACGACGTATTCCTGAAGTGGCACAAGGCCGAGGTCGCCCGCAGACTCAGGGAGATCAACGAGGATTTTGAGATCAGTGTTCTTAACGATGAGATGGAGGATTCGGTAATCGAGTCCGTGGACAAGATGATGCACCCCAGTAACTTGAAGGTCGAGGAATTCTAATGCGAGACTTCGAACTTTTCTGTGCGGGCTGTGCTAGGCCGATGTCATACCAGCGGGCGTGGCGGGAACCCCTGAGCAAAGCGTTGGTCTGCGGCAAAGAGTGCCTTGACAAGGTGCAGCTTGACTACTGTGGTATGATAGTGGCGAAGAAATCCATTGAGGAATAAAATATTGTTTTGCCATATTGTTGACAGGGAAGATAATACAAAGGGGTACACACGAAGTAATATCGTTCCCTGTTGTTCAATCTGTAATCGTGCTAAAGATGTTCGAACGGTGCAGGAATTTCGTGAATGGATTGTAAGGCTTTATGACCATTTTAACGCAAACGTCTGACGTGTTTTTTACCAGCGATTACCACTTCAACCACGGCAAAATCCTGTGGCTCGGGAAGGGACGCCCGTTTGGTCCGCAAGCCCAACTCATGGAATTGGGTAGGAAGTGGTCCGCCGCCGAGAACCATCTGAACGTTGCCAAGGCCCTCCTGAAGACTGGAGAGGTTAGCGAGGAATCGGTGAAGGTTTTTGCGGACGATGAAGCCGCCCTGAAGCACGACCTGAAAGCGTTGGAGGCCATTGGGCTCGCCGAGATGAACGAGGCGATTATCGAGCGGCGTAACTCCGTGGTCAAGAAGAGTTCCCGCGTCTACAATCTGGGTGACGTTTTCCTGAACTGCACACTGGAACAGGCTTTGGCTATCCAAAAGCGCCTCATCGGACAGAACTTCCTGCTCGAAGGCAACCATGACAGCATCGCCGTGCAGATGGCGAAGCACGGAGCATGGATTTGGGTCAAGGACAGGAAGCGCATTGATGTCGTGATTCCCTCGGGCATCATGGACGCAGGCCAGACCAAGCACAAGATTATGCTGAGCCATTACGCTCATCTTACGTGGCACGGCTCCAACAAAGGCGTCTGGTCGCTGTATGGGCATTCCCACAACCAACTGGAGGGTTGGAAGGACAGGGTACTGGGCAACATGCTCTCGTTCGACGTGGGCGTGGATTGCTGGGACTTCTATCCTCCTTCCCTTGAGCAGATAGTGGAGAAGATGAAGCCAAAGGTCGAACTTTGGAAAGCATGGCGTGCGGGCCTCAAAGAGGAGATGGATTTTTAATGTATCTCATTAAAAAGATGTGGACGGATAGATTAGAAAACAGCCTCGATCAAGCGTTTGGCTATGAAATTATTGGATATGTGACCAGCAAGGAACAAGCCGAAAGTATTTGCGAAAAGGCGGGTAGCGTTGAAGCCAAGGGGTGGCCCTTGGAAAGTGTCAATCAATTCGATCTCGTCAAGCGACATAGCCCTATACCTCGTATGATTTATGAAGAGATTAAACCCTTTGTCCTCCATGGAGACATCTAAAATCGGGTATTAGACATGGAGAGGATTCTCCCCATGGGCATAACTTCCGAACCAAACAATTATTCTGACGATATAACATCGACCCCGCTGCGCGACCCAAAGAGCTTTGCTGACGCTGTTTTTGGTAAGTCCAAACATTATGACGCGGCTGCCCCACAGCCCACACCCGTTGGCGATGGTATTGATGTCGCTGTCGTTGCCGCTGAGCGGCTCAAAGCGTTAGGTCTTTACGAGATCGCAGAAGACATTGAGGCCCGCATTCGCCTTGGTGAACGAAAGTACGGCACTCGCCTCAAGGCATTCAATGGTCGAGATGCCGCCATGGACGCTTATCAAGAGATTTTAGACTTTCTGAATTATTCTATGCAGGGAGTTGTGGAGGGACGGGAAGGGTGTCAAGACCTTTTTGACCGTGGCGTATCCCTAGCCGTAGATGTTCAGGGGATCATGAATGGAAAAGGAACGAACTTGTAAGAAGTGTGATACACCAAAACCCATTGGTGAATTTGCCTTACACACGCCAAGCAGGGGTGGGAGGCGTCAAGTCTGCAAAATATGTTGCGGCCAGCAAATGAAAGACTGGGCGGCAGCGAATCGTTTGAAGGGGCTTTGCCACTGTGGAAAAGCTGTCGTGTCAGGTAAAAAACAGTGTTCGGTACACGCAAATCGGGTGAACGCGGCTGCAAGAAAGAACAGAAAGTTGGGTTTGTGTCATTGTGGCAAACCGCCAGCACACGGTTCAAAATGCGAACAATGCGCGTTACGCATTAAAGAATGGCTTAAGGCATTACGCCATGAAACGTTACAAGTTTATGGCGGTAAATGCAGTTGCCCGTGTGGGTGTATGGTTAATGAGCCCGAGTTCTTGAACGTCGATCATATAAAGGGTGGGGGTAGAAAGCAACGAACAGAAGCTAAATGCCCCAGTAGTGGTGCGCCATTTTATTCGTGGCTGCGTAAACGTGGATTTCCCAAGGATGAGTTTCGTCTGCTGTGTTGGAATTGCAACTGTTCCAGAGGAATGTACGGGTATTGTCCACGAGAGAAGGTTCAAAAAGTATGCAAGAAATCTACCAGCGTGTAGCCGAGCTTTTCACGGCTAAGATCAATTCGACATTTGAGTCTGAGACTTCACTCGAAGCCGCGTTCAAGCGATTCTTTGCCATCCCAGCGCCCGAGATTCCATCCGAAGACCTTTTCAAAGGCGTTGCCGCACAGCTTCAGAAAGCCCCCGAGGGTGTAGAATTCAGCCGTACTAACCACTGGGCGGCTATCATCTGGAAGATTCTCGAAGCTGCGTGGCTGGAAGCTGGGCCTGAAGTTAAGTCCACTCCCACGGGCTACGACAAGCTGATGATCCTCAAGCTCGCCCACCCCCTGCTGGATTACAACCTCTTTACGCAGGTGCTTCTGAACCTTCAGGGTTACACAGGGATGCAGTATGCCGTTGGGGATGCCCAGAAGGAACTAGCGGGTATCAAGGGTAGCTGGAAGCACCCAAAACTCGACCCATTTGCACCCAAAGCCAAAAAAATCAAGGAAGCTAAGACCACAGATGAGCAGAAGTTCAACAACCTCATCAGCAGGGTGCGGGCGGTCAACCTGATCGCTCAGTTCGACGGACAGGTGAGCTTCAGGGTGAGTCCCAAAGGCAGCACGCCAGCCTTCGCGGACAGCCGCAACCTCAGCATGATCGGAGTTGGCGGCGACAAATACTTACGGGTGTTCCCTAACCTCAAACCGTTCTACATCGCTTGGCAGCCGGGGACGACACCGCGCCTTGCCGAGACAGTGTTCGCGCAGGGCCCGGAAACCATTCTGACAGCTAAGGATATTCCGTACAATTTCCGATCTAAATCGGGCGGGGACATCCTCAACGAGGTTCTGTTCTCCCGCAAGATCATGTACGAGGTCTTCCGTGACTTCGATATCACCAAGGAAACGTGCATCATGATTCCCCGCATGAACTCCGTACTGGTGGTGACAGCGGTGAACGGGGACCACATCAAGAAGACTTTCGAGCGTCTCAAAGCGGTTTACCCTATGCTTGAATTGTACGAAGGTGCTAGAATTAAGGAACTAACAGATGAAGTGGGGGCGGTTTAATGGGCTGGGCAGTTGGCTACGATGAACGCTGGAAGCGGGATATTGGGTATGGGGTTCCCTCCATTTGCGACCACCCCAAGTGCGGGAAAAGAATTGACCGTGGATTGTCGTACGTTTGCGGCGGTGACCTTTACGGTGGGGACAACGGTTGCGGCCTCTATTTTTGTGAGAAGCACCTTTTCTTCACAGAAATAGGCAATGCTCAAGTCTGCGAACGGTGTTGCGACGGCAAGAAACCTTTCAAGCCAACACTTGATTTACCGTTGTGGACGAATTTCAAATTGATAGACCCGAGTTGGGCAAAATGACGAAAGGCAAATGGCATGAAGACCAAGAAGGGCAAAATTTTCAAAGTAGTCGCTGAAGGCGACACCCTCTACATCCAAGCTGTGGACAAAGCAAGCGCGGGCGAATACTTGCGTGAAATTATGGGAGACATCCCCGAATCCCTGCTCAAGTGGAGCACAGTTGAAAAGTTGCCGAAGGGTGAGGAGTTTCTATGAACGCAACGGAAAAACTAATTGCGGAACGGCAGAAGTTCGTAAGGTTGGTGATCTAATGGCTGGTCGCAAATATCGTAAAACTATCGGCAATAAAATATGTCCCGCAGGGGACAAGGCATGGTGCGTTCATTGTGATGAGTGGACGTTTGAACCCAACCCAAACTACGATCCCAGCAAACCTCAAGGCTCGAATAACTGCGAGGAGAGAGTCGTAGGCAACGTTCCTTGCGATTTATCCAAGTGCGACTGCGAGTGCCACACCAAACTCCGTAAGCCGAAGTGCTTGTGCGCCGTGGTGGAACTCGACGGCCCGTGGGATTCCCCAGTCGGCTGTTGTATGGATTGTGATTGTCGCTGCCACATCGCTGAACAGGCGGAAGAAAAACGCACCAGCAAAACACGCAAGGCCCTGTGGCAAGCTGAGTTGAAGCGGCGAGATCGGGAGAAGTTCAAAAAAGAAGGCGTGTACGACTGGGAAAAGGAAGTGCTGCAATACCTCATGTGCGACCCCAGCAACCTGAATTACAAATACCGCACCTTCGTAGAAGTGCTGTGTTTCTCGTCCGACAAGAAGAAAGCCATCGGCGGAAGGGCATCGGAGACTGGTGCTCAATTCATGGAACGGATGCTATTAGCGCCTTGGGGATACGCCTACATTCAGACCAACGGGCTCCCACGAGAAACCAAGGAGAACTGAAATGGCACACATATTGCATTGCGACGGCTGTCACGCTCAGGACGACAGCGTTGACGACCCCAGTAAGGACACCAGCGGCAGCCGTACAGTATACATGGGCGCACCCACGGCGAGTCACGCCCCACTACCCCGTATCAAAGTGACTCAGGGCACGAACATTTTCGGGATGAAGAAAGACCTGTGCAACCGCTGCATCGCCAAGATCAACACCATCTTGCAGATACCCATCGACACGCCCGCGATTCCCGAGGAGCGGAAGACCATCCCGCCGCCCGCCTCAGCCGGAGATAATCGGGATTATTGAGATTGCCGAAAAATAATTTTTGATTTTCCTAGCGAAAATCTTGACTACCGTGGTATTATGTAGAAGTGAACATTATGACCCACGTAACCCTATCACCGTCACTGCGACTGTATAGCTTGTACCTTAGCTATCGTCGGGGCGGTGTGTTCAAAGGGTAACGTTATTACACCCGAATTTGAACAAGCCGCCTGAAAAGGCGGCTTTTGATTTTTGTGGAGAATATGCCGGGATGGGTGAGCGGTTAAAACCAACTGCCTGTAAAGCAGTCCCTCTTAGGAGGTTCGCAGGTTCGAATCCTGCTCCCGGCACCAGATTTGTGTCTATGGCGAAACTGGCAGACGCGGCGGGCTGAGAGTCCGTTGGGGCTGATACCCCCGTGGAGGTTCAAGTCCTCTTAGGCACACCAAATTTGATGTGCTTTATTACATCAGGTCGGCGGTTTGATGCAATAAAGCATATCGCGAGTTTCACTGTTTCGAGGGGTTTCATCGGATGGTGAAACGGTATGTGGCCGTGGTGGAATTGGCAGACACGTCATCTTGAGGGGGTGATGCCGAAAGGTGTGAGGGTTCAAGTCCCTCCGGCCACACCAAAATTTTGCCGCCGTGCTGGAATTGGCAGACAGGCTGGACTCAGAATCCAGTGGTTTACAGCCATGCAGGTTCGATCCCTGTCGGCGGCACCATATTTACTCGAAAGGCTATATTCACTGTTCAGCGCAAAATGGCGACGGGAGTGGAAATATGCCGCTTACAACGGTTTACAGGCTTAATCGGTACAAAGGTGCTGATTATGCGGTTATGGCGGAATGGCAGACGCGCTAGGCTCAAGCCCTAGTGGGGCAACCCCGTGGAGGTTCGACTCCTCTTAGCCGCACCAAATTTGTCCGAGTGGTGGAATGGCAGACGCGCTGGCCTTAGGAGCCAGTGACCGCAAGGTCGTGGGGGTTCAAGTCCCCCTTCGGACACCAAAATTTGAACTTCCAAACCATTTAGTATTGTCCGAACTGTCATTCCCAGACTCCAACGTATTGTAAACAAAAACGGTTACTTACCACGATTTCCTAACCAAATCCTCTCCCTTCATGGTAGAATAACCACGTGTACACAACAACAGGCAGGTACGAGTGTTGGTGGATTCCCGCCACATCAGATTGTCCAGTGGACCTGTGCATCATTCAAGACGAACGCGGGTTAACCTCTCTCGATGACACGGCTCAGGGCTGGCATCCGATCAGCAACCCGGAGCTTCTTCGTTGGACAATGTTCAAAATTTGGCTGAACAAATGGGGGCTAGATTGATGGATAACCAAATCTATCTTCGACTGCTGAAAGAGAAGGTGCGGCACTGGGAAGAGAACAACTGGCATGTGAGTCGCACCCCTCAGCCCATCATGGACATGTATGCTGAGATTGCCAAACTGGAGAAAAATAAATGAAGCTGCTCACGGACGGTAAAACGCCCGTATTCGGGCCGAGTAGATTGGAGCCCTTAGTACGTCGAATAGCTGTTTGGTTGACACTTAAGAAAATTCAGGAGAAGACATGGGACTCTCAAGACTTGCAGTAGACCGTGACGGCACTCTCGCCGCTATCGTAGTGACTAACGTGATTGGCGAAGAGATTGATCTTCTGGTACGCCCGCTAACCACCGTCGAACTCAAGAAGGTGGTTGACACCTACAACGCCGTTGCGGATGTCGCCGAGGGCTCGCACCGCCTGCCGTACCAGATGACGTACCAGCTTCTCAAAGAGAGCGACATTGCCGAGCCAGTCTAATTCGATCCGAGTCGAGTACGATGATGGGCAGAGGCACGATAGAGATCGCTCACCATTTTGCACGGCAAGGGACCGACCGATGGGGATGTACGCGATTCTCCCTGACGGGACGGAATACCCGTTGAACATCGGGTTCATGCGGGTAAGCGAGATGAAGGGGCTGGAAAAGCTCCTGAATATCATCATGGACGCGGGCATAAACCGTCAGGGGATCGAGGAAGTTATTGAGAGGCTTAAGGCGCAGCACCCCAAGGTTTGCGTGGGCAGGGTGCCAGTTATGTTTTCGCCCGATCAAGTCCGCCAGATGTTGAAGAAGGGGAACTTATGATGCACGAACTCTGGGAAATCTTGGTGCCGACGATTGATCGGACCCAGACCGAATATGTCAAGGGCTTCCACAAGAAGTGGGATACCCGCGTCCGTGCCATCACGGGCGGCTTGACCATTCGTCCCGTAGAGAAAGGTCAGTGGGTTCACCCCGTCAGCAAGAACGTGTTCGCCGAGCGGATGATCCCCGTCAAGATCAGCGGCACCAGACGCCAGATCGAGGAGATTTGCTGGATGACCGCTAAGTATTACGATCAGGAAGTGGTCATGGCGTACCGCATCAGCGAAGAAATCCTGATGGTTCACAAAGACGGAACAATCGAATAGTCAGTATTACCCGATATGGACGACGTTCAAACATTCTGTAACAACTGTGCCAAGAGGCACATGGAATTGCTGATCGTCGTCAAGGCAGTGATGCTGGCATTCGCCCGTGGTGACAATGAAGCGTACAACCAGTTGGTGAGGCAAAAGAACGCGATGATCGCCTCGTCGCTGGACTACATGTACGAGCACTGGGAGCTTATGGACGAGCCCACTCAAAAGGATTGGCTCGAATGTGCGGCAGAGTTGCCACTGTCGATGGAGGATGATGATGCCGAAATATCAGGTTGAATACAGCGGTACGGTGGAGATTGAAGCCGAGTGTGAACTGGAAGCTGAGTGCGTGGCGGCGACGGAATGCCGTCCTGACAACTGCCGCGTGATCTCCAGCGACGAAGCAGCGGACAGTGAGTATGCTTGAGGGATGGCACGGGATTGACCCGACACCTACTTTTGACATTGCCGACCTGCGGCAGGCGATCCTGACTGCTGGACGTGCCGAGTGCGACTGTTGTGCTCTTGGCGGGGTGTACAACGGATTCGCCACAGGCCCACTGATCTTTCAATGCCCGAAGAAATGCGGCTGTCATGATTGAGGACGAAGATGTTGAGAATAGCTGAAACTACAAATGGTTACGTTTGCGGACCACACGACACCAAGGTTACCCTCATGATCGCACCCGTATCGTTCCCCGCCGGTTGCGAAGAGTGCACCCGCATGGCGTTTGCAGAAGCTCTCGAACGAACATTGGCAGCGAGAGTCATTGCTAAAACCATAATCCGAAGTTCCAGATCAGAGGGCACATAAAACTCCCAACCAAAATCGATAGTTTTACCGGAGCTTGGGCTTTCTTGTCTAACTTCGCACTCGGCGAAGTTCGGCTATGGGTCACCACCGATGGGATGATTTACGCCCATGAGATGCCCGACGCCATGGTTGAGGTGTATACCTCGGTTGAACATGCATACCAAGCGGCAAAGACGCTCGATGCAGCGCAACGTGAGAAGTTCCGTTACCTCGGCGTAACGTCCGCGAGAGCAAAGAGGATGGGACGGTCCTTGAAGCTACGTCCCGACTGGGAAGAAGTCAAGATCGGTATCATGCGCGATCTGCTCATGCAGAAGTTCAGGCCGAGCATTCCCAAGCGCAAGCTGATCTCCACGTTTCAAGCCGAGTTGATCGAAGGCAATCACTGGCACGACACGTTCTGGGGCGTGTGCATGGGCAAGTGTGATTTTCCTCATGCACCCCTCGGCGAGAATTGGCTCGGTAGGCTGCTGATGGAAGTACGGCAGTTTTACGGACTGGGAACTGCTGAACCGATGTGCAAGCACGGCAAGACCAAGCGGCAGGAATGTGAGTCGTGTGCTGGCGGTTTTGACAACGCCTCGCCGCAAATCGTGGAGGATGAACTGTGAAAGCCGTGAAGAAATCCGCCAAGACTAGAGTTTGGACGGGTCGGAAGAACGTCGTTGTGGAGGGCACGCGGGAGCCGCTGATCGTAGATGGCGTGCAGCCGAAATACACGAACCGCGAAGGCAGGAGCTTATGGACCGCCGCGAACAACTGAACGCCCATGACCCCGTGCCTTGGAAATAAATTTCGATTTTCCTAACTAAAATTCAAACTTCCATGGTATTATAGTAGAGATTGGGAAGGGCGCAGATTACAGAACGGTGGAAACTCGTGCCCCACACCAATCTTACGATTCGTGAGCATCTGTAGTTTAGCTACGGCTCTGGGCACGAATCGGGACGACTTTATGAACACAATGCGACCAACCCCGATGTTTCGACCGTGCACGCCTACCGTGCGCGGGGGTGAAGTGCTCTAAGAGCCTCAACCCCGTGCTGCTAGGCATCGGGGCGCTGTAAGCAACTGAATTCCAAGACATTTGCCTCGATTTTGTGCTTTAGGCGGTTTTCCGTATAAAACGCTTTTAGGCGGAAAAACGCATAATCGGGGTGTAAATCGGTAGTTGGGAGCCGACCCGCTTTGGAAGCGGGAGATAAGATCACTGGGAGTTCGAATCTCCCCACCCCGACCAAATTTTACAATGTCAGGGTGTAGAACGGTAACTTGGCAGCCGTCCTGCCTCGGATGCAGGTGTCTTTATGACCTTGGAGGTTCAAATCCTCTCATCCTGACCAAAGTTTTGAAAGTGCCCCGCCCGAGGGCTGACTCGCACAGACGAAAGTCTGCAACGTGGGATCAGGCAGGTATCGAAGAACGGGGTGGAGCGGTCTGCGAGGTCGCCGGGTACTCGGTCGCAGGCTGTGCATAATACGTCGATGGCTGGAGACCACGCAAGTACCAGTGCCAGCTTAGGTCGCCCCAAGATTTTGCAAACGGTGTTGATGGTGCTCAGCCAAGGATCAATGCTCACTTCATACGCCATCGGAATTTTATGGATGCAAAAATCATCAACGATGGCAAAGAGAAGCACGACAGCTATGAAGCGAGGGTTGAACTTCCTTTCTTCTTCAACGAGTTCGGGCACCACAACGGTGCAGAACTCGTAGGTTATGGCGCGGATGAGGCGGAAGCAAGACATAGCCTCGAAGTCGTCGTTGAAGAGTTCAAGAAAAGTTTTTCGAGTAAGGTGGGGTAACCCGCCACGTGTAGCAAGACTGGCGGCAAGAGTTTGCAGGTAGTTCAAATGGCAGAACATCCCGCACGAAAGTGCGCGGGGTCGTTGCGCTGGCAAGTTGATGTGAGACGGTGATCCGCAAGGAAATAGACGAGCAACGTTGACGCAAGACGCTGAGCAGCGATCCGAGAGATGCTGGGTTCAATTCGACTCCCAGCCCTGCAACCAATTTCGGGGAGTAGCGTAGCGGTAACGCACATGCTTCGGGAGCATGGGATCGCGAGTTCGAATCTCGCCTCCCCGACCAAATTTATGTGGTTTTTGCGAAAACTCGCGGCTCTTTTCCAACGAAAGCAGTATCGTCCTATAGGCACTTGGTGAATATCAAACCTATTAGACAGAGGACCGCCATGTCAAAGATTCGTGTAGGCGTAGAGGGTCACGAGAAGGTTGACGTAAAGACCTATGACCCGTGGAAGAAAGCCGCTGAGAAGGGCGAGCTATCGTTCATCGACGTGTGGTTGGCCGAGAGCCCAGTGACTTTGGAAGAGAAGGCCGACGCTGAACGCGAGGTCGCTCACCTCACCAAGCTGGCATCGGGCAGCAACTTGTATAGTGGTTTTGAAACAGAGCTTGCTCAGATTAACAGTAAGCCGTATGATGAAGTCGTGAGAGAACAGGGGCAGATCGAGCTTTCGGAAGATACCGCTGAGGCGGCACCCAAAGCAAAGAAAGCAACCGCGTTCTTTCCAGACTTTTAAGGAGATTGAATGCCGCAAGATACTGATGAGACGGGATTTGGCATACTAGATAATGAAGGTCTTCCAATCCATAGTCATCTCCGTAACTATTACGAGCACCCCGAATGGTTCGAACAACCAGATTGGTCGAAAGTTGTAATTCGACCTGAGATTCTGGCGAGTAAGTTGAATTTTTAAGATTCACCCACCACGTGTGGGAGGAACTGGGGAGTCGGTCACCGATTCCCCGACGTTTAGCCGGATTAGCTCAGTTGGCTCAGAGCGTCGGTCTCATAAGCCGAAGGCCGCTGGTTCGATCCCAGCATCCGGCACCAATTTTTGGTGGATGCCCTGATAGCGTAAGCAGTCACGTACAGTCGTGTTAACAGCAGGGGCGGGGATGTTGGGAGCCAAAAGGCGGAAAGACGCGAAAGCGACCCAAGCGAACCATCCACCAAAGGTTCTTTAGCGTGACGCCCAGCGGATCGGCAACCCCTATTGACGGGGAAGGACGTGGGTTCGAATCCCACCACGCTAAAGCGTAGGTTTAAGACCCGTAGGCTTCGAGCCGGATGGGGAAAGCCCCACAAGTTTGTGCAGAACAGACGCACCCGTTCTTTGAATATCCAGCCGAGGCGGTGCACCGCGCTCGGTTTTGGTTATGCAGTGCTGGCGGCTGAAACGCCGCCGAAATTTAGGGAAGTCGGGAGTCTGCGGACCCTTCCGAGGCTATAGGGCCAAAAGCATCTGGCTACTAACTGCCCAAACACAGTATCGGATACCCGACAATTCAATTCACAGGAGGACGAGCAGATGGCTACTAACCCTAGCAAGACCGCACATACCGCATAAGGTGTGAGCGGTCGGGGAGTGAAAGCCATGTCTCATCCAACGTCTCGTGACGAACGTCGTCACCAGCGCGAACGTGTAATCGCCCGTCGCAAGTTCATCGCGACGAAAATTTGGACCCACTACAACGAGGAGCCGCACGAGGGTTCTCCGTTTTACCAGCAGCAAATGGGGTGGTACACACCCACGGAGTGGGGTCGCTACGCAAAGTTCAACCTCAACTGCGGCTGTCGTCAGTGCCACTCGGCAAAGTATTTTTCTTGTGCTCATAAACGCCGTAAGGCGCTTCGCCAATCGTGGACGCAAGCTGAATTTCGTCGGCGCGATAAAGTTGAAGGTAGATAATCTTTTGAAACTAGCGTATTATTGTAATGAGGGTGCCGCCGGCAATTACAGGCGGCTCAATTTGGCGACAGTTGCGACCATGCCCTGATGTGCCTCGGCACCCGCTCCGCTGCGGGACGCTAACAAGCAGGTTCAAGGGAGTTGGGGCTTTGCGGATATGCCCGACTCCCGGATGACAGCCGACGTGGTGCCCGACTCTGTTTGGTCGTCGTGCCTCTCCCTTCTGGGGAATAAGTACCCAGCGGGTCGAAACGGGGGAGTGCACTTGCCGAGGTTTTTTCTTTCTGGAGGCCGTATGGCTATTGCACTGGATAAGACATTGCGCTTGAACGGCAACGCAACCGACCACATTTGGTTGATGGCTGATGGCGACGAGCCCAACGTGATCGGCATCCGCATGGATTGCGGGGATTCGGGCACGGTTTATGTGAGCCGCGATCAGGCGAAAGAGTTGGCCGAGCAATTGCAGAGCATGTTGCGAGAAGTTTAGTAGCACGGCGATTGACAAGGATTCCCAGATAGTTGTACCTTGTCGAGTATCGTGGTACGCTGGTAGACCACGGAGGACAGGCTACCCTTGCTGTGTAAATGGCAGTAAAGGGGGTCGGCCAACAGCGGGCTGGCGGGCGACCTTAAACAGTAAAAAACCCTGACCATTCGTTCAGCCCATTTTAGTGAAGGGGCATTCATCCATTGCCTCGGTAGGGAAGTCGGCTTGGGTTCGGGATGCATCGCAGTCGCCCGAGGGGGTTAGCCCCGTAGAAGGTGGATGTGGGCTCAGGCCGCTGTATAATTTTGACGCGGGGTAGAGCAGTCTGGTAGCTCGTCGGGCTCATAACCCGGAGGTCGGAGGTTCAAATCCTCCCCCCGCTACCAAAGGTTTCCCCAGTGAGGCGCACGCGCCTTGCAAGTGGAGTCGCCTAGCGTCTCCCGGGGATCGAGTTGCGGCTGTGGTATACTTGTAGGGTGCCTACTACCCCTGCAAAACACGCAAAGTACCTTCGAGATCGTTACAACAACGATCCCGTGTACAGAGCGGAGCACAAGCGGCTGGTTAGCCAGCGAAAGAAACGGTACAAGGAGGAGATACGAAAGCTCTTCCAGTCTTTGAAATTGTCCTGCAAGTTGTGTCCTGAAACGGCTTATTGCTGCCTTTCATTTCATCACGTGGACAAGGACAAGAAAGAATTTACGATAGCATACGCAATCGCAAGGCAATTCAGTCGAGAACGAGTCTTAGCTGAGATTGCAAAGTGCGTGGTTCTGTGTGAGAATTGTCATCGCAAGGTTCACGCGGGATTGTTAAGTTTGAAGCAGGGATCGAGCAACTGCGGCTCATCGGCCTCATAAGCCGAACGGTGTACTTGGTGCGACTCCAAGCCTCTGCAACCATTTTGTTGTCAGGTCATGATAGGTGAGTCGCTCCTGTGTAAATCCTCAGGGCCAAAGCCGACAGCCGCCTGACAACAAGTAAGGTTGCCGCGTAATAGCGGCTGTGATTAGCAGGTCCTCATTGGACTTTGACTTTGTGCCTGAGTGGAGTCATTGTTCGGGGAACCGCCATAACGTAAAAGCGTGCGGCGTGAAACCTGTGAAATCGCTTCTCAGGCCGCTTTTAACGAACTCCGCAAGCCTCTGCCGAAAGGTAAGCTCAAATCGCTCGTTCGCTGGTTACAGCCGACGCCGACAAGCAGTTCGAACTGCCTCGGATGGGAGTAGTAATTTTGTGGCGGTGTCTCTGTGTCCTGCTCCTGTTCGAGCTACGATACGAGATATGAGCAATCGTTCTTCAAGGGAGATTTACCAAAAGAACGTGGGCGTGAGCCTAGTGGGGCCGTGTTTTACGGCTGCTATCCCCCGCCACAATCGTTTTTCCAGTCGTGGCGGAAATAGACACGATCCAGAAATAGAGACGCTAAAGCGTTTGGAAGGGGTTCCCGCTGCGACGGGATTCCGAACGTGGAGACCCAAGCGGTCAGCACAGTCTTCGAGCACAGGCTCAACTGTGTCCCTTAAATGGGACTGGGGTCATGCAGGGTGGAGAATCGGGAGTCCCTGCCGACTGGGAAAGTTTGTGCGGCGACTAAGCAAGATCGGGAGGCCGTTGCAACTACGGCAGAAGGTCGGAGCCTAACCAAGCTCGTGCCCGCATAGTTTTGAGATTGATGGGTGGGTGCTCCCCCTGAACGGGTAACCCAAGAATTGGGGCAACGCTTCCGTATCCAATCGGACGGTAATACCGCGAGAACAGTGGGGGCGAAGATTGCTGTTGGGACGCTTGATAGGCAAGACCTTCGGCGGGAGCCGACGACCCTGCGTAGCCAGTCGCAGCTAGGTCCCAATAGCATTTTGAAAGGATCGTATGGGCGAGACTTTGAATGAAGTGTTTTTGGAGATCGGGGGCGGTGGAGTGCAATTCGCCGTTACGACAGATACAAAGGGTCGCCCAGTGTTGGAAGTTGAAGCTTCGCATTACGGTCAGACGACCAATAAAATGCGCCTCTTGACAAACGCCGACACATTGGCTAAACTGGGGTACATGCTGGTCAATGCTTCGGCAGGACCTTTCGCCGAAGGTGAGTACGTTTACGCAGCTAAAGTGTACGAGCCCAACGAGAGCACGGGTAACGCCGAAAGCTGCGGGCCTGAAATCTGCGGATAAGTTCACGTTCTCGGACGTAAACCGAGTGGTGGAGGGTAAACGGTTCGCCGTCTCGCCCCCGTTCTTGGACGTAAACCAAGTGGCCCCGACCAACGGCGGGGCGAAAGCCCCGCCGACGCTTTGAAAGAGAGAAAAGATGGGTTGTGATACTTGTATTTTTCTGAACAACGTGAAAAACCACGCGGATCAGAAAGGCACTAAGTTGGAACCGTGCAACATGGAGTATAGCTGCAATCCGTACTTCAAAGAGGGAATCAACAGCAGTATTTTGATTTCCGAATCCTTTTGTGGAACGTGTTTAGCCTTGCAGAAAGCTTGCCAGTGCGCCGAGGGCGTGCGGCAGATTCGGAACCGCAAGGTTCAATTAGCAAAGAAAAGATTTTAAGTTTGGGGAGGGGCCAGAATGACCGAGCCGAGACAATGGCACAGGTTTAGAACGCCTTCCTCAAGTACCGTGGGACAAAGCATCGACTGCGCCAGCTAGGAGGTCCCACCCGACGCTGGTTTTTTCTAATTGCCAGTTACAAGGGGCGATAAAGACCTCTGAGGCTGACACCTCACGGTTACGAATCGCTCGCCCTGTCAGGGGAAACTGGAGCCTTTTGGCTTCAGGCTGGCATTACCGCGAGGGACGGGGGTTGACTACGGTTGACCGCCCGTCCTTCGATTACTCAGTAGGTTAAAACTATGAACCGCATCTACCGCATCCTCGACTTGTTTACCATCCCCGCCGTCATGGGCGGGGGCCTGTAATCATGTGGGTCGGTAGCTCAGCCCGGTAGAGCGCAGCCCTGAAGAGGCTGGCGTCGGGGGTTCAAATCCCTCCCTTCCCACCAAAATTCCACCTATCATAATGGGTCGGTAGCTGATGTGGACTTAGCGCCTGTCTGAAAAACAGGAGATGGGAGTTCGATTCTCCCCCTTCCCACCATTATTTCCAAGCAATGTGATGCGCGAAATAGATTAACCAGCGCACCCCGCCGTACACCGCTCCCGTGAACACAATTCCCGCCACAAAGGGGTACACCACAAGTTTCCACAGACCGCTGTCGTTTGCCATGAGAAAAGCCTCCTACCTATATATTGGGGGGTAGGAGGCTCGGTTGGTCGAAAAAATCTTTAGTTGAGCAAGAATTCCCGAGTAGTTGCCTCCCAATCCCTGCTCCCCATCCCTGTCAGGAAGTCGTTGCACGCTTCGCCGCCGTCCTGTGCCATGGCGGGGTGCAGGCGATCTACGGCCTCTTCGATCCACAATCGTGCCATGCTGCCGTTGAACAGGTTGCGGAGGCATGTCTTCTGGTCGGGCGAGTCCACAGTCATGAGCCAGCCGCTATAGGCGTCCTTGCGTGCGGCCTCGGGGTCGCGAATGGCGTCAGAGTTGACATCGGTCACGATACCCTCAATCGGCGAAATCAGATCAACGGTGCGACCATCACGGGTGACCGTGGCGAACCGTTGTCCCTGTCGTACCCATGTGTTACGCTGCGGTAGCGTGATCGAATCGATCTTGCCGATCAGCTTGGATGCGAAGTCGTCCATGCCTACGCGCACGAGCGAGGGGGATTCTTTGAGAGCCCACGTGTGGGCGGGGTGGTAGAGGAGATTCGTCGGCACACTGAAGCCGTTTACGAGCGCGGGTGTGAGCGGTCGCGACACCTGATAGGCTGTGGCGGGAACAGGAACCTTGCCGCGACTCTTGAAGTAATCGATCAGCAGGAAGAGAATGAACGTGAGCAGAACCAGAATGACTGTCATGATAACCTCCACTGTTACTATAGCAATTAAACAGCCAAACTCTAAGTCCTTACCCCTCAGTATCTTACATTTACACGACGGAATTATTTTGTTGCGATTCGCAACAGATAAAACCCGATCTCGGTGTAACCCCTGTGTTCTGTGCATTTTTCCAATGTTGCGAAACACAACGGCACTGTTGCATTTTTAAGTAGTGCCGCCACAGCCCTTTATTTTGGTTGACTATTCTCAAAATTTTGGTATTAGACACAGAGGGCAGCGTGCCAGACAAATACACCGAAGCACCCGACGTTCAAGATGTAGATTTCCAGAAGCGCACGGCTGATAAACTTTATCGGGCGGGAGTCATACGGGGCATCAATCCCCGGCGAATTGAACGAATCCGCGAAGACGTTCGGTTCGATGACGTAGTTGCCCACTTCGTCCGCAACGTGGGAGATAAAATCAGTTGCCCTTTCCACGGCACTGACTCCACGCCGTCTTTTCAGGTCTATCGCGGCTCCAACGATGGCTTCTGTTTTGGTTGCCCCGCAGGTAAGGGCTATTACGATCACATCCGCTTTGTAAAAGAATCCCTCGGATGCACGTGGGTGCAGGCCCTCAAATGGATCGAAAAGGAATTCGAACTCCCCGCACTTCCAGATGTTCTCATCGAGCAAGACGAGGACGAAGAGATCACAACAGAGGTCACCTTCAGTGATCTGTCTGAACCATTCCTCGTTCGCGCTGTCAAAGATGTTAGAACATCGAAAGATTACGAGTTAGCCGTGGAGTACATCCACGTTTACTTCGGTGCTCTCGATTTCGAGAAGGGGGCGGACGAGGCTAAGAAGGCCCGCGAACCCGAAGAAGCGACAAAGCTACATTTCAAAGCCGCAATGCGTCTGGCGAGAGTATTAGGACAAGAGGCGGTAAATCGAATTCTGGACGACAAGGAATAACCCAAATGCTAAAACCACGCTGCATCTACTGCGGTAAGATTTTCGCCGACAAAGAGAAGTACGACACCATCACCAAGCCCATAGCCGCCACAGGTGCCAACGGCGGTACGAGGATCATCCAAAAACCCGTTGGATTCAATTGCATCAAGCGGTGTTTCAAGGGTCAGGCGCGGGCGATGTTCGAGCTATACGCCGACGTTGAATTGAAGGACGGCGTGTTGACTGAAGTCAAGCGTCCGGGCATGAGTGGGCTGGCGTTAAGGAGGTTCTAATGGCAGTCAAGTGCTCCGACCCCATCACTGGTGCTCCATGCCGACATACCGATTTTGTGTATGAAGGCTGTGTTTGTTTACACTGTCGAGCGGATCAAGAAGGCGGATTGCTCCATGTTCAAAACTTGCAAATTGATGAACCAGTTGACGACTATCTTCTGGATTTCCTCAACGCCTTGTACGAGTTAGAGGAATAATGGCAAAGATTCAACAGGACACGGGCGAGGTCAAGCTCAAGCGGACCAAGAAGGTCAAGAAACCAAAGCCGCCGTCCGATCTCCGTTCCATGTATCGGGCTCGTCTTCGCGAGCTAGACATTGAGAAGATCAAGAAGCCGTGGATGGCTGAGAAAGCCTTCAAACTGCTGGATACGGAAGAAGCCCTTCAAGCGTGGGTAGACAATCTGCTCGCGGACAAGTCTCGTCACCACACATACGGCAAAGAAACGTCCCCCGCTCTCGCGGTAGACACCGAAGGCAATGGTCTCGATACTCGAATCCTGATCGACATGCAGGAGCAACCAGACGGCTCGTATGAGTTGACCTACGAAGTCAAGGTTGAGATCGCTGGTGTCTGCTTGAGCGCGGACGGTGTTGAGGGCATCTATGTTCCGATCAATCACGAGAGGGGCAAGAACGTCCCCCGTGAAGCCGCACGTCGCATCCTCCAATACCTCTTCGACCGCTGCCATCTGATTTTCTACAACGCGAAATTTGACCGCGAAGTCATACGTCTGTGTCTGGGCATCAATCTACGCGGTTATCCGCACTTCGAAGACGTGCAGTCCCTCGCGTACATCAATGACCCCAAGGCCGATCTGGGTGATAAAAAGCAGAAGTACACGGGCTCCGCTGGTGGTTTGAAGGCGTTGTCCAAGACCGTGCTGGGTATCGAGCAGATCGAGATAGAAGAAATCTCCGTAGTCAAAGCCGTGGTGTGCCCGCTGACCAAGAAGCCTCTCTGCAATTGCACGGAAGAAGAGATAAAGGCCCTGTCCCAACAGGATAAAAAGCACGGCAAGAAGAACGTGTACGCCCCGTTCACATGGGTTCCCACGGACATTGCTCTTTGGTATGCCGCAGGTGATGCCATCTGCACGTGGCTCCTGTGGCAGAAGATGAAGGATTTGGCACGTAGCCGTCGCCTGCCGCACCGCATCGACCACGAGTTGGTGGACAGCATCATCTTCGTTGAGCGTCAACGGTTCCTGATCGACACCGAGCGTCACGGGCGAACCGCCAAGTGGCACCAAGGGCTGCTCGACAGTCTGTACAACAAGCTCCGCAATCTAGCTCTTGAGGCTGGGTTTAAGGAGCCCGCTGATGAAGAGGGCAAGGTCAACGAGGATGACAAGTTCAACCCCGGCAGCGGCCCGCAGTTGCAGAAGCTTCTATACGGGGTCAAGGGGTACGAGATCGAGCACTGGACAAAGAAGGCTGGAGCCCCGTCCTGCGATAGCGATGCCATCGACGACTTGGTGAAAGACCATCCAGATGATGAATTCCTTAAGACCCTTATGGAGTTCAAGAAGTACGGAGCACTCCACCCAGCCAACCTGCGGTATGACCCGAAGGACTTGTCCGCCCGTATTCACTTGCGACAGAGCACGGTAGCTGGCGGTCGTCTATCGGCATCAGGCGGGGACTTCGAGGAAGACGGCGGCTTCGGTATGAACCCGCAGGGCGTCAAGAAGGTCGAGCCCGAAAAGCAGTGGCGTGTGCACGGCAACGTACTGTCGCCCGATGAAATTCCATTCGATGAGATGGAGGAGTACACCGAAGCCGACTTGGACCCGTCCTGTTTCCATCTTGAGAAAGGTGTCATCAAGAAAGCCAAAGGCATCATCAAGAACCACATCGGGCAGTACACGGGATACGCAATCTGTCTTGTCCCGAAGTGTACGTCTTGCGCGGAGAAATACGGCATCCTCATCAAAGATACGCAGATGGATGCCAACGAAGTCGTCAACCTGCGTGTGCTGATGTGTTCGCCCCCGGGCTGGACGTGGTTCTCCGTTGACTATTCGAACATCGAGATGCGAGCCGCCGCCAACATGAGCGGTGAGCCAAAGTTCATTGACGAATTCCTTAAGGGCAAGGGCGATTTCCACACCCTAACTGCGTCCAACGTCTTCCCCGAATTCAACGACCCGAACACTTCAGCCGACAAGAAGAAGGGCTTCCGCGATATCGCTAAGATCATCAACTTCGCCCTCCTGTATGGCGGCACTGAGCACGCCATCTACCTCAACATGAAGGAAAAAGACCCCAATATCACCAAGGAAGATTGCAAGAAGATGGTGGATAAATATTGGGAAGGCGTGCCTAAGTTTGCCGAGTTCGTGCAGATGAAACAGACGAAGGCGAAGACCGAGATGATTTGCGAAACCTCGACGGGTCGCGTCATCAACTTCAACTCGGCATTGGAAGCCCTGCACCTGCACAAGCCGTTTGACGAAGAACGTCATAACCTTTACGAATACTATGGAAACAACCGCGAAGCGGAGCAGGCAAAGAAGGCGGGGAACGACGCGGATTACCAGAAGTATAAAGGTCGCGCCGACCGCCTGTGGAAAGACCCTGATTCGGGCGTCCGCAACGCGATGGAGTACAACAAGTTCATCGGCAAGGTCCAACGTATCGCCGTCAACGCTCCCATTCAAGGCATCTGCGGAGACTTCATGCGTATTGCATTGAACCGCCTCCGTAAGTGGGTGGAAAGCGACCCGTTGATACAGTCGGTGTTCCGTCTGCATACGTCGGTGCACGACGAAGTTGATTTCTCGGTGAAGAACGAGTACGTCCCGTTCATTCTGCCGCGTGTCACCCGCCTCATGAAGCTCCGCAAGTACCACGAGCAGATGAAGTGGCCCGTGCCGATTGAGTGCGATGCGGAATACGGGCATAGCTGGGATGTTGACTGGAACGCTACGGACCCGAAGAAAGCCTACGCTTGGACGCACGTCGAAGGCATGGAGAGATACCTGCCCGACCTGTTTGACTCCAAGTCTGTCAAGGCTATGCTCAACTCCCTGACATCGGGCGATCCGATCAAAGTTGGAAAAGTCAAGGCTTGGATGATAGAGAACCTGCATCCACGGGCTGTCGGTCGCGTGCACGATACGGACGTGTACGAAACGATCAACGCTCTCGATAAGGCGAAGAACCCCAAGGAAACCCAGCGCATTCTGATCGCCATTCTTCAGTTGCATGAATACTGGACGATTGACCACGTGCCTGATGGACAGGATGCCACGATGGAAACGTTGGAACAGTACGAGCAACGTGTCGGCCTTACTGCGAAAGATCGCGGCATGATGCCGTCGTTCGGATACTCAGGGGCGATTCCGTTGGATGCGAAGGTTATCCGTCCGACGCTGCTCATCCTCGGTGAAGAAGTCCAAGCCGAGCTTCCGCTCATCACTGTATCGGAGAATGAGATCACTGCTACGATCCCCGCAACGATAGATCAGGCTGCCATCGCCGAGGTTGCTCATAGAATGAATGCGGAGACCATGCGGGAGATGGAATCCGAGCGTGCCGCCAAGGACAAAGCTGAAGCTGAAAAGCACGCTGAGGCTGTCGCTAACCTACCGAAGATTTTGGCAGAGTTACACGGGACCGAGCCCATCTACGAATTGATCGATGAGGTGCAGACCAACGCGGAACTTCAGCGGCAACTCAAGGAAGCTCTAGGCAGGGGGCCGAACACCGTCAATATCAAGATCGGCGGTAAGGTCGTGACTGTGACGGGAAAGAAGCTCGACCACGTGCCGGAGGAATTCCTGAAGCAGGTGACCCTTGCGTAAATGGTGGGTCAGAAAAATCAACGGGAAATGGACGGCTGTTTCACCGCGTGGTGATACCCACGTCACGTTCAAGGACTGATATAAGGCGATTTCGTGGGCGTCGGACTGGAGATAAGATGCTAAAAGCTTTCGATTGCAATGTCAAGGGGAGTACATTCCCCCCAACAACCATCTACCACATCACCGCTGGAAAAGCGAAGTACAAATTTTGGCGCGATGTCACTGAGTCTTGGCCTGACGTAAAGTATACGCAGATAACGGTTTGCAGAGGTTCCGATCATCCGAACAAGAATGTCTTCGACGAATTCCTACGTACCGCAACCTATAGGTGTGTCCCATTCGCGAGAATTGGAATGCTTGTTGAAATCGGCGGACTCAAGGGGGAAATCGCGGGAAAAAACTCATCGGCCAACTTGGACGTGCTTTTTCTTGAAGGTCCTCACAAAGGACTAATCCTCAACTGTCATCCGAATTATTACATCAAGTATTTCGATGCTGAGGGCCGAGTGATACGGGAGTTCGGAAAGTAAAAGAGGCATCACTATTTTGACTACCACAGTCTTTTATAGTGAGGTCATCTATGGATTGCGGATTTTGTGAAAAACCGTTCAAGAAGACGGGGCGGAATCAAAAGTTTTGTAGCCGTTCTTGCGGAAAGAAAGCTTACTGGAGAAACCATCCCGACTATAGACGTAAGCACGCTAAGTTGAACGCGGAAATTCGAAGTGCGGATGATGCGAGGCTCGCCTACAACGAGTACATGCGGTTACGCCGTTACGATTTTACGAAAGAGCAGTTGGTCGAGTTGTGGGAACGACAAGAAAGAAAATGTGCGATTTGCTCCATCCCAATTTTGCAGGATGCACCGATAGACCACGACCATGAGACAGGCAAAGTTCGTGGGTTGCTATGCCACAAATGCAATCGTGGGTTGGGTCAATTCGAAGACAGCTTGGTGCTCCTCCAAAAAGCGATTGTGTACTTAAAGGAATTTAACGACTAATGGCGAAGAAAAAAGTAGCACTCACAAAAGAAGACAAGTTCCACTCTTGCCCTAAGTGCTTCGGGCCGATTGATTATTTCAACACCTGCCGCACTTGTGGACGCCCATGGACTCCAGCACTCACCGAGGCTGAGAAACTAGAAGCGGAACAAGAGGGTCGCGAAGAGCCCACACTCGTCGGCGAACGTGAGGCCGCCCTTGAACGTGAGAAAGAAGAAATAGTTGGCAAAAAAGCCAAACCTGTCGGCACTAAGAAACACGACTCACCGATGTTCAAACACTGGGAGATAAACGACGGCGACGACGACACGGAGATTGTTCGAAAGCGTTCTTTGATGCGACTTGACGCCCGCAAGGTATACAACCAGATGGGCTTAGCGATGCGTGCCTACCAAACTCAGAAGAAGGTTCTAATATGCCTCTCTAATTTATGGGGGTTCTTGGATGAGCCTGAGCGTGAATCATTCGCTCCTACCGCCGAACTGCTGAAGCAAGGGTTGATGGGGTTGGCCGAACTGAGTTCCAAGAAAGTAAATCTGGCGGCTCAAATGGAAGAGGCTCTGTTGCGAGAAAAACGGAAAGCTCGCACAGTTCGGTCAGCCAAAGATGTAATCAGTGCAGCGATCAAGAAAGCGACGAAATTAACTACCCCCGGGGCGGATTCGGAGGGTTTTGAAACCGTTGATTTGGTAGACCTTGATCCCGAAGAGCTTATGGAGCAAGTCAAAATCCAGCTTGCCCAGCGGACCAAGAAGTTCCAAAAGGACGCGGAAGAACAAGAAAACTAGCTTTTTGTTGTATTTAGAGAGGCACCGTAATGGCAAATAAGACAGCAGACGACGGTCAAGGTAAGCGGGTTACTACCCGTCAGCGAGGCGCAAATACGCGCATCTCACCGTCCATGGTAAAGCGGAAGGTTGCCAAAGTAGGCAACAAGGAATTCGCATCGGCTGGCAAGTACACGCAGATGAACAATAAGGGCGAGATCGTCGAAGATTCGGCGATGAACAAGCTCCGTATTATCCAAGGCGCGGCACGTAGCGGCACCGTAAGCACCAACCCAAACTCTGGCTGGGGCATGTACGAGGCGGCTAAAACGGCTGCTGGTCTTTTCAGTGACGGCGGTTTGGGCGCTGCCGATATCCAAGACTCGAATAACATCGGCTACTACTCTTACGAGTTTCCAGTTGATGCCCTTGAGCTTCCTGCGTCCCGTGCAGAAGAACTTCGTTTCTATCGTCTGGCGTATGATCGTGACCCAATCGTCGGTCGCGCAATCGATATGCACACGGAACTCCCCGTCAGTAAGATGACGGCAGAGAAACCGAAGTGCTCGTCCGAAGAGTACGCCGATTATGTGTACGACGATTTCCAGCGGTTTATGAACCGCACCCGCCTGTTTCAAGTCATCATCGATGCGGCCAGAGAGTACTGGTGCATTGGAGAGACCTTCCTATTCATCGAAGACCCCGAAGACATTGAACCATGCTCGGCAGCCAAGGAAATTCTTGAAAAGGAAGGCAAACGTGGCGGCGACAGCACCGAAGCGGGTAGCAGAGATGGAGCTTTCCACCCACCCGAAGGCGGTACGGCGGATAAGATTTTGGAATACCTCCAACCTGAGAAGCGTTCTTCGTGGATCAAGAAACGCGCTTCAGTGTTTGATGAACTCAAGGCTGCGGGCATTGATTTCGATTTCGGGGCCGACAGCATTATCAAAGACCTTGCCAAAGTCGCGGTTAAGATCGAGGCGACCCGTAAAGAACTCAACAAGGGTGCTCGTAAGTTTGCCAAGGTCATAGGCATTGCCCCGAAGAAACTCGCCAAGATGATTTTGGCTTCGGAGACTAACGACAAGCTGGCGAAGCTTATCCGTAACGAAAAAGGTGACGATACTTACCCGCTTCAAATCTTAGCCGAAATGTCCAAAGTTGCTCAACCACCCGCTCCGGCCGCACCCGCTGCGGCACCACCTACGGGTGATGCTGGGGGCGGTACGCCTCCGGGCGCAGACGCCCCTGCGGGCGACCCCGCTGCTGGTGACCCAGCGGCAGGCGGCGAAGGTGCCCCGTTAGGTGAGGGCGGTCTTGGCGACGTTGAAGGTATGGGCGGCGGTGCCCCAATGGGTGGTGGAGGCGGCGGTGGAGGTGGTCCGATTACTCCCGCTGATGCCGCTGGGGGCGTGAAGGACGCTATCGCCATGGGTGCCACGATTTCGGCACAGCGTGAGTTGATGGAAATGAAGCACCTCCTCAAGTTGCTCGAAAAGAAGAAAGAACTGCTCGAAGAATTGAAGGAAATTCGTGAGAAGAAGCGCGAAGAACTGGAACTCTTCAGCCACATCGAGAATAAGGATTACGAGGGACCTGATCGCATTCAGATTCTTCCGCCTGAGCAGATCGAGATCACCAACGAGGGCACGATGGTGGATGGTCCGACGATCTACTACAAACCACCCGAGGCTCAGAAGCAAGCCTACATGGATGATCCTGATGTCCCGAACCAAGTGAAGGACGTGATTCAGACGGAAGGCAAGATTCCGCTGAACAACGACCCGTTCCAAGGCTCTTACGTCATCCACTTCGCCCGCAAGAAGAGCGGCTACGAACTGCATGGCCGCTCGATCCTGCAACGCTGCATCCGCACGGTTATCTACCGCGAGAAGCTGCGTCAGGTGCAGAGCACGTTGGCATCCCGTAACATGACGCCAAAGCGTTTGATTGTAGCCCCTGACATTCCAGCGAATGAAGTTATTGCCTTACGCGCCCACATCGACGAAGCTATCGCCGATCCCGATTATTCCGTCGTGGTCAATTACGAATGTAGATGGGATGAGATTGGTTCCGAAGGTCGTCTGCTCTCGCTCGACGCTGAGTGGCAGCACACGAACTCCGACTTGGCAATCGGTCTTGGCCTGTCGCCTGAAATCCTCATTGGTGAGGGCATGTACTCAGGCAACCACGTGCAACTGCAATTGATGGAAACGTCCTATGCCCAGTTCCGTGATCTCTTGACATACGTTATCGAGGAGCAGATTTTCAAACCTTACAGCCAAAAACGCGGATATTACGAGATGGACAAGTATGGCCGTCCCCGCTGGATATATCCCAAAATCTCCTTTAGTCGCATGGCGCTTCGCGATCAAGGCGATATTTACGATATGCTTTTCAATTTATATAGTAAGGGATCGTTGCCAGTGGATATTATCTACGAGTTCTTAGATATCGATCCAGAGGATGCGAAGCGAGAACTAGAAGACGCGATGTTCACCGTCAAGGACTCGAAGTTTAACGAGCTTTTGAGCAACATCTACAACTCCGTGGGTGACTGGCTCATGACCAACACCGATCTCGGCAAGCGCATCACGAAGGGTCTCGACCTGAACGCGATTGAGGCCGAAATGGATGACGAAGGTCCAGAAGGTAGCGGCGAGGGTATGGGATAACCGTGGTATAATAGAGTATGAACTATCGCCAATCTGAAGAATTCTCACAAAAAGTCAAAGACGGAATGCTTTGCGCCAAGGCACAAGGCAAATCCATTGGCGGCTTCGTTGACTTGACGGGTAGAACGTTCGGGAAATTAGTTGTCCGTAGCCAAGCCAATAACGGAAAGTGTGGAAGAGTCCGCTGGAATTGTGATTGCGAGTGCGGCAACCACACTGTCGTATCCGCTGAAAACTTAGCCGCTGGTAGGACAGAATCCTGCCGTTGTGGTATGGGTGTAAGACGAAACCAGCGAGTTCCGCCATACAAATACGTCTGGTTCAATTATCGCGGCTCGGCGAAGCGTCGAGACCTATCATTTACGCTCACATTGGAACAACTCGCTTTCATCATTTCCCAACCGTGCGATTACTGTGGCGAGCCGCCGTCACGACCGATGTCCCCTAGTCAAATGCGGCATTCCAGTTACGAGTCTTTTCGTTACAACGGCATCGACCGTATCGACAGCGACAAGGGGTACGTTGAAGGAAACGTAGTCCCGTGTTGCCAGCCATGCAACGAGATGAAGTCCGACAAGTCCCGTGACGAATTTCTACGGTTGATTGCGGCGATCTACCGCCACAGGATTGCCAAGAGCGCCAAAACAGTGATTTAGAATGTTGGAACTACTCACCCCGTCCTTTAGAGGGTGACATGGGTTTCGACATTCAATGCGACGACGTTCTAAAGGCCCTACCACGTTACCCAGACAATACATTCAATGGGTGCCTCACCGACCCGCCCTACGAGCTTGGCTTTATGGGTAGGGACTGGGACAAGTCTGGCATTGCTTTCAGCGTCCCTATGTGGCAAGAAATCTACCGCGTCTTGACGCCGGGAGCGTATGTGCTGGCGTTCGGATTCCCACGTACTCACCACCGTCTGATGGTTGCTATGGAGGACGCTGGGTTTGAGTTGAGGGATGTTTTCATGTGGTGCTACACCAGTGGCTTTCCCAAAGCAAAATCCTGCTTAAAACCTTCTTGGGAGCCCGTTATTTTGGCCTGCAAACGCGGTAAAAAGGTGGTGCCTTTGAACATTGACGCCTGTCGAATCGGAAATGAGAAGCGGTGGAATAAGACCGCCAACAACATCAAGGATTCGGGGTGGGGAATGCGCCCACAGTACACTGGAGGCAAGCAATCGGGTAAACAAGTGATTGGGCGTTGGCCCGGAAACCTCCTCTTCCAAGAGGATGATCGTCTGGGTAACTACTTCTTTTGCTCGAAGGCGTCTAAAAAAGAGAAGGACGCGGGGTGTCTCAACGGCAACATCCACCCCACCGTGAAGCCCCTTGATCTGTGCAAATGGCTGGCAACGCTCATTAAGCCCACAGGCGATACTAAGCTGCTGGTGCCTTTCAGCGGTAGCGGCAGTGAGTTGATAGGTGGGTTTCAGGCGGGTTGGGATGAAATTGTAGGGATTGAACTTGAATCCGATCACGTTGAACTGGCTAAGCAACGAATCGAACACTGGTGTTCATCCCAACCCGTCTTGGTTTAACGGTGGGCGTTGGCGACGTATGCTGCGACCGATGCTGGCTTGATGCCGTACTTCTTCGCAAGTTCATAGACGGTGCTTCCGTCCTCATGGCCGCGAATCATCTTCCGCTTTTCGCTGTCGGATAGCTGGCTCTTTCTCATGCTGGTCTCCTTCCTTTGATATTTTGACTACACAACACAGATTAGTTCCCGGCTGCGGCTGCTTTTCCCTTCACCATACCGCCGCTGATGCGAATTTCAAAGCGTTCGCGGGCTGTTACCATCGTGTCCACGTTTTTTTGAAGTTGCTTAATGATGTGGTCGAATACATCAAGAACTTGGTCAGTCGGATAACCGTTGTCATAGTGCCCGTTCAGTTTGCTTGTCCAGTCCCGCACAAACTGAGAACGACGGTTGTGCATACCACCAAGGTCTTTTTTGAGTTCACTCAACAGGGCTTGTGGTTTCCGCCCCGGTTCATGATTTATCGCCTTCCTGAGGGTCTTAACTGGGATGCCACAATAATCGGCAGCCGCTTTCTCCCGTTCTTTTTGATCCGTAATTGAGCGAACGGGTTCAAGGTTTTTCAGGAGGATGTTCTTCGCCTCGCGAACGCCCGTCTTGTGGAGGTTGGAACGTACCTGATCGCACGCCAACTTGAGGTTTTTCATGCTCTCAACTTGGTTGAGCGAACTGTTGATAATGGCTTTTTCCTTCATGCCACTCTGAATCAGCAGTTCAACCGTCTGTTTCAAGTCCTCAAATTTCGGGGGTTTAGGCCCCGTACAGTTGGCTTTATAGGCGTACAGCAGATATTCAGCTTCGGTTGCTGGAGCCAGCACCGCAACGCGGATTTTCTTGAAATGACTTCTTACTTCGCGTTTCAACTCAGAGTCGATGCTGTTCGCGGTCAAAGCGGCGTATCGTGTGCGTCCTTCGATGAGGCGATAGTAGTCTTTACCCCCGTTCGGAAGGTGCAGCTTTTCTGCTAACTGCGGGGTGACGGGTGCAACCTTTATCAGGTCGATGTTTTTGCCATCAACATAGAGCCCCTGAAGAAGCACTACCCTCTCAGGGTCTTCAGCCCCAGCTTCGACGCGCACGTCCCAGTCCTTGACTATCTTGTCTAACGGTACTTCAAGTTCATGGTCGATCTTCATAATTTTCCCCCTAGTTGGAATGCGACCCACAGCATGGGGCTGGGGCCGTTTTGGTATGTGCGAGAAGTAATCACCTTTACGGTAGAACGTCCCCGCAAGCCATTGTTAAGCGCAGCAGCGAGCAGCGCAATACGATCAAACCTTTCGATAAGCTTGGATTTCTCTCGACCCTTTTCCACCGTTACGGCTATGCGGGCGTTATCAATAATTCCACAGCGGGCGATGTTTTCAAGTTCCTGCCTTACTGACCCATCCCGATATCCCTGCACGTTCCCGCAAAGATCGAAATGGGCGGCTTCAAGTTGGACTCCCTCTTTTGCCCACGTCGTGCAAGCAACGGACACCAAGGCACCACGGCGATGAATACCGTCGCGTTCGGGTGCGGACAACGTGCGGGTAAAGGTTGCGATGACGGCGGGAGATTTATCAACGGTGTACACGCTGCGGGGTTGTACACCCGAGGAGAGGAGGACATCAAGTTCTTTGCGATTCTTTTCGGGAAGGATGAGAACGTCGCCGCCGCGATACGTTTCGAGCAGGATTTTCCAGATAGGAATCCGAGCCTCTTGTTGCTTCTGCTCGCATTCGTATTTTCCGCCGTTGCGCCTCATGGAACCTATTCTACCAAAAAGACGGGCGTTTTTGCTAGGAAATTTCAAATTTATTTACTTGAAGAAGTTTAGCCAATTAAATCCTTTATTTTGTTGTATATATGTACGTAACGCGAGTCGCATCACTTGAAATTTTTCGTCCCTACCCAACTTCAAGTTGAGAAGACGAGTGCCCGTCTATGTAAAGAAAGAATCGGCTTTTCTCCGTATTAGGTAGGGGATCAACCGACTTGCTTACCACACTCGACACACAATCTTGAAAATACGGACTTTACGCCGTATTTTGCCTCCATCATCCGCGATGAGGTAAAACAACTTCTAAACTATTGGTAGGGAATGCACACAATGTTCCATACCGTTTACAAGACGACGAACCTCCAGAACAGTAAATTCTACATCGGTTGCCACAAAACCGATGATCCGAACGACGCCTACCTCGGGTCAGGAAAATACCTCAAGAACGCCGTCGCTAAA